GGGGGAGACAGAAATCTGTGAAGACTGGGGCGAACACAAGGGATTCATTCTATCAAATCTAACGAAGAATCCGAGAGAAGAAATAAAATGAAACCTAACATCGAAGACACAGACATTATAATCAGACGAGTAGCAAACGGATGGATCGTGTTTGCTGGTTCAGAATATGAAGAAGGCTGTTTTGCGACGACAGTATATGACCAAGGAAATGAGTGATGCTGCGCTCTATTCTCTACCTGTTGCGGATTGCTCCAGGCTATGACGTGGAAGACATGGATGGGATTCCTGGAAAGGACTTTGGACCCAACTGGATTCGTGGTCTGTTCTTCTATCTCTACTGCCTGAAATGGCGGCGTGATGAATATGTCCGTGTGGAGTATTTCTTTGAATACGTCCACTACATCACAGCAGAAAGAATGGACGCCTATTTTGAGCAGGTAAAATGAATAAAGAAAAGTAATCTGATGATAAGAAAAATTAAAAATGATAATGCAAGCTGGCTTATCAGCAGCCTTGTTGATAATGAATTTTTAATGTCAACAAATCCTGTTATAGCTGGAGGCGCAGAGTGAGAAAGAATAAAGCATGTAGATTCATTGGCAATGTTTTCATTGAATTTGCAGATCGATGGTTCTTTGTTTTCGATGGTCCATTCAAAAACTTCGACAAACCGTGGACGCTGAGAACTCATCTTGCATTTTTGCCAGGATTTATTTCTATAATAATCGGATGTTTGTTCTATAGCTGGGTGGATGAGAAATACTAATAGTATCGGTATACATGAAGGATTATAAATGACTGATAGAATTACAAATCTTGCAACCTATTTGAACGAACCATACACCTGGAGTGTTGATTCTTTAAATAAAGCCGCATGTGAATCATGCAGCGAAAAAAAACAGGCGAAAGAGGAAACTTCATGTTGCCCCGAATGTCATTTTGAATTTGAAAAAGAAGAGGCGGTTCCTTTTCTTTCCGATAAAATTAAAAAGAAACTTTTAAAAGAGCATAAAGAACTTGAAGAAAAAGGGTTTCCGGAAAAAGAAATGCTTGCACATAGCAAGCGTGAAGTAAAGTGGTTTGAAGAGGCTGGCGTTCCTTGCGAAATATTGACCAGAATAAAAGAAGATCATGCAATTCTTCTGGGTAATAAAGATAGTTCTTCCCGGCCTAACGATATTACTTCAAAGGTTAAGCACAGCCTTATAAAACTTTCTAATTATTTAGATTCGATGGGACATATCAAAGCTGCCGATGAAATTGATTTACTTATCATAGAAGGGTGTGATAATGTTTGATTCAGATAGTTTGGCTGGGAAAGAAGTTCGTGCTTTAGACGATAAAGATTACGGACACCGTGTTTTGACTTATTATCCAGATATAGAAAAGTATGTTGTTGAAACAATTTATTGGAACAACAGAAAGGTAGTAAACCCAGATTACAGTGGAAGCATTATTGGTAAAAATGATTTGTATAACAAATATGATATAAATTCTGCAAGATAACACAGGAAGACAACACAATGGATAGTAACGAAAGATCCGCTCTTAATGACAAAGAAATGCTATTTACACTTTTAACTGCAATTGTAAAAAAGAGTGATGGAGAAATTAGAATTTCCGAAGATGAAATGGATGCAGTTACCAAGAAAGATATGATGATGATGTACTATGATAAAAATGTAAAAGAAATCATCTTATCCTTACACCTTTTTACCAACCCAACAGAGGGTGGCTTTTGTTAGTCGAAAGATATGAATAAAGCTTTGCCCCTGCTGTTTTTGATTGGATGCAATTCTCATAAGATTTCTCCTTATAAGATTTCTAAAGAAACTTATATTGCAGTTTCAGAAAGCCCCTGTATAGACGGCACTCTTGTCAATATGGATCAAGCAGGTTGCGAAAGTCTTTATTGGGGCACTGTTCCAAACAGTCTTACTCTAAAGATTCGCTGTACCTACGCTCCAGAAGATAATGTATGGACAAGAGCGACCTTTTATGCCGTGCCGCACAATCAACAGGTTGGGTATTCTAATTGGTTTCTGTTTTGTGAAGACAGATATGTTAAAATGTATTCTGCACCATACGGTATAAAGCTGGATAATGATTAATACAGAGTTTGATTTATGTTTTGATGAAGAACTTTTGGAGGTTTTAACTCCAGAAGAAATAATATATGTTTCTTTAATTCTATTAGATGTATCTAAGGTTGATGCGGAACATATTTTCTTCTGCGAAACAGAGGCGTATTATAAATTATTTGATTATTACGCAGAGGAAATGCCATACGGCATAGCTAAGTGCAGAACTGGAGAGCCAGACACTTGGATTCTTGATAGGCTAAGAGAAAGATCTACCCATTGGGGGCGCAGTAATGACTGAACGTGAATTTGTATTTTGGCTTCGCGGCTATATTTGTCATCCTGAGATTACAACTTTAGACGAAGCGCAACTTGTTCTTATAAAAGAATATTTAAACCGATTATCATAAGGAAAACATTGTGATTAAAACCATCGAAAATGATCGTATAAATTGGTTTGTAGAGTTTATTCTGCCTCCTGGCAAACTGCTTTCTCTTGATCCAATAATTGCTGGCGGGTCAATGTTATCTCTGTATCGCGCTTTCAATCTTCATGATACAGATCTTAGATGGGAAACCTTAAAGCGTTCTTTGGTAACAACTCCAAAAAATGCAATGATAGATTCTTTCGGTGATATTGACATTTGGTTTGATGATACGAATCCAATTCATAATAATGCTCACGAACATCATTGGCTAGTGGGAAAGAAAGAGGATCAGTTAGGATCTAAAGCAAAAAGTTTATCTCCTGACCCAACCTATAATCAAAAAACTTTTATTGGTGGTCCACTAGGCTTGGACGGATTATGCAAATCAACTGGTTGGGCTAATTCCTTTCGATCTTCTACACACAGAAAGATACATCCCGTCTATGGTGGCGAGATTCAATTTATCAAGAAGCCTATATCTTCTGTAGAAGAATTGCTATCATCATTTGACTTCATCAACTGTGCAGTCGCATGGCACAATGGAGTATTGTATTATGATGATAGAATTGATGATGCATTTTCTAATTTTGAATTACGCATAAACAGCCAAGAGCCATTCGAAAGAACGTCAATTGCAATGAGGGTCTTTGGCGCTCTTAGGGCCTATAAATATTCAGATAGATACAGTATTAATTTTGGACCAAAACTAACAGATTATATCTTTAAACTGTATGTTGATACAAAAAATATAAATTACGAAGAATATGGCAATAAAATAATTGAGCTTGAAACAATTTATGGAAAGAAGATTTCTTCTATAAACACTTTAAAGACTATGGTTACGCATTTTCATTCTTTGTTTAAAAAGTTTTCAGATATGAAATATTTTAAAAAGGAATATGCGCTTTATCTTGTTGACTATGCAGAAAAGTTTAAAGGATTAAAAGAGCTTATTGGTGAGCCAGATAGCAAAATAAACTCTAGATACACAAAAGGATTAGTTGCAACTATACCTTGTACTTCTAAGAAAAATATACCATTCTAAAATACAATGTTTAAATCATTTTTAAAGCCTTTTGTCTGGATAAAAAACAGGCTCAAGCATAAGTTGGAACATTTTAAACCATCTTATTTATTAGGTATATTAAAAAAGCATGGCACAGCTTTGCTTGTCATTATAATAATCTGGGAAGTAATTGAAGATATAATGTTTCCGATCCTGTTTCTTTGGCTTGGAAAGCATGTAAACCCCTGGTTTATAACAGGCGCACCAATCAGCTGGATGCTTTGTTTGCATCCAATTATGGTTCCGGCAACATGGGGTTTGTGGGTAAAAATAAGAGGAAAGGATGAATGATTATAAGCGATGGTTTCAGCTTCAATCTGATAATTATATGAAGTCTTTAGATCAGATAGAGAAGCTTAAAGAAAAAAATGCTATGCTTGAAGAGATTGTGACAGATATTAGTTTCGAACTAAGTGACGAACAGCTTGAGCATGTAATAGGCGGCATGTCAGAGGCTAGGTATAAAGTCTATATGATAGACCTTATCAATGAGCATAGACATTTAAATATCAAAAGTTAGTAATGTATAAGCATAAAGTGTTATGAAGCATCTTTTACCATATAATATATTATCCGATAATAACCTTGAGTACTCTAGGGTTTTAGAGGGGTTGTATCACAAGGGTCAAAATAATATTTGGGACGGTAAGAGCATCCTGTCTTCATTAATAGAAGAACATGGGAGTCCGAGCCTTTCTAAAGAACAGATAGATTCTATAAAAAATATATTTTCTGTAATATTCTGGGGAGAATATGCGGCTTGGAATGTATCTGCAGAACTTGCTTTAAAGATTGATTCCTTTGAAGCCAAAATGGCAGCAACATCACAGGCTCATGATGAAGCAAGACATTTTTATGTTATGCGAGATTATCTTAATTACATCGGTGTTGAGCCCGAGCCTTTGCCTCGAAATGCCTCTAAAGCTTTAAACTTTGTTTTAAACACAAATAGTTTGCCCAAAAAGCTGTTGGGTATGCAGCTTATGGTTGAGCCAATAGCAATCACCATCTTTAAGCTTGTAATACAAAGCGATATTGACCCAGTCTTGTGCAACCTTTTAAGGCTATATGAAAAGGACGAAGCCAGACATATCGCATTAGGTGTGAAGTTTTTGCCCGTTTTGATCAAAGAAATGAGTTACTATGAAGTTTTAGATTTATTCCTTTGGCAGCTACGCCTGATGCTGATAGAGGTTGATGGATTGAAAGAGTTGAAAGAAGATTTTGAAAACTTGGGATTTGCAGTTGATGATGTATATAATTTGGCTGAGAGCAAACAGTTAGAAGCTGCAAGGCTTATGGGCGAAGAGCTTGGTTTGCGTTATCCGCCTTGGGGCGTTATGAGAAATGTTGTAAAATTCAAGAAACATTTAAAGCTTTCTGATAATTCTTCGTTATTTACAAGGATATTATAATGGCAATTACAATAACAGACTTCGCAGCTGATAGGATTCATAACCTTATGAAAAGAACTCAATGTGAAGATTCTTATTTGCGGATAGGACTAAAGGGCGGCGGCTGTTCTGGCTTCACTTATGTTTTTGATTTTATATCAGAAGCTTCCGAGGCTGATAAGGTTTTTGAATTTGATTCAGTAAAGATTTGTATAGATAAAAAATCATATCTTTTTTTAAATGGAATGGAAATTGACTATGAAGAAAGTCCCTTTAAATCTGGAATAAAATTAAACGTACCAGGGGCAACTAGAACCTGCGGCTGTGGCGAGTCTATAGCCTTTTAGCTATAAAAATTGATTTGTGTTTATCATAAAAGTATAACCATCTTAAGTTTATTATAGGAGAATTAAATGTCTGATGGAATTACAGATTCATACAAATATGGTTGGCGTCAAGAGACGATACTAAAAAATCCTGAGAGCTGCCCAACTAACTGCCCAACCGCTAATGTTAGACCAAGCTGGGATTATATTTGGTCTAACTTTGCAAAGTCAATATCACAAAGATCGTGTGATACAAAGTATAAAGTTGGGGCTGTCATTGTAACTCTGGACAACACTCAAGTTTTGGCAATAGGCTATAATGGCGATGAAAAGGGAGGTCCAAACAGGAGGTTCTCTCAAGAAAAAGATTGCTCTGGTTTTATACATGCTGAAGTAAATGCTTTGCTTAAATGTGATTTTAATTTTCCAAAAGATAAGAAAATGTATATCACACTATCTCCCTGTATTATGTGTGCAAAGGCTATAATAAATTCAGATATAAAACATATTATTTATATAAACAAATATGACGATGAAGGGGTTGCTCTTCTTAAAAATTATGGAATAAAAGTAACACAATACAACAAGGACTCTTAAAATGAAAGACTTAGACCTAAACAGTCTTTGTATAGCCCCAATAGCAAATAAGCCTGGACAGAGCGGTATCTTTGTTAAACGAAAGTTTGATGCTAATGATACGGTTCTGTATTTGAGTGGAGAAGTATTACATAGGCCGACTCGTACATCTATTCAGGTTGCAAAAAATAAGCATATTGAAGACAAAATCGGCGCATTTATAAACCACAGTTGTAACCCCTCCTGCAAAATAGACGGTCACAAAGTTATTGCAATCAAAGAGATAAATGTCGATGATGAAGTAACCTTTGATTATTCAGATAACGAAACAGTTATGGCTAGCCCATTTATATGTTCATGTTGCAACAAGCTTATAAGCGGAAGTCTGCCTAACTGAAGATGAGTAATACACCCTCTCTAATGCCTTGGGTTAAAATGATGTATAGCGTTTTTTCTAAACATCATTTTGACTTTTATATTGGCGCTCATAGGTCTGATGAAATAGATTCTGAAATCTACTTTAGAAATACAGAGCCAACCTGGAAAAGAAGAGCAGAAATAGCAACGGTCGTTTTCCCTATCTATACAGACCCCGTAGAGTTTAGAAATACAGAGCGTTTTAGAGATAAATTATCAGAAGTTTTTTGTCTAGTCAGAGGAAGTAGGCAGAAAAGATTTGATCATATTAATTTTCGCGAACCTAATATAGAGCTTGCAATGTTGAAAACTGATATTTTAGCAACAGAAAATGGTTATGATATCTTTGATGCTTTTAACTTTTCTATATTACAAAAGGACAATTAAATGTGCGGTTTTTTATCATACCTTGGGAATACACTTTCGACAGCAGATCTGGTCGAACATTCTGATAGAATAAACTATAGAGGTCCGGATAACTCAAAGCATGCCCAAGTAGCTTCTGATGTTATCTTTTTCTTTCATAGGCTTTCAATTATTGATACATCTGACCTTGGAGATCAGCCTTTGTTTTTGCCAGAGGATTCAAAGATATCTATTGTTTGTAATGGAGAAATCTATAACCATAAAGAGTTAAGGTCACGCTTTGGCTTTGATACATACTCTAACTCTGATTGTGAAATTATATTGCATCTTTATAAAAAGTTTGGAATAGAAAAAACTCTACCCATGTTAGATGGAGTCTTTGCCTTCACCTTATACGATGGAAATACAGATATACTTTATGCCGCAAGAGATCCATTTGGGGTCCGGCCAGCATTTTTTGGACAAACAGATATTAACGGAGAGATCTTTTTTGCATCAGAAGCAAAGGCTTTGGTCGATCTTTGTCACACAATAATACCCATGCCTCCAGGAACATGGTGGAGTTCAGAAGATCCAGAATCATTTACTTCACATTATTGTTGTGAATATAATATAGATAATAATCTTTCGGAAGATGAAATTCTAAAAGGCATAAAGAGAAGCCTGGTAAAAGCTGTAGAGAAAAGATTGATGTCAGATAGGGAGATTGGATGCTTGTTATCGGGAGGCCTTGATTCAAGTCTTATAGCGTCTTTAGTTTGTCATATGAAAAAGGGATACAGGCTTATTGATGATGAGTGGAAAATGTTTCCAGACCTTGAGGATAAGTCTCCAGTTAAAACTTTTAGTATAGGCATGAATGGAAGCCCTGATTTGGAATATGCAAAAAAAGTTGCCAACCATATCGACAGTGACCATAATGAGGTTGAGCTATCAGAGCTAGAATTTTTGAGCGCAATAGAGGAAGTTATATATAAGATTGAATCATTTGACACAACAACGGTCAGAGCTAGTGTTGGAAACTATCTTGTGTCAAAGTTTGTTAAGGAGAATACAGACTGTAAAGTGATCTTCAATGGAGATGGAAGCGATGAGGCTTGCTGTGGCTATGTTTACAACTTAAATGCCCCAACACCTGCGGACATTCACAACGAATCATCCAGGCTGCTCCGAGAGATATATCTGTTTGATGGATTAAGATCAGATAGGAGTATAAGCTCTAATGGATTAGAAGCAAGAACTCCATTCTTGGACAAAGGTTTTGTTGACTTTTATATGAGTATTCCTCCAGAGCAGAAAACCTTTGATAAGATCAACAGGATTGAAAAACATTTATTGAGAAAAGCTTTTGAAAAAGATGATCTTTTGCCTATAGATGTTTTGTGGCGACACAAATGTGCTTTCTCAGATGGGGTTAGCAGTATAAAAAGTTCTTGGCATAAGTCTCTTAAGGAATATATTGATACAATGGTTACTGATAAAGAATTTGAAGAAGCTTCAAGGGCAATAATACATTGCAAACCATTGCTAAAAGAAAGCTATTATTATCGAAAGATTTTCAATAGTTTATTCAAGGACGGTAAGCACGATAACTTAATTCCTCATTTTTGGATGCCAAAATGGACAGACGTTATTGACCCGTCAGCTAGAGAACTTGGAGATTACAAAGAATGATAGAAAGCCTTTACCACTATAAAGCATTTATAACCTCCGTATATGATGGAGATACCGTGACTGCCACAGTTGATCTTGGGCTTTTTATTAAAAAAGAAAAAGTAAAGATTAGACTTTATGGAATTAACGCTCCAGAGTTAAGAGGAGAAACCTTAGAACAGGGAAGAGAATCTAGAGATTTTTTAAGATCTTTAGTATTAAATCAAAAAGTTGTTATACAAACCATAAAAGATGGCAAGGGCAAGTATGGAAGATATCTTGCAAATATATGGTTAGATATGTCTGGAAATATGGTTTGTATAAATGATTATATTGTAGAAAATGGCTTGGCTATTTATAAGCAATATTAGGAGTTTGTATGGATTACAAAGAAATAGAATATAAATATTGGGCACATGAATTGTCCAAGGAAGAATTCTTAAAAAGAATAGAAGTTGTCGTTGCAAAGGCTAAAGACATAGAGATGCCAGAGGTAATATATGTAGTGTCGTGTGATGACTATTACACTAAGCCTAATGGTAATGGTAATGACTTTGTTCGCTTTAGAAAAGGCGGCGGTCGATATGAGCTAACATTAAAGCGCAAAGAGCGAGAAAATGTTGTTAGAAAAGAAATCAATTTAAATGTTACTGATAACGAAGATTCTGCAATAGTAGAATTTTTAACACTTAGCAGTTATGAAAGATCTTTTCAAGTTTACAAAGAGGCTTGGATTTGGAACTTTGAAGATTGTGACGTTTCTTACTATACTCTTTCGGACGGAAGAGACGTTGTTGAACTAGAAGCGGTTGACTACTCTTCTGTAAAAGAAGGTGTTGCGGTAATAGATAAATGGGAAAAGAAATTGGGACTTGCATCTTTAACGAAAGAGTCAAGATCATTATATGAAATTTTTACAGAGGAAAGAGATACATGTCTAACCAAGAACATATAGCCAGACTTAAAATTTCAAAAATTATCGAAAATGATAATGGCACCAGCACTCTTCATTTTGATCTTGACGAAGATTTTATAGAATGGTTCAAAAAACATGAAGGTCTTAAAAGATTTTCTCATAAAAGATTTTCAAAATTTATAAAAGAATCTTTAAAAAATAATACATCTAAATTAAATAATAAAGAATTTTCCGGTGTTATAGGAAATGTAATTACAGAAGAAAATAAGTAAACATAGTTTTCTTTATAGGTACAATCTCTATAGGGATTGCTATGGAAAAAGAAAAGATTCTTGGATATAAAATAAGACATTTAAAAACGAAATTATATTTATCATCTGTATCAAAAAAGAAGTGGACAAAGATTGGAAAGACTTGGCCCCGAAGAGGTGATGCCATTAGGGCTGTCAATCAGGGTCTTAGCTTTTATCATAGATATAGAAGTTTTAAAAAATCAGAATATGAAGAAGTAATCAATGATATAGCTAATTGGGAAATAGTTGAGTTATCTGAAGTTTCAGCTTATCCCATTTTGTTTTTAATTGATAAAATAAAAATAGGAGAATAAAATGACATTTGCTTCAAAGCTTAATGAAGAAACGCCCCAATCAATATGGGAAGAGCAACAGAATCTTGGTGGAAGAATATTGTTAACGATTCCATTCGGCTCTGACGAAGAAGAGATGCAAGGGTTTGTATCAACCGTTGGAAGAAATAACTTTGAACCAGCACCCTTCCCGGTCTTAACATTCTGCATAGCAAAGCCAACGGGTGGCGCTATTGTATCTACGATAGTGTTTCCTACTTCGGATTTATTTCTAGAGTTTGTAGATAAGATACATTGTGATGCTTATGCAGCATTTGAAAGACAAACTTCTTTGATTGAAAATTAATGTTCACATTTTTATATTTGTTTTGAAAACAGGACGTGTTAAAGGAACCTTTCCTATCGACTCTATGTATGGCAAAGTTTCAACTTTTCTTACCTCATTTGGGACGTGTTCTCGTTGAACATATGAGCTTTCGACAGACTTTTCGACAAGCTCTTCTGTGTCCACAATATATTTATTTGTTATTATAAATAAAGATATGAAAATTATAGAAATTTTTAATATGGTTTTTACTAACATAACTCTCTTAAACTTACACATAAACTGCTTCTATTATTCAATTAAGCTAAATTGAAGCAACGGTTTACAAAGACATGTTGCCTAAGTAATAGAAACGGAGAAAACATTGTTAGAAGACCTGATAAAATTATCTAAAGAATTGTTTGAAATGGAGTTGATTAAAGAATCTTTAGAAATTGATTCTTTAATTCATAAACTGTATAGCGTAGGGGGCGATCTTAGTGAACCTTCTTGTGATGAAGTATACTTTAATGAAGACGAATCAATACCTAATGCTAAGTATTCTTCTCTAGAGGATTTGAAAAGTATTCTTGTAAATTCAAAAAATGAAGAATTTAAAGCAGGAATATCTGACATTTTAATTGAAGCTCTTGACGTTGAAGATTTAGATCTTATAAAAGAAGCTATATCAGAATATTTGGACTAAATATGGATAACTCAACATATCTTACGATATTATTGCCTACTATTTTTTTTCTAACCTCTTTTTTCAATCTAACTATATTGAGTTATTTATTGTTTAAAATCAATAAAAATTCAACAGAGCGGGCCTTTGGGCTAAACACAAAAGAATTTGAGCTATTACAAAGACAATATCTGTTCTTGCAAGTAAGAACAGAAGTCGAGTCAAAAAGACTCGAAGCTATTGAAAAGATTATATCAGCTATGGTCGTATCTTCTTACTCTGGAGGTGACGACGGTGGGGTTATGCACTAAAAAGATATAAGATTTACCTTTAATAAAATATTCCATAATTCTAAATACCATTTTGGCATCGGCTATTCAACAGTAAGCCTTAGTGCGAGAATTTGTTATGATTAAACTGCTTGGTAACATTCCAAATAAAATCGCTATTGCTATATCTGGCGGGCCGGACAGTATGGCGGCTATCGACTTCCTTTCTAATAATACGAAAAGAGAAATAACTGCTCTGCATTTTAACCACGGAACAGATCATGCTCAAGTTGCAGAGCAGTTCGTTCGTAAATACTGCGACGATAGAGGCGTTCCTCTCGTCACAGGCGGCGTTCTAAGAGAGATTGAGCCAGGGGAGTCCAGAGAGGCTTACTGGCGGTCAGAACGCTATGGGTGGTTCGCAAGCTGGCACCATCAGCATTGTATTTCTCCAATTCCAATCATCACTTGTCACCACCTTGATGATGCTGTTGAAACATGGATCTTCACCTCTCTTCATGGAAACTCAAGACTTATTCCGTATAAGCGAGACAATTTTATTCGTCCATTTCTTTCCACAAGAAAGGATGATCTTACAGAGTGGTGTAAGAGAAGAGGGGTTCCGTTCCTTACTGACCCAAGCAATGAGGATATAGCATACATGCGGAATTATATTCGTCATGTTTTGCTTCCTAATGCTTTAATGGTAAACCCTGGTCTTCATAAGGTTGTAAAAAAGAAAGTGTTAGAGCAGTATGATAAAACTGTAGACGTTATCTAACAAGTGACTATAATGGGGATGTGGCGGAATTGGTATACGCAACAGACTTAAAATCTGTCGGTCAAAGACCTTGTGGGTTCGAGTCCCACCGTCCCTACCATTTACAAAGAGTGATATAAACTTATGGATGTTAGAATGACATGGACAGTATTGTATAAAGATTCTGATAATAACCTTTTGTCAAAGGTCGTTGATGCTCCTCATGGAGCAAAAGACGCTTGGAGTTTTATTTTAAACAAATATGATTGGACAATGGTAGCTATTATTGCAGGAATGCATGATATATATCAAGACCCTTCTCGTATTGAATAGTCTTTTTAAGTACTATTATATAGTTGCTAATTATATATTATACAATGTAATGTTGCTATCGAGATAGCAGGATGGTTAAAATGAAGAATGTTGGACTAGATAAGATTATGGATAAAGAATTAATGGGTAAGCCGTTTGACCAATACAGGTGTTTTTACATCAAAGACTTTAGCAAAGGGGATTCTATTAGGGTTAAATTTTCTAATGATGAAAAAGCAACTCGCGGAGTTGTTTTGGATATAGATTTAGAAACTTGCAACATCATTTATAAGACAGCTGATGCTGATGAAAATCGCACAACTATCGAATACATTGTTTCTTTAGAAGAATATAAGCCAGACTTTTTAGGTGAAGGATGATGAATTCTGATAGCAAAGAACGTCTTGAAGAAATCTTCAACTCTTTACTGGAAGTGCTTGAAGAGAATCAAGTTTCTCCGGAAGACGGAGCCTTATTGTCTGCAAACTTATTGTTTAGCTCATTAAACTTTTTAGGCGAAGAAGAGGCGGAAGAGATTAATGAATCAATTGAAGATATTTTAGGCATGATCTCTGACTCGTCTCATATAATGCCTACTGTTTTTAAACCTCGAAATAAACCATTTTATTTAATCGGCCTCAATAGATCTTGGGGTCTTGATCCCTCTCTTCTTGATGAAGAGAATTAACAAACACTGAAAGGAGTGTGTATGAGCAAAGGCGATAAGCGTGATGCAGAGGTGCGTCTTGATTCTAATGATACCGTAGTGGATACAGAATCTAAACCTGTAAATAATAAAAGTCGAAAGACAAGTACGACCACAAAGTCAGATCGAATTATGATCTTTAACAAGGAGGACTAAAAAATGTCGTTTATTAATCGTTCGCATAGAACAAAGAGTGTTAGAATGAATCTTCGAAATGGTGATTCCCGCAAGCAAGCAGGTAGCAACCGACTTGAAGTAACAGTGTTGTCTGATGATTGGCGCATTCAGGATCAGTCTGTAAGCATCACTATTCGTGAAGCACAGGCTTTGCGCAATTTCCTTAACCAATATCTTGGTGAGTAAAAGCTAGAAGTCTTTAGAGAGTAGCCGTAGGCACAAAAAGCCTACGGCTACTTTTTTTATTTTTAGACTTGTTTTTTTTCAACGCACCGGTATATTTTCTTAACAAAGAGCAAACAAAGGTATATAGTAAATTATGCGTTTAGTACATTGGGTATCTAAATCTTCTGATTCAAAGATTGGAAAGATTGTTGCATCATATTCTCCGTTGGATACGTGTCCTGATTCTTGTTCATTCAAGACAGGAGGGTGTTATGCTTGGGGGTTGTTCTATCTTAGAATCTTGGGTAAAAAGATTGAGGATGGAAGAATTAAAATTAAAACTTTAAAGGAAGCTTTGGCTTCCAGGGATAAGAACTGTAAGGTTGTCAGACACAGAGTTGCTGGCGATATAGTTGGTGACGTAGAAGGCACCATTGATGAGTGTCACCTTGTTGAGCGAGAAGGGTTGATCAATATTGGCTATACACATGATTGGGAATCCGAATCTGCGCAGCCGTTAAAGGGGTGGTTCAGAGCGTCATGCAATTCTCTTGAAGATATAGAGAAGGCTAAGGCTATGGGTTGGTCAACCACCGTAGCTATTCATGGTGAGGATATTCCTAAGAGTATCGACGTTCTTGGACAAAAAGGTGTCTTGTGTCCTGCTCGTCATGATGTGCCTGGGAAGAAGGATATTACATGTAATGATTGCACGTTATGTAAGGTTACAGATAAGACCAAGGATATTGTTGTAATGTTTGAAGTGCATGGTACAAAGAAGACAATTAATGACGCTAAGGAGAGTTCCGTTGACATTAGCTTGCTTCGATAAAGAAGATAGTCGAAAAGTATTGATTATTGATGGCTATAATATGATTCACAGGTGCCGCTTCCAATGGGGAGGTGGCAATGCAGATGGTGAATATCAGATTATATATAACTTTTTTAGAACGCTTAGGTCTACAATAGAAGAGTTTTCTCCTGATTTGGTTTACTTTCCGCTGGACGGTAGGCCGACTAAGCGTTTAGATATGTTTGAAGATTATAAGGGCAATAGGAGGGTCGAGACAGATGATCCAGACGAGATTGCTTATTGGGAATCTTTTAGAAGGCAGAAGCGAATAATTATTGAATCGCTAAAGGATCATCATCCTCTCACAACAGTTTATCATCCCGACCATGAATGTGATGATCTTGTTCTCTTTTTGATAGAAGAGTATCATCATGATGATGAAGTCGTGATAATCTCAAGCGATACAGATTTTATTCAGATTTTAAATGGTTATCCAGATAACGTAAAATTGTACAACCCTGTTTCTAAAGTATACAGGGAAAATACGGATTATGATTATGTTGCATGGAAGGCTATGGTTGGAGATAAGTCTGACAATATTCCTGGGGTTTATGGGATTGGCAAAAAGACTGCAACAAAAATATTGACTACTGATGGGGAGTTGAGTAAAAGACTTGAAGACCCAATCTTTAAAAGGGCTTTTGACAAAAGTTATGAGTTAATAAAGCTTATGAACTTAGAAGAGGATGAAGAGCAAATAGAGTTTACAAAGGCGAGATTAAATTGCGATGCGATTAAAAACTTGTTTTTTGATATGGAATTCAATTCTATGCTTGAAGAAAAATACTTAGAAAGGTATTTTAATACCTTCGAAAATATAAGTTGAAGAGTATTATAGTATAAATAATATTTCTACATTTACAGAAGGAGAAATTAAATGGGAACAGCAACATTACGATGCGAATATATATGGTTAGATGGTGGCGAAACTCCACAGCTTAGGTCAAAGACCAGGGTTATAACTGTAAATTCAGAAGATGAAAATTGGCAGCTAAACTTGTCAGACTTTCCAGTATGGGGTTTTGATGGTTCAAGTACAGGTCAGGCAACAACTGTAAATTCAGACTGTGTTTTAAGGCCAGTCTTTGCTTGCGTAGACTCTAATCGACCAAGTGGTGTTTTGATTTTATGTGATGTGTTAAATACAGATTTAACTCCTCATGAGTCTAATTATAGAGCTAGACTAATTGATGCTATGTTGAAGCATGGAGATAGCCTGCCAGCGGTTGGCTTTGAGCAAGAGTATTTCTTATGGAGAGAGGGCAGACCTTTGGGCTGGCCTGCTGGAACAACTGATCCAGAAGCACAGGGTCCTTATTATTGTGCAGTTGGAGAGGGTAAAGTTGCTGGCAGAGACGTTGCGGAAGTTCATTTGAGTTCATGTATTAACTCTGGATTATCAATTGTTGGTATAAATGCAGAAGTAGCTTTGGGCCAGTGGGAGTATCAGGTTGGTGGTCCAAATGTAAATGCTGTTGCTGCATGTGATCATTTATGGCTAACAAGATTTCTGCTGCATAGAGTTGCAGAATCTCAGAGAGTAGAGGTTACGTTGGATCCAAAGCCGGTAAGTGGTGACTGGAACGGAAGCGGGTTACATACAAACTTTAGCACTTTACAAATGAGAGCAGAGGGTGGTGTAGAACATATCGTTGCAGCCTGCGAAACTTTGTCTGAAACTGCTAATGTAGATAGAGCAAAGGCAACTTACGGAGAAGGCTTGGACAGAAGGCTTACTGGAAAGCATGAGACTTGTGACATATCAGAGTTTAGATATGGAGTTTCAGATCGTGGTGCGTCCATTAGGATTCCGTGGTTAGTTGACAGACAGGGTCGTGGTTACTTTGAGGATAGAAGGCCCAACAGTAATGCTGACCCCTATCGCGTTGTAACAACCTTGGTTGAGGCTGTTTGTCCTGTTAATGAGGTTAAAGCCGAAGAGACGAATGAAGGTGGATGATTTTATAAAAAAGTATAAGATCAACAAGCTTTATTCTTATCATGAAGAAAGCGTTGGCGATACAACTTCTTTTGGATGGGTTCTTTCTGAGTCTTTGAGGTCAGACGAATCTATGGTAGTATCCTCTATATCTAAAAGTAAAAAAGTTTTAGAATCAGATAAAGAGTGGTCTGCAAAAGAGGGTAATAGCGCAGCAACTTTGTCTGATTATGATAAATATTTTAAGTCTTTGACCGGAGACTCTCCAGCTGATTTCTTAAAGATATGGAAAGAAAAGACAGAAGAGCTGGAGAGTGTTAGAAAAGTAAGCAGTCAGAGATATAAAGAAGAAGAAGGAGCTTTCTTATTAAGTTTGGCAGAACTTATTTCTAATGGAAAGAAGTTTTCTAAATTTGGAAGAGTATATAAAATAGTCGATATGAACACTTGAAAAAAACAATTCTTTCGGTAGGCTGAAAATATGTTTTTAGACAAGCATAGAGCTAATAGTCGCAGACAGCGTTATGATAAGAAGAAGGCTAGCTCTGTTGAGATACCTGCTGCTGTGGCCGCTATTAGCTTTGATTTTGATGAAAATGTAGCCTTCTTAATAAGAAGCGCTGCATGTTTTGGTATATCAGAAGTGTTTATCATAGGCAAGGTTCCAGACAGAAGCTTTTTAAAAGCAAAATCTGGTTCTCTTTATGACTATGTTTCTATAAAATCATTCTCTAATACTTTAGAGTTTTCTAAATATGCCAGAGATAATGGCTACAAGATAGTGGCTATAGAGCTTTGCGACACGGCAATAAGCATATATGATTATAAGTTCTCGTTTGATAAGAAAACAATCTTATTGTTAGGGCATGAATCAACCGGGGTTCCTGGTGATTTAGTCATTAATAATGATACTATTTATATCCCAATGCCCGGTCCCGGTTACTGTCTTAATGTTAGTCAGACAGGAACGGCTGTTATGAATGAATATTATAGACAATATTTAAAAAAAATAACTTGACTTATTAAAGCAAGTGAGTATATTAACTTTGAGAGTGACTCATGCTGGGCACTCTTAACCCTTAGACCTTATAAGGCTAAGTTTAAAACAACTCATAAAGGAGATAGTATGAGCAAAAATAGATTACAAAGGCGTAAAGCTTTTTCACACGCAGAACTTATTACACCATTTGATTCGTTAATTAACGAATTTTTTAACGATAGTTACTCTGGACTAGCTAAAACTTTTGGGGACGACTTTTTTGTAAAGGGTTCTTATCCAAAGGTTAATGTCCTTGATTTAAAGGATAGGGTCGTAATAGAGGCGGCAATTCCAGGTATGACCAAAAAAGATATTGCTGTTGAATTAAAGGACGATGTGTTGACACTGTCCGGAGATAAAAGACAGAACGATGAATATTCTGATGCATCCTTCGTAAGAAGGGAGCTTAAGAGATCTAAGTTTCAAAGATCTTTCGCTTTAGGTGAACACTTAAATCAGGATGAAATCACAGCCTCTTGTTCTGACGGAGTTTTGACTTTAGAAATTCCAAAAGTCGAACCGGATAAGGATAAGAGAGTTGCAAGAGTTATTGATATAGGATAACAAGACTGGCGGAGGCAGGAGGCCTTAAAATCCTTCTGTCTCTACTTTTATAAAAATGTAACTTCGAATTGGCATCGACTATATTATAGTGGACACCTATAATTTGTTTTAACCTTAAGATGAGGAAAGAATGACGAAAGAAAGCAAGGTTGTAAGAAGTTTTTTGAATGTTTTAAAAAGTTCAAACAAGACAATTGACCGAAATACCGGTATGAATACCGCACAGAAAAGGATTGATAGAGTTTGTAACTACCTTTCAGAGTTAACTGATAAAGAATTGAAGAGGCTTGTTTCGGATAAGCATTGGAATAAATATCCTTTTTATCTGTGCTATCCCGCCAGCGCAAGCAGTCGTTCTTATGGTCAAATTCTTGGAACGGTTGTTCATGAGTTATGTCAGTATAACAGTAGAGCAAGAAAAGTTTTGATAGAGAGTGCCGAAGGTATCTTCTTGAGTTATACAATTGATTATACATATGGAAAAGATAGGCTTAAAGCTTCTCGTAAGGCGTTGAAATCAAAAGATTCTAGAGCAAGATTGCGAGCGGCTAAGGTTTTGCCAGTAAGTAGGCTTAAGAATCTAGTTTCAGATTCAAACGCTTCTGTTAGAAATGTTGTTATAAAAAGAATTGGTATTGATAATTGCGCCGAAAGTCTTGTGGACGACAAGTGTTCGTGGATTAGAACTCGGGCTATTAGCGCCGCTGATTCTCTTTCGGATGAAGATGTTAGAGGCAGGATTGATAAACTAAAAGACGTTAAAGATACAGCTAGTTGGTATCGGTCCTGGGAAATGCTAGCATTGATTCAAAAGTTATCAGATGAAGAATTACTTTATTTTCTAGATTTAGGAGACAGATGGAGTAGAATTTCTGAGCATATAAAGAAGCGTTTGGAATATGCAAACATTGAGATTAAACCAGAAGCAAAGGTGTAACATGAGCGATAAAAAGACTGAGTTTTTCTTTTCTTACAAGGGTGGCCGTTCTAAGCAGGTGTCTAAAGAGGAATGGGAGAAGGAGTGGTTAGAGTGGTGGGATAGAACCAATGCCAACAAAGAAGATTCTGAGAAGGCATTAGAGATCTAACCTGTTAATGATGCGGCCACTTGAAAGGTATCAGACGTTATAGTGGGCGCTTCGGCCCCGGCAATTAGACCTGATTTTTCTTCCCCGCCTGTCATGGATATTATATTTTTTTCTGCAATTTTCTTTATCTTTAGTTTTTGAGCATCCCAATAACTATGAACCATAGATTCTGCACCAAATTCTAATCCCATTAGGCCCATAGATAGAAGCATACCAATGCCTCCAGCCGCAGCAGACACTATCGGAAGTGGGGCCGTTGCGAACATAGCGACTAGTGTTAGAATATCTATGATTGCCATTAATGCATTTGTTACCATGAAAATAACATCAAGCCAATATGCAGATAATGTTTTAGCAATTTCAAGTATTTCATATAAAGCTTCTGGATTTTCTTGATTTTCTCTTATTGCTTTTCTTATTTTTCCAATAAGTTTATTTGCACTAAGGCCGGTGAGTGCGCTAGTTATTGATATTTCATATTTTTCCAAGGGTAATTCATTAACAATTGTATTTCCATTTCTTATAGCTTCAACTAAATTTTTAACCAATAATGGTCCAGAAAACAAAATGCCGATAACAGCCATTCCTCTGCCGAGAAGTCCAGGCTTAACGCCTGCTGGCTTGATCTTGTTAGCCCCAGCTAATTCTCCCCAGCTTGTTTGCCCTGTTCTTGGGTCAACCGCTCCTAATAGTCCTCTTTCTTCTTTGTCCATCATTTCCAACATACCCATCGGGTTTACTTCGCTTGCTGCGAGAGATATTAATTTAAAGTCATGATTCATCAGATCAATACTTGAAAGGTAGTTGTCTAGATAATTGTTTGTTGATGCAATTTTTTTTTGTTTAATATAAAAGTTTGATGCAGTCATAAACAAAGGGCCTTCTTCGCCACCTTGCATTTCTTCTGACATTTCCATGGCTGTATTGACGCTTCTGCCTTGTTCTCTCATCTTTGAAGCCATATGATTCTTTTGGGCTTCGCTTGGTTCTTGAGCGCCTTCCGCTACTAGGTCTTTTTTATGGCCTAAAATAGGAGATAGTACTGTTGACATTATTTTGTCTGATATTTCATGAAACTTCTCTACTCGTCCTGGGACTTTTTCATAATCTTCTAGGATTTTGTACCATGCTTTAAACTCTGGATTATCTTCAAAAGACTGCGAGGCTTGTTGGGGTTGTGGCTCTTGACTAGTAGCTTCAATAAACCCTGCCAAACCTGGGTTTGTTGGAGCAGTCACGGTCGGCTCCTGACTAGTAGCTTCAATAAACCCTGCCAAACCTGGGTTTGTTGAGTCTTGAGTCACACTTCCTACATCGCCTGATGCCACGGAGGTTTCGGCAGTTTTTAATAACGATATATCGCGTATTTCGCTTATACTTTTTATCAATTCATTCACAGACAAGGAGGCTTCGTATTCCCCATACTCTTTTAACTTTGATGATAATAATTTTAGATCTTTTTTCATTTTAACCTTAACAACTTATAAAGCACAAACGCTTAATCAAATTTTACAATATTATTAGTAGTAATACTATACTGTTAACTTTTAAACATTTAGGAATATATAATGCCAAGGCTAGAAGATTTTAGAGAAATGATTGATGGAGTTGAAGATCCAAAGGTTCTTGAATCAGGACAGGCGTTGCTTAGGGAAATGATTCAAATTAATGAATTACGTCTAAAGCTAGAAGCACTTGAGTCGGGACTCACTGATGGTGGAAAGGCTATCTTTTACTTCTTTGCAGAAGAGCTTGATGAAGATGAGATTGTTTTTGCAACAGAGCGCATTTCAGGAAGGCTTAGGAGGCTGCAAAGAGCTGAGGAAAATAAAGGCAAAGAGAGTAAGATAGAAGAATCGGATGATGCCGAAACAATCGACACATGAGATTAGTGAAGTAGAATATGCAAAGAGTGGTTATTTCCGATATACATATCGGTAGTAAAAATTATAAAGCAGAAGAGTTAATAACCTTTCTGAAAAAGGTCGAATATGATCAGCTTATACTGGCTGGTGATATTATAGATCTTATAAAGATTCCATCCTTTACCAAAAGGTTCTTGGAAATTATTGAAGCTATTGATTTTTCAAAAGAAATAATTTATGTAGTTGGAAATCATGAGTATTCGCTAAAAGGCTTGATTGGGTTGAGTATTTATAATCTAAAGTTTGTTGACAAATATGAATTTGAAGATAACGGAAGATTGATAAGAATAGAGCATGGCGACAGGTATGAGAAGGGTATCATTAAAAAAGATTTTCTTATGAAGATTATATCTATCTGTCATGACTGGCTTGAGAGAAGATTTAATTTAGATTTGGCAACTTGGTTTGTTGAGTATAAATTAAAAAAGAGAAAGCTAAGAAGGATTTGGGATATATTAAAGTGGAATGATGATGTTGATGTGATTATAATGGGACACTCTCATCATCCAGAGGCTATAATTTGGTTAGATAATAAGCAAACTATTAAGACATATGTAAATTGTGGCGATTGGGTTTCTCATCAAACATGGGTTTCTATAAAAGACGGAATAGTTAGGTTGAAATCAGAAGCAGATTTTCAATAGTTGTTGAGTTTTTTTGAGCCTTGAGTACAATAATCCCTTCGTAAAGGAACCACTTGTGGAAGCAACCATTTGTGGGTAAAATATAATAAGGAGATATTATGTCAAGTCAAGTAAGAGATTTTATAAGTAAGTACAAGGTTCATGCGGTAGTTGTGGCCGGGGCGGTTGTTGCCGCTACAGTTTGGGGCAATTATACGTTTGAAACAAACAGTCAATCCGCAAGTGTTGTTGAAGAAGTTACAGCGGAGACTACTGCGGTATCAAATACGGCAAGTGTAACGGGAGAAGCAACAGAGGCCACTGGCACGATCACTGGTACGGTCGAAACTGCTGGTACGAACGAGACAAATACCGCTGCAACAGCAGAGTAAAGGAGGCAAGGTGGGCAAGGAAGTTAAGTTTAGCGCTGATGCAAGAAATGGTCTTAAAGATGGGCTTGATGTATTGGCTAATGCTGTGAAGGCAACGCTTGGACCGAAGGGGCGTCATGCAGCTATAGAAAGAAGCTTTGGCCCACCACTCATTACCAAGGATGGAGTTACAGTCGCTAGATCTATAACTCTAGAGGATAAGATGCATAGCATGGGGGCAGAACTCATTAAGAGTGTAGCTTCGTCCACAAATGCATCGGCAGGTGACGGAACAACCACTGCAACTGTTTTAGCTCAATCTATTTTTACAGAGGGGGCTAAAATGGTTGCAGCTGGTCACAATCCGGTCTTGATCAAAAGAGGGATAGACAAAGCTGTTAATACAGTTGTTAAAAAGTTAAAGGATATTAGCAAGTCTGTTGATGATGAAGAGACTATAAGGAATGTAGCGATTGTATCTTCAAATAATGATGTAGGTCTTGGCACAACTATTGGAGAAGCTGTTTCGGCTGTTGGAGATCATGGAATGATATCTGTAGAAGATGCTCCAGGCTTTGAAACAGCTGTAGTATATACGGAAGGTATGACCTTTGATAAAGGATATATAACGCCCACGTTTGCTACAAATCTAGAAAAGCTTACTGTAGAGTTTGATAATCCATTAATTTTGGTTTATGATGGAAGGATATCTAATACATATGATATACTTCCTATATTAGAAGCAGTTTCAGAACAGGCAAGACCCCTGTTGGTTATATCTCAGACTACTGAAGGGGAGGCTTTGCAGACCCTTGTTCTTAACAAGGCGCGTGGAGCATTACACTCCTGTGCCGTAAGAGCGCCAGGGTTCGGAGATATAAGAAGAGGTATGCTTTCAGATATTGCAACGGTTTGTGGAACAACTTTATTTACTAATGAAGCAGGTTGTCCACTAAGAAATATATCTGTTGAGCATTTAGGTACTGCAAGAAGAGTGCTTGTCACAAGAGCCGATACAACTATCATAGATGGGGTTTGTCCTCAAGATGAGATAGATGAACGCATTAAGACTCTAAGGGTACAGCTGGAGCAGAGCCTTGAGACTTATGAGATAGCCTCTATAAAGCAAAGGTTGTCAGCACTATCTGGTTCTGTGGCCGTGTTTAAAGTCGGTGGTATTTCAGAGGCAGAGGTAAAAGAAAGGAAGGATCGAGTGGAAGATGCTATAAACGCTGTTAAGGCTGCTGTAGAAGAGGGTATAGTCCCCGGCGGCGGTGCGGCTCTTTTGCATTGTATTCCTGTATTGCAAAAATTAAAAAATGATACCTCTCTTATTACAGAAGAGTTGATTGGTGTTGATGTAATAATGAAATCAATACGGGCACCTTTTGTTCAGATTTTAACAAATGCTGGAATTGAACACTTTTCTTATATGGAAAAAATAATCAATTCTAAAAAAATGTTTAGTGGATACGATGCCTTTAATGATTGTTATGTTGATGATATGTTAAAGAGCGGAATTATTGATCCAGTAAAAGTTGTGAGATCAGCTTTGGAAAATGCAGCATCAGCTAGTGGCACGTTGTTAACTACGGAAGTTGCAATATATGAATCGATCACTAACGATAACTCGTAAAAGTTTTTAATTTTCTTTTACCACCAATTACTTAACAGTAAGGCTAGGTTCGTCTTATTAGGAGAGTTTTATGTCAGCCGTAGAAAGTGTGCCTCTAGAAATTGTAGAGGAAGTAGAAGTAATGTCGAAGGAGGAAGTGCTAAACTTTCTTATTGCCATTGGTGTAAATACCTGCAACAGAAGTTATGATACAGATCATAAGGAGTTGAAGAGTTCTTTTTTGGAAATGTCATTAAAAGATATTGCTCCAACTTGGGATAATCTTGACGATGCAGTTAGAATAGCAGTTCTTAATGCCCACCTTGATGAATTCAAGGCTTGGGTAAATGGGGAGTGATTATGTCTAAAAATTCTGTTGAAATAGGTTTGACAAAGGAGAAGCTAATACATAGGGGTATTGAACATCTTTTTGCAAGAACCTACAGAGGGTATAAGGTGGATGATGAAATTGAAAAGATGCGAAGAATGATAATTTATCATCCTGATGTTTTGTCTAATCGCTATGATGCAATTGATAATTGTGACTCATTAAATGAGGTTTTTTCTACTGCTAAAAGGGCAGAGATAGATTTGTATTCAATACCTTTTTGGAAAGAGAAGATTGAAGGCTTAACAGCTTCGTTGAAGGAAGATGGTAAGAGTCGAGAGGTATGGTATGGTCAGGCAGACTATATGATTTCTGCTGCAAATATGATAGAGGGGTATGATTGGAAGCCGTTGTTTAATGCTGTTTCTGTTTATCAAAACTCTAATAATTACTTAAGGCCATCATATGTAGAAATCTCTAAAGGATTTGCAAAGTCTGATTCGGCTTCTTTGAAAGAGCATGTAGAGAATCAAATCTTCTTCTCCAAAGAAGGAAAGCCGTCGTATCCGGTTAGAGGTTTGATGTATAAGCTTTATGTTGAACAGGGTTTTCTTACAAAGAAAACAGCTAGAAAAATTCGGAGCGATGGAAGTGAAGATTCTTCTGTTTCTGGACTTAAAGCTTTAGTTGAGAATACAGAGCTTTATTCAAACTCTGATGAACTACTGCTTCAATTTACTGATTCAAAATATGAACGTGTAGTTAGCGAGCTTGTTGATAGTTTGCCAGAGTATCTTCTCGCCTCTGTTATGGGTACTCCTTTTTACTATGCAAAGCAGAAGTTAGAAAGAAGGCTTGAACGCATTGAGGCGGAAAGAAACCAAGCCAATGAGGAGCTTAGTAATGGATAAATACATTTGGCTTATCGAGCCACTTCATAAAAATAAGTTAAGAGGATTTAAGCTGGATGAACACCCAGGGGTTGAAGATTCTTTGAAGCTAAGTTTTGATGGAGCTATAATGGCCGTTCTGAAAGATAGAGTCGAAGCTCATTATAGGGAACAAAATGTTTCTTTAATCAGGCATGGCTATGAGAGGATGCCTAAAAAGATTAAGGTAGAAGATGAAGAAGGATTCTATAAATATTTGGCATACCATATAAATATGGAATAATTTTATATCTTATAAAGATGATTATATTAAGCCCGACCATTTTGGTCGGGCTTTTTTTATGCTAATTATTTATATTAATTATGAATTTTAAGGGCGTATAATGTCAAAAGATATACACAAGAAAGCAGAGATTGAAGAGTCTTCATTGACCGATCCTAGAACAAGTCTTCCCATTCGTGTTTCTACGACAGCGAGGATTAAGTATAGAAAGTATTTCAATGAGCGATTTTCTCATAGAGATGTTTTATATGACTTGAGCAACAGGCAGTTGAATGATATAATAGCACAAGACTTTGCGGCAAGTGCCGGCTCTGCTCTTCATATGTTTCTTGCAAAGTCATCGGACATTACTTCTAAGAGAAGAGAATGGATAGAGGTTAGAAAGGTTAGCTCAAGATCGGCATTTAACTATTTCTTTTCTATAATAAGGTGTGATGGAATTGATATCATTACAACATCAACAAGATATATAAAGCCTAATAAGCCAAGATTGTTCGTCCCTAAGTGTTAAAGGTATGATTAAAAATTCTAGATTAAATAATATTTTTACTTTATTCAAAGTAGCGAATGAAACTTTGGAAGCAAAATTTGTTCAAAATATGTTATCAAGCAGCTTCTCTGATTTTGAATCAGAGGAAGAGCAGGGCGAAGGTGAAGATTTAGAGGCAGCCTTTCAAGAGCTTTTGGATGGAGATATTCATGGGATAAGGCATGTTGGTGCTATAATCTTTTGGATATTAAACGCAAACATGCAAGAACAAAAAAGAATAGGATACGCAGAAGATCTATTTTCTGGAATATTGCACAGTGATCTTTATGGAGATAAGTTCCCAACAGCAATTAGGCATTTGTCATCAGGCAGGCATGGTCAGAAAGGTCAGGTTGTTTTAAATACAATTTTTTCTTACGGAAAAGTAAAAGAAGCTTTAGATGCAAAGACAGACGAAGGGCCTTCTCATAGTAACTATAGGCTCTTTAGCGTAAGAGAACTTGAGCCATATTTTGTAAATAAATATATTTTTATGATAAACAATGTAGCAGATAGAATGAGCGGAGGAGAGTCCGGTTGGAGAGAGTCTAATGATTTAAATAACACCTTATCTGGAATTAGTCGTTTTGATTTAAATTCAAAGCAAGCAGTCTTTGATGCGACAAGAGATAAAATAGACTTGTTTATTGATTTGTTTGACAATAATCATTATCTCTATGAGAAAGAAGAAATGTCAGAGGGTCTTATAAATGCTTTTGAAAGTATATTGGGACAGGATCGATTAAATAGATTAGATAGAATTATATTCAATTCAAGTCGTCAGAGTCCACAAGGCGAAAGGGGTACGAAGATATATATAGATGAAGTGAAGGAGGCTATAAGTTCTGGCAACTTAACTAGAGTATATGATTTAGCAATAGATAAAAATATGCCAAAACATGAGAAGGCAATTGTTAATCATATGTTGCAAATGGCAAAAGAATCAGATGATGTTGAGTTTTTAGAGAATAATATTTTTAATCCATTCTTTTATAATAAATTAAATGAAAAGTTTCCAGACTTAGCAGATAGTGTGTTTCTTCTTATGGCAGAGAAGATGCCTAACAGATTTCTTGGAATAAGAACTTGGTTTGGAGCGCCAGTTGATCTAGAGAGTATACGCGATAAATATGTAGAGGTAGCCTATAGAAGCTTGTTGACAGTAAGTCCTAATGATTTTATAAATCATATGAACAATCCAGAAGGAAGAGTGAACGATACAGCTAGACAGTTGGATCTGAATAAGATTTTTAGAGAAAGTGTAGATGAGGGATCTGTGTTGGAAGCTATGGATCCAGCTAAGTTGGCAGAGTCTTTTAAATATTTTGCTCAAGAATTAGATGATGATGGAAAAAGAAAAGTTTTCAATTTAATATTAAACAGAATGGACAAATCTGCCTGTGAAAAATTAACTGATAGCTTGTATCACATAGATGATGAAGAATTAAAAACAGAGTTGACCATAGAATTTGCAAAGAAAATAGAAGAAAATATAGAAGAATATTACAAGTGTTTTTTGGATAGCAGCTATAAATTTACAGGTCGTCTAGTTAGTGATCTAAGAAGAAGGATAGACAGAAAGGTTTTGGAAGCTGTTATAAGCAACAAAGATTCAGTAACATACTTTGATCATTTTTACTCAAGGTATAGCAGGGGATCAGAATATGCTTTGATACCCGAGCCTTTTAGGTATGCTTTAAAAAGATTGGAAAAGATTGATCATCTGGATGAAGCACAAGATATACATAGCAGATCTCATAATGATATAGACATGGAAGCATTTCCTGATTCTAAGATAAAATATTCTGGTTATCAAAGTCAGCAAAGACCAATGGAGTTGACAGATGCAGATGTAGATAGATATGAGTTAACGCAAGACAACGAAACACCGACCCCGATAATGTATGACATAAACAAAAACAACATTAGTGCTGCAGATTTTGTTGGACATACTAACCTGGGTAGTTCCGGGTTTACTTCGGCCTGGGCCCTTGCCTCTTTTCCTGAAGAGAAACTTCTTATAGAACAAATACAATCAGATTATCCGGTTGTATTGGACAGGGTTTTTAACAGGATGCCTCCAACAAAGAAAGCTTATAGGTCTATATCTTACATAAGCAATACAGGTGCTAGGTTTGAGTTGAATTATAAAGACGGAGAGGGCGGGGCTTATGTGGAACTGAAAGAGCTTCGTGCTGATGAAAGCCTTACTCCTGAGCTTGAGGCAAGGTTGGAAGATTCGCCAGATGATTTTACCAAAAAGACTATAGAGATAATGGATTCAGTAGACTTTTTAGAATATTCTAGTAAGGCCAAAGAGTTTGAGAAAATAAGTGGAAGTTATAAGTCTAGCGAAAGTGAGAAGGCCGAAGCTTATGCTAAAGCTTCGGAGCTTTATAGAGATAGAGCAAAAGAGATAAGGGATAGGCTGGATAACCTTGGGCTAATACCGACAAGTCTTCATGGCTTAAAAGAAAAATATTCAGAGCCTGAACTGAAAGATTCCAAGAAACATCTTGAGATTATTTCTCAAAATTATCCATATTTAATTATTGTTAACGCTATGAAGACCGCAAAAAGAATGGGTATGGAATATGTTTATTTATTGAAGTCAGGTGGAAATTCTATACAGAATTTAAAGAAAAGAAAAAGGATATATCAAGAGCTTCCGGAGAAGTTAGAAGCAGAGGACGATACTATATTGGGATTAAATGTATTTAGGATTCCAGCAGATAATAAAAGTATTGAAAAAGTTAAGTCTTTAATGCCGATACAAAAGAAGGGTGGATACAATTATTCTTTGACTCCAGCCCAAAATGGTGCAATAATAAGCACAAGAAGAGAGAGAGAAAGAGATGCCAGAAGGCTTGATCAAGAAAAAAGAGACGTTGAATTAAGCAGAGATAAGTATCTTGAAGGTGAAAGGTTAGTTAAAGAAGTTTTTCACGAAGCAGAGCTTCCTTATGGCGGTCCAGAACAAGACACAGTAACAGGCCTTCTAAGGTATTTGGGCGGCAACGAGAGAGCTCTTAGGCAAAGTGGTATAAGCAAGAGCAGGTTAAAGGATATCAGGGCAAAGATTGTTAATCTTAGATTTGCTGAAATTATGGAAGAGTTTGGATTAACAAAGCTGGGTATGCAAAAGATTGTTCCATTGTATAATCTTTTGGTTGATCAAGATATGATAAAGGAATCAGAAGAATTATATAACCTATTTGATAAATTTTCTTTGAATAATAATCTATTATTAGGAGAGTATAAAACATGTTGAAGAAAACAGCGCAACCTCCATATTGGCCGAAGGTCAAACAGGGTCTTCAAACTCTTGGTTTAAAGCCCGAGATAATGTCTATGTTGAATAGCAATAAGTGCGAATGGGGTCCGGCACCTGCTTCCGGCGATCCAAACGCCGCAGCTTATGTTTCTTCCGAAGATGTAAACAATGATGGGAAGATAGATAAGATACACTTTGTTATAAACAAGTTTCCTCCAAACGCTACTGATGAAGAAATAAAGTATTTGGTAGCTCAAATAGCAAAAACTTTGGTTCATGAATATGGTCATATAGAAGATTTTGATGCAGAGAAAGGAGAGTTTCCAGGCGGCGAAGGTGTTGCAGAAGCGGCAGAGAGAGCGGCAGAGGGAATGATCAATCAAAGATTGCAGTTAGAAGCTTCAAAAAATACTACTAATAAAAAGAATCGTATTGATAATGTTATCAAACTGGGATCTAAAGGAAGCTATAAAATGCAAAGTGAGCTAGTTAAATTAGCAAATCATTTGGACAACATAGGTCACAGAGACTTGGCCGATAGGCTTGATGGTATCTTGAATAAAAAAGAGGGAAGTGATTCTTTAAGTTTGACAAAGAGTGCGGATGACAAAGCTCTTGATAGACAGGCTCAAGATGAGGCGAGAGGAGCGGCGGCCAAAGAGTTTGCCGATGCCGGAAAAGAACCAAAAGGCCCTAGCTTTATAATGAGAATGGTAGAGTTGAAGGATAAAATTTTAGAGAGGTTGAGATCAGAAGGTGGTGACACTGGTGGCTGGCAGGACTCTGAAGGCTCTTCTGATGAAGAATTAGATGTAGAGTTTAGCCCTATTGATCCTGAAGTAGAGAAGGAAGCTTCAGAATCGGTTCATGATAGAATCAATAAGTTAGCAGAGTTAATGTCTCGTGAATTTACAACTAATGTTACGGGAGTTTTCAGAAGATAATTGGAGAAATTAAAATGAAAAAAGAATTAGTTAAATTAGCAAATCACTTAGACAACATCGGGCATGGAGACTTGGCTGATAAGTTGGATGTAATTTTAAAGAGTGCGCAAAGTAGTGCAGTAGCTCCTACTGCCGAAGAGATCGAGGATTTAAAGCTGCAGTATCCTCGGCACGAGGGTGAAGATGATGGGACATGGAATCAACGATTGAGAAATTCATGGATCGCACAAAAGAATCTTGATTCAGTTTCGCTTGAACGAGACCCAAACCCCGGCGGTTATGCCGAACCAGACGTAAATCAATATGGTGAGGATGCCGAGGGGCAGGTAGCATCTGATGAGCCTCCACCTGTTCCTGAAGAAACATCGGCACAAACTGGTACGAAAGAGGAGATTCTTGAGGCCTACAATGCTGACAGAGAAGCTCGATTGGAAGAGCAGGGTGTCCTCGATAGCGATGAAGCTTTTGATCAAGTTTTTGCAGCCAATTCTGCACAGGAAAGAATTGATAAGTTAGCAGAGTTAATGTCGCGTGAATTTACAACATACGTTCCAGGCACCTTTTCTAGATAAATAAGGATATTAAAATGCAAAAAGAATTAGTTAAATTAGCAAATCACTTAGACAGCATTGGTCACAGAGACCTAGCTGATAGGCTGGACAATCTTTTAAAGACTGCCCAGGAAGAAGTGGCGGAAGAAGAGGATCGGGAGCATTATGAAGAAGAGGTTGGTGATAACTTCAGGCCTGCTATTCGCGCCTTGAAGACGGCGGCAGATACCGCTGCAAATTTATCTACAGGTGATAGAGTAAATGTGTTTAGAGCTATTTTGAAATTCTTTTTTGATAAAGCAAAAGAAGGTAAATGGGCCCAGTTTGATGAAGCTAATCTTGTAGAGGTTTCTTTGTCGAATCCAAAATGGAGTAGAGATTTGCAAAAAGGATGGGAGTCGTTTACTTCTCATATAGGAAGAGACGACTTAGCACGAAATTGGAAATCTTTAGGACCAAAGGCCGGTTACCCAGGAAAGGAAAACCCACAAGAAGGAGATATGGCAGGAATGCTTCAATACACTGTTGATTGGATGGAGTCGGCAGGTACAAGTCGCGGAACATCGGGAGGTTCTTCTGATGTTGGGGCGGTAGCAAAGTCATGGTATGATTCTTATATATCGGGAGACGAAGAGCATCAGGAGAGGATCAGAACCAGTCCAGATCTCGCTAGTCACTGGAGTGAGATTCAGAATTATGCTCAAAGAATGGGCAAAGAACTTCCGCAAGGAACTGCTTTAGCGCAGTCTGGAACAGGAGAGACTGGAGGTGCTGCTCAAACGCCAGAGGTCGCAACATGGGAGCATGTTCAAGTCAGACTTAATGAGCTAGGGCATACAGATAATGAAGAGAAAGAGTTAGCAACAGATAATGATTTTGGAAGAAGATCTAAGCAGGCTTGGGCTAAAGCAGGGAAGGGCGCTCTTCCTTCTAATCCAAAAGATGCTTTAGCTTTGTTAACAGATGTAGATAGTGGAATAGCACAAGCCAGAGAGCGTCGAACAAGAGAGGACGCCTTTAGAGTTCAGCATGAAGATATTGATTTTGATGAAGATGCAGCCTTTGATTCGGTTGCTAACGCACAGTTTGACAGAATAGAGAAAGCGGCAGATCTTCTTTCTGGAATATTCAGTAACGGAGAAGCACCCCTAGTAAGGAGATAGTATGAAAAAAAAGAAGAGGGGTTTATCTCTCCTTGATTTAATTTCGTATTATGAATCTGGACCGGTAATAAAAGAGAGGACTCCGGATGTTATAAGGACTCCTTCTCATCCACATGAGTTAGTTTATAATTATGCTGACGACGAACCCGACGAGGGCAAAAAGTTGACAAAAAAGAATAAACTCCAAGAGATACACAAACAAGCTTTGGGCTTAACGGACATTCCCGGCGGAAGTCCTCCCGGAGCGCAAGGTTATAGACCAAGGTCTAGCTACGAACAGCAAGATTTTGAAGCATCATTTATCACAGGTTTTGGAGGTCCATCGGTTATTGATATTGATGAGGATAAACCACCATCTAATATTGACAGAAGAGAAAGATCCAAACCTATTAATATTCCGTTTAAAACTGAGTCAGAAGATTACTTTAGTTTCTTGGAGACTGGAAGATTAAAAAGAAGAAGGATACCAAAGGTAGGAACCATTATGAATACAGAACAAAAAGAATTAACCAAACTTGCAACAGCCTTGAGAAAGTCTGGGTATGAAAAACAAGCAAATGAGACTTTGAGGCTTGTAAAGACTGCTGCTCCATGGAATTACACCTCGGATGGAAGCGTAGGCCAGAACAAGCTGGGTAAAGCTCTTGAGGAATATACTAACGCAATCGACAGAATGGCAACCGTGAACTTTTATTCAGGGGGTGATGAGGAGCAAGCAGCAGCGGTTGCTAGAGCGGTGTGGGCCGCATTCGCCGCCGACGACTACCGCGAAGGACTCCCTGAGAGCCTGCTTGACACTGGGGCGACGAAAGAGCCAGCGATCTCCTATACGCCGGGCCATTCCAGCGGCAGTTGGTTTAAATCAATAATGTTGAGTGGAGCTTCAAGTGCCTTCAAGGATGATGCTGCCCGAGCCGCCGACCGTGCCAAGACAAATTGGGATGACTTTGTAAGAGAAAATGACAGACAAGTTGCCGAACAAGCCGCAGCACATGCGGCTGCTGGGACGGTTTCTGAGGCAGCAACTGTGGAGGAACGGGTCGCCGCTGGAGTAAGTGAGTATGCTCTTGATCAAGAATGGGGTTCAAATCCCATTAGATGGCGAATCATCGGAGGCGATTTACACCGTATTGTGTTTAACAAACAGTTAACAGGTAATGCGAGGTGGACATCGAAGAGATATAGCGCAACCGATACCTGGGTAAGCGATGAGGTAAATAACGCGTCTTCATCTGATAGCATTCCGGTAAATGGATTTCCAGACACCGACCATGCTTATCCAGAATATAGAAAAATGGATGGTTGGTCAGCAGCCAGCCAATACAAGAGTATGATGGCTGATGTTCCTGGCTTTGGTGTTGCGGATAAGGAAGACGGTAGCTGGGTAATAGTTGCTGATGGTTCTGCAGGAGCAGGAACAGACCCGGGAACAGGAGCAGGAACAGACCCGGGAACATCAAGAAGATCAGGATCATCTCCCAGCGGTTGGTCGGCGGGTAACTCTGCAATAGGTGATGTTCAAAGAAGGCTTAATGACCTTGGTTTCACAGACGATGATGGAAACAGGTTAGACATTGATAATGATTGGGGAACAAAATCTCAACAGGCTTGGAACAAAGCAAACAAAGGAGGCCGACCATCATCTCCTGGTTTGGCCTTAAAAGCACTTGATGAAGGTAAGAGTGAAGAAAGAACTGCCGGTGGATCTTCCGATACAGCCGAAGCTGGAGGAGCCGCACAAACCGGAGAAGAGAAGCCTCTTTCTAAGTATCTTATATATAGTGGAGAGGCAGATCTTCCGGCTAGAGCAGCATTGTTTCAAGGAACAGGTTTGGACCTTCCTTTGGATCCAGGTACCGCAGCTGCTGTATTGGGCAAGGGAACAAACAAGACGGCTGTAGAAGAAGCTTATGACAAAGACAATGCAGAAGGAAGACTTGACTTTGCATTATCCGCATTTAGTACTCCGTTAGACCTCGGAGGTGACGGCGGTGGACTCGGTGGTGGTCTCGGCGGTCAAGCAGGCGATGTTCCTGTTATTCCTGCCGAGAGAGTTTCCGGAGCAGGAGCGGGAACTGTGGCAACACATCTTCCGGCAAACTCAACACGATATGAGCCTTTATTTAATTATGAAGGAAAGTGGGTGCCTGTACGCTTTAGACAGCAGCTTGCACAAGGTCTTCCTTATCATACAGATCAAGAACGACGAGCTGTTAGAAAGGCTATGAAAAATCAAACGGGGCCACTGCAAACAACTATACAACAGCGCAATAGAGCCGCAAGAGATGCTCGTAGACAACAGTGGCGCGGAAAGAATCCAAGCTAAAATCAATAGGGTGATATAAATAATGAATAATGAATTAAACACATTGGCTAAAGAGCTTTATAAGTTAGGCTACAAGTCTCAGGCAAGGATTGTAAAGGGGCTTGTAAAGACTGCTGTTACTAAGGGTATACAAGATGATCCAGAACCCAACAGTTATCATGTAAAGCAAGGGGCCGATGGAAAGCTACATGCAGTATGGGCAGGCACGGGAAATCAAGCCGGTAAGATGCAGCTTTTAACCATTGATACAGAAAATAGTTTAACCAGAGGTGATGTTGAGAAATGGGACAAAGCCAAAGCAGAGGCATATGGAGGTACAGGTGGTCCGTCAGGATGGATTTACATGGGTTTAAATGCAGGAAACCGTGGCGGTTCCTTTTATGACTGGAAAAAGTTACCTAAAGGGAGTTGGAGCTCCACGGCGGCATCTGCTGTTTATGAAAAGACTGACGGGCCTGGAGACTGGCATCACTTAAGCAGTAGAAGTTCGGAGCAAGGCGATCAGCAAGGCGATCAGCAAGGCGATCAGCAAGGCGGTCAGCAACAAGCTGCACAGGCCGCTACTCCTTTTAAGAAAGATGGTAAGCTGTTTAAATCAGATGCAGCAGAGGCTGTTCAGGAGAAGCTTAAAGAGCTTGGGTATAAAGATGATAGCGATAAAGATTTGGTACCCGATGGGTATTTTGGACCTAAATCTAAACAGGCTTGGGCCAAAGCAGATAAGGGTGCTCTTCCGGAAACAGCAGAAGAAGCTTTACGGATGTTATCAGGAAGGCTGGACACCGGAGGGATACAGGGTACAGATGGAGATAGGATGCTTGAAAGCTATCTCATGTTCCCCGCAACAGAGTCCTTTCCTCTTGAGGCCAGAACGAAATTATTTGACGGAACAGGATTAGATCTTCCTCTAGATAAAGCAACTGCAACTGCAGTATTGGGAAGAGGCGCAAACAAAGCTGCTGTCAGAACAGCTTATGATAACGACAATACAGGAAGTGCTTTCAGCATTGCCCTTTCAACCTTTACGCCTGAGTCTGGTGGCGCAGGGCAGACAGGACAAGCGGGACAGAGTGGTAGCTTTAGAGGCTATCCTGCAGCGGAGATTAAAGGTAAGACAAACGGAGATAGGGATGGCTCCGTAGGGGCATTTCATGATACAGCAGAGAATAGAATGATTCCTGTATTTTTCTTTACCAATAAAAAGAAAAATACAACAGATCCGAAACCTCCGATTGGAAATGCAGCAGTAGACGCAAAGCTGTGGATCCCTATTACTTATAGACGCCAGCTTATTCCGGAGCAGAGAAGTTCTTTTTCAGATAGAGAGAGATCTGCTGTGAATAACAACCTTAGAGATTCAGGTACTACAACTCGTAGACAACGGCGATATCTTAGAGAAGAGGCAAGAAGAGGTCAAAGAAGAGACTGGGATAATATGACTAGGGAGCAAAAAAGAGAGTGGAGAAGAATGACTCCGCGAGAAAGAGCCGCAGCAGGATATCCGCCAAGTCGTACAAGTCGTAGGCTATAAGCAACATACATAAAATAAACTAATATAGTTTTTTCATCGAATACCCTGTACCAGATAGGTGCGGGGTTTTCTTATGATAAATATCTTTAGTGATGGACGAAAGAAAAAGAAGTCCAGAAAGTCTGCCACCAATAGACGCAAGAAGAGCGGGGTTGATACCGCCAGAGTAGGTCAAGAAAACCTAGAGCAATTAAACCCTATGGTTATTCCCCTTCTTGCTGTAAAGCTACAAGAAAGTCCAAACAATGAGTTTCTTAAATCAAGCATTTCTGTTGTTACAGAAAATCCTCATAGACTAACTGAGAAGTGGATTGGATCTCTCAATAGATGGGTTGACTCAATTGTGAAAGCAACCATGTTAGACGAGCCTGATGTTGAGGTTGGAGCAAGATTAGATCTTGGACCGCTTGGTATTTATAAGATTGCAGAAGCAAAGATGAATACCGAATATCCTATGCCAGCTATCATCTGTGTTGACGAAAGAGGTTGGAAGTGGTATTTCAAAACATCTAAGGCACATAGCTTTAATGTAGGTGAAATGATTACATTCACAGCAACTGTTTCTACTCATAAAGAGGGTATTACTTTTCTTCGCCGTCCCAGTAAAATTAAGAAGGTTATAAACATTCTTAATGGAAGCGAAGAGGATAGCGATGATTGATATAGCAGATATAGTTGTAGGACTAGCTTGGGGGGATGAATCTAAAGGAAAAGTCACCAGTCAGTTAGCTTCTACAAAGAATGAAGATGGTTCTAATTATTATGATATAGTTGCCCGTTGGGGCGGTGGAAATAATGCTGGACACACCGTATTCGTAGAAGGAGAGAAGTACAAAACTCACTTGATTCCATCTGGAGTTTTTCATGGAGTTCAGTCCCTTATAGGCCCAGGATGTGTTTTGAATCCAGAATCTTTTTATAAAGAGATTGACTATTTATCAAAAAGTGGTTTTGATACGTCATTAGTAAAGGTGGCTCCAAATTGCCATATTGTTACAGAGGAACATATAGCTTTTGATAAAGAACATTTGGCAGCAAAGCTTGGCACAACAGGTCGAGGCATAGCCCCTTGTTATGCAGATAAAGCAGCAAGGGTTGGAACTCTTGCCGTTGATGTTTTAGACAAAGACTTTGTTTGGAATGAAGAATTAAATGGCAATCTGTTATGTGAAGGAGCCCAAGGTGTTTGGCTTGATATTGATAATGGACTTTATCCTTATGTAACATCAAGTATCACATTGCCTTATGGAGCTTGCAGCATAGGCTTTCCAACTCAGAAGATTAATAAGGTTTGGGGCGTTGCAAAGATCTATGATACAAAGAGCGGAGAGGACCCAAGGTTCCCAAATAGATTGCTTGAAGATCCTGTGTTAAAGGCTCTTACAGATTTAGGTCAAGAGTTTGGAGTCACGACCGGAAGAAGAAGAAAGGTTAATTGGCTCAATCTGGATATGCTAATTAGAGCAGTTAACATAACAGGGACAACAAACCTTGTTATAAGTAAGTGTGATATAATAAATGAATTAGGGCATTTTAAGCTCAGTTATGGTGGAAGATTGGTTAGGTTCTTAAGCTTAGACGAAATGATAAGCTTTGTTGAAACAACAATACGAAACAACTCACCCCTTGTAGAGTATGTTAAGTTTTCGTATTCACCAGAGGTAATTTAATGTCAGATAAAATAATGGTTTTATACCATGCTAATTGTCCCGATGGATTCGGTGCAGCATGGGCTTTTAGGCGAAAGTTTGGAGCGAGTGCTGAATATATCCCTGTTACTCATGGCGAGGAAAGACCTTGCGTTAAAGATCGTGATGTATTTATTGTTGACTTTTCATATGATAGGGCTATAATGCTGGAAATGGAACAAGAGGCTAGCAGCCTTGTTGTGTTAGATCATCATAAGTCGGCTCAAGAACATTCGGGAGATTTAGAGTTTTGTTATTTTGATATGAATCATTCTGGAGCATATTTGGCTTGGGATTATTTGTTTCCAGATGATAATGTTCCTCTCCTTATTCAGTATGTTGAAGATAGAGACTTGTGGAAGTGGGAACTTCCATTTACAGAAGAAGTGCTGTCTGCCGTAGATTCTTTCGAGAAAACATTTGATAATTGGGATATGCTACATAGTTATTTAGATGCAGCAGAATCTATTAGATGGAAACGCGTAAAGAATATGGGAGAAGGAATCTTGCAGTACAAGAGAAACTTGATTAGATCTCTTTTGTTAAATTCTTATAGAACAAATATTTTAGGCAAAGAAGTTCCCATTGTTAACGCTCCATTTTTTCAATCAGAAATGGCATCAGAGTTAGCAGACGGAGAGCCTTTTGCTGCTGCGTATTATTATGATGGAGAGAGTTATAGGTTTTCGCTTAGGTCGAAAGAAGATGGTGATGATGTATCTGTGATTGCTGCTGAGTTTGGTGGCGGTGGACACAAGAATGCATCTGGTTTTAGAGTAGCTGATTTAAATGTATTAAACACTGGAGTGACTGATGAGTCAAACAAAAATGAGTCCTAGTTTGAAGAAACTTGCTAATGATCTTGAAGAGCTTTCTGCGTCAGCTTCATGGTCAGATTTGGATGAGAAGATGCAAGCTGTTTGCTCTTCTGTGAAAAAGAGTGACTTAGAAAAAGTTTGTTTAGATTCAAATCTTTTTGAGATTGTCTTTGCAGACTCAGATCGCACTAGAAGTTGGAATCGTGGTTATTGGATGGCTCAAAAGGTTCTAGCCTACATGCTTCCAATGCATGTAGAGATAGGGGATAAGATTCTAAAGGAATCTGATGTAGACTTGGCAAAGTCCTTGGTAATACAAAAGGGTCTTTATACAGATATTTCACTTATTGATGAAGTTGCAATAAATGGAAGTGGCGATAGTCAGGTGATGGCTGTAACCTTTTGTAGCATTAAAGCTCTTAGAAAGTTGAAGGGGCATAAGTGTAAGAAGGTTAGAAAGATTTACTACAATAGGTTAGGCCCCGTTGAGTGTCTAGATGAAATGTTAGACGATAAGATTGCAGACATTAGATACGAAGGTCTTGCAAGAGCGCCTTATTATTACAGCAAGCTAAAGGGATTCACAAAAGAAATTGCCCGAGGGCCATTCTCTTTGTTGTTAGAGAAGATTCCTCTTGATTATTTGCCAATGCTTGTTGCAAATAGAAATGTTAAAAATAACTGGATTTCTCGTCAATTTGAACGAAGAATCACCGCTGGACGATAGGAGACAATATGTCTAATAAAGTATTTAAACAAGTAACCTTTGATAGCAAGTTTGATGTTAATGATGATTTCATCACAACGGTGATGAACTATGCTATTCCAAATGCGATTAACGATATTGATTCCTACTGGAAAAGTAAGGATGCAGAAAAGATTATTACAAACGCTACGTTTGGATTTATTTGGAAGAATTATCCAGACACAAGAGACGAGTTGCTAAACATAGCAGAGAGAGTCTGCAATTCAACTACAAGGATTGAGTCTTTGACACAGGACTTTTGCTTAAAGTTTGTTACAGATATGTATAGCCTTATTAAGGTTAATGAGGATGAAGAAGATAATCGTCTTAGAGTCAGACTGCTTCCACAGGTCGATAAAAACTTTGACTATTTATCGGAAATGTGCAAGTTTGCTTTGGAAGAAGATAAGCACAAACTGTATATGATTTGGCATCATGCAGGTATGTGTAGCTCAACAGACTCTGCTTTTTATGATTATGTATGGAGCAAGGTGAAGCGCGAAAAGGGCGCTGTCAATACAAAGCTTCATATTTTAGAGAGTGCTTTTGATAATAGTGCTCTTTCAGATAATCTTTTAAAGAAGATTGCAAAGTCTTCTCCCAAGAATATCAAAAGGAGTATAACTAATAAGTTCTCTAGAGAAATTTCAGATAAAAAGTACAGAGTTAAAAGGCTTGAGCGGGATACGAAGAGAGAATCTGTAGCTTTGGCAGCTTTTGTTCAGAAAGAGGTTGACGCATTGGAAAGGAAGGTTATGTTGTTTGTAGATTGTACAGACAGAGAGGTCGTGTCCAATCTACTAGACTGTCTCTCTAAGGACAATCTTCCTTGGCTGATGCCTTCTGCTTCTGGACATTATTATCTTGCGAACAGATTGCAGAGCATGGTTGATAGCAGTGAATAGGTGATTTTATGAATAAAGATAAATATATTAACTTAAGGATTAGAGTAACCAACCTTGATACCAAGGCTGTTTACTTGCATGGAAGGGTTCCCTTAGAGCATGTAGAAATGCTTAGGATGAACAAGAACTTGAAGATTGAGGTTCTTGGTCAATCCAGAGGAACCTCAAATGAACGTAACTTCAAGATTAAAGAGCGCTAGTTATTTATTAGCTACATTAATAATTCCAACCCTTTGTTATGCTGATGCATACAAGCCGAGTTTTCTATCTGACATACAAACTGTAGAACAAGAGAGTGGTGATATACAGTTGTCAGATAGGAGTGTTGAGTTTACATTGTCTTATCAAGCTTCCGATAGAGGTGTTGATAAATCTTTGTATGTTCATCATAGTCCGCAGCATGTAAAGTATATTATGAAAGACTCTTGGACTGTATTGAAACAATTTCTTAGAGCAAAAGATATTCCATATAGAGATTGTAGAGAGAATTATAATATACATATCTTTGTTGTAGATAGAAGTGTGCTTTATGATAGAGGCAGATTTTCGGATTACTTTGTAGAGTCTGGTATAAAAAGCACAGTTCTTTGGGGGTATTACGATTCTACGTTGGAAATTGAAAAGAATTCGGTTTTATTAGTGGCAAATATAAACTCCGACATTAATGATGCATTACTTGCTCATGAAATGTCCCATTACTGGTGGGACAGGATGTGTATAGCTAGATATTGGCCTTCTGATACAGAAGATTTTGCCGATGCATTTCAAGAATATTATGAGGCACAACGATGAAAACATGGACACCCTTATCTTTAAATGAATCTGGAGAGCCGCCATCCTTTGATGATGTAATGTTGGTTCCTAGATACTCAACAGTAAAGTCTAGGCTTGATCCGAATTTGGCATCTAAATTAGGTCCATTCACTTTGAATGTTCCGATAATATCCTCTCCAATGGATACTGTTACAGGCTCTGAAATGGCCCTGTCTCTCGGTAGGCGAGGCGCTATGGGCATTGTTCACAGATTTATGTCTCCTTCGGAACAAGCTGGAGAACTAAAGCATATAGTTGAATATAACAATACGAATACGGATGATGGTTATTCTCCGGTTGCTATAGCCATTGGGATAGGCAAGGAAGAAAAGCAAAGATTTAGAACTCTTTATAATTTGTTTATGAAAGATATAGATTGGATCGCTATAGACGTAGCTAATGGTTATTCTTCTATAATGAGAGATATGATTGATTGGATTAAGCAGGAAACCAATGGAGAGTTGCCACTGTTGGTTGGGAATGTTGCCACAGGGGAGGGCTTTCGTTTTCTTGCCAATGCCGGGGCAGATGCGATAAGAGTGGGCATCGGTGGTGGCTCTATTTGTAAGACAAGAATTATGACTGGCGTTGGCATCCCTACCTTGGCATCTGTTGTGGATTGCTATAAGGCTAAATTGGCAGACTCTAATCTTTCTAATGTATCTATTATTGCAGATGGAGGAATAAGGTATCCAGCAGACTTAGTTAAGAGCATTGCTGCCGGAGCAGATGCGGTAATGGCTGGTAGGATTTTTGCGGGAACATTAGAGTCACCGGGAGAGATTGCTGTCATAGAAGGAAAGAGTATGAAAGTATATCGAGGAATGGCGTCTAAAGAAGTTCAAGATGACAGAAGAGGCGGGTTAAGACCGGGGACCTGCGCAGAGGGTGTTTCGACATATGTTCCATTGAAAGGCAAGGCTTACTATATATTAGAAGAGTTTTGCGGAGGGCTAAGGTCGGCCATGACTTATGCAAACGCATTAAGTATAAATAGTTTAAGAGAGAATTCTCTTTTCGTAAGATTGACGCCTTCTGCGTTAGAGGAATCACATGCTTTTGGAACAAAGAAATAGGAGTATATAATATGTCAAAGACATTTCAAAAAGAAGTTTTAGATAAACTTTCTTCAATTGAAGAAAGGCTGTCCAATATAGAGACGAGGTTTGAAGAAGCTACAAGCTTTGCTGATAGCTTGATGGATGGCGAAGATGGTTTGTTTGGTGCAGATGGTCTTAGCTCTATAAAGGATACGTTGTCCACCTTTCTAACACCACAAATGACAGGGGGTGTGTCAGGTGCAACAGATGCAACAGATACGGCAGGGTATGACGCAGACTCCTTGCAAGAGTTGGTTGGATCTCTGAAAAACTTTAAGGAAAGATTAACTGGTATCAAAGAAGCTATATCAGATCTTCCAGATGAATCATCTAATATCTCAGATGAAGGGTGAGGTAATATTTTTTAATTATGATTTTACATCAACTATGGATTGGTGTGGGGATAATTCTCCATAAAGTTGCTTTCTTATTGAAAAGGAGAAAAAATGAATATTGATCAGACTAAGGAAATTCTGAAAACAATGCCGATGGATAAGTCTATCATGCTTCATGCGAAGCATGGTGTTGGCAAGTCCTCTGTTGTTCGTCAGGTTGCAGAAGAAATTGAGGAAGCGAGCGGAAAGCCTTGTGGTTTTTGGGACGTTCGCCTTTCACAGTGTGAGGTTGGCGACATTAAGGGTATGCCATATCTCGATGCTAAAGAAAACATTACTCGCTTTCTTAAGCAAGAGTGGTGGCCTCGGGCACAGGGTAGTCAAGGAATCTTGTTCTTTGATGAATTGAATCGAGCATCAAAGGATGTACTGCAAGCTGTGTTCGAAATCTGTCTAGACCGACGTTTGGACGGAGAAAGGCTGCCGGATGGTTGGCGCGTTGTAGCTGCGGTTAACTCCGATGATGATTACGATGTTGTTGAGCTAGACCCAGCTTTGCATGATAGGTGGTTTCATATTGACTTTGACCCTTCTGCTAATGAGTGGATGGAATGGGCCAGAGCAACCGATGTGCATGAGGCTGTGGTAGAGTTTATTAACCGCAATCAAAACCTGCTAGACCCTCCTGTTGGAAACCTCGAAGCAGGAAGGATTTATCCTTCTCGTAGAAGTTGGGTTGCCTTCAGTGATACTCTTATTGGAATGGGGCTTGACTCGCGGACTGATGATGGTATGCTAACTCAGGTTACAAAGGGTTGGGTAGGCAGAGAGATTGCTGTTATGTTTCAGAAGTTTCTGACTAACGAATTCTCTCAACTGCGTCCTTCCGATATTCTTGACAGCTTTGAGAAGGTGAAGGATAAGGTTGAAGCCGCATGTAATGACATTGAGGTTGTCGCGGCTCTTTCTCGCTCTGTTGTTGCAGAGGTTAACGAACGGTCTTTGACTAAGACTAAGGAAAAGCAGCGGAAGAATTTGAGAGAATTCTTTATGATGCTTCCTTGTGATGTTGCATCGCAGGCTTGGGTCGGACTTCTTGGCGGTCAAAAGAGCAAGAAGATTGTTATGGAATGGCAGAATGATGAAGATTTCCGTGAGCACTTGAAGAAGATTTACCTTTCTTCTTAAGCACAAAACTTCATCCCCACAGGGAGGCACAGGGAATCAGGTGTCTCAAGTCTTTAGGAGGATATTATGGCTAATACCCAAGTGAAAAATAGGCTAGAATCAGCGATTTCTAAACTCGTAACATTCCAGCCTTTGTATGGAGAGGTTTTCCTCCATTTGAATAAAAAGGAAACAAAGAAGGTTCCGACTTTGGCGGTTGGAGTTATTCGCAGGGTTGACTTAGCCTTGTATTATAATCCAGACTTTATTGACACTCTGTCTCCAACAGAGTTGCGTAGTGTATTGAAGCATGAGGCTTTGCATATTTTGCTTCATCATCTTACACGCGCAAAGCACTTTGCATATAATCCGCGAGGATACAATATTGCAGCTGACTGTGCTATCAATTGTCATATTGAGGGCCTTCCAGAAGGTGCTTTGTATCCGCATCAGTTCAACTTGGAGTCTAATCAATCTTCGGAATGGTATTACGAGAAGTTGAAGAAAGAGTGTGAAGGCGAAGGCAAAGACTTCGATACTCTTATTGAGGGCAAAGGAGATACTGTTGACGACCATTCTATGTGGGATGAATTCGATGATGATATTGTAGAAGAAAAGATTAGAAACATTGCAGAAAAGGCGATTAAAGAGCAGGAGAAGAAGGGCTGGGGCAATATTGCCGGAAACCTTGCTGCACAGATTATTGCCGCTAATAAGCCAATTGTTAATTGGAAAAAGGAAGTTAGATGGTTTATTAATAAGTTGATTCTTATGGGTCGGAAGCATACCCGTATGCGTCCTAATAGGCGCTATGGTATTGCCTCTCCAGGCACAAAGAGAAACTATACTAGCAAGCTGCTAGTGGCCTTCGATACATCAGGTTCTGTATCTGATACACAGCTTGAGTATTTTGCTACTGAGTTAAATGGAATGATTGACCATGTAAAAGTGGACTTTGTTCAGTTCGATACTCAAATCTATGGCGACCCTGAACCTTTCGGTAAGAAAGCAAGAAAGATTGATATAAAGGGTCGAGGCGGGACTTGCTTTCATCCTGTGATTGAGTTAGCAGACGAAAAGAAGTATGACGGTCTGGTTGTATTTACAGATGGTTACGCTCCGTTTCCAGATAGACCTAAAACAAGAGTCTTGTGGGCAGTCTGTGACCAAGATAAGGATGTAGAGTTTCCGTATGGAAAGAAAGTAGTTATTGAACAAAAAAATCGGTAGTATAAAGGGTGGAGACACAATGTCTCCACCCTTTTTTTATCTTAAGGAGGCGGTTAATGATTCATGTAACCTCTAAGACACATAGTAGATTAGCAACGATAATGGTTGCTTTCAATGCTGGTTCAAGAGTTGAACCCATTGGCGGATATAGCTCAGGCATGGCCCATATGCTTGAGCATTCTTTGTTTAAAGGCACAGCGAAAAGAGACAGTGTGCAACTGCAAAGAGAGATAGCTTTTCTTGGAGGTCATTCAAATGCTTTTACTTCACATGAATCTGTTGCATATTACATAACCGTTCCGTATGAAAATCTAGAACCCTGTATAGAAATTCTTTCTGATATGGTTTTCAATCCAATCTTTCCAGAGGAAGAGTTTTTAAAGGAAAAAGAAGTAGTTAAGGAGGAAGAGATTTCATCAGGTGATGATCCAATGATGTTTATTTGGCAAAACTTTTCAAAGAACTTCTTTGATAATTATATTCAGATACCTGTTATTGGAACTCAAGAAAGCATTGAAGAGTTTACTTGTGATGAAGTAAGAAGATTCCATTCTCAATTCTGTCAAAGAAAAGATGCTGTTGTTTCTCTTTGTAGTAATTTAAATAAAAAGCAATCAAAGGAATTGCTTAGAAAATATTTTGGAAAGCCAAATGGAAAAATAAAGAGATCATATAATTTTAAAGATACGACTTATGATGAAAGCAGATATTTAGAGCTTGCAAAGGATGGTATAGAACATACTTATGTATGGATGGGTATGCCAGCGGCAAACACAGCCTCTGAACATGAGGGGGCTATACAGGTGCTTATGACCATTATGGGACGAGGGATGGACTGTAGGCTGTTCACAGAGGTCAGGGAGAAGCGCGGCTTAGTGTATGGAGTGTCTACGGCTTATAACGATTGGCAGCATGGAGCATTAAGTTTGATAGAGCTATCAACAAGACAAGACAATGTTCAGGAAGCAGTTGAAACTGTGGACACCGAGTTGTCTAGGATTAAAATAGAATTACCAACGGAAGAAGAAGTGCAGCGAGCCAAAAATAAAATGAGATCATCATTTTATTCTGCCATGGAAGATAGCTATAGTCTTTGTTATTGGGCGGTTAAGCGAAAGCTTTTTGGCCTCCCAGATATAGAGGATTATATGAAGAGTCTGGAAAGTGTAACGGCGAAAGACGTTACGGAGGCTGCAAATATTATGTTTGATGAACAACGACAGTTGTTCTTGACCTGTACCGGAAGGGGAGAGCGTGGCGAGGATTGATCTGTATAATGATGGGATTGGCAAGGTAGAGCTTGTTGATTATATGGGTAGCGACCTTACTGTTGTAAACAGCGCAAGGGTTTCTTTTGGAGAACAAAAGAATACACTTGACGCTAAGGACGAGAAGCTTATTGGTTACTTGATTAAGAACAAACATACTTCTACCTTAGAACATAATGTTGTTACCTTTCGTTTTCGTGTTCCTTTGTTTATTCGCAGCCAACATCATAGACACAGAACTTGGTCATTTAATGAGATATCCAGAAGGTATACCAATATAAATATTAAATTTTATGAGCCAAAAGAATTCAGAACACAGCATAAATCAAATAGGCAGGCAAGTGTTGAGAGTGACCTCATCAATCCGTTGGTTAGCTATCCGAGAGATACATATTCAGCGCAGGTCGCGTCGGAGGCTGTTAGGCTGCACAATGATATAAGTATTAAGCTATATAACAGGCTGATTGAAGCTGGCGTTTGCAGAGAGCAGGCTAGAGGGGTTCTTCCGCAGAATATGTATACTGAGTATTATGGGACAACAAATCTTAATAATCTTTTGAAGTTTATTGATCTTAGGACGCATGAAGGGGCACAGTGGGAGATTCAGCAGGTGGCTAAAGCTTGTCTGGATATAGCCACAGATTTATGGCCTATCTCTGTGGCCGCTTACCGTAATTCTAAATAGTGTTTGTTTCTCTGCTTTTTACGAGAAAATTCCGGGCAAAAGCTTGACATAAATATTTAGATTATTTATAAGGATGTTTAATGCTTGTATACTTAAAAATTAATTGATATTAATACGTTTTTTAAGTATATATAAATTAGTCGGAGTTATATATGAATATAGTTGATTTAATTGTTTTTATATTTGGATGCGCAGGTCTAACGACAATACTTGCATCAAGTGATATATTTGAGCCAGTTAGAGATTTTGTATCTGAAAAGTCAACCTTCTTAGGAAAGATGGTTAATTGCCCAATGTGTCTTGGATTTTGGGTTGGGCTAGTAGCTTCTTTCTATTCGGATATAAATCCGTTATGGGGAGCTTCGATTTCAAGTTTGTTTAGTTGGTCAATATCAAATATTGTAGAAGCGGTTTTTGCAATTGGTTTTTACTTTGACACTATGTTAGAAGATGGAGAGAAAGATGATGAAAGAAACACTGAATAGAGTATCTATACCGGGCAGGCTTTTAGACCTTTTATGGTCAGATGATGAATTCTTTAGAGATATATCCTCTCACAAAAAGGTTTCATCTGCCGGAAAGTTTCCAAGGTGTGACCAGTGGTGTGATGATAAAGGTTTTCATATGGCTTTTGCTTTAGCCGGATATTCTCCGAATGATGTTGAGGTTGCCATTAAAAACAATGAACTTCATATAAATGGGTTGGGATCTAAAGTAGATACTACAGAGCCTTCTGGTCTTATTACAAAAGATGATGAAGATGAATATCCAGCTAAGTCTCCAAAGATTGGAGTTCAACATGGTATAATAGTTCGTGGTATTGCTAGAAGGAATTTTAAAACAAAATATTTTATAAATCCTGCATTTGACTTATCAAAAGCTGATGCTTCCATGGAAAATGGGCTTCTTGAGATCTTGATTCCAAGAAAAGAAGAAGGATTATTACATTCTATTGAAATAGAGGAGAGATAAAATGAGTATTGAAGCATTAATAAAGACTATGGTTACAAGCATCGTAGATGATGTAGATACCGTAAGTGTTACAGAGGCAGAGTCAGACAAGGGTCGGCTCTTTGAGGTTAAGGTCGGCAAAGATGATGTTGGAAAAGTTATTGGAAAACAAGGGCGCATAGCCAATGCTATTAGGACGGTTGCTAAGGCAGCTGCCGCAAAGAATGGCGAAAAGATAATGGTTAATGTGTTTAACAAACCCCTGGGGGAAGAATGAGCGTTGGTGTTTGGCGGCAAAAATGTTTAGACTATCCAAGCATTATGTTTGGAAGAGCTGTTCAAAACGCTCGTAATAGGGCTAAAAAGAAAGATATATCTTTTGATATAACAAAAGAGTATATAATGGATTTATTTGAAGTACAAAACGGAAGATGTTTTTATTCTGATATAAAGTTAAATATTGTAAAAGAAAATAAAGATAGAACGCATGATCCGTTTAAGATGTCTTTAGATTGTGTAAATCCAAAATTAGGTTATGTAAAAGGAAATGTTGTATGGTGCGCATACTGTGTGAATGCATTAAAGCTAAAAATGTCAAAAGAAGACATGATTGATATATGTAGACATATAGTTAAAAAGGCAGATAATTCTTGAGAGTAGAAGGTGGAGAGATCGGTGTCATTAACAGAAGTAGAAAAGATTAAAAAAAAAGTTGATGAGATGTATGAAAATTACGGCATTGATCCGACAGGAATGGACGAGTCTGACTTAGCAAGAGTCTATAGGTACTATTTTGACAAAAGAGAAGACCTGGAGGCTGATTACGAGCAATCAAAGAAGCATGCAGGATCTTTTGACGAAGATGATATGATATAATGTACTATTAATATTTGAGATTGTATCGTTATATACGCATGCACACTTGTGCTTAAAAGGGTTATAAGTATGGTAAATAAAAAAGATTTAGCAAAAAAGGTCGCGGCAAAAACTCTCTTGTCTCAGAAAGAAGCTTTGCAGGTTATTGATTCATTAATTGATACAATTATTGAATCATTAGAAGAAGATGGCGAAGTTTCTATCGTAGGGTTTGGAAAGTATTATTTGTACACACACGCTTCGCGTCCTGTTAGAAACCCAAAGACACAAGAGGAGATGGTATTAAAACCTTATAAGTCTGTAAAATTTAAGGTTAGTGATAAAATCAAAAAGCATTTTAAAAAGTTAGACTAAGGGATTGGAATGTCAGTAGATAGTGATGCAACACTTACAAAGTTTGAATCTACAGTTACTGTAGTTACATCTGATTTTGCAAATTCAATCTTTGGAGGTCTATATGGTTCGGGAGAGGCCGCATCATTAGATCCGAATGATCCACGTGTGCGCGGACACGTACACGATGGAGATCATGCTGATGGTCACCTTCAAAAGATTCATTTGCAAGATCATGTAGAAGATCAGTTGCAGCATGCCAACTTGGGCTCTCGCGATTCTTCTGCTGCTGCTGTCTATAAGAACAACGTAGAAAGATGGGCTGAGTCGTCCACCGGAGAGGCTCCTGATGATGCAATCCCTGAATACATAATAAGTGACACAGATAGTCTTAAGTATTATTATCTAGATCTGAGAATTGTGCGTGAAGACTTTACGTTTCACGAGATAGAAAGCCCATCGAGCGCTCATACTCCGCATACTACCGAAGGCGAACATATGCTTATAAGGCAGCGCGTAGAAGGTTCGGACGGCTTATGGGATGCAGACGATGGATATGATTTTGTATTTGGATCTGAATCGCTTGAGTCTATGCATGCGGGCGGCGGAACTGAGGGCAATAACAGAATCATATTCGACAAATCTACTGCTGCATTTAGAGCAGGCTCTGCTAGCGGGCTACAATGGGATGGTACTGATACTAATTCAAACAGAGGTAGTTATTCTGCGGCCTTTGGTCAGAACAATACAGCTTCCGGAAGCCATTCTGTTGTAAGTGGCGGAAGTGCCAATACTGCTAGCGGCAATTCTTCAACTGTAGGCGGAGGTACAGGAAATACTGCGTCCGAAGCTTCTTCAACTGTAGGCGGAGGTACAGGAAATACTGCGTCCGAAGCTTCTTCAACTGTAGGCGGAGGCGGCAGCAATACTGCATCCAAACTTTCTTCAACTGTCGGCGGAGGCAGTGGTAATAATGCGCTTGGAAACTATTCAACGGTTAGCGGTGGTCAAGGCAATACTGTAAATGTAACACATTCGGCTATAGGCGGTGGTCAAGGCAATTCTTCAGGTGGGGATTTTGGAGCCATAGGCGGAGGCAGTTACAACACTGCTGATGGGTATTGTTCTGCAACAGCCGGAGGAGATAGCAATGACTCAGATTCCGATTGGGCGGCGGTTCTCGGCGGGCAAGGAAACCAAGCTAATGCTGCCCACGCATCTATTGGTGGTGGGCAGTCAAATATAATTGATGACTCAGTAGGGGCTAAGCCAGATTATTCAAACATAGGTGGCGGGTATGAAAATAAGATTTTAGATGGTTCTGAATATTCAGTAGTCGCCGGCGGGTATCAAAACGATATTGGAGTAGATGGCTTAAATCAAGCATCTTCTTATTCGACCGTAAGTGGGGGTCGGAATAATAACGTCTATGGAACATCTCCTTATTCTGTTGTAGGTGGAGGCCAGGGAAATAATGTCTATGGAACATCTACTCATTCTTCTGTAACTGGAGGTCAGAGCAATAACGTACACGAAGTATCTCCTCATTCTTCTGTAACCGGCGGTCAACAAAATAATATTTATGGAGCATCTCCTCACTCTGTTATAGGCGGCGGTCAGACTAACAGTATTTATGGAGCATCTACTCACTCTGTTATAGGCGGCGGTAGCTCATGCTACATAGAGTCTGCATCTACTTATTCAACAATAGCTGGTGGTCAGAGTAACTCTATAAGCTCGCAACACTCCGCGATTGGAGGGGGTCAGGATAACTCTATAAGCTCGCAACACTCTACAGTTTCGGGTGGTGAGTCTAATTCTGTAGGAGCATACTCTTCTCGTGCAGCTATTTCTGGAGGAAATAATTGTGGAATCAGTGGGACAAATTCAAACCAATCTTCTTCAGCCTTTATAGGGGCAGGGTTAAACTCGGCCATTTCTATGTCTGCCAGTGCAAGCATAGTTGGTGGATCAGATTGTTCAATAACCAAAGGCAGTTTTTCAGTAATAGCTGGTGGCAGTTTAAATGTAATCAGCAATGGAGCTACTCCTTCCGGATATGCTGCTATATGTTCAGGACAAGAAAACAAAATAAAAGCCAGCACTCACTCTTTTGTAGGTGCTGGCCAAAGCAATGAGATAGGAGAGACGGGAGACTCTGCGCCGTTTTCTTTTATAGGTGCTGGTAAAAATAATTATATAAATAAATCCCAAGATGGAGTTATAGTTGGTGGGGATGGAAACTACCTGTCCGATGCAGACCAGTCTTTTGTAGGAGGTGGTGCAGGAAATTATATTAACAATGGAGCCAAGATGTGCTTTGTAGGAGGTGGTGCAGGAAATTATATAGATGAGGCATCTACCAAAAACTCGATTGTCGGTGGAGAACTCAATGTCATTGCAAATAGTAATCATGCCTTCATTGGGGGTGGCGCATCAAATGTCATAGCGCAAGGCACAAACTTTAATTCTGTTTTATGTGGATATAAAAATACAATAACGGCTAACAATCATAATTGCTCTATACTTAATGGAGAAGGAAATACAATATCATTATCGCTTGATACGCCAGCTAATTCAACCAAGCATGCAATAGCATATGGAGCAGGGGCAAGGGCTCATCACTTTGGTATGGCCGCTCAAAGCGGGATGCCCTTTGATATAGAGGCTGCAGCAGCAGCGGGAGAGCCGGCCACTGGAGCTGTAACCACCATGGGAGGTGCGCCTCTTATGAACTGCGGTGCTGGGTCTGCACAACGAAGCAATTTTGTAGCCAGAGGTCACTGGTCTTATACGGTAGATGCGCCAGCTACGGTTCCAAACCTAGGAACTGTTTCTAGTTTTGGTCCGCATTTAGACTCTAATGGTTTGCCGTTTTATGAGCTTACAGCAGATGGGGCAGGTACCCGCCTTCAGTTAAAGACGGGCCATGCCTATATGTTTGAAGTAAAAGGATTACTACACTGCAAAGCGTGGAAGAGCGGCGGGGGGATGCAGAATGCTACAATGTTTGGCGCAAAAGGGGTATTTTTGCCACGACTTGCCAGCGAAGGTGGCGGTGTTGAAGTCGCTCATTTTACATTTTTTTATTATCCTACAGGTGCCGGAGGGTATCCGGTTACTATGGGCGGGACAGATCCAGACGCAATAGGAACATCGCATGATTTCAGTTTCATCATAACTCATGGACCAACTGACGAAAGTGCTTCCCCGCCGTGGACATCGTCTTCTGCTTCTTCTTTTCCTGATTATCCTACTGTGAAATTTATTATAAGAGAAAATTACAACGCTGGAGTCTACTCTCCTAAGCCTGATGGGGCTCGACCAAATTTATCATCTGCAGTTATAAACGTAGAGCTTATTGAAAATGGACTATATTGGGATGGCAATTTTGATACACTTCCATAAATACTATAGAGGATTCTAATGTCAGTAGATAGTGATGCAAAATTAACTAAGCATACAACGGCAGTTACCGTTGTAACTGCAGAGTTTGCAAACTCCCTTTATGGAGGAGAGTATGCCGGAGTTGTAGCCCCTGAGGATGATGAGTTTCACCCCTCCTTAGGAGGCCATGTTCATGATGGTCAACACATCGACGGACATGCTGCAAGGGTCAGTTTATCTCCAGATACTTCATCGGGACGCAAGCATGTTAGAGGCCAGTTGATGCATGGCAACCTTGGAGGCTTTGGCGGTACAACCGCAGCTGTTCAGGCCAAAAATGTTCAAGGGTATAGTCAGTCAGAGATTGATGCAGCAATAGCCGCAGGGGGTGTAAACCCTTGTATACCATATATGGATGCCGCAGGGGATTTCTATCTTGATTTATCTATGGCGGCAGGCGGTTCCGATACTCATGTTCAATACAATGAAGATGGAGCCTTTGGGGGCGATTCGGGATTCGTGTATGAATATGACTCAGGAAGAGTTATAGTGGCCGATAATTCCAAGGTTTATATAGATGTATCTGATTCTACTTATGCAAGGCTTGGAAACTTACACTCTAGCGTTGACACCTTGAGTCTTGAAAGCTTCGGAAGTGTCCGTGTTGTTATTGATAACAATGGCAATGACTACTCCACTTTGTCCAAGAGCTTTGACATTGTAGGTCCGACAGGTGCGAACATGGGCGTAACCCCGCAGGATGGCAGCGGCGGTCAAGACTCCGGAACTCTTCTTATGACTGTTTTGCAAAGTGGTAAGGTTGGCATAGGCGAAGAAGATCCTCAGGGCTTTCTTACAGTTGGTGCGACTAACTCTGGTACAAATCCCTCAATTCTAATTCATGAAGAAAGCCAATGGGGTGGGAGAATCTCTTTTACAAATACGGAAGGCACAGCTGGCCCAACAGGGGGTAGTTATGACTGGACGATATACGGATTATCTAGTGCAGATGGAAGTCCTGAAAATGCAGTTTTCAATGTTTGGTATGGAGATAATGATGGCAGTGGGACCGGAGCAAATATCCTTAAGATATTGGGGGATGGAAAGGTTGGCATAGGGACCTCTCCAGGAAGAGCTTTGCATGTACAAGACACAAGCAATCCTCCGATTAGAATAAATACTTTAACAGCGAGTACTGGCGATGTTATGGTATGGGATTCGTCTACAGGCGATGTGTATATTGATTCCTCTATTGGATCGGATCAAGACTTGTGGGCAACATTTACTGCGGATGATGCAAGCACTGCCACTGCCAATTCAACCACAGATAACTTAACTATTGCTGGAGACGGTTCTAGCATAAGCACTGCGATTTCTGGAGATACTTTAACCATTACAAATGCTTCTCCAAATGTAGATCAGAATTTATATAGTTCAATCGGAGTTGATTCAAGCGGAGGCACTCACAGCGGATCTCCTGTTTCTCCCGTTTCTTCGTCAGACACATTGACTCTGGTAGCAGGAAGTGGTATAGATCTAGTCTCTTCTGACTCGGCCTCTGTTGGTGCTGATACAATCACCATTACAGCAACAGGGTCTGGCGGTGGTGGTTCGCACATGGCAACCCAATGGGTTGGGGCTGAGTCTTGGGTTCCGTCCAAAGATATTTATGGAAAGTTTGCTGAAACGATTATCGTAAATGATGGCAGCAGAGAGACTGGGATGAGAGCCTTGAGGGACAACAATGGTGGCGCAAACAAATATTATACTACAGTTCCAATACCTCTGAGTCAAGCACTAACAGCATCAGGGGTGATGACCGGCGCTCATGCGACCACACCTGGCCCAGACAGTGTGGCTGGATTTTCAGCATCTGCCCCATTGAATTGTAGGATAACTGCTTATTTTGTTATGGATTTATCAGCACAGGTGGTTGAGCCAGTGTTTAGAGTAAAACTATATCATAATGCACCAACCTCAAATGATTCTATGCATGAATTTGCAAATGGAGAGCTTGTTACAGGCACTGTGTGGACCAACAATCATCCGTCATCAGGAATTGTAAGAGAAAACCTACATGATTATACATCAGCATTTTCTTCTATGGGGTGGTACCATGCTATTAGTGATTTTTCCTCAAAAGAAATAGAGGTAGATGGTTCAAATTGTGGATTATTTCAATTTAGACTCTGGGTAGACCAAATAGATGACACTACATCAGCGGGGCTTTTCAATACAAGTCATCTTTATTTTGTAGGGGCAAGGCTGCAGTGGATTTGGGCGTAAAGCAGTAAAATATAAATAGCACAGAATGCCGGAGTCTAATTTTGAATGCCTATTTAATCTTGGGTTGTAATGGATATACAGATCCTGATAACTTTATATATTGCGAGTCAACCTCAAATGCTTTGGTTGATTTGTCAAAGATAGAAAAGGCATACAAGGATAAGATCTTTGGATTCTTAGAGAATGCTTGTGGATTATTCGATTCACCCTGCTATGACTATAACAAGTGTGTTAATATAATTAACTTTTTATATAAACAATTTAGTATTATTGACGAAGATATGCTACATAAAATACAGGCCTTTTTGCGAATGCATAAAAGATGCGGCTTGTATATTATGTTAATTTTAAAAGAGGATTACATATGTCAGACGTAAAAGTTCCAACGAATACAAAATATATAGATGCCAAGAAGGTTAAGGCGCAAAGCGATGTGGAGAAAGCGTTTAATGACTTTAAGCAGTTACTTGCAGACAAAACACATCCAGACAATCAAACGCCTGCCTATCATAATAATGTTGTTTCTGTTTTAAACAGACTGCTTGTTGCAGCCGATGAGCTAGACGGGGTAAACCCCGGCGAAGGAATATTTGGATTAATCATTTTGGCATTAAGATCAAGCTTGAAGCTTAGCGATGAAAATGTAAAATTAGAAGTAGAAATTAGAGAGTTAAGGCGAGAAATCAATAGGCTTAAAAAGAATCCAAAGATTAAATCTAAAAATTAAATGACATTTAAGAATAGAGCTATAAAACTTATCTTGGATAAGATAGCTGAGGCAAATAAAAGAATCAGAAAGATCGAAGATGAAAGCAAGAAATTTTCTGTTGCTCCATCCTCCAACGGTGTCTATATTGGTCTTGTAGGGTGCCGCGAAGCCCTTCAGGATATTTTATCTGAAATAAGGAGCCTTAATGAAAACGTCCGGAGTGATAGAGATATTTGAACCAAAAAAGGAAGAAAAGCTATTTGGACTGCTTAAATCCTTTGGTATAAAGGCTAACTCTGTTAAACTAGATCAAAAGAGATTTTTTGATGTATATGATATAAAGTTAGCCAATGGAATTAGATCATCAAGACTCGATAGAGTATTGGTAGATATTGGTATGGCAATGTCTTCACATTCCCATCCTACTGGGTTTCCAGTTATGAAGGATGGAATTTATAGAATTGAAATGCAAAGGGAAGAGATAATTTCTCCCAGCTTTGAACAGGTGTTTAATTCTTTTCCAAAGAATTATTATGCACCAGTTGCCTTGGGAGTAGATTCATTAGGAGAGTTTTCGTTTGTTGATCTGAATTCGTTACCGAACCTACTTGTAGGGGGAACGACAGGCTCTGGAAAGAGCGTCTTGCTTCACAGCTTTATCCTTTCTCTATTGGGATCGGATGCCATATTATATTTGGTAGATCCCAAGATGGTAGAGTTTGGAGCGTATGAGAATCTATCTTCTGTAAAATCTATTGTTAACTCTGCAGAAGATGCTGGGGAGATTATAGAAGAGGTTAGATCTCTTATGGAGACAAGATTTTCATATCTGCAAAAGTCTGGAACAAGAAGTGTTATTGAATATAATAAGCGAGCAGATCATAGAAACAGGATGAAGCCCGTTGTTGTTATCGTTGATGAGTGGGCAGACATTGTTTTGCAAGATAAGGATATACAAAAGACCTTGTGTCTTGTCGCCCAAAAGGGCCGAGCCGCAGGGATCTCAATTATTTTGGCAACACAAAGGCCATCGTGTAGAGTAATATCGGGATTAATTAAAGCGAACTTCTCTGGAAGAGTGGCGTTAAAAGTAGCATCAGCTGTTGACAGTAGGGTTATTCTTGATCGAGGCGGTGCAGAAAAGATAACAGATGTTGGAACAGGGCTGTATTTAGACGGAACCCTATCGAAGCCAATGCTTTTTAGAGCGCCATTTATAACTGATATTCAAAAAGAAATTGATAAAATTAAACCAGGAAAGAAGAAGACTTCATTTTGGAATAGGTTTTTATCTTGATTAAATATTCGAAAGAAGAAATAAACATAGCTGTAAGTATAACAGAATTAGCCAGCAAGTTTTCAATTGCTTTAGAGCAAGTGAACAGTGGCAATTTTACGCACAGGTGTAAGTGTCCATCCAAGGAACACAAGAGTGGTTCCGAAAGGACTGGTTCGCTTTATATAGATGAGGACAATAATAATTTTTATTGCTTTGGCTGTGGTGCTTCGAATAATGTCATAGACTTTTATATTCTATGTAAAGGGGTTGATTTTTCTACATCTTTGATTGAGCTATCAAAGATTGTTGATCCAGCCAAAGTTACAAAGGTTGCTAGAAAAAAGCATGTTTCAAATTTCTCACAACTCTTGGAGTTGTCACATGTGTTTAGAAGAACACAGGCTATGCATTCAGATGATATTGAATGGGTAGAAAAGCTTATGAAAAAGACAGATGAATATCTAGAGACTATTGATCGAAAGAATGTTCAAGCTGCAAAGAAATTACTTAAGAAAGTAAAGGTTACTATACGTAGGAGGTATTCTAACAAATGAGAATAGTTGTTTGTGGAGACACTCATATCGGTGCTGTATTTGGCCTTGGAAGGTCGAATGGGGCAGGCGGAAATACTAGGGTTGATGATTATGAGAAAACTCTTAATTATATAATTGACCATACAATTAAAACAAAAGCTGATGTCTTTGTTCAGACGGGAGATATGTTTGAACAAAGAGATCCGAGCATTGAGCATATGAATATTGTGGACAAGGCGTTGAAGCGGTTGTCGAATGCAAATATAGCAACATTTGTAATCATGGGTAACCATGACTATAAGAAGAGTGGAACGAGCTTTACAAGCTCTATAGTTTCCTTATCTGCAGCAGAATATCCAAACGTTAGAATGCTGCTTGAGCCAGAGGTTGTAGAGGTTTGTAATGCAAAGAATCAAAAGGTAAACTTGATTTTGCTTCCTTATAGAGATAGAAAGATGTACGAGGGAAGCAACACAAAGGAGCAATCCGAAGCATATGATTCACAGGTCAGAGAGCTTATAGGGTCAATTTCAAATGATGATCCAATAGTATCTGTCGGTCACAACTTCTTTTATGAAGGAAGCTATAATGATTATGGCGGAACAGAAGTCATGGCAAGCCCATCAGCCTTTAAGGGTTGCGACATTACTATGATGGGCCACCTGCACCAGTTTAGGGTTTTGCGCAAGCAAGCGCCCGTGTGTGTGTATACAGGTTCTATGGAGCGATCTAACTTTGGAGATGCAGGGGTAGATAAGTATTTTGTTGATTATGATATTTCAAAGAAAAAAGCAAAGTTTTGTAAAATTCCGGTAAGAGATTTGCTAGATGCTTCTGTCAACTTATCGGGGGTTGACTTTTCGGAAATAAATGATGCTATCGATAACTCTTTGGAAGAACATGATGTAAAAGATAAGATTGTTAGGTTCAAGTTTGCAGTTGATGAAAAGGTCCTGCCAGCTATGGATAAGGAGTTGATTCAATCAGCTCTTTATAATCTTGGAGCTTTCCATGTTTCGAAAATTGGTATAGAAACAATTGTGCAAAGGCTTGTCAGAGATAATTCTATATTAGATCATAAAGATGATTTTTCGATGTTTAAGGCCTTTGTTGATTCACAAGGCATTGAAAAAGAATACGAAAAAGCTTTGATTAAAGAGGCTAAGATAATAATGGGAGAAGTATGATACCATCTAAACTTAGATTGGAAAACTTCTTTTCTCACAAAGATAGTGAAATAGATTTTTCTAAATTTAATTCAGCACTTCTTATTGGGAATACAGAAGGGAATTACAATAAGTCTAACGGTTCGGGCAAGAGCGCGATCTTTGAGGCAATTCTTTGGTGTTTGTTCAACAAGTCTAGAGCAGCCATGATGGATGATATAATTCGATGGGGCGAGACAACCTGCTCTGTGTCTCTTGAGTTTAAGCATGATGGAGAAAGCTATCTTGTTGAAAGATTCAGAAATCGCGCAAATTCAACCTCAACAGTTGAGTTTTCTATGTTAGATAAGTCTGGCGAGTGGCAAGATATATCTTGCTCTACATCTGGAGATACAAATGATAAGATTGAATCAACAATAAAATTAGATAATAAAACCTTTATAAACTCTGTTTACTTTAGGCAGAATGATATTTCTGAATTTGCAGAGTCAGATCCTTCAAGAAAGAAGGAGATTTTAAAGTCTATTGTTGATATCTCTAGGTGGGATGATTATGAAAAAGCTGCTAGAAAAAAGGTCAGAGATATCAATATAGAGTGTAAGGTTTTAAAGAAGTCAGTAGAAGAATATGATTCGGTAGTTGAAAAGCTTCAAACTACAAATATTGAAATCAAAGAGTCAAAGAAGAAGGCTAATGAGCTTAGCTCAAAGAAGAAAGTCTTATTTGAGCAGATTGATTCTTTGAGCAAGAAATATACGGTTATAAAGAAGTCTCTTGATACGGACACATATGATAAGGTTATTGATCAAATAAAGATTTTAAAACAAGAATGTAAAGAGTTTTCTGATAAATCATCTTCTGCTGCAGAATCTGTAGAAAAATATAAAGTTGATAAAAAAGAAATTGATAAAAAGATAAATACTTTAAAAAAGAAAATAAAAAACAGAAAAGCTATAGAGATTCCAGATGGAAAGATTGAAGACCTAAGAGCGCAACTTACTCATTATAAGTCGCAAAAGGCATCTTCGGAAGAGGCTCTTAAGTCGTTGGGGGAAATAAACGTTTCTTCTGATGAATGTTATGTTTGCAATCAAACTATTGATAATAAGCTTTTTAGAAAGCTAGAGGGCGATCACAATTTTAAGGTTAAGCACTATAAGTTTCAATCTGGAGAGGCCAACAAGGAAGTTCGATCTTTAGAGAAGGAGGTTGATAAGTGGCTTGCAATAAGAAAAGATAATAATGAATTAAAAGAAATTGATACAAATATTGGATCATTAACTTACAAGTTAGATTTGGTTGTAGTTGGTTTGGAAGATGCTAATAAGTCTTTGGAGAAGGTTGATTCCTCTTTGGATAAGGCAAAGTTTAAATTAAAAACTAATATGGATATTTTGGAATCTATTAAGAATGAAGATTTTCAAAGCTTAAGGTTAAAGCTGGGACAACTTAGAGAGGAAAAGGATAGTGTTGTAGAGGATGTGTCTGAGGAAGACAAGAAGATGGGAAGGCTGACGGAAAGAGCTTCTCTGCTTAAAGAGCAAGAATCTAAAATGAGGTCTGATAAAAACAAGGTCGCTAAAAAGATGGAGAGATCCGCGTTGTTTGATAAGCTTGCAAAGATATTTGGCAAGGGAGGTATTCAGACGATTTTATTAGACGCTGTTATAGAAGATCTTGAGAAGAGCGCAAATACTATATTGGCATCAATATGTAATGAGCCAGTTATTATTGTTTTGGAAACACAAAGACTTGGGGCAGATGGAACCTCTATCATTGAAACTTTAGATCTTAAAGTAAGAAAAGATGGACATTTACAAAACTTTAAGTCACTCAGCGGTGGAGAGAAGTTCAGAATCTCTCTGGCCCTTAGGGTTGCGCTAAGTGATATATCAAGCAGGTATGGCGGTTCTTCTCTAGAGTTTTTGCTTTTAGATGAAGTCAACTCTCCGCTGGATAGGTTTGGTGTAGAGACTCTGTTTGTAAATGTAATAAAATCTTTAGAGGATAAATATAAGATTTTGGTAATTACTCATGATGAATCTTTGAAAGAAAAGTTTGACAATGTAGTTAATATTACAAAGATTAATGGGGAAAGCGAACTTGAGTTTATAACTCGATAGTCTGCTAATTTTCTCATAACATGTGAGGATAATATGATAGTATTAACTTTAGAAGAAAGCACTGTTGAATATATTTCTGGTTTTCCAGAATATGTTTCTTTTTCAACAAGCAATCCAGCAACGGTATATTATACTTTGGACGGAACAGACCCGGACGAAACTTCTTTAATAGCGGTTGACAATGTGTATCTGCCAACAAATGGTTCTGCTTTTACATTGAAAGCAATTGCTATATCTTTAGATGATTCATCTGCTATTCTTGAAGAAGAGTACAAAACAGATTCAACTGATCTTGATGGTCCGAGGTACTTAGGAGATGAAGGTATTTCTATTCTTTCTTATGGGGCAGAGGTTGTAGACAGTCTGTCATTTGATGCTGATGGAAATGAAGCTCAAGAGGTAGCTGTTGCGTTTTCAGACTTAGAGATAAAAGCCTCCAGAACAGACTCTGGAGGAGTAATGTTGGATGACAAAAAGACTTCTATTCCTTTTGTTAACTTTTCAGAATCTTCGCCCATAAGTATAGAGACTGTAGAGTCAACGCCAAATGATAATGTAGAATTTGATCCAAGTGCTAGATTTATAATCATAGATGGATCAACTGATGCTAAATTTGAAAATCAAGTTGTCAAGATAGTGAATCGTCCTTATAGTACTTTTGGGCCCACAAGTAAATTCTATGAAGAAAGACTTGGGCAACAAGAGCCTATTGTGACGGGGAACTATGTTAGAAGTTATTACAATCCATCGACTGGAATATATATTTCTTATTACTGGGAAAGTTTAGAGTCTAGATGGATTAAATCAATTCAGAAGATAGAGCGGACAGAGTTAAGTGTTGGCCCGAATGTAGGATCCAAATTTGTTTATAGGTGGATACAGGATCGGGCTATGAGTCAGTTGTTCTAAAAAATCTTTTAAGGAGTTTGTTTTGTTAAAATTATCTGTATCATCAATGGATACCTATGAGAAGTGTCCTAAGAAATATCATTATAGATATATAGAAAAGCCTGATTTACCCCAGCAAAAGTGGGGGTTTACAGAGTTTGGCTCTTGCGCGCATAGGGTTTTAGAGCTTTTCCATAAAAAAATAAAAGAAGAAAAAATAGGCGAGAATCAATATTCTATTCTGATGAAAGAATGTTTCAAGACTGCCGTTAAAGAGTTTGATATAAATCTTCTTGAGGAACGTGTTTGGACTCCAAATGGGGACACTCCAGGGCTAGTTTGTCTCAGGGGCATTATGCAAACTTATTTGGATAAGATCAGAGCCGAAGGCACTCCCAATGTTATTGGTATCGAGATGCCATTTAATTTCAAAACAGATCAGAACACTTTGATTAGAGGCTTTATTGACAGGGTTGACTTGGTCGGCCCGGGAGAATATAGAGTTGTTGATTATAAGACTAGCAAGAACGCCAAGTACTTGACAGATTTTCAGCTGCTTGTTTATTCGGAAGCTTTAAGGCGAAGGTTTAAAGATGTTAAGATTGTTCATGGTTCTTTCATCATGTTAAAGCATGACTGCAAGTCTTATGATTACACGTTCACAATGGATGATCTAAAGAGTTGTGAGAAGAATATTATAAAAAGAGCAGGTTTTATCGATACTGATTCAACCTGGGTTAAAAAACCATCGGCACTTTGCAGGTGGTGTGATTACAAGCCGATATGCCAAGATGCTTGGGCAGAATAGGAGTTTATATGAAGCGTGAATATGAAGGTGTGGTTAGAATGTATGATGAAGATGTTTATGTTAATACCACCACCAAGCAAGGGTATAACAGGGTTCTTGAAAGAATTGATCCATTGCTTTGCAAGTGGGCATCTAAAACATATATGCCAGGATATAACTTTGAAGATATAAAGCAAGAATTATCTATAATAATTATAGAGGGTATAAATGCTTTTGACACAAGTAAGAATGTTAAGCTTAGCACCTTTCTTCATACGCATCTTAGAAATAAATTAGTTTCAAAAATAAAGAGTGTTAATAAGTTGTCAAATGATGCCTTTAGTCTTTATGAGAAAATAGCTGGAGACCTATGCGAATGCGGTGGCCTTATAGCTCTTAAGAAGATAAGAAATCCAAAAAACAATTCTGTTGTTTCAAGACATCTTTGCGAACAGTGCAATCAGGAGTATAAGCCAAATTATAGAAAATCTAGAGAAGAACTTGTTTTCAGTTCTATGCCGAAAACAGATCCTGGAAGCGGAGAAGAGTATGCCGAGTTTCAAAGCTCTTTGGCAGAAACGGATAGTTTGTATGCAGACACCACCACCGTCTATGACCGGATCGATCTTGAGATTGCTATAGAAAGATTATCAGAGATAATAGATAATAAGACAGCTGAAATATTAAAGATGGTATGCCTTGAGGGTTTTTCTATAAAAGATGCAGCAAAGAAGGTGGGCCTCACCGGTTGGGCCGCAAGCATGAGGCTTAAGAAGCTTGATAGATATAAAATAATAAAAGACTTATTGGCAGAATATCTTGATTAAAAATGAATGATGATTTTTTAAAATATATAAAAGATGAAAAGGATATTTCTAGATACAAAATTTCCTTATTGGAAGAGAGAACAAATAAAGAATATAAGTATAGATTGATTTCAATAGAAAAAGATTTTATTGATTATCCTTTTGAAAAAAATAGCTTTAAAGATCTAGATGAATTAAAGCATGCTATGTCTTTGTTTAAGACAGATAGGTCGCAGTTCGAAAGGAACTTTTCCAAAAATATAGTAACAAAAACAAGACTTGTTTCTGATCGTCATATATCTTCTTTGAAAAAGAAGAATGAGTATTATGAAGATTTGTATAAATATTTATTGGATATAAAAATAAAAGAAATTAATTTATTACAAAATGAATATATAAAGTCTAAATTAAAGAATGCCGATGAAATAATACCGGCAGGAATAGATAGCCTGTCCGAGACAGAGGGCGTTAGTTTGGCGAAAAAGCGGGCAAGAATACAGATCTTGTTATATTGTCTTTCTAGATTTATTTATCATAAAACAAAAAAAATTGGACCCCTTCTTGCGATAGGTCAAATGTCTTTTGAGTTATATGATGAATTAAGAAAATCTCTTGATAATTTTTTTACAGATATTAAGTATGAACTTTTTAATCATTATAACAATGGGATTAAAGAAGTTCCTTTGTTAATAAATGGAACATTAGGGCATAATAATTTTGTTCATACCATTTATCCATTAGTAAACGTAGTAGACAAATATCCGGATAGCTATTGTCTAAAAAGAGTTCTTACAAAAGATAAGGTTTTTTTTGGCAAAAATAAGAGGCCAGTAAATAAAAAAAATATCAAAAGAGGAGTTGCGATGGTCACTCCAATTCGCCGTATTGGAAATGAGGCTATAAATCTTTTGTATTTAGATCTTTGGACAAATAACGGTATTTCCATAAATAGTATTATGGAAAAAGAATTTTTTAATCTTAGTATAAATAATGATTATTACAAAGCAATAGCCTCAAAGCCAGTATGGGCATTTAATCAAAATATAGATAATAATTTCTTATTAAGAGAGGCATTATCACTTTTTGAATTAGAGGACGAACCGCTCGTTGATGGTATTGACTTTGGGAATCTTTCAATCTTAGATAAAATAAATAAAATGGATAAAGGAAAGATGTCTATTTGTTCTGAGTCTAGTAAAATACTTATTGCCGCAACAAGGTCTGAGTCGGAACATATCAAAGAAGCTTGCGGCTGGATTGATTTACTAATAAAAGAAATAAGAGATGATTATAAAAGTCTTTTTCATCCTATTACTTTACAAGATAAAGATAGGATTGATAGGGTAGAGAAAGTTAAAAAGCTTGGAGAGTAGAGGAGGCGCATGGACAACGAGAAGATACAGGTGGTTATAAGTCAGGTAGGGGATGACAACCTGGATGAATTTCTTGTTTCTTTGGGGAATTTACACTCTAACCTTAACAGAGCAGTAGAGATGGCAGTTCTGATGTCCGCTGCAGATGAAGATGAAGAGTTAGAAGATGAGGGCGCATACGAAGACGAAGAGGATTTGCAGGGCGCTGAGTGGGTTCCTAGTTTTGGTGGTGAATCAGAAGATGAGGATGATCCTGAGTATGTCGAGATAGAGGAAGATTCAACCGAACAGGGCGGTCTTTCTATAAAAGATTTAACAGAATCATTAGGAGGGGCGTTTGCGTCTGGGGGCCTTGAGGCTGTAGCTGAAGAGCTTTCGGAGATTATTTCAGGTTTTAGTTTAGACTTAGATAGCATTAGTCCATTCGAAGAGCCCGTGCAGTTGTTTGTTGTAGCATATGGTTTTTCTAATTTTGTTAAAGATGATTTTTCAGATATTTCCATAACACTGAGTGAGCCAGGTGCTGAGCCCGAAGCTGAGCCAGAAGCTGTTCCTGTGCCGACCATAGGCGGTATACCAATTTCACGACCTGTGGATGACATACTTAAGAAGAATGTCAAAATAAGAGATGATATTTCTGTTATACATAATTTGTATTTAAATATGAATTTAGAACAAAAGTTCTTTGAGTCAGACGAATCTGAAGACTCTTATGTAAATAGGCTGGCAAAAGCTCAAGAAGAAGATGAGAATGTTAATGCTTTAAATTTTCACCCAATCTTTGAAGAGCTTGGAGATAACGCTGTTTCTTTTAGCGTAGATGAATCTTCTGATCCGCCTAAGCTGGTTTTTTCTGTAGAAAAAATGCAAGGAATTATTCAGGCATTGGTTTCCTCTTTGAGCTCTTTAAATAATGCAGTCAGAAAAAGCAAGGGCAAGTTAGCAGGAGAGAGCTTTGAAAATTTTCATCAAAGACTTAGAGAGTTTGAGACTCAGAGGCAGTCCTTCTCCGGATCTTTAGATGATATAGCTGCAGCTATAAAGAAGAGAGATAGTCATGCTCTAAGCTTGGTTTATAAGCTAAAAGGGCAGGGCGTAGATGTATCAGACTTTAGAGATACATATAAGATTTCTAATGTAATAAAAGATGAGACATCACAGTTGTTTAGGCTTTTTTATGATTTAGCAATAGGATTAGTGTTTGTAGATATAGAATCGGAAGCATATCAGTATAAATTATCAAAAAAATTGCGAGAAACATATGATGAGTGGAAGAATATATATGCAGAAGATTTAGAGCATCAACTTACAAGTAAGTTAAAAAAGTTTTTCAACAGCAGTGATAGCAGCGGTTGGTTGAGATCCTCTTTGTCAACCTATCTTGCTGGTTCTATAAAGAGAAATATGCTTCAAGAGGGCGCTTACAAAAAAGCCTTTGGAGTTGTGACTACTAGTTGGAATTATGCTGATTGTGCAATTTGTGGAACAAAGATATATACCAGAAAAAGACAAGATACCCCAGGAGTTGAGGGCAGGCCTAGTCGGATAGATTTAAGAGAGTATTCAGAATATGAAGATGATAGGTATAGTCTGTTTAGAGTCGAAGATAATAGCTTAATAACATTGGACGAACTTAATGCGGTTGAATCGTTTGACCCTCCGCCTACCTTGGCCGAAAGAGGCGAGGGGTCGATGTCTTGGTCTGAGATAGAGGCGTTGGTGCATTCGGGTTCTAGATCAAAGCATATCGAGGGAGTGCAGAGAAGATCTTGGGCGTTACGACTGATGGGCGCAAGACCTATTCCTACAAGAAAGAAAGAGGTTTCTAATTTTAAATATAAGTGTCCATACTCAAGCATTGAAGATCGCCCATCAAGTCTGGGTGAGGTCTCAGAGACAAGGGCTAGGTTTAAGTGCGGCCTAGCCATAGACGCAACGCCCCTGCTGGGGCCTGATGCTCATGGGGTGTCGCCAGAAAGTCTGCAGTCCACAAGGCTTGGAAGTATGGAGGAGGATCCGGAAGAACGCTTAGAGGCTCAATTGGATGAGGCTATACAGCTTGGAAGTATAACAGAAGAGCAAAAGCTAGGTTTCGTTGAAGAGCTTAGACGCAGACGCGGCGGTGGGTGGAAGTTTTCTAATAAGTATTTTAATTGTCCTGCTAGAATTGTAATTCCAGAGGAGGATAGGAGTCCGCTTACATTTAGAAAAAAATATAAAGAATATATGAAGAAATATTCTTATATAGCAACGCCTATTGCCGGCCCTGTAACTGAAGATAAAATTTCTGCAGGACACATTCGGCTTCCTGTGAATTCAGATGGAAGTTACGCAGATATTGAAGAAGGAACTTTGTCTTATTTTGTTTGTGGAGCTCAAACTAGTCTGTCATCGTTCAGCAGAAGCGCGAACGAAGAAGGCTCTTTGCCTGGGATTATAAAAGATTTAGTGTCTAAGGCTGAAGAGAATAATGAGTTTTCAAAGTTTTTTATGACAAATTTGATTGAGACGTTGATTTACCTTGGAGTAGATATTGATGATATTCTTCCTTTTGTTTCAAACATAGAAAGCCCAACAGCTGCTGTTGCCGAGCTTGAAAAGTCTGGACGACTCAATAGGCTTTCAAATATCTTAGCATTAGCTATGGCTTCACCGGCAAACTTAGGCGCTTCCGTTGGTCAATGGTCAGACGATCAGGGCGTGGAATCCGCATTGACCAGGATGGATATATTGGGAGATATAAAACTTGTGTGTCCACATAGCCATAGGTTTACAATAAAAGATTCTGTCTTTTTTGGAAGAACACATACGGGTATTAACCTTAGAAACAGAAGAAGAGCGGTATATACATGGAAAGAGATAATTGACTCTGGCCTTCTTTTTTCCGAAGGTTATGATAATTTTCAGAGTACGCTTAAATTAAGAAGCAAAAATGGTAGCAGTTATATAGTTCCGGTTGAAGAATGGGCTACATTGAGTGGGGACGACAGAAGGCTTTCATATGAAGACTGGGTCGATAGGGTAGATAAGGTAAGCAGAGTTGCGTTTAGTGATCATTACGGAGAGGGATCATACAGCTTTGGAGCGGTACCAAAACAATATCTTTGGGGGTCTGAAGAGGGGTACCGATTAAGCTCTACGAGGCAAAAAGAAGCTCGTGATCCAGACACTATAAAGGTGATTGATGAGAATAGAGGCTCAGCATTAGATCCGGGAGGAAAGAAGGATTCGGAAGGAAAGCTTAGAGGTGTAGACTCTGGAACTAAAGCTGCAAAGCAAAGGTTTGACAATCAAGAGGCCGCTGGAGTATTTGATAGGGCCAAAGATGATTTGATAGAGGACGGTGTGGGAGGTCTTGTGAGAATAACTTCGCCCGTTGGAAGGACTCTTAAATCCTTTATTGTCAATATACAGGATTGGCTCGCAATGTCTACAACTTTGGATATAAAAGGAGCATTGATAGGGTCTCCTATTTTGCTTGAAGAGTCAGATGAGCATGCAATGCTTGAATCGGCTAGGTCCATTATAGATGTTATAGTTAGAAGTATTGAACAAGAAGACGAAGAGGGGTCTGATCTTCCGATTGAGTTGACATCCCTTGTAGATTCTGCTTTGCAAAAGTTTAAAGAAAAATACTACAAAAGACTCGATGGCTTGGACCTTAGGCTGATTGGGGTTTGGGGCGAGTCGTTTGATATTATTAGTAATGAAAAGATAATGAATAATATAGTGCATTCAGTAATTAGCGCAGCAACAGACCAGCTTGGCCCAGAAGAGTCTAGAAGCTATGAGCTTACTTTGTTTGAAAATAACAGATTAGCACTAGATCATATCGCAGCCTTGAGCTATGGTGGAAATAATATAAGAACTTTGCTAGATAACTTTAGGAGCACATTCGTTCCGGATTTAACTAGAGAGCAAGAAAGCAGAATTCTGTCCAGCAGTAATCCTGGACTTATGATTCCAAAGATGAAGGGGAAAGAATTCATGGCAAGAGTCTTGCAGGCATCTTCTGCCTTGTATCTTGCCGATGCAGTATCTAGAGTGTATAACTTTTATATGCGTGATTTAAACTCTAAAGAGTATATAGGTTATTCGATAGGGATTGATTTGTCCAGTGCGGATAAGGTTTTAAACTTAGAGCGTCAAAACTTAGACTCGTTAACAATAGGTCTCGACCCGGGAGTTATTAGATCTATGACGATGAGTGAAGACAAGATTAATGTTTTTTATGAAATGCATTTTGATAATATTGTAGGTTGCGTAACAGCTCTTCAGGATGAAATGTTTAGAATGAGAACAGCGTGTTCTTCTCAAATATATATGAAAAAAGCTATAGAGTATATCCAGGGTGAGTTTAATGAGGTTTTGGATAGCTCTACTGCATTAGAGGCAGATGTTGATAGGGCAAGGTTGATTGTTGATAATGTCATGTCAAATCCTCCAATAACAACCATAAGTCTTAATTCAGATGGAAAATATGCAGAACATTTTGGCTCTAGTGATTCTGAGCCTGTTGATCCAAATAGTTTGGTTCCCTTGTTTGGAGCATATCTGGTCGAGTATAAGGGGCGGGAAGATTATTATCCAATTTTTGCGCTAACAGGCAGGGGGGCTGTTTATCATGATTTTAATATTAATATTCCAGAGCCTTCAAGTTTGAACAATATATATGTTCTTTCAAATAAAAATCTTCCAATGTCGATAGAGCTAGAAGATCTTTATGATAGATTGCCAGAAGAATATAGGGCAAACGGCTGGAAGATTTATCAGGTTTCAACAGATCACTATAAGATGGCGGATAGAAAAACAAATGCTGGAGTTAAGTCTGGAGTTAGTTTGATATATCATCCGGGAACTTCGGCTGTTCTTGAAGAAGAGGCTGTTATGGGATATCAGAATTCAGAGCTTGGATATGACTCTCAGGCCGGCCTTCACATTGGGCCGCTGGCGATAAGAAGTGGAACAGATAATTTGTTTCCGCCTAGTCCTGTAAATGGGGTAAATAATGTTGGCGTGCCAATTCCTTTGGATTATGAAAATAATGACTCAAAGAAGAATAAGATCTTTCCAATAATTGGGGCCAGAATTCCCATATCTCTCCCGACCTCAAGGCCGGGAGATATGATAGAGTTAGATGTATCAGACTTTTTACTTAGAGATCCTCCAGATGCTGCTTTTACGCTGCTAAGAGAAATAAACTTAGCTTACAGCAAGATGAGTCATGACCTTAGCTTGGCAGCAAATGATGCTGAAAGAGGGATGATAACGGATCGATATAAAGAGGTCATATCCAGCCTGCACAATACATACCGGGGGCTTCCATACTATGTTGAAAACTCAAAGAGCGGTACAAAGGTTGACAGAAAGAGTATAGGAACCCTTGGCGCTGCCCATGCTTCAGATAAGTTTTCCCCAAGAGTTTCGGCATATTTGCCGCTTGTTGATTGGGTTACAATGCATAGGATGATATCGGCTATGAATCCTCAATATGGACCAGAGTTCGGCGGACACCAATTGTGGAATGCGGAAGATGGCCCGGAGGTTGTCAATGAGACTATGGAGGCTATCGAGCAATTTTTAATTAATGTTCATGGGCTAGACAAACTAGCAAGACTTATAGGCGAAGAGCTTGGAGGGAGATATATAGATCCAACTGATTTGCTTGACCCTGTTAATAGGCTTTTTAGAAATGGGTCCATCACAAGAAAAGAATGCGAAAGATTGTTTGGCTATAAAATCGGAGATGACGATGATGAGGGATCTTATTCTGGGGGTGACGGCTTCCCGTGGATGGGGTTGAGTCCGAAAAGACGAACTTCTGCAGTTAATTTATCAGGCGGAAAAATGTTTGATAGATTTGGATCATGGGTAAAGGGTACTAGTTCATATTATCCGGTCGGATTAAGTAGCGAGGTTGATGTAGACACTGAAGAGCCTCATGCTTATATAAAGATGTTAAACGTTATCTTTGCACCGGACAAAAAGAAGAAGCGCCTGGAAGAGGCTAGAGATCCTGATTCGGAAACGATTCTTACCGCAGATGATCTTTATGCGTTTGAAGCCTTTGAGGGAATACCGAATTCTCAGAGATATTATCCTGTTCCAGAGGATCCAAAGGAGCTTGCAAGATTTGTTAAGATTTTGAAAAAAACAAAGCATATTGGAGCACAAAAGTATGCTGAGGCGCTTAGTGAGTATTTGATAAATCATATGCTAAATGAATTAGCTCAAGATATTACGGGCATAGAGCGTCAAGGTTTTCACAGATTTAATCTTATAAAATATTCTGAAAATCTAAAGAGACATATTTATCGTAGTGGTATAATACAAAGCACGGAGCTGCAAGCTTTGTGGCTAAAATTAACCAAATAAATATTGAGGAGTAGATATGAGCATTGTACGTATTTTTAATGAAGAAGAGGCTGAAGCAGAAGAGAACACAACTTGGTCCATAGAAGATGTAAAGGATTATGTAAATCAGTTTATGGTTTATGAGCAACAGATAAAAGACCTGCAAGACTCAAGGCGAGAGTGGTCTGCAGACTTTCTAAAGAGAAAAAGCATTCCCAAAAAGGAATTAACTCAAGCTTTGCGGGTTGCAAGACAAGAGCTTGATATGGATGTCGTAAATGAAATCTACGATAATATCGTTGATTTATTTGTTGATTGAATTAACAAAAATAATGTAGCATTTTAGTTTTGTGTGAATATACTATTTATAGGTCGCCACCTTCAAGGGTGGCGACTTGGTTATTCGTTATAAGATTATTTAATTTGGAGTCAAGATGGTAAAAGGTCCCTTTGTATCTTTGCATAATCATACAGAGCTAGGAAGCCCATTGGATGGGATGAACGATACTTATGATTTGTTCAGAAGAGCTAAAGAGGTTGGTCATCCCGCAGTTGCTGTTACAGATCATGGAACATTGACTGCATTATATGATGCTTGGAAAGCCAGTCAAGAGACTGGTGTAAAGCTTATTCCTGGGATGGAGGCATATTTTACAGACGATTTAACTAGCAAGAAGTCTTATCACTTGGTTCTTTTGGCTAATAGTGAAGTTGGTTTTAAAAATATTCTTAGGCTTAATTATTTATCATATCAAAACCAGGTTTCTGGATATATGGGAAAGCAAACTCCTAGAATATCTTGGGAGCATATAGAGAATTATAATGAAGGAGTTTTTGCATTAACGGCTTGTTGCAATGGTATCGTGGCAAAAACTCTTATAACGGAGCAAGAAGAAGATTTGGCTTTGTCGCATATTAAAAGATTGAATGGTATTTTTAAAGATAGATTTTTTTTGGAACTTCAGCCGCACAGTCTTTATGCTGTAAATAAAAATGGAAAAGAAGTAAATCAAATAAAACTTAATGAGTCTTTGTTGAAAATTTCTAGTGATTATAACATTCCTTATGTCATAACTTGTGATGCTCACTATAGAGACAGGGAGCATGCAAAGTTTCATGATTGCATGCTTGCTATCAAAGATAAAAAAGCAATAGATGATCCAGATAGGTTTCGTTATGGTGTTCAAGATATGTATCTAAAAACACATAATGAAATTATTGATTTTTTTGGTCCAAAGATTGCCGAAATAGGTATGCAAAATTCATTAAAGATTATGAATGCATGTGCTGAGCCTTCTTATATAAAACCAAAAGGCGCCATGCTGCCTGTTTTTTCCGTTTCTGAAGAACCAGACTTTAAAGAGTTCAGAGAGTGGAAGGATAATTTGGGATCTAATGTTCCGGATGATAAAGCATATCTTCGATACAAGTGCATCGAGGGTTTTAAGGATAAGCTGTCTCATCTTGACAACGATGATAGAGATGAGTATTGGGAGAGGGTAAAGACAGAGTTGTCTGTATTGGAAGATAAGAATTTTTCATCCTATATGTTGATCGTTGCAGACTATGTTAATTGGGCAAAGGAAAGAATGCCGGTAGGCCCTGCTCGCGGTTCGGCGGCTGGTTCGCTTGTAGCGTATCTTACAGGCATAACAAATGTTGACCCGATAGAGTATGACTTAATTTTTGAAAGATTTCACAATAATCAAAAGAAGTCTTTTCCAGATATTGATTCTGATTTTTCTGATCCTGGAATTGTGAAAGATTATATAAAAGATAAGTATGGATCGGACAAAGTTGCTTCTATATCTAACTGGAGCACTCTATCTCCAAGGGTTGTGATTAAAGATGTTGCGAGAAGTTTGAGGCTTGGTGGGGATAAATCTTCTGCTTTTAAAATTGCAAATACAATAACGGCTATTATGCCTGATGCAGAAACTCTAGATGATGCAATGTCTGAAAGCACACAGCTGTCAGAGTATATGAGCCAATATCCAGAGTTGTACGCGTATGCGTCTAAATTGCAAAATCTTACAAGAAACTGGTCAATGCATGCAGCAGGTGTGGTTATTGGTGAAAATGCATTATATGAAACTATTCCTTTGAGAATAGATAAGGAAGGGCACAATATAACGCAGTGGGAAAAGACTAGGTGTGAAGAGAATGGTCTTATAAAGATGGATCTTTTAGGCCTAAAGACGCTTACTGTAATAGATAATGCATTTAAACTTATTGAAGAAACTACTGGGGAAAAGCTTACGGTAGAAGACATAGACATGAAGGATGAAAAGGCCTATGCTATGATTGGTCGGGGTAAAACTGTTGGATTATTTCAATTAGAATCTTCTTTGACGCCTTTCTGTATAAGGCTTAAACCTAAAAATATAGAAGATATATCTGCAATTAACGCAATAGGAAGACCCTCTTGTAAGCCAGCCGAAAGGAAGCGCTATGCAAAGAGAAGGCTTGGAATGGAGAAGGCTACATATGAGCATCCTAATTTAAAAAGAGCTTTGGAAAAGACCTATGGTGTTTTGGTGTATGAAGAGCAGGCGATGATTATTGCGCAAGATTGCGCAGGATGGGACTTGAATCAAGCTGATGCTTTGAGAAAGATAAGCAAGCTAAAGGGCAAGGATCCAAGGCTTGTTTTGCGCACAGAAACAAACTTTGTTAAAGACTGTATGGAATACAGTAAGATGTCATATGAGATAGCGTGCAAAATTTGGAAGTCGTATATAGAGCCGCTTGGCGGATATGCTTTTAATAAGTCACATTCGATTTCTTATTCTATCATTTCTTTTTATACCGCATGGTTAAAGTGTCATTATCCATCTCAATTTATGTGTGCATTAATAAATTCGGAAGATCCAAATAGTGATAAAGTGCAAGAGTATCTTGATGAATGTCGAAAGATGGGGATCGAGGTTTTGCCGCCAAACGTAAATCACAGTGTTGGCAGGTATAAGATATTAGAAGATGGAAATATCTCAACTGGAATATCTGCAATAAAAGGTGTTGGAGATAAGGCTATAGAGAGTATAATGGAAAATCAGCCTTATGAAAATTATCCAGATTTCTTGTCTAGAAACGACAGCAGAACAGTTGGGAAGACGGTTATACAGTCTCTTTCGAAAGCAGGAGCGTTAGATTGTTTTGACAGAACAAGAAAGGATATGCATGATAATTATCAGAAGTATCGTTCGAAGGCTAAAAATGCAATTAAGAAGATGATTGAATCAAGAATTTTTAAACATAATCCGAATCTAAAGAAGATTCCAAAAGATAGAAGAACAGAATTATTTGAGGTTCATTCTATTTCAAAAGATTCAAATGAATTTCGAGAGATAGTGTCTGGACTAGAGTTTGGAAAGATAGAAGAGGGTTGGGATAGAAAAGAGACGCTTCTTTTCGAAAGAGAGGTGTTGGGAAGATCCTTGAGCGGAAATTTGCACGAAGTTTTTAAGAGTTTTTTCTCGGGCGGTTCTTTGGTAACGCCTTTGTCGCAGATTGACACTTTGAATAGTGGATCTAGAATAAAGATTGAAGCTATAATAAAAACAAAAATTAAGGAATTTAAGATTAAAAATGGTAAAAATGTAGGCAAGAAGTTTGCCAAATATCTTGTGGAAGATATAAATGGTGATACTTGTGGCTTAACGTTATGGGCCGAAGATTATGCAAAGTATAGGACTATGTTGAAAGACGGCATTCCAATTAAGGCCATATGTAGAGTCAATACTTATTTGGACCAAAAAGATTTAGCCCTTTCTTCTCTTGAGAGGGTATATGGGAGAGAGGTATGATTACTTGTAAAAGGTGTGAATTTGAAGTTGTTGAGACTATGCGGCATAGTCTCGTCAAAAATTGCTGCCCGTCTTGTGGAGCTGCTCTTTTCGGAGATCTGCACATGCAAAGACTTAGGCTTTTAAAGAGCAGAATCTTAGAGCAATCATTTTCTCAAGAGTTAAATGAGGATTTGATTTTTGATATAACATTGTTTATGTTGACAGAGTTTTTCCCGACAAGATCGGAAGAAGCTTCTTCCGATGATGTTCAGGAGTTCCAAGAGGGCTCTGCTTTGAGCGATGGAGAAGGGGAGATTGAAGAGTTTGAGGATGCAGCCGGCCAAGGTCAAGGTGACGAAGATGATTATGACAGCATAAGAGACGAAGTGAGAAATGAAATGTTATCCAAGATGGACGAAGAGGCAGAGGGTGCTGATTTAGATTTGAAGGTGGCAAGGCTGAAGCGTATTGCTAAGGAAAAGGCCGTTGCAGGTACGGGTCCAACAGTTCGGAGGGTCACGGAGTGATAAGGGCAGTTGGAAATAAACGCCTAGAATTAAGCGATGGCGAATTTGAATATTACAAAAGTTTGAAAGAACAGTTTGGAGACACAGACTTCGTAGGTTTGTTCAAAACAGATAAAAATGGGATAATAACTTCTGTTAATCCGCCTGTAAATAAAACTATTTCTATGGGAGTAATCTTTTTTCTATTAAATGTTATGATGAATCAAAGGGTTAGAGCTTTGGACCGAAAGATAAATAAGATTATGGACTTTGAAACTAAAGTTGACAATTTTATGGCTGTGAATAATATGGTTGAGCGCCTAGAGCGATTAGAAGAAAAAATATTAGGAGAAGATGGTGTCGAAACTTCATGAAAAAATTTCAATAAATTCATTTTCTATTGAGGATATCGATATTTCTCCGATAGAAGATGTTATAAGCTTGTTGCCGACCAATGGGGTGGTCGATTCGAATATAGCAGAGAAAGGTTTGCTCTATACCCTTGAGGGCCAGAATCTGTGTCAGGAAAAGATTGTTCAAATTGATAGATGGATTGGGTTTTTAGAGTCTAATAAAAATAAAACATGGTCAAATGCTGCTTTGCATAAAGCAAAAGAGGCTGGTTTCAAAACTGTAAAGGATAAAGAGTGGCACGCTCAAGCTGATGATGATTATATTGATGCTTGTAATCAGCTAACTCTTGCAAAGGCGTGTAAGAAGTGGCTTGAGAATAAGGCCAGTTATTTTTCAGGTTGGCATTATGCTTTAAAAACATTTTTACGAAGAGATTATTCTATTGAAAACGCTAGTGGAGTAGGGTATAATAGTGTAGGCGTTGAGGCTGATCCATTTCCCACCAGATCAGTTAAGCCTGATGACTTCGGCGGTGATGCCGATGATATAGAGTGGGGCTAAAACTAAAACATGGCAACAATCCGTAATTCTACGGTTAAGCCACAGAACGTGACAGTGTCACAGATAATTAGGAGAAAGAAATGACAAGTATGGTATTTGGAGAAGTTGATTGGAATGCCGCAGATTCGGGAACAAAGTCCGACTTCTTGCGGTTAGAAGAGGGTGAGAACACAGTTCGGGTTATGGGTAACCCGGTTCAGTTTTATATTCATTGGGTGGTTACGCCAGATGGTTCACGACGAAAGGTGAACAGTCCGGTTGATCATCCAGATCTTGTCCGCAGGCTTGAGGATTCAGGCTTTCGGCGTCAAGCGCGATGGCTGATAAAGGTCCTCGACAGAACGGATGATGAATTTCGCATTCTCGAAGTTGGTCCACAGATTTATAACGGAGTTAAGGCTTTGTATAATAACAGTCGTTGGGGCAAGGTTACGGCTTATGACGTAACTATCTTCAAGGGTCCAAAGGGTTCTCAGCCGCTTTATAGCGTTACTCCGAATCCAAAGGAACCGTTGTCCTCTGACTTTAAGGCTACATTCGTAGACTTTAATGACAGAGTGAATGTCGAGAAGCTTATTTCTCCCGCTGAAGCCTCTGATGTTTTAGAGGTTATGGGCTGGAGTGCTGAAACCGGAACTGCAGATGTTGTAACAGCAACAGATGATGATTTCGATTTTGATTTCGAGTAGGTCTTTCAGAGAATAGTTCATAAGAACTTTTTTGAGATAGTTTAAGGCGCATAGAGTAGAATCTCTATGCGCCTTTTATTATGAAAACAGTTTTAGGATTAGATATATCGTCTAGCACTATTGGTTGGTCGCTGCTTGAGTATGATGATCAGACAATAGAGCTAAAAGAGTACGGACACATAAAACCTCCAAAGAGCAATAAAGGTTCTTTGGCAGTTAGAGCTTTAAGTGCGCATGATGAAGTCTGTGATCTTTTAGTAGAAAAGATGCCAGATTCTGTTGCATCAGAAGCATATGCGAATAAATTTCCAGCAGGAAGAAGTACGGCAAGAACAATAATTGTTTTGTCTGTTTTTAATGAGCTAATCTCTATAGCTTGCCTAAAGGGTTTAAAGTATGAGCCGCATAGATATGCGGTCGTAACAATCAGATCTATGCTCTCAAAAGAGGCTGGTTACAAAATTTCATCGAAAGAAGAGTGCTTCGAATTTATAAAAAAATACTTTTCTAATTTTAGTTTGAGAAATAATAAAAATGGTAAAATAGCTAAAGAGTGTTATGATGAAGCGGACGCTATGGCTGTAGCGTTAACATATATTTTTAAGGAAAGAAACAATGGCTAAAGATTTAACTTATAACAAAGAAGCTCGATCAGCGCTTCTTTCTGGAGCAGAAAAGCTCGCAAAGACTGTTGGCGTTACGATGGGGCCTCAAGGTAAGAATGTAATTCTGGGGAAATATGTTGGAGCGCCCGTTATAACTAAGGATGGTGTAACTGTTGCTAGAGAGGTAACTCTTGAACACCCGGTGGAAGAGCTGGCGTGTCAGTTGGTGAAAGAAGCTGCGGGTCGAACTGCAGCTATTGCCGGAGACGGAACAACTACTGCCACTGTTTTGGCTCATGAGATTTTAAAAAGAGGAAATGAGTTAATAGATGATAATTATAGTCCTCTCTTTTTCAAGCGGGGCGTTCAGTGGGCTGTAAAGCAGGTTGTGACTAATCTAAATGATATGGCAACTGAGGTAAGTGATTTAGAGACCCTTAGGAATATTGCGACAATTTCTGCAAACAATGATCAAGAGATAGGCGATAAGATAGCAGAGGCATTTCATACGGTTGGTTTAGAAGGGACCGTTGCCGCAGAGGCATGTCCAGGCCCAGATACTTCGGTTAGGTTTGTAGACGGCGTAGAGGTTGAGAGCGGCTATGTAACTTCTGCATTTTTAACAGAAGAACAGCAGGCGGATGTTGTGATTGAGAATTGTAATATTTTAATTTGTGATGAAGATATTACGTCAATGTCTTCTTGTATAGACCTTCTTAACGAATTATCAAATAACAGCTTGCCAGTTTTGATTATAGCAAAAGCAGTAAAGCAAGAAGCGTTGGCTACATTGGTTGCAAATAATAAATTAGGAAGAATTAAAGCCGTTGCCGTTAATCTTCCGCCCACAGGCATAGACCCTGGAAGCAGAACGGAATGGCTTGAGTGTATGTCTATTCTTACTGGAACGAAAATATTCGGAACAGAGTTGGGAAATCCTTTATCAAAGGCTAAGGTTGAGGATTTGGGCTTTGCAAAGAAGGTTATTGTAAATAAATATTTAACTAAGATATTAGAGGGAAGAAAAGATCAAGCAAGAATAGATGAGCGTCTAACTATTTATCAGAAGGACTTAGACAAGTTGATAGGAGATTCTGCTAGGCTTGATGTAAGAAAAAGGATGGCTTATTTGCAAAATAAAGCAGCCATTGTGACTGTAGGCTACTCAACCGAGCTTGAGCTGAGAGAGAAGGGGGATAGGGTTGAAGACTCTATTTGTGCAACAAGGGCGGCCATAGAGGAGGGCTTTGTTCCGGGTGGTGGCATTGCCCTTCTGAGGGCCGCTAAGAAAGTTAGCTTGTCAGGCTTGGATGCCGATCTGGTTCCTGCGGCAAAGGTTCTTTTAGATGCATGTATTCGTCCGATTAGACAAATCGTTGAAAATGCATGTGAAGATTATGAGGCAGTTGTTGAACGAGTTTTGAAATCAAGAAATTCTAACCTTGGATATAATGCTGTTAATGGAAAGTTTGAAGATTTGGTTAAGGCCGGAGTTATTGATCCGAAAAAGGTGTCGAGAATAGCTTTGCAGAATGCTGCAAGTATTTCGTTGCTTCTTATAAATACAGAGGCGATTGTATCGGAACAGGCAAATAATCCGTCAAGCTGGCAGCCGCCTACGGGGTGGCGCCCTCCAGAAGAGGGTACTTTGAGACACAAATATTAAAGGAGTTGAATATGTCGATAAAAATAACGGCCTCTGAGGCCGAGAAAGAAATTGTTAATTTCTTTGGGGAAGATACGATCTTTTTCGATGGAAATATTTCTACAAAATATGATGCAATAAGTACAGGCAGTCCTGCGCTCGATGAGTCGATAGGCATAGGCGGAATCCCTATGGGAAGGATCACTCAGCTTGCAGGTCAAGAGAGTTCTGGAAAAACAATGCTTGCCTTATCGTGCATAAAGAGTTACTTGGATGAGAATCCTGATAATACAGCTCTTTTTATAGATGCGGAATATACTTATGATCCAGAGTGGGCACAGAATCAGGGCGTAGACATATCCAGGGTTATGGTGATAAAGACTAATGATGCAAGAGCTATTTTCCAAGGACTAATTGGAACGATGAAGGTTAATTCTAAAACTAAAAAAGCATCAAAAAATATGAAGGGAATTTTGGATCATATTATAGAGGGGAAGGATCCTAGGTTTAGAAATCTTGGAATAATAGTTCTTGATTCAATAGCTGTTTTGAATACTCCATTGGAAATTTCTGCAGATATAGGCAAGGCAAATATGGCTCCAATTCCACGGTTTTTGTCCACAGAGCTGAAGAAGCTTACTCCGGTTGTTGCTCAAGCGAATGTTGCCTTCATAGGCATTAATCAGGTTCGTGTTAATTTAGGCCAAATGTTTGGAGATCCAACGACCTCTCCTGGAGGTAAGGCTCTTAAGCATGCATGCAGTTTAATGATAAATATGGCTCCTGTTTTTAGTGCAGATTCGGTTATAAAAGATGATGAGGGAGGTCGGATTGGGCATACGGTTAGAGCTAAGATTCAGAAGAATAAGGTTGGAGCGCCATTTCGCAAAGCCGAATATAAAGTAGAATATAAAAAAGGAATTGTAAATGCCGAGGAAGAAGTTTTTGATCTGTCTGTAAAGTATGGCCTAATAGAAAGGCCAAGCAGTCAGAGCTATCTTATAAATGGAGAAAAGATACGAGGCCGAGATAAAGCTTTATTGGCATTTGTTGAATCCGGAGACAGCTTTGTACAAGCTAATGATCAAGAGGTTAGAGATATATATTTAGGATATAAAGACCCTATCGTTGGCGCTCTTGAAACAGATGGGGCAGCAGAGGACGTTAATCCATTGATAAATTCCATAGAATGAGGAGGAAGTATGATTGTAAGATGTAATCAGAAGTGTAAGTTTAGTGATGGATTTACAGATGGTTCTTTAGATATAGATACAGATGATGTAATGTGCAATGAGTGTGGAGAGGTCCTTGTTGATGTGTCGCCATATTCAAAGTTGGCGATGAAGGCTAATGGAGATATCCTTAGGTCTAAAAAGAAAAAGGCGTTTGTCTTTCCGTGCAAGACCTGCGAACAAGACGTTGAAACACAGTTTATTAATGGAGTTTTGGTCGGAAAGGGCTGCTCGAATGATCAGGTTGGGTGCAAGATCGATGTAACACAACATATGATAAAGGCGGTTGAAGAGACACAGAGGGTGTTAAGCAAGGTGGAAAGCAATGACTCAGAATGAAGGAGTAGGACATTTGATAGACATTTGTCATAGCAATCTTAAAAATTCTAATAAGTGTTTAGAGTATCTTGTAAAAGATAGGCAATTAGATAAAGAGTCTATTACAAAGAATAATATTGGCTTTTTTCCTCAAAATCCATCTGTTTTAACAAAATATGTTTCTGAAGATTTATTAAATAAATTAAATATTTTAAACTATTCAAAAGGAAGTGACTTTTCTGATTACTTTTATTTAATCTTTCCAATTTATTCAGAATATAATGAGCCAATCGGAATAAGCGGCAGAACCCTTCTTGCTGACGATGAAAGAAATTATTTAGGAATTCCGAAGTATAAGAATTCATCTTATAAAAAGTCAAATATTTTGTATGGGCTTAATCATGCAAAAGAGCATATCTTAAAATCTAATAATGTATATGTTTTAGAAGGTTACTTTGATCAAATATCTATGAGTAAAAATAACTTTTTAAACTCTGTAGCTATTTGTGGAACAGCCTTTTCTCAAAATCATTTTTTAAAGCTTGCAAGATACACAGACAGGATAACGTTTATATTGGATTCAGATGAAGCTGGCTCAAGGTCTGTTGAGAGAGTATATTCTAAATATATAAACAGAGGAATTAGATTAAGGTTTTTAAAAGTTCCAGATTCATACAAGGATGTTGATGAATATTTTTCGGATTTATCAAAAAATAAGCAAACATTTGCTAAGGATTTTAAGCAAATAATTCCAGAAACGTGGTAGGGTAAGTGGGTAAAAAGAGTAAATCATATCAATATAAGATTGTTGAAATCTCATTTGAGTCTGCTAAGTTAAATAATTTTTCAAATGAACGAGGCATGGGCCGGGTTCTTATGGACAATTCTTGTGATGAAAAGATAAGTGATTTAAAAGAAGAATTGTTAGATGAGATCTATGAGATAGTAAATGGAGAGTTTTTAACAGAGCATCAGAAAAAGATATTGTTTATGAGGCTCATGGGCAAAACTCAAAATGAGATAGCCGAACATTTGGGCATTACCCAATCGGCCGTGCATAAGGCTATGCATGGAAATATAGATTATAAAAATCAAAAGAAGCGCTATGGCGGTATAGTTAAAAAGCTTCAAAAGATATGCAAAACACATCCTAGGATAACTGAAATTTTAGCTGAGATTGCAAAAATTAATAAAGGCGAAGTTGAATAGCCTACTAATTTTTTTGATAGCAATTGAAAAGGGTCTATTAGTTAAGGTAATTCAGTAAATATATAGAGTTTTCTTTTCTATTAATAAAGACAAATTTTACAGCAAGGAGAGCATTCATGTCTGAATTAGACGAAGTACTTATTAGGCTTTTGAAAAAGCAATCTTCTGATATCTCAACAAAGGATAGAATTCCTTTGTCTGAAGATTTAAAAATTAAAAAGGTTGCATTTGATATGTACAAAGTATTGGGTGATCAATATAATGATTTATGGAAGGTCGAGGAAGTTGACGGCAACTCCTTTTTGGTTCGAAGCTCTGATCCTAAATATCAAACAAAAGAGGGCGGAGATTGGACTGCGGCTAGCAATTATGATCATAATAACGTAACTCTTTCTTATAAAGATGTTCCAATTTGTAGCTTTTCATCAGAAGAATATGGATTTAATGGTGATGATATTTTTACATTTAAATCTGCATTATTAGATGTAGCAAATACAGATAGTGAGTTTGTTAAAAAAGTCGTTTCCAGTCAGTCAAAGGCAAAAGCAGATACTCTTGGAAGTCTTTTTCCGGAAATATTAAAGTCTAATTAGATAAGGGAATAAAATAATGAAAGAAATTAACAGAATTGTAGCGCAAGCTAAGAGAGCTTTGGACGTATTGGAGAATGGTAAAACATTTACAACTACTTATGTAGTAAACAGACTGGAGAAGGCTGCCGCTCTAAACTCTAAGGATACATTGATTTGTCACATGCGTGATGTTATAGCTAACAGAAGGTCTGATAATAAATTTATAACTCAGAGGGAAATTTCAGAAATTTATGATCACCTTTATGGCCTCGGCGGCGGAAGGTCTAACTTCAGAAAGGAAGTTGGAGATCTTCTTCCAGATAAGCATGCAACCATAAAGCTTGAAGACTCTGGCGCATCTGGCGCTAGAATTCCCTATGGAGAGAAGTTAAGTCCATTGTACGAAGAGAATGAGTTCTCCAAAGAATTAGCGGGAGTATTTTCGCTAGATAAGCAATCTTCTTTCTCTGCACTTTCTGATAACACAGTTAGGAAGGCGGAGAAGTTTGCTAAGTTACAGTTAGTTTCATTAGGTTGTGTTCCACAAGAGGTAACGGCTGTTCGCACGAATGATCACTTCATTCTTTGCAACGCCTCAATTGATACGTCTGACTTTACTCAAGTGAATGTTCCAATTCCAGTTCAGGTTACAAATGGCATTCCTGCTCTTCCCAATCATTTTGTACAAGGAGATGAGCTTGTAAAGCTAAATAAAGAGAATCTTTATGTTTATATTAAAGATACAAATAATTTCAGAAAAAAGACAAATGTAAACAAGTTTGCATCTCAAAGAAGCGTTAGTGATTTCAAGGTGGACACCCCCGTTGTTCCTGTGAGCCTTGAGAAGTATGCAGATCTTGAGAACGACTTGGTTGCGGCAGCCTCCTCTTTTGGTGTAGAGCAAATAAAGATGGCAACTGGCGTAGTGGCCGTTGAGCTTTCTGGGTATGGAGTTCCAAATCCACAGGTTCGCGTAGCCTCCTCAACAGATAAGACTTTAACTTTTGCTGCAGACATTCCAACTGCTCATGGCAGAGTTGAGATTAATGTTCCGGTTGATATGCCAAATGGCAAGCCTGTAATTCCAAGCAGTTTTATTGTTAGCGGAAAATCTTATAGGCTAAATGAAGATGGACTCAGGTCGATTATGAAGGCTTCTGACCACAAGAATGATATAAGCAAAGTTTCTAGAGAGGCCGAAGAGATGACTCGCCTTTCTTATGGCCAACTTGTTGATAGAATTATCAATGGTGTTTCAAACAATGATTATAGACAGGCCGAAGATGCCCTTTCCGTTATTGGGGAGAAGTTTGATGGTCAGCAATATTTATCTGCATTGGATAAGTTTTCAAAGCTGTTAAAGCATTCGTCAGAAGGAACGGAGAGAGATGCTTTGATTAAGCAGGCTCTTGCGAACGGAGACCTTGTGCAGCTTCCAACGTCTATACAGCCTTATTGTCCAAAGCTTGGGCTACCTGTGAGCAAAGTAGGCTTTGATCACAAGGGTCGACCCGTTCCGGCACGAAGAAAGGCTCAGAGGGATAATCTTGCTGAGTCTGGAGCTATGATTTCTACTTCGAAGATTGCATTGTCATAATAGGGTATTGAAATGATTAAAGATAGAGAGAACAGATTAGAGTATATTGAAAAGTTGGCATTGGAAGATGGCAAAGAGAGTAGATTAGAAACTCTTGAGAAGTTTGCTCTTGGAGATCAACATGGGGCTTTTCAGCACTTTCAATCCAATGTAGCTGAGTATGCAACCCGTGATAGATATCTAGCCCAAAGAGGTGGAGATCCAGTCTCAAGGGACAGAGAGGGCCTGTATGGCATTGGTCCAGAGCATGAGGATTCTTATGTGCCAACGGAGTATGTAGCCACACATTTGTCTACTCGCTATTCGCCAGATCGTGTGGGCGTGCAGGCGAAGAGAGTGTCTGATGGTGTATTTCAAGATCCTTATACAAATAAGATTTATGATTACAACGAAGGCTTTAAGACAGAGGACGGAAGAGACTTCCCTCCTGGTCATGCGGCGCTTCAAACAAGTATAATGCATCTTGCAACACATTTAGACAGAAAGGGCCTGAAAAAAGAGGCTACATATCTAGACGTGCTTTTAAGAAAGAATTCTGCCTTTACTTATTCTGGTCCAGATCCAGCCGACGCTTTGTCAACACAAGAGATAATGACTTTAATGCAGATGAAGATGGAGGAGGCCGGCCTTGGGCCGGATGATCTTCCTACAGAGGAGGTTCAGAAAAGCATGAGAGGCCTTGATAAGTCTGACCCATGGGTAAGAGAAAAGCTTGGACTGGACACTGGGCATGCGATTGTTCATGAGCCGGGTGCCGATGAGCCTTCTGATGCCGAAGCTAAGGACAGGGAGAATCGCCCGCTCACCACAGGTGAGGTTGCAGCACTATTAAAGGCTCATGAGGATCCATCTTCGGATTATAAGCTAGACTCAAGCAGGCTTGCGCAAATGACTAACGGCAATTTGAGCGAGGAAGAGGCGGCAATTGTAGACGGAATGGGGAGCATGAGCTCTTTCTCCTCTGAGGCAATCAATAATCTCATCAAGCTTGCAACACATTTGGACAGAAAAGGCCTGACAAAAGAGGCTACATATCTAGATGTGCTTTTAAGAAAGAATGCGGGCATGTTTCACTCTGACTGGGGTGACTCAGGCAATGTTATGAAGCTTTAAAGCAAGTTGAATAAAATAATGAACGAATCTCTAGAAGTAGATGGCATATTAGGCATGGAAACGATTGAGGCGATGAGTCGTCATGGTATGACAAAGATGTGGAGCTTAAAACAGGTAGAAGAGCATTTATCTAAATAACTTATATTAAAAATACAGAGAGAGGTCCTGGCTTAGTAATATAAAGCTAGGACTTTTTATTTTGAGGTAAACATGAGCAAGAAAATTTTAAATCATCCGGATAAAGAATTAGTTATAAGCAAGCTGTTAGAGGGTGATTCTGTTAAAGAGGTTGAGCGTTGGCTTAAAGAGAAATATCCAAGAACAAGGCGTCTGCATATTTCATACATGACTCTTCAAAAGTTTAGAGCAGAGCATTTAAATATTAAAGGCGAAGTTTTAGATGATATCAAAAACAGAAGAGGAGAGATAGACAGAGAGGCGTCAGAGGCTGAGGCCAGAATGATCATAAAGGCTTCGTCATCGTATCAGCAAAAGCTTGAAGAGATTGCCTCATCTGAATTGGATGTAACAAGAAGGCTTCTTGAAATGGATAGTCTTATAAATTCAAGAATAGAATACTATTATAATATGTTACAAGAAGGAGGCTCTCTCAGGGAAGACAAGATTTTTATTGAATATATCAATACCATGAAAGCCCTTATGCAGGATTGGAAGAAGTATATTGAAGGCGTTGCAGATAAAAAGATTGAGCATAATATTAATATTAGTGTAGTAAATGAACAAGCCAGAGTTTTGAAGGAGGCCGTGTTGGATGTGTTGCAAGAATTAAACCCAGATCTTGTATCTGTTTTTGTAGATAGGCTGGATGTAAAAATGAGACAATTGGATGGTTCGGATTTGGACAAAATACACGGAGAAGTTATAGATGTTACTTAACGGAAAGGTATATAAAGTTCTTAACTTAGATAATCTTAATAGCTTAATTTCCTTAGAGGAATGGCTAAAAGATAATCTTAGTCTTTATCCAGATGACGAAAAGATTTCCGATAATCATTTGAAGACATTTTTAGAATATATTAAATATAATACAAAAGAGCAGAGAGTAGAAGAGAAGAGGGAATGGTTCGACCAAATTGATGGCTTGGTTAAAAGAATAGAGGAAAGATGAGCAATCTAGACGAAATAAATGACTTTTTTATAAAAAAGTTGGCAGCTATGCCTGTTTCGTCTAGTACGCCTGCGTTTGATAAACTTGCAGAGAAGTCTGTCCACCTAACTGCTTTGGGTGTTGATAGTAACAAAAAGTTTGAAAGGCATTTTTTTATAAAAAAGGCAGCAAAAGAGTTAAATATAGTTCTTTCTTTAGAAGAAAAGAAAGAATTATTGAAGTTAAACATTAATAATTTAAATGATGCTTACTATAGCGTTGTTCGTTGCAAAACTAAAGATAAAAAGATAATAAAGATTGCATATCCTAATGTTGATTATTATAGAGAAAATATAGAAGATGAATTTGATATAAATAGATGGCTAAAAACAGTTCATTTGATTTATGATTCTGTAGCAAAAAATGAAATGACAAAACAAAATGCATTAGATTATTATAGTAATTTTTTAGATATAGATAGCGATGAAGATTTGAAGTTTATAAAGTGGTTTAAATATTATAGCACTGGTGAGCATTTAAAATATAGTTCAAAAGAGGATGAGTACATGAAAAAAGAATCTGTTTACATGAGTAACCTTGGTCAAGGCGGAACTCCGTATTATCATGGAGGACAAAGCGCATATTTAAACAAAGGTCAGGGTAATAATATGCCGGGAGATAGTTTTCACGGATCTGTTTTTGATGAGACGGCAGAAGCCTCAGAGCGAAAGGCTCATCGCGGTGAGCGATTTGGCTCTTGGAAGTCAAAGCTTCATACGGCAATACGACGTATAGATAAGCTTTTGAGAACAGATGAGTATATGGATTCGGAGACCTATAAGACTCTTGCGGAACATCTTATGCATTTAAGTCTTCAAGTTCAAATGTTAAAGCTTAGCAGTACACTATCTGACGTAACTCACAATACTGCAAATAAGCTTAATAAGTTTGGCTGCACTGAAGGTGCGGAAATTTTAAAGAAAATTGCTCAAGAAGTTCCTGAAGAGATGCCGGCAGAAGCCCCGGCAGAAGCTTTGGGTGAAGCCCCGGCAGAAGCTTTGGGTGAAGCCCCGGCAGAAGCTTTGGGTGAAGCCCCGGCAGAAGAGGAGTCTCCTCCTGGTCCTATGGATGGAATTCCAAAGTCTGATGATGTAGAGGCGGCTAGCTTTGAAGACATAACCCCACTTCCTGGGGCGAGACCCGGGGAGTACGATGAGTTGGCTGGAGATATAAGCGTTGAAGATGCTGCCAGAAAGCTTGACGAGGTGGCGGGAATGCTTGCGGATAGGCGTATTATTCGCCAATTAGCCGAGTTTGATATTATGCTGGACAAAATAGGTATTGCATCTATGTTTCCAGAGCTTGCAGAGTCACAAAGCAAATTGATTGACTCATTCTCTTACGCTCTTACAAGGGTTACAAAGATGATGGGACAACTTGCTAACGCAAAGACTATGGCCGATGCTCAAAGCGGGATTCCAGGGGCCGAAGAGGAGGCTGTGGCAGAGCCTGCGCCTGAGGCGGAACAGGTGCCGGAAGCGGATGATTTAGGGCCGCCCGTATAAAGAGTTATAAACAATAGGGGCTCTAATGAATTTTGATGATATATATTCAAAAATATTAAAAATTTGTAAAGAAAACTATATAGCGGAACCGTACATAGTTGGTGGAGTTCCTAGGGTTTTGTATTTAAACAGAATAGGAGAGGCGCAAGAGAGGGCTTTTGAGGCAAGGGGTCGCGTTAGCCGAAGGCTTCAGGTTCTTCAGATGGAAGGCGGAAATGCTCCTGTTGAAGATTATAGAGATATAGATATAACAACTAATGATGCCGATATAACAAGGTTGGCTATAACTTTGGCTAATGAATTAAATAGTAACTTTAAGCTTTTCAGCGATGGACATGTTTCTGTTTATTTAGATGATATAATGTTTGATTTTTCAAGCAATTTTATATCTGATGATGTTGTTGAGTATATAATGAAAGAGCTAAATATTAAAGATGAAAAATTATTTGAAGTTTACAGTAGAGAGTTTACAATAAATACTTTACATAAAAGATTTTTTGATGATGAAATTATTGACTTTACAAACAAAGGCAAAGAAGACTTAGAAGCAAAGATTATAAGAACAAATGTTCCTGCAAGAATTGCTCTTGGTGATGATATTAGGCGTATTTATAGAGCCATCAATTTTGCTGCTCGTTATGAGTTTTCTATTGATGATGAAATTATTGATTTTGCAAGAAATAATAGAGAAAGTTTTACTGGAGAAAATAAGTGGGCTTTAAAAGAGGCTTTCCTTACTTCAATAATTGCAGAATCAATTAATGATAATTCAGATATAACAATGCATTATTTGTCTGAGATGAAGCTGCTTCCAACCGTACCGTTGGTTGGCGTTTTCAAAGAAGAGGTTATTAAAAGAAAGTTGGTTAATAAATATTTAGATGATGCAATTAATTTAACAGAATATAAATTAAAATCATTGAATATTTAGACTTACTAATACTTTCTTCATTTAGTAGGATATAATTAATTATGATTAGAGGAAAAACGACCAGATGCCCATTCGGCCTGCCTGTTGCTGCAGGATGCAAAATAGCTGGTGGAGTGGCAAAAGATTCGAAAAAATCAGCTATTCTTAGCATGACTCCGTTGGAAGCTGCTGATAACAAAGAAGACGCTAGAGAGATTGCGGATAATAATTTGGAAATAATGCTTATGGTCGAAGAGTATTCGAAGTGCCCTTTTGCAGACATGATTTTCGAAGAGAAGGACTCTGTTGACTGCAAGTATGACTCAAAGCAATCTACTATTCCTGCAGGTAATGTTGGGTTAAATGGCAGTCCTTTGTACCCGCATATTATGATAGGAAATATGCCAGAGGCTCAGTATGGTTATCCGTTAGATTATTATTCTGATAATAATGAAAGTAGAAACGTATATTACGGACTTTATAGCTTAGTAGGATAGGAGAAAAAATGGCTAATAATTTTAAGACAACAACAATTTTTAAAGAATCTGAATTAGATCAAACATCTTACGTGGAAGGCGATCTTACTGGTTATGCAGAAGACGATATGTTTGAAGGCCTGTCTGAAGAGGAAATCTTCGGGGCGGGCATGGCTTCTGCCGTGGGAACAGATGATTTAGGTGACGGAACCCTTGAGGATGTCCTTGAGCCCTTTACAGAGGGGGAAGGCAGCCTTGGAGAACTCGGCGGCGAGATGGAGGGGTTAGATAAGGATATAACTGAATTCTTAGAGGAGCATGGAGATGTTTCTTTATCTGATTTAGTTCCCGGCTCACAATTGAGATCTGAAGAACTAGACGAGGATGAAGATGAGCAAGAGACCAATTACGCAGATGATGGAGACTTGTCTAAATTTATGGAATATGTTCATGAACAATATCCTGGAAACATCCCTCAGCATGACGGAAGAAGCATGGTCGGCTGCGAGCGAGCTACAAGCTTCTTGGATAAGTTGAATTCTCAAATCTCAAGAGCTATTCGTGAAGATTCAGATAATGTATTAGACATTCAAGCCCTAGAGGGTGTTCGGGTAAATATAATGAAGGACGTATTAGTTCTCAAGAAACATATTGGAAAGCTGAAGAAGATGGTGAAAGACGAGCATGACAAGAAAGCCTCTGTAGGTGCCAATGGCATTCCGAAGTGGATCAATGCTTCTGGCAGAGAGATTGAATACGGTGAGCTTACAAAGGAGGCCGCTACTCCGAATAATATAGTTATAGCAGTATCTCCCTTTGAGCGGGCTATTTCTGGAATTATGATTAATGCACATGTATCAGGCGGCCATTCGATGGAAGATGTTTATGGCTTTTTGTCTAATAAGTACTCTATTGATGACAGAGAAGAGCTTGCAATAATGCAGCTATGTATGGATAGTGGGTTTCATATCTTTAAGGATCGTGGAACATTTTCCCCAAATGATACCGGCGATGACGCCAAGAAGGGCGAGGGCAAGGCCGGCGTTGATTTTTTGAGAAATTACTTTGCCTAGGAGGATGAGATGTTAAAAGATTTGGTAAATTTGGCGAATAGTTTGGATAGCAAGGGGCTTCTTAAGGAGGCGGATCTTGTAGACAGGATTATTAAGGCTGCTGAAAAGAAAGAGGGTCTTTTTGAAGATGCAAAAACTCGGATGGCTGAAAATGTGGTTAAAAACTGGGATCCAGAACGCCTTGGCGGTGTGGCTGATACCGTTGGTGCGGGAAAGCTGGCAGATATTGCAGAGCATATGTCTCCAGAAAAATTGGCAGATGCGGTTATAGCTTTGGATACTAAACAAAAAAGTAGTGTTATGAATCTTCTTTTGGCAAATGAAGAGTTTAAAGGCATTTTGTTAGAAATGCTTATGAGCGGAAAGTTAAAGCTTCCTGGCTTTGAAGATATTCTTTCAGCTCCCGGACAAACAGCGCCGTTGGCAACAGGCGGAGAATGGTCAAAGTGGTTGGATATGGCCGGCGGAGCAACAGATCTTCCTAGCGGTGTAACTGGTATACTTTCTGAGTAAGTAAAGGGTTAGCAAATTTAAAGGTCAATTTAATGAAAGTAAAAAGACAAAATTTAAGTGAAGAATATAGCACAACGGTTAGTTGGGTTAATGACTTTGCCAATAATTTAGAAAAGAATGCTGATTATCTCAGCAATCTTCGTTCTATTATGAAGAAGAGGAAAGATTTTGATACAATCGAAGAGAAGATGGCAGACCTAAAGGCTCGTGCAGGATTTGATCTTGTTAAAAGTGTAAATACCAATACGGAAGAGAATATAAAAGAGGCAGGTTGCGGCGGTGGCTGTACTGGCGGTTGTGGCCCATGTAAGACAAAAAAAGAACGTGGCAACAATGTTGATGCCCTTAGAAATATCTTAAAATATATTAAAGATTTTGCAGAAGATCGTCCAGATGCAAATTATGGAACAGTTATTACTCATTGTCGCGAACATCCAAATCTTGGATATGATAGAATAGAAGGAAAGCTTGACAATGGCAAGTTTAAAGCTATAGTTGAAAAGCTCTTAAATAAACACAAAAAAGGTCCGGAAATAGTAGAATATGTATCTGAGGCAGATATGCCATCATCATTTGATGATGACACTGCAGATTACATGAATCATGCTCAAACCGGACCATAATGTCAAAGAAACAAAGTCAAGAAAAACTTTTTGAACAACTCAAAGAAAGCTTCTTAGACTTCGACCCAGCACACTTTGTTCAAAATAATCTAACTTTAGACGGAGCAGAGTTTAGAGTTCTTGATAATGGGTGGAAGTTTATGGCCGATATATATCGGTATATTGCTTTGCAAGCAACAAGAAAAGATGGAAAGCCAGTTGTTATAAAGAAGGGCCGTCAGGTTGGTGCAACCGTTATGGCTGGCGCTCTTGATTTGTTTTTTACGAATAGCGGCCTGTTTGATAAGCCGAATATTAGAGTTGTTCACCTTTTTCCGGCCCTCGGGCAGGTGAAGAAGTTTTCACAAGATAAGCTTGAAACATTAATCAGAACGGCTAAGAATGATTTTATAAATAAAAATAAATTAATTAGCTCAAACTCTGTTGACAATTTAACCATGAAGCAATTTAATAAAGGTACTTTATGGATAGACAGTTTGGGCACAGATGGTGATAGAATTCGTGGTATGACAGCGGATATAGTCTTTTTTGACGAAGTTCAGGATATGTTTGGTCATGCCATTGGAAATGCTACAAAGATTTTAACAGCGGCAAAGTATGGCCCCACCGGCCAGGGTGTTCAAGTTTTCTTTGGAACCCCGAAACAAAGGGGTAGTTATTTTTCTACCATTTGGGATATGTCAGATCAACGATATTATCATTTGGGGTGCATAAATTGCGGAGAAACGTATCCCTTTTATTTGCCAGAAGATGATAGATGGAAGTCTATTTGGTTGCATGAAAATATAATTCAGTGTCCTCTGTGTGGAACCAAGCAGAAGAAGGTTGAGGCAACTGAGCGAGGTAAGTGGGTTGGTTCTGCTGATCCAGATAATTGCGAATTTGTAGGTTTTCATATAAATCAGTTATATATTCCTTATTTTACAAAAGAAAATATTGAAAAATTAATGCCGGAAAATAATCCGGCTCAAACAGAAAGGATTTGGAAAAATGAAGTAGTTGGAGAGTTTTACTCTGGCGCAGGATCACCTCTTACTAAGGCGGAGATTTATGACAAGTGTAGAGATCCAGACAGAAGCTTTGCTAAAAAAATTAACCCAAGAGATAAGGCTGTTTACCTGGGGGTTGATTGGGGAGGCAAAGAGGACGATCCCAACTCTAAAGGTGGTCAGTCTTATTCGTGCGTTGTTGTATTATCAGCGCAACCAGACGGGGCGTTGTCGATAGAGCATGCTCATAAGTTGCGTAAAAATAATTTCTCTTTCAAAAAAGATACAATAAAAGAGATGTATAGACGCTTTGGCGTTCAACGCGGCGTATCTGATTGGTTTTTTGGCCAAGATGTGGTTGGAGATCTTCAGTCTCTTTATAGAGAAAGATTTCTTGGAGCACAAGGAAGCGGAAGTTTGATAAAGCCTATGAAATACAGAGAGGATGAATTAATAATTTCTTATAATAAAGATCTTTTAATTGACGAACTGTTTGATTTGTTTAGAAAGGGTAAAATAAGATTTCCATGGAAGAGCTATGAGCATGTAGAGTGGCTAATAGATCATTGCACATCTATGGAGTCAAAGGTCAGAATAACTGGGGGCCAACCAATAAAGACTTTTGTAAAAGGATCAGCGCCAAATGATGGACTGATGGCCCTCATGTATGCTTATATGGCATATAAGTTTGATCTTACGAAGGGTTTTACTATTAAACCTGGTTTAGAGAGACAATCAAATTATTTAAGATCTACATTGGCTAAGGTTACAAGGAGAGTATAGAATATGAGAAGGATTAACAGACCGCCAACACAAATTTCAAAAAAGGCAGCCGACTCTATCTCTGAGGTTAGGCGTGCGCAAATTACAGATGCTGCGAATAAGCAGCTTGATGCACAATCTGAAGTTAAAATTTACGGAAGTGTTGCACACAGCCCTGGGTTCAGAAAAAATAGTTTAAACTTTCTAAAGAACGCCTCTGTAGCGTCCCCTATGGCGGGACCTTCGACATCCTCTACAACAGACAGGATGTCGCCAGAGATTTATTCTCCATTATTTCAATTAGCGAATCTAAACTTACCGCGTGATCGCGTAACCATGAATGCATGGAATCGTGTTTTTTATGATACACACCCAATTGTTAGAAACGCTATCAATCTTCATGCTTCGTATCCGATAAGCAAGATAAATATTACATGCAAAAACAAAAGAGTACAGCAATTTTTTATGGAGATGGCAGAAAAAATTGACTTGTATTCCGTTGTTTATGGTGCGGCTTTAGAGTTTTGGAAGATGGGTGAAGCATTTCCTTATGCGGAGTTAGATGAGAGTCTTGGAACATGGAGTAGGATAACTATATTAAATCCAGATTATGTACACGTAAAGAAGTCTGTAATAGGAAACCATACCCTTGTATCCCTTAGGCCAGATGCAAATTTGCAAAGAATTATAAATTCAACATCTCCTGCTGATTTATCTCTTAGAAAGTATATTCCAAAACATATTGTAGATTATGTTAGAAGAGGTCAAAATATTCCATTAGATGCATTTAATATATCACATCTTAAATTATTAAGTTCGCCATATGATGTTAGAGGAACCTCTGTCATAGTATCTGTTTATAAAGATCTAATGCTTTATGATAAATTAAGAGAAAGCAAGTTCGCACAGGCCGATGGAATGGTCAACCCTCTTACCCTGGTCACGCTAGGCGGTGAGGGTGATTACAGGCCAACACAGGCTGATATAGAGGCGTTTAAAGACCTATTAGAAGAGGCTCAGTATGACAAGGACTTTAAAATCGTAACACATAACGGTGTTAAAATTGAACGAAATGGTTTTTCCGGAGGTGTTTTAGAGATTGGAACAGATGTTGAGCTTATAATAAACAACTTATATGCAGGCCTTATGACTCCAAAGGCCTTGATGGACCAAGAGGCTGCCACATACGCAAGCTCCTCTGTTGGGCTTGAGGTTCTTAGGCAAAGGTATGACATATTTAGAAACATGATGAAGAAGTGGCTTGAGAGAAAGATCTTTGCACCAATATGTGAACTTCAAGATTTTTTCGAATATAAAGATGGAGAGAAAAGGTTGTTGGTTCCATCGATTGACTTTAATCATATGAACCTATATGATATGGCTGATTTTATTACAGCAATCGGACAGTTTGTTGGAAATAAGCAGGTATCGCTACAGACTCTGCATAGAAGCCTTGGGCTTGGATATGAGGATGAGCGCAGAAGAATACGAGAAGAAATGATTGATGAACAGATTTTTGCCAAAGAGCAACAAGTATTGGGCAATATGAAGTTGTCAGAGTTGTTAGGACTGGACCCAGGCAAGGTGATATCAGAGCCTCCCGAAGGACTTGGCGCGGCTCCAGCCGGGGGCGAGGGGCTTCCTGGGGTTCCGCCGGGCGGCGGAGACATGGGCGGTGGCGCTCCACCTCCACCCGGTGGCGAGCCTCCAGGTGGAGAGTTGTAGGTGCTTTATGAGTAATTTTACAAAAAGAGGAATAGACATGGGCGAAGGTGTAAGTGTAGACACCAGTGATGAGTCTATAAATATAGAGAATGAGTCAGGAGCGCCACCAGCGCAGCCTGCTAACTCTGCCCCGGGAGGTAAAGGTTCTGGGGCAGAGCAGTTTGATATTGATGGACGATTAATGACAGCGGCCTTAAAAGCTGTAGATAAAGGTATTGAAAAAGGTATTCGCAAAGACTTTGCATCATACAGCGGAATAGAGGGATCTATCATTAGTGGAATTTTTAGAGGCCTGGCTCTAATGACCGGATCGACGGGTCGGCTTTTGGAAAGGCGAGTTAAAACCGAATCTACTATGGAGTTTGACAATAATAAGGTAAATGAAAATTCTAAGCGAGCATTTCAACAATATATAATACAGCCATCTAAAAGTCTTTATAGTGATAATTTTGAAGCATTTATGAATCTTGTTAAAAATACTTCTATTTCGAAAAATATAACAAATAATACATCAGAAACGAAATCTTTAGCAATAGAATATAAAAGTTTGGACGAATCAGCTAGAACGACAGATTTTTTAGGATTAGCCCCCGGAGAGAGTCCTCATAAGCTTATCTTGAATAAGTTAATACCATTGCTTAGGTCAAAATTTGATGCTATAGTCTCTTTTAAAGAGAAGGTTGGTGCTGGTTCAAGCATTGACTACGAAGGTGTCGGTGCAAGATTTTCTTCTACCAGTATGAACAAGCAAGCACAAGAGGGTCAGGTTAGTATTGAAGGCGTCAATAACGATAGTGATTTCACGGCCGGAGGTCAATCAGATGACATCGTGCAGCTTGGCGGGCTTTATCGGGCCATAGATGATTGGTGGCAACTCGTTAAAGGCCTTGACAGAGGTGGTTCTGCAGAGTCTGTTAGAGATGCAGGTTCGGATGAGAATAAGTCGGGGGCAACAGAGTCTGGCAAGAGCGTGCAGGAGGGGGGTGGCGGAGAAGCGAAGCTGCCTTCATTTAATGAGGTTGTTAAAGGGATTGAGATTAGCAGGGTAAGGCCTGGGGGCGGATCTAGTGTTGGCGCAAACCCAGGAGAGATAGTGATAAACAGGCGATTGTTAGATCCTACAAATATTCCGGTTGTTAGCTTGGTTTTGACCGGACCAATGGCGAGATATGTAAAGCCGGTTGGCAAAGATATGGATTATTTTTTATATTTTATGAAAAATAATAAAATAAAAACATTAAAAGATATAAGTACAGATCTTCCAAAGTTTATAACAAATGTTTCATCAGAAAATACATCAGAAGGAGCAAAGCTTACTATTTATTTTAATCCTTCAGCTATTTTGCAAGAAACTGCAAAAGCTTCAGATTTGGTTAAATTAATGAATATAAGAACTGTTAATGAAGATATAAGCATTATGGCAAATAATGATACAACATTTGATGATCTAGTAAAGCTTTCAAGTGCATCATCAACGACTCCTTTGTATGAAACTGTCTCTCCAAGTGGAGAGGCGGTTGCTTTTACTCCTGCAGATTTAGTTCTTGGAGGGGGAAGGTTGAGGGATTCTAAGGGAAACAAGTTTAAGGTAAAAAAGAGAAAAGGCAAGTCTTTATCGGATAGGGTTGTGTCTTCTGACTTTGGAAAAGTTAAGCGCGGGCTTAAGTAGGTTTTGAAAGATGAAGAAGATATCTTATAGAAATAAAAGGCTAAGGTTAAAACCAAAGGTTAAATCCTGTGATCTTCCAAGCGTGACAGAGGCAGAGGAGGGTTTGACTGGAAACCCGGGCGTAGGCATAGGAAGGGGTTTTGCAGCCCCCGGAGAGCCTGTTATGCCCCCTACGCACACAGAGGAAGAGGAGAGGCCGTTTTTTACGGAGAAAATAAAAAGAAAAAGAATAAAACAATTAGATTATGATGATTTAATGCAAATGATGATTGCTATGGCAGACGAAATGGACAAAGAAGAGGATGTTGCTTTGGCAAATTTTGCAGACTTTTTAATAAAAAAGATAGCAGTGCAAAAAAATATAGATTATTCTGCATTATTTAGAGATTTGCTAGTAAAGATTGTAGATTCTGATGTTTTGGACAAAGATGATATATTGATCGAAGCTACTCTTGAGTTTAATAAATTATTAAAGTTATATAATAATTTAGAAGAAAACGAGGCAACGGCAAGAAGAAAGGCTTACCAAGGAAGCGTTTCAAGGGTTAAAGAGTATGTCAAGTAGATTAGAGAAAGAAGCGCAATTGCTTGAACAAAACCCTACTTATGTAGCGGAACAGCTGCATAGTATAATAAAGATTATGATAAGCAGCATGTCCCCTGAGGCCCGAGTAAGGTCGTATAGTAATGTTTCAAAAAAATTAGAAGAGTTTAATGTAATGGAGATTGCAGGCAAGAAGTCTCCGGGAGGGGCCGCTATAGGGGTCAGTCTTAGTCTTGTTAAGAATATTTTGAATGGAAAAGATCCATATTTTATAAATATTGTTTTAAGCGAGCTAATGATAAGGTTATAATATTCTGCTATTTTTAGTATAGATTATATAGTTATTAGGAGTTAAAAGTTAAGAAATGAGAAAGTTATCTTGGCCATATATTGGAGATCCAGAGCTTGAGATGGGATCTATGTCTGCATCGGGAGATGCGCACATGGATATACATATGGATGCACAGCCTCGTTATGATATGATGGTGGCTCAAATATCTACAACTCCTGAAGAGCAAGCCCCTGTGGGATACTCTGGAGGTATATTTTTTCCGGCAGAAGATTTATATTCAGATATAGAAGATGATGAGTATCAAGCTTTGGCAAATCTTTCCAACAAGTTTATGCGGCTGCTTAGGCGAGGATCAACAGTTTTGGGGATTGGAGAACAGACAGATGATAATGCTTCTGTTATTTTAAAAGCAGGTCATAATTTAATTAATTTATCTAAAAATGCAACGAGTAAAGTAAATTTACATAATTTTCATCAAGAATATGGAAATCCAATGTTTCATACTTTTAGAAATAAATTTGATGGTTTTTATATAACCAGCACGCCATCTGAAGAAGATTCTTTAGAGATAGTTTTGGGCAACATCTGCGACCACCTCAGACCGGTTGGCCATGGGTTTATTGTTACGAGTAACTCAATAGACATATCTTCTTCTATAGAAAAATTAGGATTTATTATTACAGATAAACATATAGATAAGATTGGCAAGTATATTGTTTCACGAAATGATTTAAACAAAACGGCAGTTGTTAGGTGCTATGGGAAAGACAATATCAATGATGCATCTATTGTTTTTAAGTGTGATGTGGCAAAAACATATAAAGAAAAAATTGATGGCCTCCAAGTTTATTCTAAATTAGAAAAGGAATCCGGATTATTATTTCCATATGATAAGCCTACAGACGTTTGTTATCACATGGGAAGTGTTAATTATCCAATTGATATTATTTTTATAGATGATAATTCAAAAATTAAAAAGATTTGCAAAAATATTAAACCAGGATCTTTGGGCGTATATGGGTGCTCTGGGGTTAAAAACGTTTTAGAGATATCCGGAGGACTCTCTGATGTTCTTGGTATTAAAGAATCTAATTTAATGTATATAGATTATGGAGCAGGTCTTGATAAAGATTTATCAAAGATATCAAATATAATTAATGGAATTGGTGTAGATAAAGTTATTTTTAAGCGTTCTAATTTATTAAATTCTGGCTTTTATAATATTTTAAATAATAAGATTTATGTTATAAATGATGATGAAAATTCTGCAAAAACAATAGTTAAAAAGGCATCATTAAATAATGATAGTATAAAAGATATAGTTGCATTTGATATTGATAATTTAATTATAGATAATAAAGCAAAGATTAGACTGTATAGGCATAGGCCTCCAGATAGGGATGATAAAATATTTAGAGGTCTATATGATGAAACCTTTTCGATTGATAAAGAAGCTTTTGTAGATATTAGATTAAATAATTTAGTATCAAAGGGTTTCTATGAAAATATTAATTTTAAATATTCATTAATCCCTAGTCAATTTATGAGCTTTTCTAATCTGAATAATGTAAATAGAAATAAAGCATTGAAGAAAATATCTGATATATCGACAGATACAAATAAAAAACTTGTTTTTGTATCCAGGGGAGATAATGATAAATTTGTATTAGAAAATATAATTCAAAAAGAGATTGAGATTAAGACAGGCGTTAAGATTTCTGTTGATACAGATTTGATCAGAGTTCCTGAAGGCTTTGGAACAGAGGATGTTTTTTCGGCCCTTAAAGAAAAGTATTCAGGAAGAACTATTGAGCTATATAATGATTCTTTTGTAAAAACAGCAGGCATTCCTGTTCCGGATGAGGTTAAGAACAAAGCAAAGCAAGCGATGAGATATTTTGACAGATCTGAAGATATGTGCGAAACGTTGGTTGAAAATCTTAAAAAGAATCTTGCAGAATATCAGAAAGTTCAAGGAAATGTTGAGGTAATTGCAAATAGCAAAGGACAATATAGTCAATCTTCTAAAAGAAATGCGCGAATTACAAAAAGAATGTTAATAAACATAAAGAATGGAATTCAGATAATGAATGACATCAAGGATGTTTCAACTACATCTGAGATAATAAGCTCTATTGCGCTTGCTGCAAAAAACTCGTCCGATGGAATTAAAGACGTTTTTGATTTAATAAATATTATAGAATCTGATGATTTTATAAATCAATGTACAGAGAAAACTGGAAGTGCAGAAAACTTAATAAATGATATGGGACTTTCTCTTTCTAGAGCAAAAGAGTATATAAATTCAAATATTTTAGGAATTTTGGTACTATCGGAGTAAGCATGTTTATAAAGTTTGGTGATAAGACTAAGAAAATCATAGTAAAAAATTCTAAAGAAAAAGATGACAACGTTGATAATCAAGAAGAAAATACTATTTATTTAGACTCTGACGAAGAAAAAGATAGAAGAGTTAAGATAATAAATGAATATTCTTCGGAAGATGGATTGGAAAACAAAGAATAAAAAACTATGTAATTCAAAAAAAAATTACACAAAAAGTTTAAAAACTAATATTTATATAAATGTTTGTACCGGTTTATTAGTCTAGAAGGGTTTGCTATGTTTAAAAAGATATGTTCTTCTCCAGAGAACAATGTTGTAGATACGCACGAACAGCAAGAAGTGCTTGCAAACCCAAAGCTGGTAAAGCAACTATCAAAATTAGCTAGCAATATAAAATCTATAGCTCCTAAGTCAGATGACTTTTTATATTTTTCAATAATATTTTTAAAAGCAGCAGAATCTTCTTTGTTAAACGAAGAAGGGCATATAAAGAAAGCCTCGGGCGGAGAAGACGCTTGGGGCTTTTTCGATGAAAATTGGAAGTGGCATGGAAACGTTCAGCCACATAGGAATAATAATAGAGATATTTTTCCAGAGTCTGAACTAAAGAAGGCCACCAGTCGATGGGTTGGCCTTCCTTTGTGTAGGGATCATGAATCAAGTTCCGTAGACGGAATAAGAGGAATAATCTTAGATACCCATTATGATGAAAAGTTCAAGCAAGTTGTTGGCTTGTGTGCATTGGACAAGATTAATTATCCAGATTTAGCAAGAAAGGTTGAAACAGGCCTTGTGAGATATGGCTCTATGGGAACAGCCGTAGAAACATCCGTATGTTCTGAATGTTTAAATAAGGCCACTACTCAAAAAGAGTATTGTCAACATATTTTAAACAAGACAGCTCATGGGGAGATTAATGTTGGGCTAAAGCCAATAGAGTACAGCCTTGTTGTTCAGCCTGCTGAACCTGGAGCGGTATTATTAAAGTGTATTGCTTCTTTGCAAGAATATAAAACTGAGTTTATAAATTATGGAATAGATGATGTTAGCAGTATGCTTGGGACCTTGAGTCTTAAGCAGGCAGAGCATTTGGAAGGAATCATGAAGACGGCCTGTGGTAAAGATGGCTGTTCTGTATCGGAAAGAAAAAATATTGTAAGAGGATTTTTGGAAAATAATGGTTTGTTAAAGAATTCGTCTGATGAGTTTACAGATTCATCGGAAAGATCTAGAAATACAGCTGAAGCTTTAAAAGCGGTATCCCAGGCGGCAAATGTACTAAGTGATCCTGGAGTACCTTCTAATGTAAAAGAAATAATTGCAAATTTAATTGGAGAATTGAATTTGCCTTCGAGAGAGGATACTTCTGTAACGCCTACTGAGAGATTTACTACATATGAGAATGTCAAGGGATCAAGGCTTCCTGGGGATGTTCAAGAACAGAGTGCAGTAAGTTCTAGGATAGGTTATTTAGGTGGTGGAGATTCTGGGAATAATCCCGATTTTCCACAAGGTGATGATGTTTTATCACAAGTGCATCCGTCTGGCGGTGAGCCTTTGACTGGATTCGCAGCTACAAGCGTTGGTCTTAACGTTAAAGTGGCAAACAATAATGAAAAGACCAATGATTATGTAGACGACTTTTCAATCAATTCAATAGTGGAGGATATTATGAATGAGTCAAGAATGAGAAAGAGGGCAGAGCTTCGCCGCCGTATAGCCTATATGCAAGGTGGAGCAGATGGTGCAGAGCCCAATACTTATAAGTCTGAAGATTCTAAGAATCTTAGAGATAACCAAGATAGGCAGATGACGGGAACTTATGACCTGTCAGCTAAGGAGAAGGAAGAGATTAACGCTAAGGAGAAGCTTAGTCGTGCTCAGTTAGAGGATCGCAGATTGCGCAGGTTGGCCTATATGCAAGGTGGAGCAGATGGTGTTGAGCCTAACGCTTATAAGTCTGAAGACTATAAGGGCGTTAGGGACAATCAAGACAAGCAGATGCTGCAAGGCGGCAACATGGGCGGAACTTCTGGTACGTGGCCTGGAGATTCTCAGGTCAAGGAAACTCTGCATAGAGCCTCTGATGGGTCCGCCGGACTTACAAAGCAGGCTTATAATGGGCCTTCTTTGAGTACACGCTTTAGTGTTCGTAGAAATTTGGATGGGTCTGTTGATCATACAAACAGTATGTTTGAAGTTTTTGCAGGGAACAAAAGGGTTGTTGCCGCTACTGCTGGTGATATTTTTGGACCAGAATTAAGAAGTAATTGGAACTGGTTAAAGAGCCAGGAGTATGGCAGAGAGGTCTGTGATCAGATTCGCGCTTTTGGTCTTAATTATGTTTCGGGTCTTTTAAAGACAGCTCAAGACATGCCAGACCTCGGAGGCGGTGATGCTCCAGACCTCGGAGGCGGTGATGTTCCAGACCTCGGAGGCGGTGATGTTCCAGACCTCGGAGGCGGTGAGGCTGAAGCTGCTCCGATGGATGATCTCCCTCCGCTTGGCGACGAAGAGCCTGAGGCGGAAGAGGGGGCTGAGGAGGAGCCTGCTGAAGCTATTGATAATAGGTTGGCCGAAATTGAGCAGTTGCTCGATGAGGTGAGAGACCTTGTTGGACAGCTTGAAGATCAGAGGCTTGCAGATGTTGACGTAAATGTCTTTACCGGAAAGGATAAAGGCGGGCCGGGCGAAGAGGTTGAGGCTGGAGATGGCGGCCTTGGAGCGTTATCAAGTCAGCTTGTAACAAATCTTAAGAAAGCATATAGAAAGCTAGACAGCTCTGCTGATGAACTTTCTATGGTTGCAGAAACTTATGATAATATTTCTAAGCTTTCTAACGCTCAGACAGGCCAGTTCGTTAAGCTTGCAAGTTCTGCTGTAAAAGATGCAGATCAAATTACAGGCGAGGCCAGGGCTTTGGTGAGATTTGCTCAAGATTTTGACCTATCTGCTGATGCTGCTGATGATGCTGCTGAAGATACTGTGGAGGATGCTGCTGAAGATACTGTCAATTATGCTGAAGATGCAATGCTCGGTCCAGATGTAGGTTCTGACGATGAAGCTTGGGAGGCGGGCGATGGCAGCGGCGATGAAGCTGCAGACGGACTGGTTCTTGAGGCTATGAACCTTCGGCGCTCTCGTCGTGAAGCCATTCTAAAGCAGGCAGAAGGTCGAGTTTTGGCAGAACGTGCCAGAAGCAGAGAGGCTCTGTTGAAGAGTGCTGATGATACGACAACTGTTGCGGACGAGGTTGCAGAGGATGGTCTTAGCTCGATTGTTGCCGATACTAATGTAACAACAAACGCTGTTGAGAGTAATCCAAACAGTGTAACAGCTTCATTGCAGAATACTCTGAATACTAAGTTGGCTGAAAAGCGAGCGGATGAAGAGAGAGAGGTGTACAGAGTGAAGTTGCGTAGAGCATATGACGTTGGAATGGAAATGCAGAACAAGGGACTTCTTGGAACAACCAAGGTGGCTCTTGATAGACAGGTTGATGAGATTATGACTTTTGATAATAATGCGTTTGAGGCATTCAAGAGAAGCATAGGAAACGCGAGATCTGTCAGTTCTACAAAGATTGCTTCTGATCTTGGAGGCGTCAATATTGGTGTAGAGTCTGATTCTGGATCCCACACTTCTTCTAACACAGTACTATTATCTCCAGACTCTTTGTCTTCGATGTGGGAATAGGGGGTAATATGTATAGCATTAGAACTAATGGCGATAACATTGCTCATGAGTTTTCAAGGCTCATGGGCAGTGGTCAAACAATGGTAAAGGAAGCTCAGGAGCAGAAGCCTCTGGGCAACAATGATGGCGGAGATAAAAAGCTCAACCAAGATGGCGGAGATAAAGCTGATGACATGATTAATGATGCTGAAGACTATCTTTCTGACGCAGCTCTTTCTGATATGTTGGTTGATTCTGGTGATGATGCTGTAACCGATAGCGCTTCTATGGTCGATGATGTGATAGATAATCTTGAAACATTTTCATCCGTTGACCCTTCCGGCCAATATATTATGAATGGACTTGGAAAGATTGCAGGCAGCTTGCGAGCTAAGGGCGAAGCCTTCGCGGCAGACGTTGTTGAGGCTACTGCTTTTAGCATTAGGGGCGACTTGGTAAAAGAGGGCAAAAGAAAAGAGGGTATAGTTAATACCCTTAATAAGATGGCCTCTGATTTTTCTAATAATGGTGATAAATTTGCTGCTGATATGGTGAGAGTTACCATTAATAAAATCGGTTACTAGTAAAATATTTTTACTATTAATAGTAAAATAAAAGGGAGGGAAGTCTTTTCCCTCCCTTTTAATACTTTTAACCGGGGAGAACAAATTGCTTAAAGTTATTCATAGTGGTAATGCATTGCCAATGAGCTTGCCCGTTGATCCAACGGCAGAGTTTGAACCCGGCATGTTTGCCCAGCTTGGATTAATTGGAAATGATATAGTTGCAAGTATAAGCGATGGAACTGCCCCGTTAGGTATTATTGATGATGTTAGAACCTCTGCGTTTACAAAGGCTCAAATAGATGAGGTCTTAGTGATTGAGGCTCAATCTTCTGAAATAGATGATAATGGAAATCGCGTTGGAACCGTTGAGGTTACTGGCGTTATGGAATATCCAAATATTATAGAAAGTAGCTTTACCTCTACTATATCTATTGTTTTGAATTCTGTAAATGGAGTTGTGACTATTCCGGCTGGAACGGAATTAAACCATGATGCCGATGGCGATGGAACATATGATAGCTATAGGATAATTGTAAATTATATTTATAGAGTTGCAGGCAAACCGGGAGACGACACTACAGTAGGTAGTGGTCGAGTTACTCTTCATTACCAAAGAGGTATATATGCAACAGATCAGTTTGATACAACACAGATTTATCCGGTTAATTGCACTTTATATGTAGGGCTTGACGGCAAGCTAACCTCTTCTCAGCCTACGGATAGTCATCCGGGAGTTTCGATATGTACGGGGCCTCCATCTGCAGCGATTGGAACCCTGGAATTCATGTTGTTGTAAACTACTAATTATTTAAAATGTGATGATATACAATATTGGAGATATAAATGCCTAATTCATGGAGCAAGGAAGATCGAGCCCATTACCAAAGCAGCGAAGTATGGCAAGAGCTTGAAAAGAGCATTGTAGATACTGTTCATAGAGCAGAGATTCTTCAGAGAAAAATTGCCGCAGATGTTGCTCAAGAGGCTAACGAAAATATGAATCTTTTGGAAAAGGTTAAACAAAAAGCTCAAGAGGTAAAGGAGACTGTAAAATCAGTTTTTACGGGCGATGCTCAAGATGATGAAGTCGCAGATGATGAATCTGCAGAAGATGGACTTATAGAGGATGGTGATGACCTTCAGGATGAAGTTGTTGATGACCTTAGAAGCTTGGCGAGAGCGGCTATAGAAGAGGGAAACATCAAATTGGCTTATAAGATCGAAAGAACAATTGATGAGATTTTAGAGCAGGAAGTTACATGCGTATAAATAAAATATCTGAAGACAGCGCTATAAATGCATATTTTGAAACTATGTTCAGGCTTCAAGAGAAGAGATTAGATCAGTCTTTAAAGAAAGAGGCCGGGGTGGTCTCGGGATTTGACGATGCCCTTAGGGGTGCTAAGGCCGTAAGAGAGGCCGATGCTGCTGTTGCCGCTGCCCGGGCGGCCGACAAAGCTGCCGCTGAAGCAGCCGCTGCTGCTGCGCGCAGAGCAGCGGCTGTTGCAACGGAAGGCACCATTGCAGCAGGAGGTTCGATAAGAGGCCTGGATCTTCCGGAAGGCTTTAGGGCTTTGTTTTCCGCCAGTAATCGAGGCGGAGCACAAACACAGAAGATTCAAAAGCTTGGCGCTGCTCTTGGGGATGCGGTAAAGGCAGGAAAGTCTGAAGACGAGATGATTCTTATAGTTGAAAGGGCTGTTGGGAAAGAGAATGCACAAAAGGTATGGAAGGCTATTAAGTCAGGTGATTATTCTGCTTTTGGAAAAGCAGGTGATACGGCAGCGGCCGGGACAAGAACCGGCGGAGCAGCAGCCGAAGCGGCTAAGCGAGAACGAGATCTTGCAAGAGCTACGAGGGGAAGCGCCAAGAGTTTGGGCGAAGAGGCTGCTCGTGGAGCAGGGAAATATACTCCAGATGAGCTTCTGGAGATGGAGAGGAATCGAGAAAAGATAGTAAAAGGTATTGAAAAGATAGATGTTTCATTAAAGCAGTATTTAAGATCTGGTGATGTGAAAGACTTAAAGGCCGCTTGGAAGTCTCTTGATAAAATACGTCCGGTCGCTCTTCGTGCTAGTATGAGAAAAAGTTTAGAAAAGGGGTTTTCGTATGCTCAGCTTGCCGAACAGAATGCGAGACAGTCACTTAGGATTGGGGACAACGCCTCAACTGGTGATATATTTATGGGAATAAATCAAGTAGCAACTCAGCAGGCTGGTTTCGGCAACCGCATGAGAGGCTTTAAGAACTATGTGAATGGACTTGATTCAGAGATGAAGCAGGTTACCAATGCTATATCTGAGGTAGATGCTAAGGCAACGTCAATAGGTCGAGGCGGCGCTGGCGCTGGCGGCGGCGGAGGCGGCGGCGGAAGCGTTGGGGATGTTGCTGGCGGAAAAGCAGAGCTGCATCTTCACATTGGAGAAACACAGAATTCAATGCGTCAATTAGCTGAGCAAACTGGAAATAAAGTTTTGTTGCGAGAGGCTGATGATATGGACAGGATAGTTACTGTTCTTGACGATGCTAAGCGAGCAGGAAGAATTGCTGATGATGAGTATGTAAGGGTTATACAAAAGCTTCAAGATATTGGAAATACTCATTTAAAATTAGCCGTTAATGTTGGAGAGGATGCTGTTAAAGCTGCTAAGGGCCGAAAGTGGTTAAAGTGGCTTCTTGGAGGAGCTGCCGTGGCAGGCATTGGTTACCTTGCCTATCAGGCAGGCCAGGGGGATCTTCCTTGGCAGGACGATGATGAAGACAAGGGTGGTGATCTACCGCCGGAAGATAGTGGCGGTCAAACCCCCGAAGACCTTCCTCCATCAGTAGAGGAGATAACAAGCAGTGCAAGATCTGGAGATTGGAAAAGAGCGGCTCAAGGGCTTGCGGAGTTACAGGCTGCAGCGGATGCTGGAGATCCAGCGGCTCAAGCTGCTTTAAGACAGTCTTTAGAGCAGCTTAAGAGAGTATATAGAATGCCATTTTATGTTAGATTGGTCCCACCCTTTACTACGGATGATGGGATAGATTTGCATTATGCTTTTGTAAGAAGAGTTCGAGGAGGCCCAAACCCAACAGATCCATTTCTTGTAGCATCAGTCAGAGAGGGTCTGGATGACCTAAAAGGCGCTGGAGGTGTTTATAATGTAAAGCTTGTTGAACAGGGAGGCGATGCACAAAGGGCTATAAATGAAGCATTTATTGCCGCCGCAGGTTATGGCCTTGCAGAAAGAGGCGTAGCTGGAGGAAAGCTTATGGGCAGAAGAAGAAGCCGAAGGCTAACAAGGGGCCGAAAAATCAGAGGCTTACGAGGCCAGGGTTATGCCGGAAGAAAGAAGCAGAGGATGGGTCGAGACGTTAGGCGCCGACGCCGTAGAGCCTTTAGATTAGGCGTAGATGCTTCTGAAAGAATAGAGTTGCTCATGAAATATGCGGAGCAAACACATGATATTTTTGAAGAAAGTAGACTAGAAAGATTTGATTCTCTTAAGAAAATTGCAGAAGAAGCTTTAAGTTCTACTAATAACAATACAATTTACGATGATTCTGAGCTCTTTAAGGGCGCAGATGATGTTTCGAAGGCCTATTGTAAAGATGCTGTAACAGATCTTAACAATAGCGACCAATATCTCCGATCTTATTTTACAGGTCTTAAAGGACTGTATGACGAAAAGGCGGAAACACCAAAGGGTGATTACAAATCCCTATATAATGTGCATGATGAAACTGGAGTTGACCTGATTCACTCGGCTCATCCAAAGGCGGTAGTTGTCTTAGACTCTATCGGAAGAGGTGGCTTGGTTGAAAACGGATTAGAACAAAAGCGTCAGACACACGGAGTGGCACTTAGTGCTCCAACGGGAAACTATAGAGCAAACTACGCCTGGGTGCGTGATGTTCTTGAAAAAAGAAGTAAGTAATCAGCTTTTAAGTTACAGTCTAATGACTAAAGGATATGTTCAATGGTTGAACATATCAATGTAAAATTTAATATGGAGAATATTAAAATGGCTCTTAAATTATTAAACCCAGGGTTAAGACCCCTTGGTACGTTTGATCTCGATGGTGCCGATGCTGCTGCAATTACTGGTGGTGAATATGTATCCTTGGCCGCAGATTCTGCGGGTGATGGTTACGCTGCTGATGTTGGCGATGTTGGTCCTATGGGTGTAGGCGGTGGTGCTGGTCTTTTAGCTCCGATTCTTTGGAACTTTCAGCTCAGTGTTCGTACAGATGGTGCCTTAGGCGGCCTTGCCGACGAGGGTATTGCTCAGTATGGTACTTTGTTTGGAGAACTGATTGGCTCAAATACTGGAGCGGCTACAAGTGAGTCCGGTGCAGTAACGATTGGTCCTGCGACTAATCGTGCTTCCGGTAAGGTTACCGTGTGGCATCAGCCTGGTCTCTATGGCGTTAACGGCTCTGCCGCTACCGCTCATGCGACCAATGGTATTGATGCTATGACGGCTGTTAATACAGCTGTCTTTGGAGAGGCGGCAACAGGTCGTCTTGGAACTACAGGCGGTGATCAGCTTGGAGTTTTCTGTGGAGCAGTGGCAGATTCGTCACTTGTCTCAACCAATAGAGCGTCAGCAGGGTTAACTAACACTGCTGTCGAGTACTACGCAGTATACCTGCTTAGTCTTAACCCGACTAGTCCATAGGAGGATATTATGTCTACACTATTTAATACACATGGTGAAATCAATGCCTCCAATGTTCAGGAGGCTCTAAGTCAAATCGTCAAGTATGCTTCTGTTATCGAAGATCTTCAGCCATCAAGCAATGCTCAGGCCACCGCGCCTGGCTTGAATGATAGCCAGAGAGATGAGATGATCAAGCAGGCTTTGATGACCCAAGAAGGAAAGATTGCTTTAGGTCAGGCAATGGCTAATCCGATCCGTCGAAACCTTGATTATCAGGGTGTCGCTCGTAAGGCATTAGTTGTTGATCCGCTGCCACAAGGCGCTCTTCCAGTTTATGATCGTGATATTGATGTCGCGGCCGTAGTTGTATCCAGTAATGGTTCTGCCCCTGAGTCTCGCGTCTTTGGTGATCGCGTGACCGTCCCTGAGTTTGAGGTTGTTTCAAACCCAACGGTTCGTATCGCTGAAGTCAAGCGGCGTCGATTCAACGTTGTTGATCGTGCGCAGCAGAAGGCTCGTCAGGAGATCCAGGCACAGGAGGATGCTAACGTCTTTGCTGCTCTTCAGTTCGCTGGAGATTCTACAAATGGCGGTGGTGAGAATGCTCCTGTTTCGCTAGACCTTTCTAATGCTGATGGTAACGCTACAGGCGGAACTAATACCACTCAGCTTTCTAAGTCTGGTATGCTTGATCTTAAGCGAAGCATTGATCGTTGGGACTTAGTTACTTCTAAGTACTTCCTCAACATTAATGAATTTACTGATATGCTGAACTGGGAGTCTGCTGGTGCAGGCGGTGGATCGCAGGTCGATCCAGTGACTCAGCGTGAGTTGCTTCAGACCGGACTTTATGGTCACATCTTTGGTGCCGACATTGTCGTATCCAAGGTTGTTCCAGCCGGTCGTGCCTTTGCTTGTGCTGATCCAGAGTTTGTTGGTGTGATGCCTGTCCGTCAGGACATTGAGGTTCTTCCTGCCGATGAGCCCAAGCAGCTTAAGCTTGGTTGGGTCGTTAATGAAATCATTGGTATTGGTATCGTCAACCCTCGTGGTGTCGCTACAGGTACTGTGACTGCTTAACAGCTCAGTCTTTAAGACAACATTAAAGGTACAGTGGTTTCCACTGTACCTTTTTTGTTTTTATGGTAATTTTATTATATAAATAAGAAAAATGATACCCAAAAGATTACAATCTAGATTAAAATTTATTGAAGCAACTCCTCTTAAAAATAGGGCCAAAACTTCTGTTTTTTCCAGGCGAGGAAAGAATCATGTAATTATGGATGAAGAAGATTATGAGTTGGAAAAGTATGACACATTTTTCGACTATGAAGAAAATCTTGCAGACTTAAAACCTTCTGGTGAACAATATATGGAAATGATTAATCCAGATCCATATATTACTTTGGAAGAGAAAGATGAGGTTGAAGAAGAGTCTTTTGGGCCCATCGTTATGGAAGAGACTATTCTGTCTGAGCCTATAGAGATGGATGAGGTTAAGGATTTGGCCCTTAATCATCAAGAGAATAATACATACACCGATGTGGTCGGATTTGAATTTATACAGTGTGATTTTGTAAAAACCGATGGCAACAGGTGTAAGAGACAGGCTCCAAATGGTAATACTATTTGTTCTACACACAGAAGGTATATAGAGAAACATGATGCGAAATAGTCTTTTCTTCTATTAATTTAAAACAACATTATGTAAGAGGACACTTATATGAATCAATATGAGACATCTGATTTGGCACTGGCTGCATACTTGACCTTTAAAGGTTTGCCGCTTGTTAGCGCAAAAAAACTTCCAACTGGAAGGTTTCAGTTTATACTGGATGATCAAGACTCGAAAGCAGATACGTTATCTTTGGAATACTTTAGCAGTGACTTCTGCAAGTTCGATAACCAAGTAAGATCCCTGAAAAAGCTTTTGTATTCAAGCTAAATATATAACGAAGCAATAAGCTCTATGGGTGTGGTGGAAGATACGAGCCTATAATTATCCACCCGCCCGTCATATTAATAAGGCTTAACCTTATTATATTCAACAGCTACCATGTGTTGATTATTTGACATGGTATGAGCCACAGTCCAAGACTGGCCCAAATCGGTTGACACATTAATATAGCCGTTACGGCCAGTAGCCACTACTGTAGTGCCGTCAGAAGCCATTGAGTAGGCATTATTGTTTGTTTGTGCAGATGTTTCAGCAACATTAGTAAGGCTTGTTACAGCTGTCCAAGTTGCTCCATTATCTGTGCTTTTATACATATTTCGTCTAGTAGCGCCAAGCATCCAAGTGTTGCCAGTTACATGAGCAATTGCATCAGCAGGACGATTCCATGTTGGAGGAGCAGTTTGGGTCCATGTATCTGTGGTATCGCTTTGAGCCACAGATATACATCTGTTAATTGTTTCGCCTTGTTCCGTTGCTATCCATGCGCCATTATTATATTCTAATCCAATATGTTTGTCGGAACCCAAATCGGTAGACTTATACCAATTGATACCATCATCATAAGATTTTAATATAACGCCTAGTGTTCCCATTCCTGCCATCCACAACCCATTTCCGTCAGTTGCTAAAGAGTCTGATGCTTTTGGATCATTGCCTGGAATATTATTAATTGTCGTGTTAACCCATGTAACCCCGAAGTCTGTGGAGCGTCGAATTGAATAGTTTTCATGTTCTCTGCCCATTATCAAAGTTTCAGTCGCACTATATTCTATAGTTGTGCCGCCGCCGGAACCCGGAGGATTAACTGTTGACCACGAATTGGCGTCTGTGGGGTCTGTGCTGTAAACGGCTCCTTTTGAATCTGTGGTGGAACACCCATACCATGTATCTGTGCCACTACCATTCTTTCCGAATGTGAGATCTTTAAAGGCCGAAACACTAGCGACCGCAACCTCGGTCCAGGTTGAGGCGTCTGCATCTGTAGAGTATGCAAGCTTTGTGCCCCTACTGCAACCCAGAGTGGGCTGTGTATTGCCTCTCCAATAGTTTGTCCATTTATTTTGGTGATAGCTGAATCGGCAATTCCTTGCATTTTGTTAATAGCTGAAAGTAAATTCCCATTGACTTTATTAATTGGCATTATGATAACTCTACTGTAGTAGAGCTTGGATTAAAGTAAATGACATTGGCCGTGTTTGTACAATAGCCTATACATCGGACTATTTTCCCGGTACCTGAAGGTTGTGTTGTATCCATAGTTGCCGCTGTTGCAGAAAGATAAACAGGAAGACCTGAAATAAAATTTGAAAGATAAGTAGTTGCATCAAAGAAGCCGCGTAAAAGCATTCCATTTGATGGTGCTGAGCCTAATGCAATGGCTAATAGACCATCACTTGTTGGGATAGCATCGGCGTCTGTTTCAGTCCAAGCTCCACTGCTGTTAAGAAAATAAATTTTCCCAGCAGTTAGGTTGCCAGTGCCGAAAGTAACTACTTCTCCCCCACCGGTATCATTAGACAACCCAGTAGGGTTGTGGTGAGTATCAAGTATGGTTTTAGGTGTTGATATATTAATACCGACATTGCCAGCATTATCAATAATTACTCTTTCAGCACCAGCAGTATCAAATCTTATTTTATCTTCATCTGCAGATTCTTCTACTTGTATTTTCGTATCATGATCGGCATCTTCAATCATATTTGAGTCGCCACCACCTCCGCCAATTCCGAGGTTTCCAATCTGAACCCTCTTCAAGGCTCCGGAGTCAGCAGAGTCGCTGATTAAAACAGAATCACCGTTTACAGCTGGATTCTTTTCTGTTTGGCTAGAGATTGCTGTGCTAGCTAGCTCACTGTTTCCAACAGAATTTGGGCCTGGATCTGCAGCGGTTACTGTTTCATCTCGTATTTGTGATCCTTTTATTCCTGCTGACATGCTTAATCCTTACACAGTATAGTGGTTATTCTCTTTACATATTAATATTATAAGATAAGTATATAGCTAAAGCTACAGTTCTGTATGTGACCAAGTGTGTTAGGTTAAAATAATCGTTAAAATTTTAACACAAACATAAATATTCCTTGGTTATCAATATGCAAGCAACTAAAAAAAGTATATTCTTTAAAGCAAAATATCTTTCGGAAGAATTTAAAGAAGTAAAGAAGTAAAGGAAAAGTTTGACAATTATTGTGTAGACTTTTTCAAAGAAGTAAATAAATTGCAAAATTTAAATATTTCTCCAGAGCTAGATAACGCTGAAAATACGCGCTTAATTGTAAGAATTTTAGCATCTGTTAATACTTTCTCTAAATATTGAAGGATCTTCCTGAGGGGTGCATACTATGCAGAATAGTGATCAAAGTATTTTTTTAAAAGCAATATATTTGGAAAAAGAATATGAGGAAGTTGAAGAATTTTTTTTAGATAATTATGAGCCATTTTTTAAAGAAGTTGAAAAGCATTCTGGAGAAAATTATTCTTTAGTTACAAATGAAGTTTTGAACAAAAAGGCGATAAAAGAGCTGTCGTCTGAAGATGCTCAAAAGACTGAAGATGCAGCTCTATTAGATTGTAGACTTTTAGATGATGAAGACATAAAGTCTTTATATAAACGGATTGTAAAAATCACTCATCCCGATAAGCACGCTAAATATTTAACTAAAGCTGAAAGCAGCAAGTTAATTAAGGTTTATCAGAAATGTGTAGATTCTATAAAAAATGAAAATTTATTTAGTCTTTTAGTTTGTGCTAACTCCTTATATTTAGATATTCCGGAGTTAAAAAAAGAACATAAAAACCAAATAAAAAATGAATGCAAAAGCTTTGAGGAAAAGATAGATACAATGAAAAAAACTTATATTTGGCATTGGGCAACTACTAAAGATAAAGAGTTTGTTGTAAATGAATTTATAAAAAACAGGGCTATATAATGAAAAGACAAATAAGAGCAGTTTTGAATTTCAGCGGAAATATAATTACAGTTTACTGTGATGAGCTAAGGGGCTGTGGTATAAAGGGTGAAAATATATTTCTTGGCGGATGTGAAGATTTTCAGATAGAAATTGATAAAGAGGGAGGGCTTTCCGAAGGAGAGTTTTGTGTAGATAGCATCTCTATCTCCAAAGATAGCCTGCAGTCTTACTCGATTGGTTATCGTAAAGAGACAGAAGAGCAACTTGATAGGCTTATTGACGATTTTGCAAATGCTGTGGAGAAAGCTGCCTTGGAAAATATTGAAGAAGAAGAAGAAGAAGAAGAAGAAGAAGAAGAAGAAGAAGAAGAAGAAGAAGAAGAAGAAGAAGAAGAAGAAGAAGAAGAAGAAGAAGAAGTGATAGATGCAGGAAGGTTTATGCATGGATAAAGTTTTTAATTATAAAGATAAATATTATATAATAATAGAGAATGAGATACTCCCAATCCCAATACCTGGAGATATTCTTTTAGAGAAAAATAAAACAATTAGATTGGTTTCAAGCTGTGAAGTCTCATCTGCTGAATTACGCGTAGTCCTATTGGAAGGCAGAACCTGGCTGCCTGGCAAAGGAGGCAAGAAGGTTTGGGTTCCAGAGGCAAAGGAAATAGTCTTAAATTTAAGCAATATAGACGACTTTGTTATAAAGAGGGGTGAAAAGAATCTGTATCCAATTTCTTTTTCTCAAAAAATAATTAATTTTTTTATTAAATTGATTATTAAGATAAAAAATAAAATTGTTAAAAAAAATAAATAACACACTTTGCTGAATCTATCTTTAGTTTGCCAATAGGCAAGTTTCTTTTGTTTTATTTCTTATACCTTATGTTAAGTTTTTATGCCTTCCTAAACAAAGAAGGCTGCTAACAACCATTTAAAAGGAGAAAATTAAAATGGCTAAAATTAAAGGAAAACAAATAGATATGACCGGCATGGGTGACGAAATCACCATCGAAGACACCGGCGATTCGCTTCGCGTTAAAGGGACTTCCATTGCCGCAAGTCACCTTGCTGCCAATGCAGTTGAAACTTCCAAAATTCTGGATGACAATGTAACATATGCTAAGATGCAGGATGTTGCTGTCGCGAACAGACTATTGGGCTCGGTCGCCGGCGGCACCGTCTCTGAAGTTCAGGTTGCAACAAATATGATTGTTGATGATGCTGTTACAGCTGACAAACTTGCAAACACCGCTGTTACAGCTGGGGACTACGGCGTCGAGGCCAACGATCATCAGATCCCAACATTCACGGTTGATGCTCAGGGTCGTTTAACTGCTGCTAGTCACAGAGATATTGATATTACTCACTCTCAGGTGAATAACTTCAGTGCTGGCGTTCAAGCTCATAGGTTAGACCAGATGACTGCACCAAATGCAGTTGTGAATATGAACAGTCAGCAGCTCGGTGGCCTCCCAGCACCTGCTGGCGACAATGATGCTGCTCGCAAAAAGTATGTAGACGACCTCATTAAGGGTCTTTCTTATGAAGAGCCTGTATTGGGAAGGGTCAACGCTCCGACCTCTTCCAACAATGGAGATAGATTTCTTGTTTCTGCCTCTCCAACTGGAGGCGGTGCCTTTGACGGTCTCGCCAACACGGTTCAGGAGCGAGTCGGTGGCGCTTGGGTGGCGGATACTATTGAAACAGGTTCTACAGTTTTAGATATAAGCTCTAGAATCCTTTATACTCGCAAATCTGATGCCTCCTGGGTCCAGGTTTCTATGCCTACTGATTATGCTTTCGGAAGCGGCCTTGTTGCTAACGCTGGAACCGTTGATATAAACCTTACAGCTGGAGCAACTGGTGGTCTTTCAATTGCAGAAGATGCGCTTAAAATCACCGCAGGTGGAGTCACCGGTGATCATATTGGGGCTGATCAGGTCGCCTTGTCCAATCTTGCTGATATTCCAGCTGGAAATCTGATTTACGGCGATGCGGGGGACGACCCTGCGCATCTTGCGCTTGGAGGGAACAATACTGTTCTTGTGTCGAATGGGTCACTTCCTGTGTATTCTGCGCTTTCAGATGCTCATATTGCCGCCGACGCCGCTATTGATATTGACAAACTTGAATTTCAGGAAATTTCGGGTGTGCGCTTGGGCTCCAACCTTCTCGCGCTCAGCCCGGCGAACAACGGAGGAGTTAAGGCTTTCTCTTTCAATGGCTCTGCCGCTGTAGCTACTCTGCAGCTTGACTTCAAGAAGACCAATGCCAGGGTTCCTGCTACAGGTGCTGGTGCGCTTGGAGCTCCATCCAGCAATGTTCGAACTGCCCAGGTTAAAGCAAGCAAGGATTTGCTTCCTGGTGGTCATAAGTTCGATGGTGATTTAATGTTATTCAGAAACGGAGTGCTATATGACGGAATTTATAGTGGAGGTGAGGCACCTGCTGCCGATTCTGAATGGAGACTAGTAGCTTCAGGCGATCACATAAATATAGAACTCTTTGAAACGGCCGCCAGTGATTTCGATGGCGATGATTGGTTGGTCCAGTTCTGCATCGTAGACTAAACTGAAGACTGATTAAATATTGTAACAAATAAAATTATGAATTAACTGTTCTTGCTGGGGGCTTCGGCCCCCAGCATTTTATATACTAATTAAATTAACTATTTTGGAGATCTAGAATGGGTTCAACTACATACCAGAGGCCAGCAGTAGAAGTAGAGGTTGATGGCGTTACTGTAACTAAAAGAACTTCTTTAAAAAAAGACTTATCTGGAAATTTAGTTAAATTTGTAGAGTTTGTAGAGGATGATGATAATAAGTCTATTACGAATAGGGTTTTGGACTCAGATGTTTTAGAGACGACGATTCTTCAGACAGTTACAACTACATCAATTCTTACGGTAGAGGATTTATCCTCTCAGTTGGTAGTTGGCAGCGCTGGCCCATACACGTTGTCTGGAATCCCAAAGAGCAATACTCTAACGGTATATTTAAATGGTGTTTTGATAAATGATGAAATTTCTGTAGCAAGCAATGTAATTACTATTATAAACACTTACGAGGAAGCTATTGGTTTAGGATCGTCACTATATGCAGTTTATGTAGAGGAGTCGTAACAAATGGCATTAGGAAGTTACAGCATAGGATCATCGGTAAGAGTGCCTCTTCAGGTTACCGAAGGAGGAATTGCCGAAACAAGCGATATTTCGCCTACAATAACTTCGATAATAAAGCCAGATGGAATTGCTGAGACTGGCCTTCCTGCGGCAATGAGCGAAATTGACAGCGATTATGGAACATATTATTATGATTACACACCTGCAACAGTTGGAGACTATGTGGTAATTATCACCTATACAGTGGATGCGCAGGAGTATACAACTCTTGAGAATTTTACAGTTAAAGCTGCGTCAACAGCAATTCCAAGAGCAGAGTCTAGATAATGGCAAACAATAGAAATAAAGCGATTAGAGGTGAGGACGTAGAGCTTAGCATTCAGTATTTTGGGCCAGATGGTCTGGCTATGAATGCAGATTCAACTCCTGAAATAAAAATTACAGATCCAGATGGAGGTGTTATCGTAGCAGCAACATCTGACGGAGTTTCAAGGACCGATACAGGGCTGTATGTATATACATATAGTGTTAGTGATTCTGCAGATAAAGGTCTGTGGACCGACACTTGGTCTGCGGCAATAGGCGGTGTTTCTCTATCTAACGAGTTTAAATTTTTAACTACAGATGAAGCGTCTGCAGTTGCTGGAGCAGCATCACTTGGTGATGATGTAAATTTTGACTTTTCAACATCAGAGCTTACAGGTTTAAACATCTTGCTGAAGCTGTTAAAGGCAAGGCTTAGATCCGATGGAGAAAAGCCAAAGAGAGATGAGTATGGAGCCTTTGTTACAGATGGATATGGAGAGTTGGTAACAGAAGAGTGCAATGTTTTCAGTGATGAGCTTTTAGCATGCTTTCTATGTTCAGCATTATCTGAATTTAATATGGTTCCATTTTTTACATCATATACATTTGCAGATGAGATTATATATAAAACATTTAGCCATGCAGTTACAGAGGGTGCATATATTTTGGCATTAGCATCTCAATCAATGGTTGAAAAAGGAAGAGACTTCACAATTAGCGACGGAGGCATTTCTTATCAGCCTCCAGCGCTTGGAGACTTTCTTGCATCACATTATCAAAACTTTTTAACATCATATCGTGAAAGGTTAAAGTTTATAAAAAACAGCATTCGCCCAAACCCAGCGTCTTTTGGAACCTTTACAAACCTAAGCTCTGGAGCGCCAGCGTTCGTGCGCTTACGTCACCTTAGAAGCCGTAGAATCATATAAGATAGCGATCTTGGCCTTGGTGCCGGCGCTATATGGTGTTTTGTATGGTGTTTAGAATCCGCCAGAAGACAGGTCTGCATCATTGTCCATCCAAGACAATAAGTACCAAATAGTTCCATCGAAAACCCATGTTGTGACATCGCCAGAGGCAGTTGTTATATTTGAGGTTCCGCAGTTTAAAGTGGCAGAGGCAGCATCGTAAACTATGGCTCCAGCAGAGATGACGACTACCGTCTGTCCGGCAGTTCCATCATCGAATGTTGTAATCGTAACACCTGATGTGTTGGTTTTGAACAAATTGCCAGCAGTTACAGAGGGTGTAGCGTCTGAATCTGTAAATGTAACAAATGTTTCGCTCGGACCAGAGAACGCTGCTGCTCCCGCGACAGTCAGGCCGGCAAAGGAGGGGGTAGCGGTAGAGGTTACATCTTGATCGATGTAGCTGTGATCCGCGCCGGTGCTACTGAGGTGTGCAGTATTCGTTGCCACATCTGCATGATCAGAACCATCTCCACCGCTGTGAGTAGTATTCGTTGCCACATCTGCATGATCAGAACCATCTCCACCACTGTGAGTAGTATTCGTTGCCACATCCGCATGCTCAGAGCCACTGCTTCCTCTGTGAGTGGTGTTGAGCCCAATAGCAGTTACGTTGGTAGCGATACCTGCGGTATTCGTTGCCACATCTGCATGATCAGAACCATCTCCACCACTGTGAGTAGTATTCGTTGCGATTTCCGTATTTGTTATAGTTCCCGAGACTGTTAGGTCTCCGCTTACATCCAAAGTTGTTGATGGAGAGTCTGTTCCGATGCCTACATTTCCTGCAGAATCAATGCGCATATGCTCAGTTGAGTCTCCTGATCCATTCGCTCTAGTGAGGAAGACTAAGTCAGAATCATAGTTTCCGACTGATCCATTTGATTTAGCGGCTCGGATGCTCGCAAACTCTGTTACCCCAGTCCCGGCATTGTAAACGCCTCGGAAAGTAATGCCTCCGCCCACGCCCGCAGCCTGGGAGGTAGAATCTGTTGCAACTATGGTATACATCCCATAGCCAGTCGGATTTTTGACCTCCAGTGTATAGTCGGGACTCGCCGTTCCAATTCCAACCTTGCCAGAGGAGTCAATACGCATATGCTCAGTCGACTCTCCTGATCCATCGGCTCTAGTAAGGAAAACTAAGTCAGCATCATAATTTACAGCTGTTCCATTTGATTTAGCAGCTCGGATGCTCGCAAACTCTGTTAACGAAGTCCCGGCATTGTAAACGCCTCGGAAAGTAATACCTCCGCCCACGCCCTCCGCCATGGAGGTAGTATCTGATGCAACTATGGTATACATTCCAGCACCACTAGGGTTATGAACATCAAGAGTATAGGCGGGACTCGTCGTTCCAACTCCAACCTTGTCCCCTGATGCATCAACAAAGAGAGTGTCGGTATCGACTGTTAAGTTTCCGCTGGCAGTTATGGTTCCGCCCGTTACATCTCCTGTAAGATCTCCTGTCACATCTCCTGTAAGATCTCCTGTCACATCTCCTGTCACATCTCCTGTCACATCTCCTGTAAGATCTCCTGTCACATCTCCTGTAAGATCTCCTGTAAAGCTACCGGCAACAAGAATGGCACTTGTTGTTCCGGACAAAGTAAGTCCAGTATCTGCATTATGTGTTAATAAGACATCTTGATTATTGCCAAAATAGAGAACGCCTTCGTCTGCAAGGTATAAATCGGAGTATTCGGCAGTTGCAGATCCAAGTGCTGCGCCATCTGCAGTAGATGGTGTTGAGGATGCTGCTTTTGCAGCGTAATTGTTTTGAGATTCATTAGCCATGGTTTATTCCTATTTGGTTGGTCCGGGGAAATATATTATGTGATATTCTGTAGCGGCGGTAAGCCCGGCCTGGGAGTTGGTGGTTGATACGAGCGAAGATCCTGATTCTCTGCTTAGCCACCAAGCGGCCTCATTGCCTGTGCTTACTGTGGTTAGTTTTCCGGCGGTTGCTCCGCCAGTTGCTGTTCCGAACAAACTGGTGTTAATACCGGCCCCAAAAGCTGCAGCTGGCTGTCCAGAGACAAAAGCCTCCTCTGTGATTCCATAAAGTCCAGCTTGATGCCAGATTGTGGCCTTTCCTGAGCTATAAACAGTTGATGGGCCCATAATAGTTGATCCGGCGACCATGGTGGTAGTTACCCCTATTGCTTGTCCCATCAAAGTTCCATATCCAGGAGTAGAATCTTCTTCCGAGGAAGTTCCTTCGTCTACTAATCCGCAAAGTCTTCCATCTGAAAATGAATCAAGCTGGAAGTGTACCAGGTCTTGATTGCCAGTTACATCTGGAGCCGCCTTCTCAGTTGATGAAGTATATGTTACAATTTTTGCTATTTCGCCACCAGTTACTTTGGATGCATCATCGTCAGCAAAGTCAAACTGCCCCAATGGTCTTAGTCCTGGATTTAAAAGTATAAGTGCCATTTTGAACCTCTCTAAATAAACTCTTCTTATGAGTATTAATTTAAATAATAATATTAGTAAAAATATTCTTATATTTTAAAGCTATCACTTTTGAGGAATATATTCAAATGAAATAGAGTATAAAATAAGTAATGAAATTGAAATATTTTATATTGTTACTATTAACGCCGATTCTTGTTGCATCCTACACTCCGGAGGAGGCAATGTTCGGCCCTCCGTCATATCCTGATACAAACTCATACTGGGTAATGAACCCAGTCGTAAAGGTATGTAAAGTTTTGTCAATTTCAGATGGTCGGGTAAGAAAGGCTTTGGGGTATTGGGAGAGGTTGGGGTATACTTTTGAAAAAGTAATATATAATGATGAGTCTATGTCTTGTGCCGGAAGGCCACTCTTCGGTGAAATTATTATAACAATTCCAGATCAGGGGTTTGATTACGATAAAATTGCAATAACAAGAAGGACTATAAATAGAGATTTAAATATAATATTACATGCAGAGATTTTTTTACAACAAAAAGAGACAACAAAAGAAAGGGTTTTAGAGCATGAGCTTGGACACGCCTTTGGCTGGGATCACACTTATAGAAGATATCACCTTATGAATGAAGTTTGGGAACGCGGAGGTCACGACTCGACAGGCGTAACCTATAGAAGGTATCAAGAATTATCTAAAGAACTTGAAGCAACACCAGAATAAATAGGTAATATATTAGTTGGAGATTATATGAGAGAGCCAGAAAATTGTTCCCTTTCTTATTGCGGTTTTAACTCCCCTCGGACGTTTGAGGAGATACAGCTTGAGCTTTTAGGGCTAAAACACTTAATAAAAAGAGCTGAAGAGCGCATATCTATGCTTGAGCAAAGTTCGTTTCTTGCTAATTTAGCTATAACTAGTGAGTCTGAAAATTTAGATGATTATTTTTTTAAAGAAGAGGGCGAGTTAGATGATCAAGGTAATATCGGCAAAGAAAAAAAATAACCATTTGATGAATCAAATGGAAACGCTATCAAAGATTAGAACAGCGCTTATGAATGATAGTGTTGCAAAAGAGATATGCGAAGACCTTGGCGTAGGTGTGTGGATATTAAAAAGCGTACCGATTAGATTCGACAAAGTTAAAGTTACAGCTAAAACGGTCAATGGAAATATTGTTTTAAGTCCAAAATTAATGAAGAAACCCTTTGAAGTATTAATGAGATATGTAATACATGAGCTAGTTCATGCTATACAGCATATTGATGAATATGGTAAAAAGCAAACTGATAAAAGAAAAGATTATTTAAACAGAGAAGATGAGATTGAAGCCTTTCAATATCAAGTAAAATTTGATGAAGAACAAAGGGGCGAGGATGAGGCTGAAAAGTATGTAAATCATCTTTTAAAGTTTCATGATGTTCCAGAGGGTCAAAAAGAAGATAAAAAAGAAGAGATAATGGAAAGAGCTAACGACGATTAGCTCTACTAATAGAAAAGCCTCAATTGGAGGTTTATATGCTAACATTATCTGGGCAATCCCCATCTGAGGGAACTACCTACGCAGACCTAGATTCCTTAATAGAATTTGTCATCGTAGATGATGACACAGGCATAGATTCGTCCTCTTTGGTCGTTGAGATAAGTGGCGCAAGAGCGATCAAAGATTTAGAGTTTAAAGCGGGATATGATGGAACTTATTCGGATATATCTGTAATAGATGCAGGGCTTTCTGTCGCTATAGATCGTGAAGATGATTTTATTCCTGGAACGGTTGTTCTTGTCAAAATTCAAGTAAAAGATCTTGATGGCAAATATTATAACTTTGAATATGTTTTTAAAGTTATACCGCTAGAGCCTATACTGGAATTGTCCTCACCTGAGCCTGGAGATTTGGTTAAATCGGACCAGGTGCTGTTTTTGCAATTTAAAGATGAAATAGACGATGTAAATACTAGCTCTATAAATGTATGGTTAAATGATCTTCCGATAGTAGTTGATGGTGAGTTTGAAGAATACTTCGATGGAGATTCGTCAGCAATAACCAAGATAACAGACGGAGCTTCCGTTAGAATCGAGCCAACAGAATCTTTCCGTGATGGCCCATATCAGTTGAGATATACGATAGAAGATACTTCTGGAAATGTACTAAGAGGAAAGTTCTCTTATACTGTTGACTTGCCAGAGATAATTCTTTCATCAACATTTCCACAAGTTAAGTTTTTAGGATTTGCACAAGGAATTAGAAAAGTATCCAACATGGGTCGTGGAGATATGCTTCAGGTGGAGTGGTACAAACCCATGTCTAGATCTTATAAGGGAGATTCTTACGCTTTAATCTTTCATGATGAGTCTAGATTAGAAATTTTTGATTCAAATCCCAAATATATATCTTCATCAGAAAGCAGGTGTGCGCAAATTTCTGGGCTGACTCCCGGGCTTACTTTGTCATTTGCAGTCAGAGCCTTGGAGACCTTTTCGGGAAGTGTAGATTTAACAGGAATGGAAGAAGTTGCCGATGACACATATCGTATTCCAGATGATATTGAAATAACCGAACAAGTTTTAGAGGATGATACAATATTTCCCGTTTCTTCAACAGATGGATATCCGGCTACTGGAATATTGATTGTTAATAATGCAGAGGTAATTAAATATACAGCAAAAACAGACACTTCATTTCTTCTTCCTTCCGGAGGACGAGGATTAAATGGAACAAGCGCCGGAATTTATTTAGAGGGGGATCCTATAAAGATGTTTTTGGCATGTCAGGATAAAAACTCTGTAATAATAATGGCAACGCCAACATATATAGACGGATATGAGAGCGGACGAGAGCTTGACGGAACGGGGCTGGTTATAACTGACTATACAGATAATGATAAAAAGTTTTTTCAAGGCTTTGATTTCTGCGGATATCATAGGGCCATTCCTCAACATATTTTTCAAGGACAAAGTGATTGTGGAAGCTATCTCGGAGGAGAGTTTAATAAATATAGAGGTATGAACCTCTTTGATCGAATGCTCAACAGAGAAGAGGTTCTTCTGGATCAATCTGGGGAGCCCATAATTCTTTTGAAAAGAATCTGGGATGGAGAGATCTGCAGCTGTTCTGATTCCAGAAGGATGCATCCAAAGATTAAATCTTGCAAGAAGTGTTATGGAACAGGCTTTATCGGCGGCTTTACTCAGTATGACTACAAGAGAAGAGAGGATGGCAGGGTTATGGTCGCATTTGGAGATACAACAGAAGATTTGAAGTTAGGGCTGCATACGCATCTCGAACAAGTTTATGAGCCTCAGGGTTGGACTTTGCCAAACCCGGCAATAAGAGATAGAGATTTAATCGTGCGATTTGATTTTAATGATGATGCAGAATATATATATGAAGTTTTGGACGTTACGAAAGATAAGTTGTTTTATAGACACTTCACAAGGCAAAGGTTAAAGTTAAAGAGGATGGATAAGACAGATATTGTTTATACTATTCCATATAGTTTGAGCACTTAGGAGGGATAATGTATTGGATTAAAAATACAGCAGGAAAGCCAGATGCAATGCTTACATTCGCATTTTTTGCTTTTTCAGTAGTTACACTGAACATTTTGTTAGCGACTTTCGGTAGAATTTCTTATAAAGACTTTGAATTAGGCCTTCAGCCCATGGAGGCTTCGGCAATGACGGCATATCTTGCTGCGACATTTACAGCATATGTTACCAGGCGTTGGACTGACAGGAAGTACGAAGCTGAAAATAGCAAGGAAGAGGAGCAGGAAGAAGATAATGAGTGAAGAAGAAGATAAAGGGTTTTGGTATGCAATTGGTGACTTTTTTAAAAAGGTTGGACTAAAAGCTAAACTGATATTTGGTGCAATAGTAGGCATTTTTGGCTTTATAGCGGTCTTCTTATTAAGAAAGAAAATAAATGCTCGCGAGATTCTTGAGCTAGAACTTAAAAAGGTTAGAACCGAAGTTGAAATTGAGAAAGCTCAAGAAGAAATAGATAGAAATGATGAAAAGATTTTAAGTTTAGAAAGCAGAATAGAAGAAATAATAGAAGAAATAAAAACTCTTGAAGAATTCGAGGCAAGAAAAGAAGTTTCGGAAGATGAACTAGATGAGTTTTTTGATGAAAGAGGTTTTTAATGTTAGAAAAGATTAACAAGCTTATTGATATTTCAAAAGATAAAAATAGCAAAGTTTATGAGGGCTTAATATCCCTTGCGGAAAAAATAAAAGAAAATATATCAACAGGAAGGGAATATCTTTTAATTGATATAAAAGAGATGGAGTCTTTAATGTCTCCAGATAAGGTAGACGTTAAAGATCATATCGGAAATATGGAGTTAGATTTATGAGGTTCGTTTTAAAGCAATTGATGTCTTTTGCTGTTATAGCTTCTCTTGTTTTTACTCCCAGCATAAGTTGGGCGGGAGATATAGTGAAGGCTGGAACAACACTTGAGGAAGACTCTTATGTCTTTACCATCGATGAGGCAACAGCTCTTCTTAATAGAATTGAAGAATTAGAAGCTAAAGAGTTGGAGTTAGATAGGCATAGAGAGTTAGAGGTTCTGAGGGTGCAGCAGATAGATTTGTATAAGTTAAACCTTGATTATTCTCAGTCACAGGTGGATAGATATGCTCATCTGACTGTAATAAATCAGGATCTTTTGGATAAATATAATAGAAGAGATAGATTTCAAACATTGGAAAATATAGGATTTTTATCTTTAGGCATTGCAATTACAATTGCAGCCTTTGTAGGTGCTGATGCTATTACAGATCAGATGGAAATGCCTTAATCAATTATCTGTCAAGTTTCTAATACTAATTTTATTTTAATGAATATGAAAGTTAAAATTATAGGAAGAGTTAATGCCAAAGTCAAAATATCCAAATGAATTAGATACATCTATTGAAATACCGGCAGTTAGAGACAACATCATAGAGGTTGGCTCTGATGTCCTCAATAGTATAAGATCTGCTTTATTTCAGATAGAAAGAACGTTGGGTATTAATCCGCAAGGAGCTGTTGGGAATACTGTTTCGGACAGACTCAATAAGGCTATAGATGGCAATGGAAATATATTAAAAGAAGCCCTTGATAGGGCGAACGTTTTAAGTGGCCCAATTGTTGATAGTGATGTTTCTAAAACTGCCGCTATTAATGAAAGCAAGCTTCGTTTAAATTATCCAACGCAATTATTGCAAGACGAAGTATCTCAATTGATGAATCAAGTAGATGCCATGCTTGCTACAATAGATGAGCTTGCAGTTTTGTTTAATGCCCATGTGCATACTTCTGCTACAAATAGACACAAGGGGCAGGCAATTACTATAGAGGCTATTGATAATACCTCTTCTTCAACTGGAATTACATCTTTAGATATTACAACATCGCAAGATGCTTTTGAGTCAGTTTTTCAATCGCATATAAATTATGATGGAAGTGATATATCGATATCAAACAGATCACACGAAGCTGATCAGTTATTTTTTGATACAACAGATGTTTCTGCCTATATAGATTCAGATGATGTTCAGGGCGCTATAGAGGATATCTTGGCACATGCCGTTGGTCAGCTTGATGATCACCAGAATCATCAGCATGATAATGGAGTAGCAAGAACTGGTCAGCTTGTATCCTCTCTTGAGGATGACGTAGGACAGCTGATACTGGATAGTACTGGCATAACCTATTATGCAAGCATATCTTATGAGTCGCCTCAGGGCCATCATATTGGTTTTAATACAGCACAAGATGTGCCTGAAATAAGCATTAAAAAGTCTGATATATTACAAATAACAGATGAGTCTGGAACTGCAGAATATCAGATTAGCGAAGTTGTATACGACCCTGATGATGAGACCAAAATAACAGGAGTATATGTTTTTGCAAGATTCGGAGAAGATGCAGAGGTTGATACTACGGCAAAAATTTATCAAAACACAAACAAAGAAGCAAATCTTGGCGGATTGCTTGTGTCAGTTAGAGAGTATGAGGCCTATGACGAATCTGGCATTCCAACTTCTAATGCAGATACTTTGCAAATAGCAAACCCAGAAGCCGCAGCAATTATAACAAACGGAATAAGGCCTTCGGAAATAAACGGAATAGGGTCCGAAGGAAATAGATATTTTTCTATAACAATTGACGAAGGAACCGCCATTGATTTGGATGTTTATGATGGAGAAGCTACAGTACAAACGGTTGATACGATTCTTAAAAAGCTAAATGAACAATTCTCGGCTGGAGGTTATAGCGTTTATGCATACAGAATAGATTATGATGAGAATAAGCCTTCTGAAATTGCATTTGTTCATTCTATAGAAAGTTCTGCTACAAATTCTTATACATTAAAAGTTTCAAGAGGATCCGATGACGCCCTTGACTCTATGGGCTTATCAGATTATGAAGACTCAGTTATAGATGCTGGTCTTGGAACAAGATATTATATACAGGGCAAAGCTTATAACGGTCTTGGTACAAAATTGGCAGAGACCGGGTTGGAGCTTTTGTCTGGATCGTCACAGATATCGTCAACTTCTGTAAACTTTTTAGAAGAAGCGATATGTGTAGGAGACCTTTTGGTCATTGCGGAATCTAGCGCTGACGATGGAACTTATCTCGTAACAAGCGTTCATGAGTCAGGGTCCAAGGTTGGTGTAGATTCAAACCAACTGTCAGGCGGGGCTTGGACAGGATCTTCTGATGAAAGTACAGAGTTTTATATATTTAAAAATTCATTATCATTGGCAGATATGGCATTTAGCGAGATAGACGGATCTTCATATGTTGCAATTATAGATGTTTTTATGGATTATGATAGAAGTGTTTTTTATAATAGAAGATTAATATATGGAGCCTTATCCAACACGGGGGATGGAGATACTGTTTCGAACGTAGTGGCCGTAGTAGACTTTGCTGGGGATGTCTCTGTGTATTCGGCAGCATCTGGAGAGGGGCTAACGTTAGAGAGGACTGTAGATGGAGTTGACTTAATAGCCTTAGATGGAGGCGATCCAGTTATTCTGGGCAGTCTTTCAAACTCTTATATAGAGGTATCTTCTGGAAAGTATGATATAAAGCTTACATTGTTTATTCAGGATTCTTCTGCTATATCGGCACAGATAGATGATGACATTGGAGCCGCTGGGTCTGGAGTTGCTACCACTATAGGTCTTTATGGGTTTGAGGAGGTAAATGATGGGCAAAATCTTCTCATTGCAAGATCGCATTATGAAGCTGGATCCTCAAGAGTTTCCGGGGCTGGAACTGATTATCCTAGGCTTTTTTCAAAGTTGCGCAGAGGAAATGTTGGACACAAGGATCTTGGAACTGATGCCATATACACAATGCAGCAAAGGCCTATTCGAGAAACTAGATCAAATGGTGTAGTCAGCGGGCTTGAGGTGACAACATCGGTTCTTGACTCTAGCACGGACTTATTAACGCCCTATACTGACTTGGATGATCATGAGTCAATAAATGTAAACGGACATTATGTTATAGATATAGCGGGTGGCGTTTGTTATGTGAAGGGAAAAAGATTTGAAATAAGCGCAAGAAATAATTTGATAACAGGAATCAACTCTCCTTGGGGGCCTTCTCCCGATACAGATAAATTTTTTGTAGCCATGAACCAGTGGGGAGAGATTGTTTTTGCTAGTTCAAACTCCTCTGGAGCAAGCGGGGTTTGTTCCTCACCATTTGATCCGTATGATTATTGCGTCTTATGTACTGTAGAATACAATGGAGATGGTTCTGACACCACTATTGGAGATCCTCCTTTTGCAACTGATTTGAGATTATTTATTGACCAATTAGACTTAAGAATTCTTAATTCAATTACCGTATCTCCGCAAAGAGGTATGGGACACTTTTTAACAATCAATGAAGCTCTCAAGTATGCGAAAAGATTTTCTGAAGCATATTCAAGCGCTGGTGTTCCGACGATTCATCTGAAGTCTGGAACTCATAGGGTCATTGTTGATCACGCAGAGGACTCTGGAACAACAACCGATAACAAAACTCTTAATGCAAGACATTTAAATCAAGGTATATGGATAAACTTTCCCGTAAATATAGTTGGAGAAGGATATTCGACAGTTATAGATATAGCCGACATATATGATGACTCTAACGATCTAGATACTAGGCTGGTCTCAAGAAGCGCCGATAATTGGTCTGGTATAAAAATTGCAGGACCTGGAATGGCCATTGATGATGATGCATATGGCCTTGATCCGACTATAAGCTCTTCTGTGCCAGATATGGACATGGATGTAATAAATAATGGCTTTGTGAATTTAAGCAATTTCAGAATGAGACTTTCTTCTATAAATATTATAGATCCATCTATTAAAGACCCAAATCATCTTTCAGATTCGGAAGGCTATAAGCTAAATTGGGGAGTTAACATTGATAATGTTATTTTTGACTCATCAGAGTGTGATGAGGGCGCTGACGGTGCTGCCGACATTAGCTATGGCGGAATTATAGTTGAGGCTCATGACAGGCTGGAAGAGGCGACAGATCATGGCGCAGGAAATATCTCTATAACAAATTGTCAATTTTTAAATTCAGCAATAAAGTTTGATGATTTTGCTGCAGCAAATATTAGAAATATAAATATATCAAATAATGTTTCTAGAGGGTCAGGAATCGCTCCCGGTGGAACGGATATGGTGGTGGATGGGATGGACAATTATCTTATTCATTGTGCTTATGTCGATCCGCTGGTTGGCTCGTATGTTGCTGGAGAAAATATTTTTGACTTTGATGATTGTCCTGCAATAAATAATATACAAATAGTTGGAAACATATGTGCTGATAATGATGGCTCAGGATCGGGCAAGATCGACTATGACGGCAATCATGAATGGTCAGATAGGCTTCTTCCCATTGAAACGCTTGCTGTTACAAATATTGCAGCAACAGATATTATAGCAGAAAGTATAACGATTGAAAACTCAAGTCCATCAACAACTCAGCCAAATCTTCACCTCATTGGTGATGATGTGGTGTTTAGACTGGGATCGCCCGATGCTGGGGGAGGAAACTGTTCATCAAGAATTGAGTTTGTTGAGGATTGCTCCGGAGATGCGGGCGTGTTTAACCATGGTGGCTTTATCGAGTGGGATGGAGACACGCCTGCCTCCAATGGCCAATTTGTAATGGGAACAAGAAGTAGCTCTACAACTGATTCGGCGGTATTCAAGATCAACAGAAGATCTTTAAGTGATAGTTTGACCATAACTGAAGATGGAGTTGGGATAGGGGTGGCCGATTCTCAAGTGCCGTTATATGTTTATGGAGGCACCACAGGTTCGGACGAAATAAGTGAGTCAAATAGTACCGGAATCTTAATAGTAGGAGATACAAGCGGTGATCATCTAGCATTCGATGCCAATGAGATATTGGCCAGAGATGGTTCCGCTTCTTCTTCAATGCATCTTCAAAACTCTGGAGATAGTGATCTTATGATGTGTGCCAATGGCAGTGGTGGCGTTGCGATAGGGACCACGACACCTGATGGCCACAGGTTGAATGTTAGTGGTTCCGTGAACACAGGCGATCTCAATGTTGGTGGATCCATTACTATAGACGATGTTAGTTTCGCTATCCGCAGTGGCGTTGAAACATTGATTGGATCCGCTGCAGACGATGATACTTTGAGCTTGTGGACCGACTATGGCAAGGCCTTGTATATAGATAGAACCGGAAATGTTGCTATATATGATTCTTTATCAGTAAGCAGTCCAGGTCATCAGGTTGGGGTAATAAATGTTGCAGGCAGCCAGGCGGAGGGACCATGTCTTTTTATAAAGGCTGGCTCTACATCTATGTATGGAGATATAGCAACATATTGGTCTTCATCGTCAGATACCTATAGTAATTTAGCTTTTGGGCCATATAATGTAGATGAAGATCCATTTAACACTGGTCTGCTTGGCACTAATTTTGATGAAAAATTTAGAATGGCTATGAAGAATGGGCGATTTGATGTGTTTCAATCTGACGATGATAGCAACTCAGGAATAAGGATTCATCAGTATGCAACCCATGGCGGTGATGACGGAATCCTTGCCGGTACGGCAGATGTTAGATGGACAATACACGTGAGATCTTCATACGATGGAAACTCAAACGTATTAGCCTTTCATCATAAAAATAGTTATGGAGGTTCCTTCGATGGTGTTCGAGCATATTTAAATCCGGCAAATAATGTAGACGAGCTTAACTTTACAGGTCAGCATAGATCTCTGGGGGATAAAGCCTTGCACGACAAGGACAACATAGGGCTGATAGTTATTTCAAAGGGTTTTTATAGTAATCTAGATGGATTAAAAAAGCCTAGCATAAATGAATCATTGCCAGAGGTTGGGCTATCAAGTGTAAGAAATGATAAAAAAGCTTTTGGAGTAATATCTGATATGGAGGATGAAGGCAGTGATACAAGATCTTATTCGATAGGAGCATTCGTATCTTCTTATGCAAAAAAAGAGGATGATGAAAGGCTGATTATTAACTCACTAGGAGAAGGTGCTGTTTGGATTTGTAATATAAATGGTGATTTGGAGAATGGAGATTACATAACAACTTGCGAAATTCCTGGTTATGGTATGAGGCAAGATGATGATTTGCTTCACAACTATACTGTGGCAAAGATTACCCAAGATTGTAATTTTGATTTAAATAGTAATAATTATGAATGTGTTGAATTTGAGTTTGATGGTCAAACCTATAAAAAAGCATTTGTTGGATGCACATACCATTGCGGTTAAGAGGATAACGTGCCAAAATCAAAATATCCAAATGAATTAGATACATCAGTAGAGATCCCGGTAATTAGAGATAATATTACCGAGATAGGCTCTGATGTGTTTAATAGTCTTAGGTCTGCAATATTTAATATTGAAAAGGCTCTGGGTATAAATCCGCAAGGAGCAACCGGAAATACCGTTTCGGCAAGGCTGTCAAATGCTTTGGATGAAAATGGAAATATATTAAAAGAAGCTTTGGATAGATCGAATGTTCTTTCAGGCCCTGTTACAGATACAGACGTATCAAAAGTCGCGGCAATTAATGAAAGCAAATTACGATTAAACTTTCCAACTCATTTGCTGCAAGATCAAATTTCTATTTTGGACAACAGATTAGATGCGTTTATTATAACCCTTGAAGAGCTTAATGCGATTGTTTCGGCACACGTTCATGATGATGCTATAAATAGACATTATGCCAAAGCAATAGCCGTAGAAGCAGCGGAGGCTGAGGAGTCTTCCGATGCAACGATGGCTCTTGGAGAGGGAACTCTTCAGGAGATTTTGGAAGAAATTTATAATGCTCATATGAACTATACCGGTGAAAGTATAGGCGCAAATAATAATTCTCATATTGCGGGACAGATATATTATAGCAATGAAGAAACTTCAGATTTAATTAGCTCATCAAGTGTTCAAGGAGCCATTGATGATTTAGCAGAATTGGAAGGAGAGGGGCTCAGAAATTCAAATCTTAACTTCAATTCGAATGGAATAATAAGAACGGGTTCTTCCTATAATGCCTGGGAGGGGAATGAGATAGGCACGCTGCTGACAGAGGCCAGCGAAATAATTTATGATGGTCCAAATGATAAAAGCACATCTAAAGTATCTTTTTCAACCCCGCCAACACCAACGACCGCCCCAAAGCCTTTTGATATACTTTCCGTTGTAGATTCTTCGTTTGAAGAAGATAATACAGAATATTTAATTGCATCTGTAGCATTGACCGACGAAGGTGATGTAGATTATGTAATGATATTTGGCGGTCCAGTAAATGAGATTGAAGAAGGAACGACGGCTAAGATAACTAAAAATCAATTTGTAAATTATAATGAGAATGGATTAAACTGTAGCGTTAGACCTAGATACGATAAATCTAATACGCCAGATGTTCAAGTGGCCCTTCCGAATGCAGCAACAATTATATCGTCCGGAATAAAGCCAACGAGTCTTGAAGATGGCGTGGCTGATATGATTGCCTTGGAAATAGACGGAGGAGATACAGTTGAGATAACAGTTTATGATGAAGACTTTGATATTCAAAATCTTGATACAATTGTTTTTAAAATAAATGATTATGCTGTAGCTAATAACTTAAACATTTTTGCATATAAGATAAGATCATTAAGATGTTATGAGTTGGCAATTACGCACGTTTTGCCAAGCTTTGCAGAAGATTCTAAAAACAGAACAATCAAATTGGTCGCAGCAACAACTGATGCGGCAGAAGTCTTGGGGCTATCATATCTTTTGGACAGAGAGGTTGAAGGCTCTGGGGGAAACGCTTATCATATTAATGGAAGACTTTTAGAAGATTTTGGAAAGATAAAGAAGTATGGAGATGACTCTATACTTATTGCTGCAGGAACAATGTATTTGAGCTCTGTATCTACAGACTTTATAGCAGATGATATTAGAACTGGTGATTTATGTGTAATTGACGGCTCTACAGAATCTGGAGACGATGGTACTTTCAGAATTCGTAATGTATCTGCAAATACAATAATATTGGATCCTACATCTGGAACTCCAGCATTACAAGGGGAGATTTCGGATGATTCTTCAGTTTTTGTAATAAGGTGTACAGCCCCAATCGGAGAGATGGAGTTTCTTGAGACCGATGGTCTTATTATGTTTGATGTATTCGTTGATCAAAATAAAGATATTTTTTATAAAAAGAAACTAGACACTGTAAGGCATATTGAAACAGCCGGATTTTATGCCATTGTTTCAGATGTGTCAGGAGGCTTTATTCAAGCGGATGATATTTATGTTGTAACAGTAACAACCGATGGTATGGCTTATTTGGGAACCACGGTTGGAGAGTCTACAACGCCCCCTTATGATGTGACGCCGGGGAGTGAGGGGGAGGAGACCTTTGTGGGTGCAACCGGAGAATATAAGGTTTTTTCCAGAGATAAGATGTCGTATATAGTTTTGGAGGTTTTAGCATCAGGCCCGCCACTTTCAGAACAGACATCGGTGTTAATAGGCTATGATGATCTTCCAAGTAGCGTGTTGCATTTGTGCAGAGGGGTTTATTCGGCTGATTTTGGATTTATTTTAGGATCTGCATCTGAAACCGGTGGAGCAGTTCCGACTGTAAGGAACAAAAGAATCACAGGAACTGTTGATGATACAATCATTGGAGAAGCATTTCTTGAAAGATACATACAGGGTCCAAGAAATGAATTAAGAACAAGCGGAGTAATTCGAGCTACAGATATAGATAGCATTACATATGTGGATAGCAGTACATGCAAGATAACTATAAACCCAGGAGTTGCAGTAGTAAACGGTGTAAGGTTTGAATACTTGGGAGTTACAGATCTTGTTTACAAATACGATGGGGGTGTTGAGGATTATAATGATACAGATAATTTTTATATAGCTTTGGATGGAAGTGGATGTATTATTGTTGAAAACGAGGTTGATCGAGCAGGTGCTGGTGCAGAGTATGTGTCGCCATTTGCGGGTCAGGCCGTAGCAAATCTTGCTTATGTGGAAGTAGATACTTCTGGGGAGACAACAACGGTAACAGATCTTAGATTGTTTATAGATCATATTGACCATAAGCTTATTGGTGATATAACGGTTGCCAATGATCAAAGGTTTGGACACTTTACAGATATTAAGGCTGCCGTAGATTATGCGAGAATGTTTTCAAAATTATTTCCAAAAATGGGAACCCCAAATATTTTTCTAAAAGAAGGGACATATAATGTTTCTGAAACAATTATTATTGATTTTGACTTGATACTTAGCGGCGCTGGGCCAAACACTATAATACAGCGAAGCGGAGAGCTGCTGGTCGGTGGAAGTTCTGCTGATCAAAGTGTGTTAATTTATATAGGAGGAGGAGAGCCCGGAAACAGATCTTCTTCTGAGGATATAGTTTATGGAGTAACGCTTGAAAGTTTTACATATAAACAGCATGAATCCTTTACAGACCGAGGCTCTATTGTTGAAGTAGCTCAAGAAATATCTAGCACTGGAAGCTCAACCAGCTCTCCAGAGGCTACTTTTAGGCTTTCTAAAATAAATTGTATAGGAATTGACAATGGAACACGGACTAGTGTAAATGACGCTGAGCCATGGGAGTGGGCTGTTAGGCAGGGCCGTGGTTCTGGGCTATATTTCGGCAATTTGATTGTAAAAGATTGTTTTTTTGATTCTATAGGCTGGGGCGACGGGGCTATTTATTGGGATGGCGGCAGCTACGTTAATAATGTTATTATAAATGGAAACATTTCAATAAATGTAACAGACCAAACGACTGGCCCTTATGGTATTGGGGCTGAGTCTGGACTGAACAACTCTACATTCTATGGGTACGTAGAGGCGAATAACGTATCAGATGATGATTACTAGGAGGAGTGATGTCTAAGACAAAAGAACAATCGGCCATAGATGCTATTTATGAAATTTTAGATAAATTGGAAACCCTTGATAAACGAGTGCAGGTTGTAGATGATAATGTAAAACTCTTAAGCAATAAAGTTTCAAAACTTAATAAAAATGCAGCCGCAGCAGTGACTGCTTCTCCCGTAATTAAGGAGCCTTCTTCAAATCGGCCTACACAAAAACAGCAAAAGGTTGATAGATTAGTTTTGGGAAATATAAAAACACATGGATTTATTGTTAACAAGTCCAAGGTTCCAATTTATGATGTTATAGTTAATGTTTACGATGGAAATAACAAGCTTGTTAAAAATGCAAAAACCAATAGTGACGGATATTGGGAAGTAAGATTGCCTTCGGGAAAATACGGAGTAGAATATATTCATAAGAAATTCAAGCCAATAAACATAGTGATAGATTTGGCTGATGATATTTCTGACTACGAGGTAAGGTGATGTTTGCTGTTAAAATTTTTAGTAAAAAAAGAAGAAAGAATAATATTCTAGAACGAACGATTCAAAATCTATCTGATTTTCTTAAGAAAGAAATGAGTCGAAGCGTTAATATCGTTTCTGACAATAATTCTATAGAGATGGTTTCTGGTAATTTAGATGCTAATAATGGTGAGATTGTTACAGAGTTAATGTTCAAAAAAACTATTATACTCGATGCTGATGATTTAAAAAATAAAGAAAAGTTAGATAAGTATGTTAGAGAGATTAAACATTTTTGTGAACAAGCCTCCAGTATCGAAGACTTGAAATATTTACCGTTACAGTTTAGGGATTATAAGAAATGATTGACGAACAGAATTTACCAGGATCTGGCCTTAATGGCGATCATGTTGTTTATTCAAGTTTTTTCACTGATAACTATATTGTTCAGCAAACAGCAATAGTACATCCTAAAACATTATTGATTGATGGTTTGAGAAATGTCTTTAGAAATGATTCCATCTTTACATATCGAGATGATGAATATGGTTATCCTTTGACTCCAGACCAAACAGGCATTGATGTAGACTCAGAGTTTACCACTAAAATATTGATAAGTGATGCATACAGATATGAAGTTAAGTTTTTTCCAGCAATTGTTGTAAAGTCAAGCGGCGGATCTTATAAGCCAGTGTCTTTTAATCAAAATATGACTTATAAGTATAGAACCGATATGGTAGAGACGGATTATGGCGCAAGAAGGCTTGTTAGCACTCCCACTCATAGGGTTTACGCAGGACGTTGGGAGTTAGGTTTCGAATTGGGAATTCATTCTGAAAGTCAAAGTGAATTGGAAGAATTGGTTGATATAGTTTCAATGGCAATACAGTATGTGCTATGGAATGAGCTAAGGGCAAATGGTTTATTTGTAAGTCAATTAAGAATTGGCGCAGAAGCAGCGGAGCCGTATGCTAATGACTATGTATATAACACAAGCATTAGTTTAAGTACTTTTTCCGAGTGGAGGGTTGAGATTCCGATTGAAAATGTTGTTGAAAAAATAGCATTTAGTATTCAGCCGACGTGGCATCCAATTCCAGGAGTTAAAACTGAGGCAGATGTTCTGTCTAGTAGGTTCGATGATATCATTGAATTAACAGAAATTTTTTAAAAGATTATAGAAAAATGAAACTACTAATAATAAATAATTTGGTGAGTTATCGCAAGCGTGGAGGATTTATAAATGGCTAATATACCCGGCATTTCAGGTTTCATTCAGCCTGGAGCATTTGCAAGAGATAGGGTTCTTTCCCGTGGGGTCTCTATCCCAGGCGGAATAAGAATAGTTTGTGTTATGGGCGAAGGCCTCAGGGAGGAGACCATTGTTCAGGCCGCAGCAGGCGGCGGAGAGGATGGAGCGGCAGATTGCAGCCCCACCGGTAGCGGTGATGGGCGCTTTTTTGAGCTTCAAAACATTCCTGTCGTTAGCGGAAGAACAGAGCTTCGATTAAACGGAACTCTTCTTTTTGGAAAGGAAGATGAGATTGATGCAAATGGTTTTGATTCAGCCTTTGACTTTAGATTAGATCCTGCAACAGGATGCATTGAGCTGCAGGGAGCCTCTATTGGCGATCAGGACGGAAAGGGATATTCTGCAGCAAGTATGAATATAGGAACGGGAACAATCATTGAAGATGCAAGTTGTGATCCGTTTATTACCCTGGATGTACTTGATGACTCTGCTCCGGCAGAGAGGTGGACCGTAAGATGCGTAAGTGTCGTAAGAGATTCAAATGGCGATCCCATTCCTGGGCTGGCCACGTTTAGCGTTACAGGGTCTGAATCTGGACAGATTTATGATTCCGCAGGAAGCCCGATGGCCTTTCACAGTTCATATTACACCAGTGGAGATGGAGCAATCTCTGGAACTTCAGACGAATGCACAGATGGGTTTGTTGTAGCTTACGGAGATGTCTCCGGACTTGCATTCCCCCAGGGCTCTGCAACTCTAAAGAGTGGGGATGAAACAGAATCTACGACTGATACTTTTGTTGTTGCTGGTGCCGATATTGTTACTCAGGGTCAGGCCATGGCGGGAGACTTTTTATGCATAGATGGTTATGCAGGATATGAAATAGAAGATTTAGAATATGATGGAACAGACACAACAATAACTCTTACTACAGACAGTCTTGGCCCCGCCGATTGGACTGATATGGATTGGGAGATCCGGGCGACAAACCTGTTGATAGATGATGAGGATGTTCTTCACAATACTACAACTGGAGCGCCAACTACTGAGGGCAGCTTTACAAGCGGCGATGTAGGAAAGACTGTGGTGATGTGCGCAGGAACGAACTCCAATGGAGGCAGGTATACTGTTAGCGCAATTACTTCAACCAGAAGGCTTAGACTTCATGCTCTTGACGATGAAAGTACAGGCCTTCCAGACTTAGAGGGTACCGGTGGTTTATCAGACACAGGCCTTACATTCCATATGTTAGAAAATAATGGAATTTTACTATTAGGAATAGAAGAGGGTGCGGTTCCATTCGAGGTGGGGGATAAGTTCTATATTGATGTAAACTCAAGAGCTTTAGCTTTGGGCGATAACTTAGAGGCAAAATATGTTTTCGAAGGTGATCTTAATGATCCAGAGTTTTTTACAGGTGCTAATTCATTATTTACGAAGCACGGAAACCCAAGCGAAGACAACACTCTTTCTCTTGGGTCACAGATGGCCATGGAGAATGGGGCGCCAGCAATTCTTGCGCTTCAATGCAAGCCTGCAATCCCAAGAAGAACAACCGCAACTCTATTAGAAGAAAGAGATTCTTTGGGAGTCGGTGGATTTCCAGATTGTGGATCTGGTTGCGAAGTAGATGATCTTAGGTTCGTTATCTCAAGACCAATTACAGGCCTTAGAAATGGCCGACCTGATGCAGACTCTAGGGTTAACATTTTTATTGTAAGAGATGGCGAAGAAACACAGGTTTTCCCGAATAAAGTAGACTTTTATAACTCTCAGCTTGAATCAGATATCCAGCAATATAATTGGATAGGAAGTTCTGATAATGCTTTCTCATATACGGTTGTAAATATAGATGAGGACATTGTTGGAAATGGAATCGAAGGCGAAATTGCCGAAGATGATGATGGATTTTACTTCACAACTCCAGAATTTGATTTTGACGGAGAACATGTTGGGATGACAATTGTCGTTACAAGCATGGAAAATGCCGGAGAAGCTTGGGATAGCAGAACGGCTTTAACAAGTAAAGAGCAGGTTTCTGGAGCGCTGGGGCTGGATAATGATGGAGTTGATGAGGTCGAGCTTACAATAAGCGCAGTAACAGATGATTCAAAAGCATATGTTGTGAGGGCCAGCGATGGTGAGGCTATAACTCTTGCGGCTGAATATGAAGATATTAACTTCTTCATCAAGGATCCTTCTAGCACCCCTGATGATGCTTGTCTTCTTCTTCATGAAGATCTTGTAACTAGCGGCGTTCTTCAGGATGGTGATGGTCTTAAGATTTCTTATGTAGACGAAAATGATTCAGATTATTTTGATACAAATTGGTTTAACGCGCTTGAGGCGCTTGAGGCTGCGGATGCTCAAATCATCGTACCTCTTCCAACTCAGGCTATTTCTTCAATCTTTAGAGCAACAGTTAATCACTGTGAGAACATGAGTTCTGTTGCAAACAGGATGGAGAGGGTGGCATTTATCGGAGCGCAAATGGGGGTTTCAGCCGCTGCTTTAATCGGAACAGAAGAGGTTGCGGTCGAAGATATCGGAATTCTTGAAGGAATTCAGGGAGATGATCCAGAAGAGGTTCTTGATGATAATGTGGAAGACCTTGTAAACTTCAAGCTAAGTGATAACTATACGAGCAACAGATGTGTTTATATGTTCCCAGATACGATTGTTAGAAATGTAAATGGAACAAATGTTAATCTACACGGGTTTTATATGGCCGCAGCAGCTTCTGGGTGGCTATCGGCAAGACAGAATGTAGCTCTTCCGTTAACATACAAGACATTATCTGGATTTGCATTAACCAGAGACAAGATTTTTAGACCTGTCATTTTAAATGGCCTTGGTAACGTCGGCGCAACAGTTGTTGAGCCAGTAACCGGAGGCGGAAAGGTTTTGGCAGGCAGAACAACAAGTCAATCAGGATTTGTTGAGGATGAAGAAATCTCTATTATCTTCATTAGAGACACCGTTAAACGAGTTTTGAGAAACTCTCTTAAGGGATTTATAGGCGGAGTACAAAGCGGAGATACAAACAACCTTGTTGGAGCTAGGGTTAGTTCGATTATGTCGGCACTAATTGCTCAAGGGTTGGTCACTCAGTATAAGAATGTTAGGGTTGAACAAGATAAGGTTGACCCAAGACAGATTAACGTATTTTTACAGTTCTCTCCAGCTTATCCTATAAATTACATCTTTATAGATATAGAAGTTGGGGTCATATAATAGGAGAAAATAATGGCAGATTATCCAAATACATCAACTTTATTTGATAGCGCTACAATTACAGGCGCAAAGACTAGAACCGGTCTATCAACGCAGGTTATTGTTTATGTCAATGGCGAGCCAGTCGGCGCGATCCAGTCTTTTCAAGAAACTCAGTCAAGATCTAACAAGCCTATTTCGGAAGTTGGAACTGATGGCATAATAGAGTTAGTTCCTCAGTCTCCGGCAAAGTTCTCTTTGCAGGTTAACAGAATTGTATTTGATGGCTTATCTTTGCCTGAATCTTTTGCCAGAGGCTTTAAGAATATTCATGCTCAAAGAATGCCGTTTGATATAGTGGTTATTGATAAGTTTACAGGAGACGGTGATGATGCGGTTATAACGACTTATCATAATTGCTGGTTCAATAATTTATCAAAGACTTATCAAACTTCTGATTATACTATTGCAGAATCTGCTGGTATTGATTGTGAATTCATATCTTCCAAGCGAGCACACGAGCCGGTTGCAAACAGCCAAGGCGTGGGTGGCAGCAGAGAGGTCGATGCCTCCAAGATCGATGTGGATGCAGTTGAGCAGGCTGCGGATATGGGCGACCGCAGAGGTCCCTTGGACTTCCCGGGTCTTATTTCGGCAGCTTATAGTTGATATACAAAAATTAAATTAAATTATAAAGACACCATCTTTTTAAAAGATGGTGTTTTTTGTTTATATAAAGTAAAATAATATAGCATTTTTAGTATAACTAAAGAAAGGAGACTCAATGCCAAAGAGAACCGCCACGATTAGTCGTTCTAATGATACAAGTAATGAAGAAGATAGCTTAGAAGAGATCGAGCCCGTTGTAGACGACAATCGTAAAGAAGAAACAAATGAAACAATGCTCGGTCTAGATGATTTGAAAAATTTAATTTTTTTAGGAAAGATAAATGAGGTTGTGGATATAGTTGGATATAAATTTGTTATAACCACATTATCTACAAAGCAGCAAAAGGAAATTATGCAAACAGTGATGCAATTTGATCAGATAGATAGATTGCTAGACATAAAGCCTGTTACTGTTTCTTATGTTATTGAGTCGGTAAATGGAGTTCCTTTAGAAGATCTTTGTGCAAATGAAGAGTTAGAGGGCGTTGCAGAGAGAAGGTTGGATGTTGTTCTTAACATGCAGTCAGTTGTTGTTGAAAGAGTATATCAAATATACGAAAAGCTTGTAGCAGCCTCTAGTGAAGAGATTGGTTTAGAAGATTTAAAAGTATAACCGAGGAGCCAATCAGCAGGCTCCGCTGGGCTCTATGCAAGACATGGAGTTGCACTTCTGACGATGAGCGTTTCGAGAATATCAGCGAAGCTCAATGGCTTTGGTACGCCCAAATGTTGCAAGAAGATGAAAAAAACAAATATGAATATAATCTAGATCTTGCTGAATATTTGGCTTCGTTCTGGAATTCTGAAGCTGTGCAAAAAATTAGAAATATTAGAGATTCTAAGGATGATGACAGATTTGCTTCAGATGAAGAATTCGAAAGACAAATACTTCAAGAAGAATTTAGAAAGAATGATGAATTGGTTAAGTCTATTCGGGGTAAGTATAAAAATACTAATTTACAAGGTAATACTGGAGACAAGCCTAGAGACGCTAGGAGTACGAGGATGCCGAAAGATATGTCTAGATTATTTAATATAACAAAGGATAAATAAAGCAAAATGTCCGTTCAAGATGAGGTTGCACAGCTCCGTGCTGAGGTCGAGGCGTACCGTAAGGCTGCGAAAGAGGCCAAGGATACTACAGAGGGGTTTAATAGTTCTGTAAAGAGTATTTTTGAACTTGGCTCGTCAGTTGGTGGCAGTAAGGTCGGCGGTATGACTCCAGCCTTTGAGGAGGCTGCAGAGGCAATCAGCGGCATGACAGACGCAGGCTCTAAATCTCTTAGCTTTCTTGGAACTCTTGCTTCAAAAATTCCAGGGGTTGGTAGCGCGGCAAATGCTATGTTTCAAGCCATGTCGGTTGGCACGAGCATTCTTGGCGAGCTTGGAGAAGGTGCTGTTGAATCTGCTAAGTTATTGGCAGAAACTTTTGACGGGCCCTCCAGAGCGTTAAGAGAATATGATAAAGGCATTTTTGACTTAGGAAAGCAGTTTGGAAGCACAATTGGCGAAGCAGAAAGATTTGCAGATGGTTTAAGGACAGAGACGGCAAGTCAATTTGCACAATCTATGTATCTTACAAAAGATGCCATGACAGGGTTTGTTGAGGCGACTAAAAATACCAGCTTATCATTAGATCAGTTAAATCAAAGTGTTGATACGGGAATTGGGTCAACAAAGCTCTATGCTGTTGCTGCAGCTCAAGCTGCTGCCATGGGCGTATCTGTATCCGAGGGTGCTGAATATTTCAATACAGCTATGAACAAGCAGGGAAAAAGCGCCCAAGAAGCTGCAGAGATGATCGGCGGATTTAGTGCAGTTGCAAAAGAAACAGGATTAAGAGCATCAACTGTTGCGTCTACATTGAATAGCGCAGTACAAGGGTTCGAAAAGCTTGGAATGTCAGCAGATTTTGGAAGACCAATATTAGAAGGGTTTGGACGAACAATGCAAGATATGGGGCTTGGAATTGAAAATGCTGTTGATTTAACGCGGACTTTGACTAGTGCATTGGCAGATTTAACAACGAATTATGCAAATGCTTATCTTGTATTTCAAAGAGGTGGATTAGATATCGGCGGCGGTGGCGGATCAGGAGTGCTGGGAGCATCAATCGGAATGCAGGCGGCCATGCTGGAGGCTGAACAGACTGGAGAACAATCAGATATAGGGGCTCAATTGGCAATGGGGATGAAAGATACCCTTGCTTCGTTTACAGGGGGAGATATCGTAACTGTTCAGCAGGCAGCTGAGTCTCCAGAGCTTCAGAATCAGTTTTATATACAGCAGCAGATGTTAAAAAATCAATTTGGAGTTGGTGATGATAAGTCAGCAACTCGTGTTTTGGACATGCTTTCAAGATTAGATGATGCAACTAGATCTGGAGATGTGGATACCAAGGCAGAATTAGAAAAACAATTAAAGAATGAGATGGAAGGAAGAGATAAAACCCTTGATGAATGGGAAAAGGCAAATCAACAGCTTGCAATTCAATCTAATTTGTTAGCAGTTTTGGCAAGACCGGCTTTGGAAGGAATGAGAGGCGTGGCTGCGGCAGGCAGAAGAAAGTTAACGGGAGGTATTCAGGCGGGTGGAGAGGCTATTCGGGGAAGAATAGGAGCCGCCGGATCAGGCGGCCTTCAGGATAGTCTGCTTAGCGCATTAGACAGTCTTGGCCTGGAGGGAGATAGCTCTATAAGTCAAATTTTATCTGCACCAGGAGGCGGGGCCAATGCTCCTCGCGCTACCCGAGGGGATGTTGGAACGTTAACGCGAGCCGCGACAATGGAGGGCCCGGCCGATAATGCCGGCATCGTTGAGGCTGCTACTAATTTGAGCGGTAATCTTGATAATTTTAATTTAAATATGAATGAATTACCTGCCAATATAGAGAGAGCATCTATGCTTGCGGCGTCTGAGGCATCAACATCGGCTTTGGAGCAGGCCGGGTTTTCAAGTAGGAGGGACTTGGCAGACGCCATGGCTGTAGCAATAGCGGATGCTTTTGCTGCTAAGCTTTCTATAGAGATTGATTTGACAGATAGGGCTGGATCGGTATTAAATGCAGCAGCCACAATAAGTAATGAACTTGGACAGGGAACTAGAAATCGTGCGGGCGCGAGTACAGACTAAGGATAAAACATGGGTGATATAACAAGACAAACTATAATTTTCTTTCTTCCTTTATCATTGGAGGCTATTACAGGCGGTGTAAATCCATATTCTGCATCTGGATCTAATCAAACTGGTACGGTTTACAATGATGACGGAGATCCTTTATGGGCAAGAAGGCAGTTGTATATAAACCCTCAGAGCTTTAATGTTCGAGATAATAAACTGATTAAGTCTGATCTTACAAAGGGTGGCTTCGTTACTCAGTACTGGGGAGAGGCTTTGACCAAGATTGAGGTTGGGGGCACAACGGGCTCTTCGGGTATAGAGGGAATAAATGTTTTGAGAGATATTTATAGGCATGAGCAAATACAGTATAGAGATGTTTTAAGAAAGAGGCAAGAGGCCTTGGCGCTCGAAGCTCAAATTGCAGCGCAAGAAGCTGCAGCTCTTTTGGCAGAAAGCAGCTCTTCCGGAATAACACTAACAAATGTTGCAGATGTTCTTACGGGCGGGGCTTTTTCAGACACTGTTTCTGGAGTTAGTAATGCTATAGATATAATATCTGCTCCATTTACCGGAAGTGGAACTGCGGCTAGTTATGAGCAGTTTACGAGCGTTCCAAGTTTGGCAGCTTTTGCTACAAATGTAGACATGTATTATCAGGGAGAGTTTTACAGAGGTTATTTTGAAAACTTTAGTACAACAGAATCTGCTCAAGAGCCTGGTCATTTTACTTATCAATTTACATTTACAGTATTAAGAAGAACGGGCCGAAGGGAAAACTTTATGCCATGGCATAGGGAGCCGTTGTCATATGACGGAGAAGCGATGATGGCTCAAGGCACCACAGTTGATAAGGGGCACACTCCAGGCTCTGATAATTTATCATTCGCAAGCTCTTCAACGACTGTGCCTACAGCACCAGAGTTATATGATAATTACTCTTTAAATAATAACCCTACAAAGTCTACATTTAAAGATGATGACAATAAACAAGTAGAGCCGAACTCTGTTAATCCAAACAGAAAGAGTTCTATCAAAAGTGGTAGTTGAGGTGATATATGGCAGGTAGTGCGCCCAGTCCGAGTTTAACTCCAGAGTTGGATGTTCGCATCAAAGAGGTTTTGAATGAGGCAAGAACAAAGATATCTCAGGGAGCAGTCCCTATACATGTTGATTATGGATCTATAGAGAACCCGCCGCCTTCGCTTGTTGGCACGGGTGCTTCTATATTCTTAGACCAAAATCATGCAAACTCTGTAACTCCTGATACCAGAAACTTGTTGGCGATGTCTCCTGAGGCAACAATTTTAATAAAGAAAAAGCCATTTTCTTCATTAAAAAGCGCTAATGATTTAAGGTTTATGGACAAAACTGAAAAAATGCTTTTAAGAGCAACTAAGGCATTGTTTGCTTATAAAGTTCAGCAGATAAGAGCATATGAGAGCTTAACAAAGTTTGAAAATTTTCTTTCTGATAATAAGATGTACAGTATGAACTTGCTGTCTTCTTTTATAAACGAAGGAGCTTTATTCGATATAAACAAACTTGGATATACTTCTGAAGAATATGTTGCAAAAAGACTTGAGGAGTGGCTTTCTGAGCTTAGGGGGGACAATTTGGGCCTCGAAGGTGGCTCTGCATACTATGATACAGCCACTGGTCAGTATATATACGCAAGTGATGAACAACTGGCTGAGTCTAGATCTTCGGTAGCCCCTCCAGGTTCAGACGCTGCGCCAACTACTGATCTTTTTCTTAGAGATGAGGATGGAAACTTATTGACTGATGAAAGAGGAGAAGAGATTGAAGCTTATTTGAGTGTTACTTTAGATACAAATAGAACTTATTTAGATACACTGCCAGCCTCTACTGCAAAGTTGATTCTTGAAGGCAAAAAAGAAGAGTTTAAAAATGAATACGAAGGTGTAGATGGTCACGCTTCCGCTATAAGTGGAGCAGATGCAGATGCAGATCTCAGCTTTAGTTGGGACACCATGTTTAGCGATATAGGGGATGCCTTTGCTTATGGATCTTCTGTTGAGCAATATAGTGCTATGAATGAAGATATAGCAAAGGTGCTTAAAAGGAATGCATTTTCTACTGATAATCAATTAACAACATGGATAGTTGATCCGCACGATCCGGCCAATTATATAATAGGGCCAGGAACTGGGGTCATTGAGCTTACAATTTTTAATAGTTTTCAAACTTCAACCAACTATGAGACTGCTCCTGGGACTGCCAGTTTCGCAATGACTTATCCATATAGGCTTGGAACCATTTTAGAGGATGATATAGAGCTTGCAATAGAAGAGGCTTTGAATGGAACGGTTGGAATTCTTGATGAATTAGTAAACGGTGGAATGCAATCTGAGGGTATGGCCGGAAGTATGCCTCCGATAGATGGGTCATCCATTGTATCTGCCGCTATGGAGCTCGGTGGCGCGGGGTCTGCAGATTCTTCTTTAGACATGGAATATGTAAGAGAGAGGCTTAGAACCTTTTATCTTGGAAAGCCAATTGTGAGTCCGCCAGATCCTGTTCATTTTTATATTCGTGGAAATAGAACATATACAGATTATACATTAGGAGGGTCACTATACCCAGAGGAGGCTAGCGAAGCACCTTTTGATACAGGTTTTATGGAAATTGACACTGCAGTTTTAAAGGCAGAGTATCAATTATATACAAATCAAAGAATGGATATTGAAACTTATAAAAAATTAAGGCATATGCAGGATAATTCATTTGGAATGATTCATGTGTTCGGAGGGTATATTACAAATACTTCTGAAAATTTTTCAGGAGGTTATTGGACTTTGAATGTTTCATGCACAGATAATATGTCTTGGCTAAAGTGGAGTAGGTTTGCTATAAAACCAGCGATGGCCGATCCTCAGGGAATCTTGGAAGATCCGCTGACTCCGTTTGAATTGGCGAAAGATGAATTAGGACAGGTTATAGGCTCTGAAAGAGAATTGCTGTATGAAAATAAAAATTTATTATCATCAGGCTTGCTTAGCTATGATTCTGGGATATTAGCCGGACAAAACGCTACAGAGGGAAATCTTCTTCAAAGCCAATACAATGGACCTGGTTCTTTAGATGGAAAGAAGGTAATGCAACATCCGGATGGTTTTGTATACAGGTGGAAGACCGGAGTTATCACGGCCACGGCTGGATTTCAAATTGTAGATCCAACCGGAGAGAGCCAGATGTCTTCACAATTTGATCAAAATTATTCTGTTACAGCTACAAATGATGTTTTAAATAATCTTGATATTCCAAATATTTTAAGCATTTTGATTGTTGGGCAGCCATATGATGTAGAAACATTTATAGAGCAATCTCTCGCGGCGCACAATAAGAGTGATCGTTCTACAAACTTTAGCCCAGAAGATCCACTAACAGGTGTTGTGGAGGCGGTAAGAGAGCAAAATGAATATTATGGAAATTTTCACCCATATAGAATGGCGTCAGTTAGCTCTTCTGCGGCAGAACAGATGATTAATCAGGCTGGGGTTCGATCTACGGCTAATAATCAGGTTAAAAATTTGCAAAAGAGAAAGGTGAAACTTAGAAAGAAGATGAGAAGTCTTCAAAAAAACGCTGGAAGCGGGGTTCAGACGGGAATTCCGGCAGCCGCTTTGGTTGCCACATTGCAGGCTGAAATTGATACAATTGATGCTGCGATTCAAGAACAGATAAGGGTTGGAACTCAGTTTAATAGTGCATTAACTTCGGCCGACGATGTTGGCATTGAAATAAGCTTGTTTGGTCCAAGCTCCGGCCTTCCGCTGGATGATGATGAAGAGGAAAATCATGATATAAATAGAGCAATGAGGCTGATTGGGGCGCAAAGAAGAATTGAAGATGTTAGGCTGAATAGGGATAGGAATTTATTTGTTGTATCAGATCAGTATGATAGTGCTGATATTAAACCATTTATTTTATCATTAAATAATGGAAGTTTTCCATTATTTAAAGGAACCTTTGTTGATACTTATCAAAAATGTGATGAGGCAGCTAGGTATTTGCACCTGGAATTCTTTTGCAACAGTCAGGGTCATTTAGAGTTTAGACCTCCTCTTTGGAATCGAACACCCCTTTCTATTTTAAAGGAAGTTATAAGAACGCAGGAGGAAACTGGCAGAGATATTATGCCAGGGTTTATAACCAATCTTTTTTCAACAAGAATTGAAGGATTATATTTATCGGTACACACTTTGAATGTAAAGATTGTATTATTATGCCTTATGATGGGAAGGTATCCAGATCATACGATAATTCCAAATATGCAGCTATCTGGTCCAGATTCATTAGATTTCTTTGGAGTTCAAGCCCCCGTTGCCGGCGGAGTGTTTGGGGATATTGCAAATTTCTTTGGAGCCAACTCTCCACAAACTGGAGGCTTGCAGCTTAAGCAGAGAGAGTTTGAAGGAACTGCTGGAGATATAACAGAGAGTAATAATTCGTTGTTCGGAGATGGGCTAAAGGTTACGGCTGCTTTTCAGGAAAATGGAGATATTTTATCTGGAGACACAGAGACTCTTTTGGGTATTTTTGATCCAATCTTTCAAGAAGAGGCTGGTATTGTTAACGATATAATGACAGCAGCAGGCAGTTCTGGCACCGGCAATACGATAAGGCCTCCAGCGCAACACCTGGCAACAATTGACAACCTAAATGGCATAAGAAATACTTTTAAGAAGCAATTCGGAAGAGATCCCGCTCAAGGCATAGGCATTGACAAAAAAGAAGGTTTTAAGAATAAAGATTTAATATTCTTTATGGATGAAGAAGATATTGACAGTGTGGTTACAGGAAACAATGGAATTTTGGATAAAATTAAAAAAGCTATATCTCAAAGAGATAGTTATGTTTCTATGTTGCAAGCAAACTTGTCAAAACAAGAAGAGTTAGAGGAGATTTCGGGAATTCTTGAGTCTGGCGAAGATTCTGATGAGATAGATGTTGCAGATGGAATAATATCTGGAGATGGGGTTGAGTTTCTTGAGAATTTAGCAGAAAGCACTCAAAATGCTATTGATATTATAACTGGAGATGCAAATGAGGGTTCTGTCTTTGATCATCTCATAGAAGATGATACAAGAAACTTTTTAGGATATGGATCAGGAAAGAGATATATATTGAAAGATGAATATATTCTATCTGCTACCTTTACAGAAAATCCACCAGACTTTTGTCGAGTGGATGTGCAGGGTGATGCGCCACTAGGAATGGGGGCCAATTTAAACTCTGGAACAGATGGCTTGTATTTTTGGGCTGGAGCAACAGACTTTGATCTTTGGAGACAGTATGGCTATAAGTCAGGTGGTCCAATAAATGTTCCTTTTATAAGTGATGCCGAAGGGCAGGCGAGGCCATATGCGATATTAGAATTATTGTTACAAAAAATGAATATAAATAGAGGAGAAATTTCTGTACCTGGAAATGAATTTTATCAGCCAGGAGATACGGTGTATGTTCCGGCAAAGGGATTGCTTTATTATGTTAGATCTGTTAACCATAGCTTTTCATATAGTGGACAAAGTTTTACGACAAGCCTTTCTTTAATTTACGGCCATCCTCCCGGAGAGTATTTGCCAAGCCCGCTAGATATTATTGGACAGGATCTTGTTTCCAACTTCCTTGAGGATCCTGCTCTGATGTATAGAACGGAATCAACAGATGATAGTTACAGAGTGTTGAAGCCAGATTCGACACTTGTATTTCCAACTGGAGGCGCTGGTATGGCAGAGCTGTTAGATTATAAAGATAATCAAATAAGATTTACAAATATGATGATGGACCTATCAGGCTCAATGATGGGAACTAGATATGTTTTAGTTAGAGGATTCGTAAAAGATCCAGACGATACAGAGGCGATTCAAAATGTTAGCGAAAAGATGGCAATAGTCAGATCTCTTTTGGAGAATCCGAGCCAAGTAGCTCAAGATCATGCATACTCTGGAGGCGATGACCTTGTGGATGGAATAAGTCAGGCAATGACAAGTGTTGGTTCTCTTTTTGGTGGCGGATCAACGGGTACTACAAAAGAGCTTACATCTATGAAGTTGCCAAACAATATGCCAGTAACTCCGATAAATTCTACAAAGATTATAGAGCAGATATCATATCTTACAAGAGAGGATGATACGAATCCTCTTGGTGAGATAAAATGCATGGATAGAAAGCTATTGGGTGTATTTACTTCTGATCTTTCCGGAGATATCAGCAGCAATAAAGCCTTGGGTATTTTTCCAAAAGGCGGGCCCAAACAAAACAGCTGGTTAGACTTCAGAGATGAAATAAGTGGGTTTAATTTTACAGGTGAAATAAATGTTATTGAAGTTGGTATTATAGACATACCAAATAGCGTATTAAGTTAAAGTTAAAGGAGAAGTTTTAGTGAGTGGAAATTCAGATATTGCCGGACAGATAACATCGTTTTGGCCATTTGAAGCAGTTGTTTTGGATGTTAACAAAAAGACTGGAGAGCTTACGGTTCATAAGGGCTCTCAAGATACTGGGACCAGCTTTGTAATTCCGCCTCTTTATTATGGTGGAGTAAGAGATTCGGGGCTATTTAGGCATCCAAACAAAGGAGATAGAGTTCTTTGCATTAGAGTGCATCCAGGAAGTCGAGGCACTATTCAGGCTTTAAAGGTTATCCCAAAGCCGAATAGCGACCGGGCACCCGGCTGGAAGGGCCGCCAGGGGGTCGAGCCAGGCGATTTTGTTCCGACAGCTACTACGGATTATCCTATAGCGGCCATGAATACAAACGACATGAAGTTGGCGGCGTTTGGCGGCGGGCAGTTACTTTTGGAAGGCTCTTGTACAGATAATAATATATATTTAGGAAATGATCAAAAAAGTGGATTATATATAAGTTTGCGCGGAACTGAAACAAAAGTATCAACCGTTGGGCATACAATTCAATCCGTCAGTACAGGTAGTCGTTTAGTCTCTGGTGATGCAATAAGGTTTGATCCGCAAAGCAACTCTGCTAGTGCAGCAGTTCCCTGTGGACATCAGGTTTTGATGTATCCTAAGAATACGGATGGTAAATCTAGAGGTATTTGGCCTGGCCGTGGGGCTCTTAATATTGCCTCAAATGAGTTAATGAGAAATCCTCCAATATCAGAATATAGACTTGTTATTAATGAGCTTTCTGAACATTCAGGGTACATAGGGTATGATCAAGAGGTCGTTAATCGAGCATCTTCTGTGCCTAGCATATATGAAAGGGAGAGTGATATAAAGGCCATTGGAAGTAGAAATGCATTACATTTGGCTCCACATCAATTGATAGAGATTATAGGTGGTAATGTTGTAAATCATAGGGGAGAAGTTTTAGATCCAAATTATGGAGTTGTAAAAACAGGAGATGATAATGGTCTAATTCCGTCTGAAGTTTCTGATAAAGATTATGAATCTGCTAGATTAATAAGCAGAAGAGGGATTGGTTATCATTTTCAGTTATCTACAAATTCTTTATCTGAAGCAACCTCAAATGATAATGATAACTTTATTTGTGCAATTGATAAAGAGGGTATTTTAAAATTAAATGTTCCAAAGTCATCAAACACTGGCAATGTTTTATACCCTACTGATGCCTTATTCTACAGAACTTCGGGCGGAACTTTAAGCAAGCCATCGTCAGAGAGTGTTTCAGAAAAGATTCCTGTTACGCTGCGCAATGAAGAAGGTACGGAAATATATCCTACAGCTGCTGCTAGAGAAGCTATGTTTGCAGATACAGAGGAGGATGTTAAATATACAAGACAAACCGGGGTTAGACATACGAATGAAGATGGTTATTTTCATAATTTAAAAAATATAATTGATTCATCAGGCGGCACAAAGGTGCGTGTTAACTCTACAAAGTATCATAACATGTATGCTGCAGCAGAAATGCTTATTGGAAATTTAATAAAATGTGTTCATATTCCGACCTCGGTAACTGCATGCCCAGGTATTGTTTTGGGGAATTCTCTTGGACAGTCCTTTGAGAGAAAGTCTAAAGATCCAAACGCAGACGGCTCAGACGCTAATGATGTAACATTTATGTCCACAGTGGAGATTAATCCGGGTCCACCCGCTATGGATCCAGGCGGAGAGGTTCTCGTTGCTGGCAAAAGTTTTTCCGGCGGCGCGGGAGAAACCAATGTTCCATATACAAATTCATTCTCTATTAGCGAAGAACTAGCCACTGAGAGTGCCGACAAAGGCGAAGGCACGAGAAAGGAGTCTGGAGGAAAAAGTGCTAATTTAAATTTCGAAGGATCAATAGAGACCTCTGTCGGGGCCGATAATCAAGACGGTAAAAGTATCGTTTTAGATACAGCAGGGGCCTTGGTTGCTTGGTTTGGTACAGATTCAGAGGGTCGAAGCGTGGTCGTTCAGACCGATGGAGATTTCCTGCTTAATGTTGGAGGCAGAACGGGCGATAACTTTAGCGAAGGCAGGTTTGAATTAAGAGTAAATATGACAGATAAAGGATATTGCGGACAAGAAGGATGGGCGGCCGAAGATGGAAATCATGCTTCGGATTATATTATTTCCATAAGTGAGGCAGGCTTGGTTATAGCTGGGATGAAGCCCGGAGCGCCAATGATTATTAGAAATGATGGAAATTTATGCTTAGAGAGTACGGCAAAGCTTATTCTTGCAGGAAACGGAATAGAGGTAAGGCAGGCAAACAGGCCGCCAAGAGAAACGCACAAAGCTCCATGTTCTGATGATCCGGCTGCTTCGCCAAAGACAAATCCTTTAGATGCGGCTGAAGAGGTTGGTAAGAAAATTCAGTGCATCACAGATTTGTTGGCAGATTTAGCAGATAGTGAATAGTTGTTATATTTTCTATTTTATAATCAATTAATTTATTTAATCTTTGTGTAGATAAGTTGGTATAATAAGTTTGTAAATCAAGTTAGTTTAAGGGTTAAGTATGGGTGATAATGTATCTAAGATTCTTCCGCTATTAGTTGGCGATATTAATCTTCAAGAAGAATTTTCAAAAATATACGTAAATTGCAATCCAGAGGATAATGATTCGTCCACGGCATCCTCTGGGCGTTCTAATCTTAAGATTAAAGATATGGAAATTTTATTTCCTGATGCTGCAAAAGATAAAGAAAAAATTCCATTAATTGGAGGATCAATTGTAAAGATATCTTTACAGTCCGATAAGAAAATAAACACAACAAAAGCTACGTATAGCAAAAAGCTTAATAAATATAGACTTGGAAGATTAAAGGCTCATATAAGCGCTATTACACCGGGGGTTGATACTTCGAGTGAATTTCCGCGAGTAGCCAGCCTTGTAACTGCTAGAAATAAAATAAATAAATCATTAGAAAGCATGCCGTCTATTACAGATGGTTGGCATGAAGGTAACGTTCCATCTATTGTGCTTACAAGGATGATTTCAGAAAGCATAGAAGATGCTTCGGACCTGCAGAAGAAGCTAGATCCTTTGGCTGAAGATAATATAAGATTATCTGGACTAAAAACGGTTGGAACATTTAAGTTTATTCCGATGCAAGTATTAAAAGATATGCTGGATATCTTGGTTAATGCTGCAGATGAGGAGTTTGGGCTAAAGAATTACGTTGGAATTTCCGGCGAGACATTTGAAACGTTATCACAGTACCTGACCGGGGTAGGGGCTGAAACCGATGGTGTTATTGATATAGAAGATGATAGTATCGTCAAAATATTGCTTGATATATTTCCTATATTTCATATAGAAGAAGATTATATCCTTGGAGATTTGTTTAAATCAGATATAGGATATTATACGGCCAACGATGATTCGGTATATATTAAAATGCCAGACCTATCTGGAAGAGATAGCTCTGGATACACAACAAATATGTACGACCTAGGAGAGCCTTCGGAAGAGTATATAACATTTTGTTTTGAATTTCTTAATGGAAATAATTATGCTGCAGAAGCTTTTGAATATCAAGCGCCACCGGCCTGTGAGTTAATGGCGGGTGATACAACATATCCAGAATATGGAGATAAGGGTTATATAGCGATTAGCAGAGAGGGGCTGTATGATACGAATAGAGATTCAGACAAAGCCTCTGCGTCTTATGAGTTCTTTTTATCTCCAATTATAACTCCGAAAAAGCCACCCAGAGTAAGGGGGTTTAGGGAGTCTTGGGAGGCTGTAGAGATGTTTACAGCGCCGGTTCTTACAAAGGGGTATTTAGATTCTTCTGCAAGCCCTGTGGTGTCTGTTGATGATATATCGAAAGAAGATTTTCAGGCAGTATATAAAGTTCTTTTAGATTATATAAATAGTGGTGATGTATCCGCTTTTAATAAAGAGATGTTAACAGCCTATTCTCAGTCGGCAAAGGACAGTCTGGAGCAACAGTATTTTTTTATAAATGCATTTAATAGATATAGATTTCAAGATCTTGGATTTCCGCTGTCCGTTCCGCTTGCAAAGGTGGGCGCGAATAGAACTTCGGATGTTTTGGGTGAGGCAAATAGACCTGATATTCTTCTCGGGTTTAGAGATGGAATGCCTGCGGACGAAACAAACGATGAAAAGTTTTTCGAATCTAAAACCATCGGGGCCAGAGATATTGTTGCTTCTAATAGGCCAAATATTTTAACAAGTGTTGAAGATCAGATTCCTCCTATTTGGATTCCGCTTACAAAAACAAAGAGCGAAGATGCTCCAGACGATGAATGGGTTCTTGAGATTCCTTATACATCAAGCGGGTCATCCAGTGGTGCTGCAAGTGGGTTGGATATTTATTCTGAGTCAGAAAAAACAGAATATGCTCTTTATGTGGTTGATGATATAGGTCAAATTGTAAGAGTTCCAGGAAATAATATAGAAGTATATCCAAAGGCAGTCACATTAACCAAGATAAAGCCAAATGGTTTTGTTGATGATAAACTGGTTTTCTCCGCAGATGCTAGCTTTTATGGAACCAAGGCATTAACCTTTACAGGGAAGGGTTTGACAGATGTAGTTTCGGTTAACTTTTATACAGATCCATTAATGCAGAATTTAATAGGGTCTTTTCAAGACGGAGATAGCGTTGGTGATTATTCGGTAATTTTTGCAAATCAATCATCAACTAGTTTAACTGTGCGCTCTGAAGCTCTTGTGTCTGATATCTTAGGATCTAATGTGGGAACGCTTTATGTATGCTTACAGCTTTCAAGCGGAACATGCTCCCAGCCGCAGACCGAAGAAGGCGCGACTGATCCTTCTCCTGGGTTTCAAATTTATGTAGCAGCACCAGGTACTGACAAAATAGAATTGCCAGACATTACGCCTACGCCTACGCCAATCCCAGATAGAGATGGATTTTTTGTTCCAAAGTTTAGAAGTGAGACAAACGCTGTTCATTCCATTCCACTTCTTATGGATGGTCAAAATGCAGAAATTAAAATTAAATCCAAAAAGCCAATTTTTGGAGGAACCTTTTATGCTTATATAGCAATTTTGAATGACACTGGTGGTAAAAATCTTGATATTTTAGAAGAAGATATAGGCTGGACGGGAAGCGGGGGTACTATTTCGGAGATAGAAATGGCTACCGTTGCAAGTCCGAATGGAGCTAGTTTTCATGTTCCTATGAAATTTGGATACGAAATTGGTTCTTCAGACTTTGAATATATAAGTAAAAGAAAAGCTATTTTAAACTTTCCAGGCTCGGCGGCTGCATCTTTAAATTATAGCAGATTTACTGAATTGGTTGGATCAGAAAAGGAATATCCAGCATATATTCTTATAACTAACGAGCCTCTCAACGAGCCAGGCGGCCCTCAGGCTTTGTCGAGTTCTGATCAAAGTTATGGGATTATTCCGCTGGGAGCCAAAGATAGTAAGCCAGGATCTGAGCTTAGACCCTTTATTACTCCGCCACATATCTTGGGGTTTGTTGCAACTTTGCCATCAGCCTTAGGTGGAAAGCCAAGAATTGAGTCTAATATACCTCTCGATATTCTCAATAGTGATTCAAATACGCTTAATAAAAAAATAAAAAATAATAATTTAAGCGAACTAACGCAAGGTGGTCATAGCTCTGGAATATCTCCATTTTCAATTATTACATCAGATGGTTTAGACCGCTTGTCTGTAGTCTTTACCGGTCCAAAGCAGGCCAGAATGTCCAAAATGTATAAAGGATATATTGGGTCAAAAAGACTAAAGCCATCGAGAGCCGGAAGGATAAAGTATGCTGAAAATTCATATCTTGTCGCAAATTATAGAAATATAAGAAACATTAAAGATGAGGGATGGACAGATGTAGTCATAAGCAAAAAGGATAGATATTTCAATGTAACATATGATTCAACTTTATATAACAGAACGACTGTTACATTTTCTAACGAAAGGTATGGTGGAATAAGTGATGATGTTGTAGACAGCAGCCCCGTAAAGGACGATGGGGATATAACGGTCTTGGCCAGAGGTCAGGATCGACCAACAACAATGTTGTCCGGAACTCTTAGCAGGTTTACCGACTCAAGTGGCGAAGAGAGTATGTCTTCAATAATTTTCCCAGGAGGCAATGCAGGCTTAACTCCACTTCCATTAATTGCCAATGAAAGTTATCCCTTGCGACCGGGCGGCGAAGAGGTTGGGACCAAACCATCTACAAATGAAAATGCTTATTATGAATTTGCTAATCCAATTAAAATATATCCAAGTGTAGATATGGTTTTTGGAGCCGAAGATGGTGGAGACATATATGGCATGTCTTTGTCTGATTCGCCAGTAAATGAAGAGGGGAAGCCTGGTGTTGAGATTATTGCGATAGATACGAATGGCCAAACTACGGTTGCCTTAAGCTTATCTGAAATGGCCGCAATGTATGAAAGGATAAAGGAAGAGGCTGCAGCAACCCTGGAGGGGATGAAGGCGCAGCTTGATGCTGCCAAGGAAACCATGGATGAAGCTGGTGACGCCTTCGAGGAGCTACAATTAGACTATGATACAGCTGCAGCAGAGTATGCTGCAAAAGAAGAAGCGGCACAAGAATCTTTGGGAGATGAGGCCTTAAGCGCGGCAGAGGCTGAGGAGCAGGCTCTGGAGGAGGCTCGTGCAGCAGCAGATGCGGCTGGAGGGCTTGACTCTTCGTCAATAGGTGATGACATTACAAATGCTCTTGATACTGCGCAAGGTGCAGTAGATGATGTTATGGACGGAGCCCAATCTGTTCTTGACGCAATAGCGTCAGGGGTTGCTGCTTTAAATACGCTTTCAGATCAATTATCAAGTGCTGGCCAAATGCTTAATCAAATAGCAGAAGGTGTGGAGCAGAGGGCTTCGTCAATGGGGCCAAGGCCAAATGATTTTACAAAGGTAAATATTAATCAAGTCTTTATAGATAAAGATGCGGCAATTCAATCTTCGGGAATAGATAAGTTTGAGAATGAGTTTAAATTGGTTTTATCCTTTAGGTTTGAGCAGGTTGCTGCAATTAAGTTTAATGTTCCAGAAATTGTAGAAGCTCGGATTAATGATCCGAATGAAAAGCTTCCATATAAATCATATGGTAAAAAAATATTTTCAACAATGATTGTCAATTCTGATGACAATATTTACTTAAGAACAATTGGAACAAAGAAGGATACTAAATTTGAAGTTGCTGGAAAGAGAGTAAAGGCCAAAAAAGGAACTCCGTTTACAGACGGAATTTATATGAATTGGATAATCACAATTCCGGATATGAGCAGTTTTGCAGTATTTGGAATGAGTGAATGTATGAGCATTTCTCTTACAAATTCTCAAGAAAATAGAATGAGGCTCAAGCGTCAGATGGGCAATGATATTGCTTTAAATCTAGATGATAAATGGCCAGACCAAATTTTTGGTGGAAACAGAAACAAGACGGGTCCTGCGGGCAAGCTGCAAGAAGAGCTTGAGATGTTTTTCCTCAAGTTTACATCTGTAACGCTAGATAAGGCAAATATCGCAAAAGAGTTTTTGCAAAGTTTCTGTGATCTCTCCTTCCACTTGACTGCAGAGTTATCGCTTCAGCTTAGAAACTTTAAAGTTCTTTTGATTCCAATCAAGGTTATCTTCTGCATTATTGATGTTATATGTGCTTTACTGCATCCGATAAGATTGGTGTTTGCAATAATTAGATTATTCTTGTGCTTATTTGATCTTATATTGTTATTGCCGCAGCTTTCTGTTCCTGCTATGTTCTTGGCATTATTACTGCACCTTCTGGAGTTGCTGCTCTGCGTGATTCTGAAGATCTTAAGCATCATCAACGCTATAAACGAAATCATAACAGCTCTTGTAAACGCAATTGAGCAGAAGAACTATCCGGCGATTGTAGCGCTGGAGGAGGCCATAAATGAGCACCTGTTCAGCCTTGAGGCTGACCTATCGGTTCTAGAGCCAATTATAACGATTCTAAAGCTATTCTTGGAGCTGTTGATGCTTGTATTCTCCTTCCCTTGTCAAATTGGTGCGGATGACGACGAAGAGGCTTGTATTGATCCATCGCAGCTTGCCGGATTGATACTTGGCAAGGTTGCTCCAAGAGGAAGAATTGAGCCCGATGCGCTACTGCCATTGGCTCAGACCTATACAACTTTGCCGGTAGATAATGTGAAAACTTGGGGAAATACGCCGCCGGATCTGCTCGATGGAGATGTCGATGGAGATGACTGGTGTGATGATCCCGCCGGTATATGTCCTAGTGATATTTTAATAGATTCATCTGATGAACTAGGTACGGCTGTTGTATCTAGCAACAGTGGTTATGCGGGTAATGAGTTGCCTGGCCTTACAGACAGTGCTACAGGTGATAATTTGCTCGTAATAGAAGGAGGGTTCTTTGAAGGAGATTCCGAAGGCTCTGGGGAAATGCCCAATATTGATTATCCAGGTTTGAAGTTTGATGACAGTGATTTCAATGCAACATTTGGCTTGTCTTTTACAAGAAGCGTTAAAAAGTTTGCAATATTTACAGGTCCAGATCCAAGAATTGTGGAGTTTCAATTCAACGATAGGGGCAAAACAAGTATAGTTTCGTGGTGGCCATTCTTCTTATTGTTCCCATTATTTTTTAGAAAGAAAACTATAAGCGAGTTACAGACTCTTGATTCTCCACCGATGTTTTTGAGAAGTACGGATGATTCATTACATGTTTGTGGCGGTAGCTCCGGCGAGGGAGAGGATGGAAGTGATTTTGATTTTATTAGCCCAATAGATGGAAAGACGGGTATTTTCTTAACAAAGTCTGGAGACGGCTATCAGCCAAAGCCGTTAACTGTAGAGATTGAACTTCAAGAGGCTAGTGTTAATGAGGAGACTATGGTGGCTGAGTTTAATCCAGTTACAGTTACTAAAACTTTTGGAAACATTCCAATGATTGCCCTTGTTGATGATGAGTTTAATGTATATTTTGTCGAAGAAACAGATACAGGCGGTGGAATTATTGTGACTGAGAGTGGGGAGATTGAATCAATAAACGCAAAGATGATTAATCATCCAAGTGCTCCAAAGAAAAGATTTGGAAAGGAAGATCAAGAGGTTTATAGAAATATTGATCCAAAAAGTACTATATTATCCGGCGACCCAGGAGCTGCTGCGACTGCTTCCGGCGTAGCAGAATACCCCGTTGATGGAGAGCTTGTTATTAAAGCTCAAGCCAATGCAAGCTTCTTGTCTGGTTTGGCACCATCTGGTACTGAATATTTGCCAAAGACAAAACAGGGGGCGGCCTTAGAGGCTGCGTGGACAGCCTTTGAGATATCTGGAGAGCCTGATACAGATGCGGGGGAGGGCTTTGTGGAAGGGTATGAGATAAGTTGGACAAATAGCGGAGATGCAGCCACCTCCACAGCCTCCTCCTTCCTTGTTATGGAGACTGTAGCAGACGACACTCTTGAAGTCTCTTGGGAAGATGCACATAAAATGCCATTTCCAGAGCTTGGATGGGCATATGATTTTGGCGGCGGTCACAGAAAAGAACAAAAGGATCTTGGAAATTCTCTTGATTCAATCAAGGTGTTTGACTTCCCAAGGCTTTACATTGTTGACGTTAGACAGGTTGCCGATGATATCGCATCAGCTTGCGGTGCCTCGGGGCCGATGGAGCTTCTCTTGGACCTTCCAGGCTTCGAAGAAGACTTGGGAGACATAGCAATAACCCCCACATTAGATTGTTTGCAGGAATTCCTTCAGCACTTTAAGAGCGAAGAGTTAGATGACGATGGCGTGCCTCTTGGGATTATTCCAAAGTTAAGACACGAACTTGCCATCGGAGCCGTTGAGGATGAAGATACAGGGGAGCTTAAGCTGGCCCTCAATCCCGTTCCGATGCCGCTCATTATAACGAAGTATGACGCTCTTAAGGCATGCGTTGAGAATTCTATAGATGATACTTGCAGGTTTGTTATTAACCCATTGAATACAACGTTTAAGCTGCTTGGAGATGACGATGAAACACCGCTTACGGAATATATAAATCCAGAGCAAAAAGATCTTGCAACCTTGATTAAGAGCGATATTGTTGACGAATTAGACTTTGATGAAATGGAAGGCTTCCCGTCTATTACGGGAGCTATGGAATATGCTTCTGGAGTTGGAGATATGATCGTTGCAGAGGCCGAATCAAAGGTTCTTATTGAACTTATACCAAGAGATTGTTATGATGAAGAAATATCTCAAGCTCTTGATTTAAGCGATAGCATCAAAATAGACTTTTTGACGGACGACACAGGTTCGGCAAGACGGATCGAGGTTATCGCCGGAGAAGAAGATTTGGTAGATAAGGACGAATCAACATATACATTGGCTGTAACGGCGGATTCTCCGGGCAAGGTTGTTATGAGAGGGACCGTTTGTTCGGTTATCATACAGGCTGTTACAGAGTCAGGCATAATTGATACAAGAGGAGAGTCTGAGGATGCTTCGGCCTCTTCCGATGTAGATTGCATAGAAGATGCGGAAAGCACAGGCGATGCAGAAGCAGATTCGTTGCTTTTTGCTCCAGGTGAATTAATGAAGGTAGATAGAACACTTACTATTTTATTCGTACCTAAGAGCGGGTCCGACTCCGGTGGCGGAGGAGCTTCCGGCAAGTATGGAGATGACGATAGAGATGAAAGCGCCAAGTCTGCCAAGCCAGGACCTCAAACCTTCGGAACGAAATTGGAGAATTAAAGTATGACAGTTGCAAGCTCGGGTGGTATTCAAGATCTTATAGCAAAAGCAGAATCAAATGTAGACGCTTCTGGTATGACCACAAACGAATTAAGCGCCGCCCTCGGAACCGCCCTAGCCTCTTTGGCAGATCAGTTCGGTGTAAACAATGATTTTGTACCACCAGGAGGCCAAGGCGAGGCTTATGCGAAAATGTTTGGAGAAGTAGCGGAAAATTTTTCTTCACTTTTTGCTGAACTTAGCGGAATGAGGTCTTCGTATTTACCATTTGAATTGGCTCAGGAAATTCCAACTGTAACAGGGGAGGAGAAAACTCTTGAAGAAGTTGTGGATGCAGAGGCTGTAATGGAGTCATATGAGAATGCGTTTTTCAGAATGTTAGGAATGCCTTCTTCGGCAGATTTAAACGCTGATGAGGCATTGATTGCTGTAAGTGAAACGGGAAACTTGATTAGTGAACAGGAAAACCTTACGCAAGATGGAAGTTATTCTTATATGAGTATTTTAGACACCAGACAGCTATCCGTCACCTCTCGGCCCGGGGCTCCAACAAATGCTATATATGATTTTCTTTCAGCATCTGTCAGTGCCTTTTCAAGGTTAGAAAAGGCAGGCTTTGTATATGTTCCAGAGCTTCAGGAGCTTGTCGATATAGTGAAAGAACTGTTAGAAGCAGATACAGCAAATGAAACAACTTTAGCTGCGGCAAATAAAATAATGGGTATAATCCTCAGCGCCCCGGCCGTGTCGAACGTTGATCCGGAAGGTTCATTGGATGATAAGTTGGCAAGTTTGGAAGATAGCTTGATGGGCTTTGATCCAAATTATGTAGCAGATTCAGCCTTGTCCCCGGCCTGGGCCTTGGGAAGTTCCCAGAACGACCTGTATTGGCTGGTAACGGAAGCCTTGATATTAATGGAGCCGGCGTTGGTTAATAAATATTCTACTGATTTATTAAATTCTTTGTGGAATAGAGAAGTCAAGGAAGAGCCGGATCCATCTCTTCAGGGCTTCGTGGGAGGAAAGAATTTTTGGAAATTTTCTTATTTACTATTCCCCCCCATTCAAGATGGAAGAATAGCGAAGTGTATTAATGAGCCAAAGAAAATGGTGGCTGCTCCATTTGCCCCAAGCACCCTCAGGACTGTTAATAGGCATAAATTAAGATCTACACTTTTAGAAGCTGTAATAAGAATAAGGCTTGATATTATTAGCGGAACTACAGTTAATGCTCCAGATCTTTCTGGATCAGACACACCTCCTCCGGTGACCGTTGGAATATCTGATGTCCCAATTTCTTACAGTGATGTTGCAAACTCTATGGGGCTAATAGAATCATTGATGATAACGAGGTTATTTTCTGCGCTTCACGGATTTGCAGTTGATGTCAGAGGCAAGATAACAGATCTGCAGACTATGCAACACCAAAGTGGTTATGCGCCACCTTCTGGCTCTGAAGTTACAAATGATAATGCAAGAACAGCTGTTGAAAGAAAGGATTATTGTAAAGAGGATGATGCATTGGCGCATGGAAGCCGGTGTCAGTTAGAGACTATGCAGATGATTGAAGAATCTCTTTTGTTGATCTTGGGAGACAGTCAGGTTCCTGAAGTATTGGAATTGCAGGAGGGTGTCGCTAGAAGTGGTGGTGTAAAAAATGCACATATGATGAGCGCGGTTTTATCTGTAATGGATGTTCCAAGAAGGTGGGTTACAACTCAGTTGGAGAAGAAGGATGAAGATGAAAGGCGACGAGCAGAAAAAGCTCAGGACGAAACTCAGGCTCAAATAGCAACGAAGATAGGTATATCAAAGGGCGTCGGGGCTGTAGACTTATTGGCATTTCTTATTGCCTTTTTCACAGCAAAAGAAGAAACTTTATTATGCTTATTGACAGAGGAGCAGTTTGCAGATCTTGAGGAAGAGTTTCCAAGCGGCTTTTTTGATGAGCTAGAAAGAAGAGACACGATAGCTCAGGCTACAAATGATATAGCCCTCAGGGCCTATGATGCTTATCAATTATTTAGATATGCAGTTATGACTGAGATTGCAACCTTTGTTCATCCTGTAGAAACTGGCTGATTGATTCTTGAATTGGGTTAAAATTCAAGAGTTATATAAAAATATTTCTATTATTTTTAACGTAAAAAACAGAGTTTAGGAAACAATAATATGTCTTTTGATTTAGCCCTTGAAAGAGGGGATATTAAAATAGGAGTTAGTGGCTCTGTAAAAACAGTAAATGGCAATGCAAAGCTGCGTCAAGATATTATTAAAATACTATTAACAGAGCTTGGTGATAATAAGTTTCATCCAAAATATGGAAGTTATATAGGGGCTTTGCGAATAGGGCATCATGCAGATAACAAATTAGTTTCTCTAGATCTTGAGTCTTCAGCAAGAACTGCTGTTAGAAACCTTATGTCTCTTCAGAGGTCTCAGGCCAGAAGGCAGAATATGTCTCCTGGAGAACTTATTATGGATATAGTCAAGATATCGGTAGCAAGAGATGATGTTGATCCAAGGCTTTATAATATATTTGTTTCCGTATTAACACAAGAACTTACAGAGGTAAGGGATAATATTACGGTAAGGATTGCTTAGGGGTAATAATGGCTACGTTTAGATCTTTTAGTGAAATTGTGTCTACGATGATACAGAGGTTAGGCTTTACTCAGCCAAATCTTGATACAAAGCCTGGAACTGTTTCTAGAGATTTGTTTGTAGACTTGCCAGCAGATCAGATTGCAAAATTATATTCAGCAGTAGGTGTTGTTGCAGAGAAGCAGTCTTTGGCAACAACTTCCGGAAGAGACCTGGAAAGGCTTGCTGCAAATTTTGGAGCAGGAAGAAACACCGGCTCGGCAGCTAATGGGATTGTTATATTTTGTACAAATACATTGGTTGGAGACATATCGATACCAACCGGTACTCTTGTAACTGCAAGAAACGGAATAAAGTTTAGAACAATCGGTAATTTTGTAATGTCTGCAACAGATAAGAATAGATTGGCAGCCAATGCCAGTAGGATGAAAAAGGGATTAAGAATAGCCGGACTTAATAGTTCGTATGTTTTAGAAGTTCCCGTACAAGCGGTTAGGCAAGGAACCGGAGGCAATGTTGCGTCTCTTCAGATTGTTTCAACCAATCTTCCATTTGCCGTATCTGTTACAAATCTAACATCAATGACTGGTGGAACAAATAGAGAAACGGATGATTCTTTTAGGTCTAGAATCTTAGCAGTTTTTAGCGGAGCAAATGTAGGAACTTCGGCAGGATATAGAAACTCCCTCTTGGGCGTCAATGGGGTTTTAGATGCTCTAATAGTAGAGCCCGGTGATACATTGATGCTGAGAGATGGAACCGAAACTCTAGAGACAGGGGATGGGACGGACAGAATCATAAGCTCTGGAACTGGAGGCAAAGTAGATGCCTATATCCTAGGAAGAAAAGTAGAGGCAATTTCTGAATCATTTATTTTTACAGACCTATCTGGCTCTGGAAATATTATTGATGAAAGAAATGATCATATACTTGGCCAAACAGGACAGGATCCAACGAGAACCTCTGAAGAGAGGAGGGTCTTAGCTTTTAAAAACGGAACATTGCCTGCTCAGCCGATTGACTCTATAATATCGGTAGTCGGTAGCTCTTCTGGGACACTGGTAGAGGCATTCGTTGATAGTGATGGAATAACTCATGGAAATTTTGAATTAGAAAAAGATTTAAATCCAGAAACTGGAGGAAGTCCTTTTGGGTTTGATAAAATTCACTTTGTATCTAATACAAAGATTGTATCAGGAGAAGGAATCACTAAGGCTGGATCCTTTAGTATTGACCCTCTTTCCTTTACAGATATAGATAATATAATACAAGTGTATAGGGATATAAATGAGGTCGGAGAAAATTCAGAAGTTAGTTCTGCAGGAAAAGAGTTTGTACGATTAATGCACACCCCTGCCGTTAGAGTTAGCAAGGTTCAAAACAAAACAACTGGAGAGCTATATTCTGTAGTTGATCAAAATTTAGACTCAGACGGGCTAAATAATGAGGGCGTTATAGAGATTTCTGGACGATCCCTTCCAACTCCTGCGGATGTTTTAAGTGTAAATTATACATGGAGACAAGTTTATGATAAATATGTTGACTATGGTGGATCAGATAGTCTTTCGCAGTTTCAAGATCCATCTGCATCAGACTCTATAGACTGGACTCCATCGGGGGGCATCTTTGAAGAAGAGTCTGTCATAACCAAGTCAGATGATGAATTGGTTTATGAGGTAGAGCTTGGATATAATATTAATAAGGTTATTTCTGCTTATCAGAAAATAGAATTATCAGGATCTATAAGCGTAGTTGATACAGTAGGGGTTACAGATGTTGTAGGGATAGAGATCGACTCTGAAGAGGACGCTATAGAAAATGTAATATCAATAAGAAGAGAAAGTGATGGTCTAGAGCTTTATAATACAAAGGAGGCAGATGGATCATTTGTTGCAAGAATTATTTATCTTCCATCAGATTCTCCAGGAGCGATAGACGATGAGATTATTATACACTATAACAAAGTAGAGGTGTTTGATGTAGACAGAACCGATGGGTCATTTTATAACAATATAATAACATTGCCTTCAGATAGTATTTTAGATACAGAAGAGGTTTTAGATACAGTAGAAGATCTGTATTTATCTGGTGATTCAATTTATGTAAGTTATGTTGCAGATATAAACTCTATTTATCCAAAAACCACCCTGGGAAACCTTCCAATAACGGGTGGCGGAGCTTCAAACGAATTATCAGGACTGGGGCAGGCAGAGACTTCTGGCACAAATCAGCCTATATTTTTCAATTATGATACAAGTTCTGATGAAGTTTCTATAGCCAGATTTGGCCCAACAAAAATTGATGTTGGAATATCTGGAATTTCAAAACCAGGAAAGGTAAAGATTTCTGGGGTAACCATGAATAGGTACGAAATAGATATTGCGGCCGGAGTATCTATGAGCGGGTTAACTTTAGATATAGAGTCTGAGTTAAAAACAGCTTTGGGCCTTACTTCTATACCCGGCAATGTAGGCATAGCAAGGGTTGATCACGTATATACGTTGGATTCGGACGGAGAGATGGATGAAGAGTTTGACTTGCTAGGATATTATCTAAACGATATAACATATGATATTGGCACAGGTCAGGTAGACTCAGATTTGGAAAATTACGAGGTTACATTGCCGTCAACATCTAATAATAACTCTATTTCGCTAAGCTCTTCAGACGTAGTAAGGGTAGTTATTTTGGTATACAATAGCGAAGCTTATGAAGAATTATATTTTACGGATTCTGGACATAGAATTACCGATAATCAATTTGGCCGTATAGACATGATATCTGTATCATCTGGATTTAGATCTATTGCAGGAAACTTGGTGGGAAGCATTGAGGTTAATCCGATAAGTCAGCCTGGAAATGGAAATACATATTATGTTGATTATGATTTTTTGGCTCCAAAAGAAGGTGAGAGAATTTCAATATCATATAATGTTAATAAGCTAATAACAAGCTCTACTATAGAGATTGAGAGGGTTAGGCCTGTCACTGCAGACATTCTTATTAAAGAGGCAGAGGAATTGACAATAGACGTTGAAGGAACAATTTTGATAAATGATAACGCTCTTGGAGAGGCTGGAAAAATTGTTGAAAATGCTACAAATTCTGTTTCAAACCTTTTAAACACATCAAAACTTGGAACGGTTGTTGATTATTCTGATATAATTGCCGTTGTTGCTGCAGAAAATGGTGTTGACTCAGTTAATATTTCATTATTTAATGAGTCTGATAAAACAGGAAGGAAGGCTTTTATTAGAGCGCTAGATAATCAAACTATATCTCCTGGCACTATTGTTTTTGAGGCTGTATCTAGAAACAAATTTAGAATTAATTAGGTAAGGGTATGCTTAGACCAGTTTCTTTTTCAATACCATCGAGTACTGAACTAAAAGTAACTTTTAATAAAGAGTTAACAGAGCTGCTGAACCAAGATCACTTCTTGGTTGAGTCGGTTAGTGGTAATGTAGATAATTTAGAAGTAACGCAAGTTACTGTGGAAGAGAAGTCTGTAATTGTAAGAACAAAGCCACAGGTTGCAGGCAACTTTTATATATTAAAGTTATTAGACACAGATGAGATTCCTTTTGCCGCATCTTCCGGTACTCCGTTAATAAATGACGATGTAAGCAGGGAGCTGTACTTTGTAGGTCTTAAGAATCATAATCCAATTAGAGACCGCATGGTCTTGAATATTCCAAAGCTTTATGATCTTGAAAATACAAATATAAATAATTTAATTAACGCTCAATCAGAAGAGCTGTTTCAGGCTCAAAAGCATATTGGAGAAGTATTAAGCGATAATTATATCTCAACAAGTGTTAAGGACGAGCGTAGAACGAGAAGCTCTGGAGCAACAGATCGGCTGGCAAATGAGGGGGTATATGAAATAGATCGTATTTCCTCAAGCAGAACAGCTGGAAACTTGACCTTCAAATCGTTAGAATATAGTGAAGATTCTGATATAGATATGCACGATTCTATTCCGGATCATCCCATTTCTTTGCAAGAAATATATGTAGAAGAAGAAGAGATATCTATTTCATCCGAAGGCAATTGGTTTAAAGGCTTTCTTCTATCCTTGGTTAATAAAAATGTAATAAAGATAGTGGGTCTAAAGCATATAAAGTCTACAGACGAAGAAGACTGTGATGGAGAAATAGGCACAGAGTATGGTATTTCACTTTATAAGTATTCAATATCTGACAATCGATATGATCCAATATATGCTTTTAGCAACAGTGATCTTGATACAGATGGGGTTTTGTTATCAGAATTTGGAAATATAGACGAACCAACTGTAGGGGATACTATTTTGGTATCGTATCTTTATAGAGATACAGGGATAGACGTTAATGAAAATTCAATAGAAGTATATAATCTTAAAGAAGCCGAAACAGAGTCTATTCCTACCAATATTACAAGATTTTTCTTAGAAAACGCTCCAATAGTAAATTATGAAAATGAAATACCAGAGACGGGCGGTATAGCTTTTAAGGCAGGAGAGAATTTATCAGAAATTCCAGATGAGTTTCAGTTAGAGCTTGTTTTCAATGCTTCAAAGTTACCTTCTAGAGTTGGTGAGTTTGCAGTAAATTATGCAACAGGAGAGGTTATAGTGGTCGGAGCCGAAGAGATCGGGGATGGCACTGGGTCTAATAATAATGTTGCAGAATATTTATATAGAAATTCATTTTCTAGAAATCTAGATTTTTATATAAAAGATAATGAGTTTGTTGCCGCAAGCAACAGAAGCTTAGTTGGAGAAGGTGTAAATATAGACTTTAATTACGATAAGGTCTATGTCGAGGATGTTGATTACAGAGCTCCTTGCCATACAGAGGTATTTAACGAGCATGTAGAAAATAATTTTGTATCTTCATTTATCATAAGTCCACAAAATACGCCAGTAACAAATGTATTTAGAGTTTTTAACCAAACAACTGGAGAGGTTTATCTGCCTCTATATAATACAAGGGATGAGATTTACTTTACAGGCTCTCGTTCTCCAGAGTTCAGGACAGAAGAGAATGAGTTAGCAAAGTTTGATTTAATAGAGTTGGAAAGATTAGAGCCAATTGGAGAATTTGTTTGTCCAACATTTTCTATAACCATAACAGCAAATGCGTCTAATAGCAGTATTCAATTCTCACCGGGAATTCCTGCTGAATTAATTGATCAAAATTCTCAAGATTATTTCATAAGAAGTACGGGGTTAGACGGCTCTGATGATATTGAAGATTTACAAATTAAGTTTTTTGGAACGCCAGATTCTGACAACCTGATCAGCTCAGTGTCTATAAACTCTACAGCTACAGCGCCAAGTTTGAATGAAGATGTAACTATAGGTCCAAAGGGGTTGGCCTTTAGCTTGGATAATAATTATATTATAAATGGCTCAGGAGATGCAATTGGATCGTATATAAATACATCAATTGAATTTACAAAAACAGATCTTTTTGCAAGAGAGAAGTACTTTGGGGATATTAATTCAAACCCAGGAGTGAGCAGAGCTTCGGATGATAGTTTGACTTCTGAAATATTATCGTCAAAAGGAGAAGGCTTTTTTGAAAACCTATCTCGTTTGCGCAAAGTTGGAGATTACTGTGTAGACTATAGGCATGGCCAGGTTTATTTGGCAACATCTTATGATCAAGATTATGAATTAGGTTATATTAACTATAATTATAATTCAATTACGCCTTTCAATACCAATATAATAAGTATTGTAGAGGCTTCGAAGAAGTTAGTTTCTTCAGATACTTTGGAAGATGCTACAAAAATTTATGATGAGCCATCAAATACTAGCAGCACTATTTCTTTACTTGATTTAGAAAATACTGTTTTGCTTCCGGACGGAGAAACTACGGCCATAGATTTTAATGGAAACCTTCAAGATGTTTGTGTTGTTTTGGATGACTTTACAGTGGTCTTGCCCATGAAAGTCTCTGAGGTAAACGGGGTGTACTCAACGGGGCTCTTAGAGGGGTCAAGGTTAACCTACGAAGCAGAGGCTAGTAGGCTTGAAGACTTGGGGTCAGACGTTGTAAAGGAGCTCGTAAAAGACGGTGGCGGAAATATCTTTGATACTACATTTATGTCTTTTGAAGATAATGTTATAGACTTAAAAAAGAGTTATAGCACAAGGTTACTTAGTAGTGGTGATGATTATTTGATTACAATAAATGATTCTGAATTTGACGAAATTTATAAAATAATACATACGCCAACAGGTTCTGAAATTTTTAATGATAAATTAAATGTTGTTAAAATAGATGATTTAGAGATAGTTTTTGCAGAAGAATCGGGCGATGAAGTTGTTGTAGAAATAAAGTCAGGCCCCATTCTGGACGACATAGATTTTGATGGAGATTTCTTACTAGACGAAGGAGGCAGTCGATTTGCGATAACAGGTTTTGATGCAGAATTATCCAATATAACAGTTTCTGTTCCAGCAGAGAATAATGTTGAGGCAGATTCGCCAGACTTGGGCAGCGCCCAGGTTATCGTTAAGGCTCAGACGGACAAAGCTGATTCTGGAATCACAATCACTATTCCGGCCGACTCATATGTTAATTCTGGTGATCCAGTTGAGGTTATATACAAGACCACCTTTGTTCCGAAGATAGGAACCGAAGTTGGTGTTGACTTCAGGGCTGGCAGGCTTTTCCTTGGCTATGTATATTCATATGACGATATCTATATTTCATATGAGTATGGAGATAATGAAGTAGATTGGTCCATAGGAAGTGCAATATCAGAGGGTGAAACATATTTTGTTACATACAAATTTGGAGCATTGAGAGATGCTTTGAAGAAAAATTTTGGAATATTAACTAAGATTCCGTTTTTTCAAAGATTTCCAATAACTGCAGATAGAGAGCTTTATAGAAATGCTTTAGCGGGAACGATGCAAGCCTTTACAAACGGGCCAACCACACCTTCTTTTAAGTCTTTGATAAAATCTTTTACAGACATAACCCCTGAGATTACAGAGTCTGTATTTGGAAGCTGGATTTTGGGCAGAGATTATTTACACCCCGGAACATTGAGTGCAGATGGAATTTTGGAGTTTAAATCCTGCAAGTTTAATGAGGGGGTTATGATAAATGACGATATCGTTATACAGACCCCTTCTCTTTCGAATATTAATTTGAGCGAAGGAACGCTTTCGGCATGGATTTGCCCGGAGTGGGCCGGAATTGATAATGATGCAACTTTAACTATAGATATAGACAATATTGGTACCAAAAATTATGTTTACAAACTTGGAACCAATCCATTTAATTATGATAATAATTTTGGGGTTTTGGCTTCAGATCATGTCATAGGAGGGGTGGACAATTCGCTTCCAAGCATAACTCTGCATAACTATACAAGCTCTTGGGTTGATGAGCGAGGAGGGGAAGAGGAAGAAAGCATTGGTGCTTTTGTCTTGGTCAAACAAGAAGATTCTATCAGTAGGATTGTAAAAACAGAGATGGACATATCATTAAAGGTGTCTAATTTTTCTGCCCCAGAAGTAATAAACCCTCCACGCAGAAAGCCCTCTGAGGACATTGCGTTTAATAAGGCATCCTTGGGTATCCTTGGACTCGGAAGATCCATGTCTGACTCCTCTAGAGGCCTCTTGGCAGAGGGTAGCGAATTAGACCTTCTTAGGTTTAGCAGCCCAGCGTTTATATCTATGGGAGATACGAATAAATTGCTGTTTATGCTGTTTTCATTAAGACCATTATGCAATCCGGAAAGTGGAAGAATATATACATTTAGAGTTGGGTATGAGCATATAGAGAGTAATGAAATACCAACTTATGATAGGCTGCATACTACAAGAAATTGTAGCTGCAAAGTCAACGACACTCTTGAGGAGCTGTCTAAATTTAGAGATAAGAATTTCCAGTCTATTACGATTGATTTAGACTTTAGTATACCATTTTCATATATAAGCGATGTAGATGTCGCGTTTGATGATCGTCCATCTGCTTTTAGAATTTTAGATACTCGCGGTGCGATATATGAAGTATATGCGTTTCTAGATGAAGATGGAAATACAGTAGAAGGCAGAATTCCAGATTCTGTGTCTGGATTCATAATAAATAGAATTCCAGATAATCAACAATATGTGACAGCACAAGGTTCGGCCGCAATAAATACACTGCTGCCAACTGGCGAAATAACAGTGCTTTATCAGACTGCATCCATTCTTACAAATGCTAATCCAGAATCTACAAAGTATTTAGGATATGAAGCAAAAAGCTACATATTAGATTGGATGTCAGATTTTGTTGATCTAAAGTTTACAAGGGATCCTTTGAATAATTTGGTAGAGATTGTTGTAAATAGCGCTGTTGGGCCTAAGAAAAAGACTATAAAGCTATTTTATACTGATCTTATCGGGGTTGATAAAGAGGATGTTATTTATGAAGCCTTTAATATTGACAAATGGTTTAATACAGCTGATGGCATAAGCTCTGTTCATAATTCTAGTGCTTTATCAGGCAAGATTGCAGCAGGAACGCTAGATAGGTCTGCAAAGTCTATAGTGGATATAGGAAGGTTGAAGTATTCAATATATAATAGGTTTAATGAAAATGATATTTATATTGGCGCTGCAGCAAGAAGCCCTAAAGGTGTACCGTTTGAGGTAAACAAGTATGATTTCCCGGATACGTCGGTTGGATTGCCGTACAACTCAGATTCTTCAGAGGGTGTTTTTATAGGGTTTGACGAATTGTGCTTATCTCCGCTAGCAGAAGACGCTGGTCAATGGGTCTTTAGGACCAGGGCTGGAAACTCGGTAAATGTTCCAATAGGGGTTTGCGAGGCGTCCGGAGGCTCGGGCGGAGATTATGAGTTTGTCTATTCGGATGTTCCAATAGATCATACTTTTTCAGGAACTATAAATACAGATGGTGAATTTTCATCTGTAGTAAGAGCGCACAGGAATGAGGATGGGTCGGGATGCCCAACGGGCCTTGTTTGCTCTGCGGAGTATAGATATTGCGGCGATGGAGTTTTGGACGGAAAAGAGCCAGGGCGCGGGTGGAGAAAGCTTGACGAAACAAGTTCGGATTTAATAAACATATTGCTTGGAGGCACAGAAACTGAGTCATCTCTCTGGATGAAGCATGGAGGCTTTGATACTATTCAGAGTGGCGGAGTCTATCGGATGGGGCCATCAGTTTATGATGTGGAAAGCTGTAATCATGCCGAATCAGATGGTAACTTTGTATACACAAGACTCCCATGTCATGGTGGAGATTATTCTGTAACGGTTTCGTTTAAGGTGTCAGAATTAGATTATGATATTTTAACCTCTTCATCGGATAGATTTGAAGGGGCGGTATCTGGAGTTATGACGGGTATTGTTCCAATACATGTTTATGATGATGCTTTAAATATAAAGGTTGCGTTAGCAATAAGTGATGCAGGGCAGCCGCTGGTTTTGGTTCTAGACGGCCATACCAACGATATAGTGGATATAGCCTATATGAATTGGGATGTAGGATTGTTTGATAGTCTTATTCTGTCAAAAGATTATGAAAACGAGATAATAACAATAGAATCTGATACATTTGTCTTGAGCAGGCTTACTTTTGATGATTTTTCATCAAAAGATATAGATGAATGCGAAATATTAAATGAGCCTTTCTTGGGAATACACCTGCTTGATGGATCCTTGGTTGATGCAAATAATTTTCATGATAATTACTCTGGAAACCTTATAGATATAGGCCTTATAGAGTTTAGTGGACGACACGAAGATGGGGTTACAACTTTAGAGGATGGAGATATCTTTATAAGTACTGATTCTAAAATTGAATTTTCTTTATCCGTAATTGGAGAGGCAGATGGATATGCTGATGCTTATGCCGATGGGTATATGGATTGTGATGAAGATGGATATGCTGATGCTTATGGATATGCATCAGAATCAGAATATGATGTAGACGAAGTTTATTTTACATCGGATAAATTAAGATACTTGTTTGATAGCGGCGAAAGTGATTCTGAAAATAGAATATCAATATTTAAAGATGGCAAAGGATTTATGAATTTCAGAATTTATGATAATTCACAGACTTCAAGAGGTGATGTGAATATGTATAATATTGCGACAAACATAAAAGACTTTGAGCCAGGAGATCTTCATCATATATCTGCAAGTTGGAGGCTAAATACTCTTTATGAAAAAGATGAAATGCATTTATTCGTAGATGGCCTTGAAGCTCCAAATATTTATAAGTTTGGCGGACCAGTCCCGGTTAGGATAAATGATAAATTTTCAGATGTTAGCAAAGAAATGCTTCAAGACTTCCTTGTTGATAATATAGAGTTTTGTGATATTTTTACAGATGGAACAATTTTGGCTGATTCATCTTCTTTTACGTCAAGTAAGGCCGGCTTCTCTCAAGAGATGGTAGGAAGGTCTATAATCTTCCTGGAGTCAACTGTGGCCGCATCATATGTTGGTCAGGAGTTTATTATAAACAGCGTTGACGGGGATGATGTCACTTTTGTTAGCGGGTTAAGCTTGGATACGGTTACGTTTGACGCTTCTGCTTCTGATATAAAGTTTATGTTTCCCCCAACCGCAGGAATCAAAGAAGATATAGCGACCGATTTTAGAAATAGTTCTTTTGCAATATTTAGAACAGATTGCGAAGGTAACGAAACAGAGTTGGGCGGGATATTATACACCGTAGATGGTGGATCAATAAGTATTGTGAGCGGTGAAAATGTTATAAATCCACAATATAGGGTTAATATAGCCACAAAGGTGGTAGAGTTTGTCGGAAAGGATGCTGATTGCAACTTTAATAGTACGATTGATTTTTCTGATCTAAATATTCACATAGAAACCTTTGGTTTGGTTTATGCAAATTGTAATGATATAATAAGTTTATCTAGTTCTTCATATTATAGGCTTGATGAGAAGCCGTATGATGTAAAGAGCGGTAAGAGTGTTATTTTGGCCCACGCTGCAGAGCCAGTATCGTTGGAAGATGTTACGGTAAGAAGGATTGTTTTGCCGCGAACAATTCCTACTTTAGACAGCATTGTGGAGGAGGAAGACTTTTTGCATCGGTCAATTTTTGAAATAGACCTAGAGGGTGATGATGGTCATCATCTGCTTATTTGTCAACCAGTTCAGGTTTATAAGAAAAATTTGGGCAGATATTTATCGATCAAATTTGATTCAGACAATACAGCTTTTTGCGAAAAAGATATAGAAGGATATCCCGAAGGTTACATGGATGATATCTATACAAATAAGATTACAGTATATGGAGAGACTATAGACGGAACGGATGAGGAGGTCTTTTCCATAAGAGGAAACGGAACAATAAAGGGTAAGAAGTTATTTAAATCTGTATCAAAAATGGTTGGAGAGATTTATTTGGCAGATCCAGATTATGAGCCGTATGTTGTAGAGCTTATTGAGACGAATCCAATTACAGTTTCAGATAATGGCGGAGAATATGCAGAGGTATTTGAATATTCAAATGGAAGCCTTATTTTGACTGCAGCTGGATCCAATGGGTTTTATCCGTTTGAATTACATCCTGGTGATTATTATCTGAATTATCCTGCATTTTTAAATATAAAACTACCAAAGGTTGGGGATCATCTTTATATAGGGTGTGATAGGAATGAAGCGGGCCAATTTGGCGGAACCATAGATGAGTTTAGAATCATAACGGAGATGTCTAGCGATACACGGCCTACACAAAGTGATACAGATGGAACGAGAAGTGTTACAGAGGATTTTCTGAATCCGAATCCACACTGTCCAGACGATCAGACTCTTGCATTGATTCATTTTGATGACCCAATAGCTCTTCAGTCAAGAAGATTAAGGCAAAAAGAGTTTTTAAATACAGAGAGTAATTTTAAATTTAAACTTGATTTGGAAGACAGAGAGAAGCTTTTAAAGTATATTAATGATGAAGATATGTTTGTATCAACAATGGTTCGTATGGGCTTTGATAAAGATACGGCTATAGAGGCTTATATTGAATGTCATTATGCACAAGATGGGCCGCTATTTAATGAGACGAAGCTGATTAGAAGCGATGATATGTTGGTTAGCGAAAACAGCGTTAATGATAATTTTGGATTATCAGCAAGATTCTTTAATACACAGCCTTTAGTTATAAATAATAGGCTTTCTTATTTTAGAAGAAAAGAAGGAACGATTGAGTTTTGGATAAGTCCAGTCTTAGATACAATCGGAGATGAGGTTGAAAGATATTATGTTGATATTTATTCGGTAACCAGAAAGCGAGTTACATCTTTTTCTCCAACGATAATTGATTTGCCAACTCCGGCAAAGGAAGTTGTTAGTGTGCAGCTTTTGCAAGATTCTCAAGAATTTTCAGAGTTTTATTCTCAGGATGAAATAGATAAAATATTATTTGATGAAATCTATAGAAGCGAAACAACAGGTCGGCTTACAGGCGGGACGGGAATTGAAAAGGACTTTTCGATAGGAAGCAAGCTTTCCGCAGACGGAAAAAGACTCTTTTTGACAGATGCTTTGCCAGGATCGAAGGTTGATGTGCTTGTTTCGTATATTCCGCGCAGCTTATCCGGAGACAGGGTGTCTGTTTATAAAAACGAGAGAAGTCAGATTGTTTTCTCAATAATTGCAAATGGTAGTACAAATATAATATGTAAAGATATAGATTGGAATAGAAACACTTGGCATAGAGTCATGTGTACATATAGGACAAATTCGGCATCAGATACGATGAGGCTGTTTGTAGATGGGGTTGAAAGTGGGTTCATAACATATGGTCAAGAAGGCGTAATATATGGTACAGGGTTTGTTTATGGGCAAACCACACAACAAGAAGGTGCCTCTAGACAAATAGATTATAATATAAAGCTTGGAGATGATTTTAGACTAGTATGCGTTGGGTCTGATGCTTTTGAAAGAAAGTCGGCATTATCTAGAATGGATAATATAAGATTTAGCAGAACGATGAGAAGCACATTTAAAGATCCTGCAGGAGATTATATTGATCCAAATTATTCATCTAATACAGATACCGTCATGCCTGTGGTTAAAGACGATGCAACAACTCTTATGTTGAATTTTGAACAAGAAAGTGAAGAGGACTTTTATGCAACGGTTGTTGACCCCTCAAAAGGTATCTTTAATTTTGATATAGAAGTAGCGGATAATTTTGGTAAGATTAACAGTGATGAAGTTGAGGATTTGATAGTCGAACTTGTCGATAGATTAAAGCCTGCACATTCGAATGCATTGATAAAATTCCCAAGAGAACCATGCTAATAAGCTCTATTAATAATCTTGGATGTATCGATATAGGTTAAAGGTAGGAGATGTTTAATGGCAAAGGCTAATAGAGAAAAACTTCCCAGAGTAAATTTCTTTGACGGCCAAAGAATAACAGAGGCTGATTTAGATGCTGAACAAATTCACCATAGGGGTTTAGTTTCTAATTTAACAAAGGATTTTCATGGAAGCGGAATCATAAGAGATCGCTTGTTTGAAAGCCGTGTTTTATTAGATACGAGCGATCCTGCGGGTAATTTGGACAGCAGTGATGATGAGAATGAATCAGAATTTGTTATAGATTCCGGCGAGTATGATGGAAGGGCTATCTATTTAGATAGGCAGCCCAGTGATATTATTTATGGAAACAGAATAGAGGTCGAGGCCTCTGGCCTTGATGTTGGTGGTAGAATCGAAGCTAAGGTTTTGATCCTTGGAACTGTATACAGCAGCCTGAGCGACTCTGGAGAACTTGTTTCAGAGGTTATAAGCTTTAAGCAAAATATATCAAAGATTACAGAGCATTACTATACACGCGTTATAGCGGTACTTTTTAATAATTTTTCCGGAGGAACCGGAAAGACAGAGCATAGTTTAGAAAAGGAAAGCTTAAATACTCTTTCTGATAGTGGAAAAATTGTTTTTAGAGAGGCAGAGCCCTTTAAGGTCTTTGCGAGAACGAAGACTGCCTTTCAAACAGATTCTCCAAATATGGATCTTGCAAACTTTATAACCTCTAGTGCAGATTTGTCTATTGAGGATGAAATAAAAACAGGTCTTGGTTCTATATATAATTTTAATGATTTGTATTTCGAATTAGAGTCGGAAGAGGAGATTTATTTTGAAGTAGATGGAGACCAAACCACTACTTATGGACAGAAGTTTTTAGCAAAAGCAAATAATATTCAAAAAATTGATTTACTACTTTCTGTTTCGGAAGATGAGGATGCAAGTTCTGGGCTTGAGTATGATTTTTCAGGCGATATAGTTATTTCAATTCACAAGTTATCAACCGATATAAGTTGCATAACTGATCCAGCCCCTGACAACTTGATAGACTTTGACCCTGACCCTTCTCCTATTATTGAGATGTCATATTCTCAAGCAGATCTTGCAGCATTGGGGGTCAAGCTTGATGATACACCTCGGGTTGTAAGCTTTGACTTCTCTGGCACGCTAATCGCTGATCCAAATATTGAACCATCATTAGATGTTGATGAATATTATGCGGTACTTATCAGCAGGCGGGGAGACAACAGGACCGGTACGGTTGTGATGCAGAAAGGTTACGACAGACCCTCAAGAAAGACTGATAATGGTCAAACGCTGAACGTCCTCGAAAGCTTTGACAAGCAAACAACTAGATTTTTTGAATATGATCCAAATAATTTAGTATATGTCGATGATTCAGATTCGTCACTTTGGTTTGCAGTTCACTCTGACACAGTAGAGGTTACAGACGGTATAGCATATACCGAAGATGGTTTTCCAGTAATTCTTCCAAAAACTGTTGATTACGTTGGAAGTACCGAAGTGTCTTATTTTTTGAGAAATATATCATTGAGTGACGTTTCGGAAGGAACTGAAAACCTGCTTGTATTGCAGCGGCAAGATAACTTTGAGACTCCCGCAACACACCCTAGAACTGGAAACTTTGTTAATACAAGAATTCAAGATGCTCCATCTGTAGCAGTAATGACTGCAGGCGAGTGGGCAGAGGTCGATGAAGATTATCCACCCGTTTTATTGGCCAGAGTAAAGGATAAAAATGTAAGAGAAGCACAGGATATAACGGGAGTTTTCGACAAGCCGGGTTATATTGGCAATGATGAAATCGTATTTATAGAGCCAAGTTCTGAGCTGTTAACTTCAAATCTAATAAATAGAGTTATTATTCCAGATTTAGATTGCGAATGTAATTCTAGATATAGAATTGTTAGTGTCATATGCGACAAAATGTATGCTGGAGACTTAGATAATGATAAAGAGTTAACTTCTAATGATATAATGGAGTTACTCAATGTGGTTGGTAACACAATAAACACAGAAACCACAGAGCGCAAGATTCTAGGCGGAGAGCTTGACTTGGTTACATTTATTCAGGCTGATTTGAACGAAGATGATACGGTAGATGGTTCTGATATAGAGCTTATAGAAGATGCAATAGATGGATATGTAAATTTCACCTTAGATGAATCATTTAATGTATTAAGATTAAAGTTGGAAAATGTTTTAGAAGAAGATGACTTTCCAACGCTATTTGATTCTGCAGAATTTTCCGATTGGGGCGTTTTAAGCACTCCGGCCACAGCCGATGGAGAGGACACTGTTAGTTTTGCGGTAGAGACGGAAAATGAAGCTTTGTCCCTGAGGGTTGGGGATCAGATAACAATATCTTCCGGATCGTCTGCTGGCACATATGTTATATATTCCAAGACAGTAGATACAGACGGAGTAAGTGTGGAGTTGTCCGTTACAGATACAGACGGAGAGGCAGTAGCCTTTGTTGGCTCTAGTGATTTAGGGGACGTTGTTATTGTAAGCGGGACCAGGGTAAATACCTATTCCGATAATATGAAGCTTTTAAATGTACCATTTGAAGAAAAAAATTGGTCAATAACATATATTGGAGCACCGCATGATGATACCTTTCTTGATATATGTGATCTAAGAAGATATTCGGAAACAAACTTTACAGAAGAGTATGAAGAATCATGTGTTTGTGACGAGGAAGTCTGTATGGAGGAGGGCGATTGCGCTCCTATCTATAAAAACCAAAAGGTTTTGGCAAATGATTTGTTTATACCGAATGGCGAAATATACAAGGAACCTGGAGTTCCATATCATGGAGATATAGAGTTTTCTACGATAACTATTCCGCTTCCTCCAGGGACTGTTGATGACTGCCAAATTGATTTATATACAAATTTTATAAAAGCTGAATCTGGAACCTGCGAAACAGAATCGGGATATCCTGCTATGAAGTTTTCGGACGGAACATATGTTGGGTGCGAAGATTCTGGTTCAGAAACTGATTTGACAAAAGGCAGAATAAAGTTTAGTCAGTGTATTTCCAGCCTTTACGTAGATGCCTTTGTAGACGGATATGCTGTAGACGGATATGCCGACGAAACAGAGGCCGCTGACTCTGAAGAGGTTATATCAGAGTCTTTTACAGACTTTACATATCCTGATGATAATGGTTTTAATCAGTGGCAAGATGCCTCTGACAGTCCATCGTCAGACGCCTTTGTAACTGCACTTTCTGGACCAAATGAGCCAGCGGTTTTTGTATTATCGACAATTAATGCTGATGAGAGATATGCAAAACTAGATTATCCTTCGGTCCCAACTATAATCGACAGCGAATTATCGGGTGATTTTATTATTGATTTTGTAATGTCGCGAACAGTTTGGGATGACAGTACTCTTGTCCATGGAAAGATTGCATTTTTTACGACAATAACTATTACCAATGCCGAAACAACATCCGTCCTTAAGTTCGGATGGAGATTGTCGGGAAGTGGTGCTACAGAGATGTTTTATAATGGAGTTATAACGCTTGGCGATGCCGATGGCGATGTTGTAAGTGATTTCGACTTTTCTATAGATGCTGCGGATGATTTAAATGATGAAATAATATTTAGATTAAGAAGAATTGATGAGGCTGTTTTTGCAATGTATTATGATGATACTTTGATAGATTCAACAGACAATATAACAGGTCAGTTTATAAGAATAGGAGAAACTCCAGACGTTCAGCCCGGAGCCGGAGATGCCAGCGTATCTTTTGAGCTTGCACAATATGCATATCCAACTTATCCAGTTCAGTTCACCGGCACATTGCATAGTTTGGTTATGAGACACGGATATTCTTCTTCGTCAGACTTGGAAGAGGCATCTATAGATATAAGTAGAGACTCTGACTCTTTGATAAACAGAGCCACTGTCGCCTTCCCTCTGATGTTAACACAGAGGACTAATGTTATAGGGGCAACATTATCTATAACTACGACAGAGTCTGTTTCGGCTGCAGACGGTGCAGAGGATTATAATATAATTCCATATAACATATTAAATGCAGACAACTTAGGTACGGTAATAGATTATCCGTTAGAAGACAATGATTCTTTCGTTGTTACTTTTCAGCCTGGAGAGTTAGTCTCTGGCGGCACCATAGATGTTGACATCACTACCTTGGCATTGTACTTTTTATCACAAGCTGGACATCTGCCTGGTTTTTATAAAGCTTTAATTATAGAACCTAGCGGCTCTGCGGAGACTGCTATGTCTATATCTCCAGAGATGTCTTTTGAGATAGAATATGAAGAGGTAACAACCGGGGTTATATTCAAGGTTGGTGTCAGTTTGGACGCAACAACCGGAATTGCTACATTGCAAACCAAAAATATATTATATGATACATTGAATGATTCAAATAGAACGGTTTTGCAATTTGGAGTACACCTTAAGAAATCTGGATTCAGAAATGAAGATATAATGGTTGGTGTAAAGGATCTCAGCAGAATAGGCATAGGAGTGTGTGTTGAAGAAACAGACTTTGAAGATGATGATCTGTGCTTCTTCATAGCGGGCAGTACAGCAACCGGAACCTTTGTCGAAGGACCGTTCCCATGCTACTTCCATTTGCCATAGTTTTATAAAAAAACAAAGCATTATTTGGTATAATTCTCATACCATGGACACATTAAGAATTAGAGCAGAATCGATGCTTGGCACTTCCCATAGTTGGGCGGTCACTATGCGCAGCTTATTAAGAGAATTTCACTTAATGGGCCATGATTTGTTTTTAAATAGTACAAATAAATATAATTTGTTTCCAAAAGATTGGATGGAGCTTTGCAGGGAGGGTATAAATGCGGATATTGATCTCACTTATACATTGCCTAGAAATTTTAAATATAGATTTAATAAAAATTCTAAATTAAAATTAGCAATTTACAATTATGAAACAAGTATTTTGCCAAAAGTTTGGTCAAAAGAAATTCAACATGTAGATTATGCTTTACCTTCCAGTAATTTTTCAAAAGAGATTTTTGTAAATGCCGGATGGCCAGAAGAAAAATGTATAGTTGTACCTCATGGTATTAATCCTCAGGATTTTAAGAATAAAGCAAAAGTTGATAATCTTAAGACAAAGAGAAAATTTAAGTTTTTAAACGTCTCTATACCTCATTATAGAAAGAATATAGATTTGCTTGTTGATGCATATTATAGTGCATTTACAGACGATGATGATGTATGTCTTTTGCTGAAAGTAAAGTTGAATGAGCCAAAATATAGGTTTGAATGTGATGTTGTTAAAGAAATTCTTAAAATACAGAAAAAGCATAAAGGCAGAAGGCTGCCTCAGGTGGAGGTTGTTCAGCATCGATACGAAAGCATGGTTCCGTTATATAATTCTTGCGAATGTCTTGTTAGCGCCTCTTCTTCTGAAGGGTTTGGACTACCATTGCTGGAGGGTTTGGCCGCAGGCATGATCGTTATAGCGCCAAGGTGTACTGGTCAGTTAGATTTTTTAAATGATAAAAATTCATTATTAGTTGATGTAAAAGAAATTGATGCCACAGACAAATATCAATATTGGAGACCATCTCCTGGGGCCAAAACTTATATTCCAGATATAGATGCATTGTCTGAAACCATGACAAAAGCATATGAGAACTATAAAGATATAAAGAAGAGTTTAAAAAAGGAGTCTAACAAAACAGTGAAGCTGTTTACCTGGGAGAGGGCGGCCAAACAGATCTTGGATATTTTATGAAAATATTAGATTCATATAATAATATTAAATGGAAGTCTTCTGGAGTTAGCTTTGTAGATAAAAACATTGTAATGTCTGCAAAGTCAAGTTTGTCTACAGATATTTTAAGTTTTAAAAATGCAAAAATAAAAATAATTGGTAAAAAGATTTCAGGAAATGGGATATTAAAGTTATATATTAAAAAGAAAAGTGGAGAGATATTTTTTCAAAAAGAAATAAAGTTTACAAAAAGTTCTTGGTCCGAATATTCTTTTGAATGTAAAGAAAATATTGATAATTGTATAATTGAAATATCAAGATCAAAAAATTCATTTGGAAGAATAGAATTGGGAAGAGTTGTCGTAAGTGATGATAGAATTATTAAGCCTATAATAAAAAAACCAAAAGAGAAACGGTTGGACGAAGTTAGGCAGATGGAGCTTTATATGCAAAATATATCTTTTAATAAGAAAATTGCAGTTATTATACCCTATGGCATATATGGCGGCGGAGAAGTCTATATTAAAAATATTTTCTCTAAAACTAAAGATATGTTTCATATAGATTTTTTGTATTTATCAAAAAATAAATTAGAATTTGAATTATCAAATCCAAATATAAAGCATAAGCTCATTAGAACATTAGATCGTTTATCAGCAACTCTTATATCTCATAATTATGATACAGTTATTTTTTATAATAGCAAAAAGATATATGATGTTATTTCGAAGTTAAAAGAAAGCAAGAAAATAACAGCAAAAGTTGTTGAGATATACCATAGTGATTTTATTTGGGGTGATGCTGTTGCAAACACAAGAAGCAGATCAGGTGTTGATAATATTTTCAAAGTAAGCGAAGAATTGACGAAGGATATTGTTGGTGTTTTAGATAAAAATAAGATCTTAATGCCAGTTGGAATTGATACCAGTGTTTTTATAAGAAGAGAAAACAGAGAGTTAAGAAAAGAGTTGGGAATTAGAGGAGAAACGGCATTTGGGATGGTCGCCAGGCTTTCTCCGGAAAAGAACATTGAATATGCATTAAGACTCGTTAAGGGTCTGGAAGATATTCGCCTGCTAATTGTTGGTTCTGGGCCCCAAGAGGGCAAACTAAAAGCGTTTGCAAAGGAGCATAATATTGATAATGTTTTGTTTTTAGGTCAAAAGAATAATGTTAGTGATTTTTACAATATCTTTGATGCTTTTTTGTTAACGTCAAAAATGGAAGGAACTCCAATATCTATTCTGGAGGCAATGTCTTGCTGTTTGCCGATTTATTCAACGGGCGTAGGACAAATAGCAAATAATTTTGCTAGTTTAGATAATTTCAACATATTAAGCGGCTCTTTAGAGGGCGATAGAGAGCTTGTCGGGGCCCAGGTTAATATGTCAAATTATTGTCAAAATTTAAGAGAATATGTTATAGATAATCATAATATTGAAACTATATCTAATAAATTTTTTGAAAAAATAATTAATAATTTACCTAATTTTGAAGAAAGAGATAGCGATGCAGAATTGATGGTTGGAGAGTATATATAGTGAAAAATAATTTGCCAGCAGTTAGATTTTTTGGAAAGCCTTATTGGACAAGTGGGTATGGAAATGCAACAACAAATATGTGTTTAGCGTTTTCAAAATCAAATGTTTTAACCAGGTTTGAGATAAGTGGAAAAAATAAAGGTATGAAAAATAGCTTAAATAATCATGCCGGTGAAACAAGTGTTGATTTCTATATACATACGCCACCATTTGGTAAACATATATCTAAAAATTATAAAATTGGATATTTTTATTGGGAAGCAAATGTTCTTCCGAAATCGTGGGCGAAAGATATTAGAAATAATCTTGATGAGATATGGGCACCGTGTGAGCTTACTAGAAAAGCTTGTCTTAAAGCTGGATTCAAAGGTCCTGTTGAGATTTTGCATACACCTTGTGATATAAATATTGATTATCATAATGTTCAAATACCTTCTCCTGTAACAAGGGAGTTAGTTTTATCCGAAGAAACTTTTAAATTTTATTCTGTATTTCAATGGAATGAAAGAAAGGGATATAGAGAGCTTTTAAGGGCGTATTATGAAGAGTTTGGTGAAAATGATAATGTAATATTGATATTAAAAGTAAATCCAATAAATATAGAAAGGCATGGCCTTTCAAAGATTAAGTTTGATATATTAAAAGCAAAAAGAATGGCAAATAAAAAAGATTTGCCAAAAATATTTTTAATGATGAAGCATATTAGCAGAGAGCATCTGATGGGTCTTCACAAGCTGTGTGATGCCTTTGTTTTGCCGCATCACGGAGAGGGCTGGGGGATGCCGATACATGATGCTATGCTGTGTGACAGCAAGGTAATAACTACAAAATTTGGCGGCATAACAGAGCTTCTAAATGATGATAATGCTAGTATCATAAAACATAAGCTCGGGCCGGTAAAAAGGATGGATTGGAATCCTTGGTATGGATCATATCAAATGTGGGCGAACCCCAGCGTTACACACCTTAGATCGTTGATGAGGACGGTTTTTGAGAATAAAAATAGTGATTTATATAAGTTGGAAAACGCAAAGAAGCTAGCGGCCTCTTTGGATGTAAATTCTTGTGCCTTAAGGATTGAACAAATTTTATCAAAAAATAGATTTAAAAGGTTTTTATAATGTTAAAAAAATTAAAAATTATGGATTGGCTGGTACACGGCGGACATCAGTATGAGTTTTTCAAAACAGGTCATGATTTTTATTGTACAAATTTAAACGGAACAGCGCCAACTCCTGAGGATCTCAATAGGCCAGCGAATAAGAATGTAAATTATATTAGGGAAAAAGATGTTAGAAGAAAAAGGTTTGATGTAATCATAGTCAGGGTGGGCGTGAATCCAAAGATATATGACATCTTTAGGCATGGAAGATCTAGAAGGTTGCCGGGAATAGCGGTTATGCAGACACATACTCCATTCAATGTTCCAAGATGGGTGAAGTGTTGCGTTTGGAATTCTAAAGTTTCTATGGATAACTTTAGAAGAGAATTGTCCGGTAAAAAACATTTTTATATACCTCATGGCTTTGATCCAAATGAGTTTGGTTTATTAAACCTTAAAAGAAATGGCAGGATTCTTAGCGCAGGTAATGTTTTTAAAAGAAGAGGCGCATTATTAGGGTTTGATGAGTGGAGATGGGTCTCCAATCAATTGGAGAAGTGCGATCTTATCGGTCATGGCAATAAAAGTTTAAGAGAATCTATTGGTAATTTTGGCCTAGAGGGCTTGGTTCGGCATTATAATAAATATAGTGCTTTTCTCAATACAACAACAAAAAGCGCTATGCCCAGAACAAGGGCCGAGGCCCTTATGTGTGGGACTCCTGTGGTTACGACCAATAATTATGGAATAGATAAATATTTAAAACATGGTATAAATTGTTTTTTTGCAAACAATAAAACAGATATGTTGAAATATTGTAATAAAATATTAGAATCTAAATCATTACAAGAAGAGATGGGGCTCGCCGGAAGAGAACAGGCAAAAAAATATTTTCATATAAAAGATTACTTAGAAAGGTGGGAAAGAGTGTTCGAGGGCGTTAAGCGATGAGGGTTTACAGTATAGGTATTTTTACAAAATATAAAGAAGAAAAAGATAGATTTAGCTGTATTCACAACTCTCCTTGTAAGATATTTAAAATTTTAGATGAGTTAAATAATTTTATTGATTTTAAATATGAAGTAAATAATTATAATATAAAATATGATTTTGCAATATGTGATAGGTTTGTCCCAAAAAGAAAGATTAATGCTAATCGTATTCTTAATTTTTCTGAAGCAAAACCTGTTGTATCATGGGCTACAGATTATTGCTCAACAACTTTGTCAGATAAAATAAAACATAAAAATCAATTTAGAATGCTGAATTATTGCCAGGGTATTAAATTATCTGAAGCAGAATTGAATAAAGACAGAAAGGGATTGATTTTTTTAGGCAGAGTTACGGGACAAATAGAGAAAAAGCTTATTATTTTATCTAAGAATATAAACGTAGATATTTTGCCAATAAAATATTGGTATAAAGGCGATATTTTAAGATTTCATAATAAAGATAAGAAGTCTAGAGAGAATCTTAAATTTTTACAAAGAAGATTTAATTTAGCAAATATTGTAGAGCCAGTTGATCACAATGGCTTATATAGGCTTTTAAACAGAAAGGGTTATAAAATTGGATTTGCACCCTCTGTTTATAGTTTGGACAGCAAAAAAATTCAAATAGAAAGTTCATCTAAGTTTTTTGAATATATAGGATGCGGCATCCCAGTTTTGGTAGAGGCTACAGTCCCTGAGGCAAAATTGGTTAGAGAGAATCCATTTTTAGGAAAAGTATTTTTAGGAAAGAGGGAGATGGTAGCAAAGGCGAGGGCAATGAGTCAACAAAGCGCAAATTATAATAAAATATTAAAATATGCAAATGAAAATCATTTTGCAAATTCAAGAGCAAAGTCTTTATATGAAAAATTTATAACTAAAGGCCTTAGAAGTGAATAATGTTATTATATGTATAGGAACAATTGGATCTTCAACTTTTCCGAAGTGTAAAAAGCTTGTTGATAAAATTGCAGAAAAAGATCGGCGTGTAGATAGCGTTGTGGTCATTAGAGACAAGAAGCCTCAATCAGAGTGGTTAAACGAGATGAGGTTAGCCTCCGCTGGTTACAAGTGGTGCTTTCAAATAGATGAGGATATGTATCTTTATCCAAACGCTTTAGATGAGTTATTAAAGTTTGCAAATAATAAAAAAAGACAGAGGATAAAAATATTAAATGCTTCATCTCTTTTGTATGATTTATTTTTAAAAAGCAAAATTGGATCCTTAAAGCTATGGAGTGTAGAGCCGCTGCAAAAGTTAGAATTTAGAGACGTTTTGGGAGGAGATCGTGATTATGCAAAGCGAGCTGCTAAATTGGGTTATAAAAATATAGAAATAAAAAAGGTTTTGGGAGATCATGATTCAGCCCCAAGCCCAGGGGTGGCGTTTAAAAAGTATTTTGAATATACTCAGAAATTAAGAAAGTTTTCTAATGATAAGTCTGCAAAAAGATTTAATGAATATCTTAGAAAAAAATATTTAAAGAAAAAAACTCAAATTAACAAAAAAGCTTATGATGGCAGCACTCTTGGCTTGAAAAAAGATCTTATAGACAGAAGTAAGTCATGAGTTCTTTATATTATTTAATAAATATAATTTAGAATAAGAGCAATAAAAAATATTAAAATATGTCCAGATTTAGAAGAACAAGGCCGAAGGGATACAGGGTTTCGAATAAAAATATTAAAAAACCTATTTCTGTTTCTATGGAAAAAGGTTTTTTAATAATTAAAGGTAATGCAAATAAAAAAAAGATTTTAAAAACTATAAATAAATATACCATATTTACTTCTGTGCCAAATATTGGTGCAAATGCTTTAAATGATATGGTTACTATAATTATTACAAATTATAATAAAAACAAATTGCTTGCAAGAGCTGTTCGATCTGCTTTGGGGCAGTCATATAAAAATATAGAAATTATAGTAATTGACGATAAATCAAGCGATAATGTGGAAAAAATATTAAAGCAAATAATTGATAATAGAGTTAGAATTATTTTAAATAAAAAAAATTATGGACCATATGCATGTAGAAATTATGCATTAGATATTGCAAAAGGAAAGTATGCTACTTTTTTAGACGCTGATGATATAATTCATAAAGATCATATTTTAGCATTGATATCTTGTTATAAAGCAAAAAATCTTTCCGCTGTGTTGTCTTTGCATAATCGATATGCAACATCTGGCAGGAAGGCTTCTGGGCCAAAGATTTGTGAGGCATCTATGTTTTTTGATAGAAAAAAGACTTTAAATGATATAGGGTATTATCATATGGTTAGATGCGGTGCAGATACAGAGTTTAGACACCGTATGGCAAAATATTATGGTTCAAATAATATTGGGGTTTTTTGCCATGCAACCTATAGGGCCTTATATGTAAAAAATTCACTCACCAGAAGCTCCGACCTTGGAGGGGGAAGCGTTGCGAGGAACGAGTATGCAAATTCTTTTAGAAAATATCATAAAAAATCAAAAAATTTATTTTTTGATTACAGAACTATGAGGATGCCATTTGGTTTGAATGGCAAAATTATGGTAAAAGGGTTTAATAAAAAAAGTTTTATAGAGGTAAAATGAAAGAAGAAACCAAATCTATAATTCACCAAGATTATGCAACATATTATTTTAAAACAGAATTGGATAATAAAAAAATGAAATTTAATGATTTAAACATACAATGGTCGCAAAAGGGTCGTCATCTTTATTTGACCTCTTTTTATGGTACATATTATTTTAAGATGCCAAAAGACTGGAGGCTTGATGAGGTTTCGGATAGTTTATTGCGTTTGGCTGAAAGTTTAATTTTTCTTCCATTTATCACAGAAAGTGGAGATGAATTGTTTAAGGCAATAAACTGGATAGAACGAAAGCCTATTGAGGATGGTAAGGTGGGATTAGCTTTTTCTGGAGGTGTTGATTCTGCTGCGGCAGCAATATTGATGCAAAAAGATGATGTTGTATTATGTTATTTGAAAAGAGATGGATTTAAGACTAAGTTAAAGCATGGAAATCAGCTTAGATGCTTAGAGTGGTTTAAAGAGCGTGGCTATAAAGGATTTTCTATAGAAACTAATATTGAATTATTAAGATCAAAACTAAAGAAAGACGGGAAGCCTTTAATGTCTGGGTTTTTAACTGATTATGTTGTATGTTTGCCAGCCATTTTGTTAGCCGACCATTTAGGGCTTTCACATGTAACAACTGGCCAAATTTTAGATAGTACATATTTGTGGAAAGGACACAAGTATCGTGATTTTGCCAATTCTTGGTATTATAATTATCACAAGAGGCTGTTTAAAGCCGCCGGATTGCCTATGTTTTGGGCGGTCGGCGCATGTTCGGAGGTAGTTACAACAATTATTTGTAAGAATAACTCTATTCCGGCCGAATCTTGTTTGAGGCGAGAAAAGGGTTCTTGCGGTATGTGTTATAAGTGCTTTAGAAAAAATGCTTATCATGGTGGAAGAATTACAGTTTCTCCGATTGTTAAAAAAATCATTAATAAAAAGCCGTTAAAAATGGGAGCTTCGATGGTGGCTATAGCGCAAAAGCGTAAAATTTCTACTGTAACAAATATGTATCCTAATGTTGATGTTTCTTTTGAATACGGATATTATTCTCAAGCTTATGAGGAAGAGATGAATTTGCCAAAAAGATTTAAAAATAAAATATTAGAGAATATAGAAAAGAATGTTTCTCCCATGTCTGTTTCTGAGGTTGAAATGTTGAAAAATTTTGATTTAATATAAGGATGCTTAGAAGGTTATGCGCATATCTCAGATAGGAAAAGGGTTCGTTGGAAGGGCGTTACATAGATCCTTTAAAGAAAAAGGAATAGAGACCATTGTTTACGATAAGTTTCAAAAAATAGGTAATATCAAAGACGTTTTAGACTCTGGTATTGTTTTTTTATGCCTTCCAACTCCTTATGTAGATAGTTCTGGTTTTGATTTGAGCGCTATAAGTGAGAGTCTTGAAAAGTTAAGCGAATTAAATTATAATGGATTATGCGTTATCAAGTCCACGGTTGAGCCTGGGGTGACAAAAAGATTCGCTGAAAAGTATAATCTTAACATTGCTCATAATCCAGAATTTTTGACAGAGCGCACAGCTTTTCGGGACTTTCATAATCAAAAACACATAGTTCTTGGAAAGACGGAAGACTCTTCGGCTTTTGACTCTTTGGTTTTATTGTACAAAAGGCTTTATCCGGATGCATTAATATCTATTTGCACATCTGATGAATCTGAAGCTATGAAGTTGTTTGCAAATTCTTTTTATGCTCAAAAAGTTATGATATTTAATGAGTTTTATTTGTTATGTGAATCAAACGGATTAAGTTTTGAGAATATTAAAGCGTTAATGTTAAAAAATGGTTGGATTGCCCCTCATCACGTAGCCGTGCCAGGCCCTGATGGCAGGTTGGCTTATGGCGGAGCATGTTTTCCAAAAGATACAAATGCATTAAATAATATGATGAAAAAAAGCAATTCTCTTAATGCGGTTTTAAACGCATCTATTCTTGAGAGAAACAAGATTAGGGACGAAGAATGATAAAGACGGCAATTGTCACAGGGTCTGCAGGCTTTATAGGAGGGCACTTAACAGAGGGTCTTTTAAAAGAGGGCTGCAAAGTTGTTGGCATTGACAATATGCGCTCAGGCTTGCAATCTACAATGGATTTGCATATTTCTTATGATAATTTTATTCCAAAATATTATGATATAAGGTCAGAAAAGATTGATACGGTTTTTCGCGAGCATAGACCCGACGCAGTGTTTCATCTGGCGGCAATCTCTGGCGTTGTTCCGTCTATAAAAGAGCCTGTTATATCAAATGATATAAATGTTAATGGTACAGTAAATATATTAAATATTGCTCAAAAGTATAAATGTAAAAGAGTTATTTTTTCCTCATCTTCTTCTGTATATGGAGGATCTGATATTTTGCCGACCCCAGAGAGCGTGCTTCTTAACCCAAGGTCGCCTTACGCTCTGCAGAAAAAAATTGGAGAAGAATATTGCAAGATGTTTTCCGAGGCTTATGATCTCGACACGGTTTGTTTAAGATATTTTAATGTTTTTGGACCAAGACAGCGTGCAGATTCTGCTTATGCGGCGGTTATCTCGGCCTTTTGTGATAATCTGAAAAACAACACAGCCCCTACCATATACGGTGATGGGGAGCAAACCAGAGATTTTTGCTTTGTTGAAAATGTTGTTTCTGCAAATATTTTGGCTGCAAATTATAATAAGAAATTAAATGGAGAATCTTTTAATGTTGGGTGCGGGCAGAAGATTGCAATAAATAATCTTGCCAAGATAGTAGGCACATTGCCGCCAAGATATGAAGACAAAAGACAGGGAGACGTTGATAAGTCTCAAGCAGATATAACGAAGATAAAAAATATTTTAGATTATAGCATAAAAACCCCTTTTGAAGAGGGTCTCGAAAATACGGTTCGATGGCATTTGAAAGAAGATAAATGATTTCTGATAAATATAAGTGTATTTTTATTCATATTGAGCGAACAGGGGGTACGTCAGTAGAGAAAGCGCTTCTTGACTACGGCCTGAATGAAAAGATTAAGTGGAGTTCGGCTATCGGTCCGAAGCATATTGTGGCAAAAGAGGCCAAAGAAAAGTTTGGAAAAGAACGTTGGGATGAATATTTAAAATTTTCAATTGTCAGAAATCCATGGGACCTTGTCGTTTCAAATTATTTTTTTCCCTGGTTTCATAAGGATGGAAAGACTGTTGACTTTAAGACCTGGCTGACAAGATGGAGGGAAAACCCGGTATGGAGGAACTCTGTGAAAGCAAATGCTGTTCCGCAATTAAATGCTATAAGTATAAATAATAAAATAGTTATGGATTATATAATTAGATATGAAACATTGAATGAGCAATGGAAAGATGTTGCAAACATGTTGGGTGCAAATACTGTTCTTGAAAATGATTGGAATCATAGGCTTGAAGAACATTCGTATTTAAAAGAAAGAAAAGATTATACTTTTTATTATGATGATGATCTTAGGAGGATTGTTGCTAGAAGGTATAAAAAAGATATAGATTATTTTGGATATAAGTTTGGTGAAAATATAGTTAAGAAATAATTATGCAAATTGGAAAAAGTATACTATATAAGTAAAATATGGTTAGGAGATATTATGTTAACAGCTGTTATAACAGGCGTTGCCGGCCAGGATGGTTCATATTTAGCAGAGTTATTATTAAACAAAGAATACTCTGTAGTTGGAATAACCAGAAGGCTTAGCGCCAATAGGAAATATGGAAACATAAGTCATTTGATTGATTTAGAAAATTTTAAATTAATTGAAGGAGATATATGTGATACAACCCTTGTGTCCAGAGTTCTTCACTCCTATAGGCCGCATGAGTGGTATAATTTGGCGGCAATGTCTCATGTGGGCCAGTCCTTTAAGGAGCCTCTTTCGACATTTGATATTGACGCAAGAGCGGTTATAGGTCAGCTTGAATCAATTAGACAGATTTCGCCATATACAAGGTTTTATCAGGCGTCAACGTCTGAGCTTTTTGGCGGAGTAGGTTGTCCAAAGGAGGGATATGATGAAAGTTCTACATTCAATCCTAGATCTCCATATGCCATTGCTAAGTTAGCTGCATATTGGGCAGTTAGAAATTATCGTACAGCATATAATCTATTTGCCTGCAATGGAATTTTACATAATCACAGCAGTCCTAGGAGGGGCGTTGATTTTGCAACAAGAAAAATCACTAGAGGTGTAGCCTCCGTTAAGCTTGGTCTGCAAGATTCTTTGCAAATGGGGAATTTGTCTCCGTTTAGAGATGAGGGGCATTCGAAGGACTATTGTAAAGCAATGTATTTAATGCTGCAGCAAGAGTTTCCAAGTGATTATGTTGTAGCGACCGGAACAGGAGCGACAATAGAGGAGATGTTCAGATACGCTTGCTCTCTTGCTGAATTGAATTTTGAAGATGTTTATGAAGTTGATGAAAGATTTATGAGACCATCTGAAGTTCCATTCTTATTGGGAAATCCTTCTAAGATTATGAGAGATCTTGGGTGGAAGCCTGAGTATAGTTGGAAAATGCTTTTAAAGGAAATGTATGAAAATGACTTACGAGAATTGCAAGAAAGATTGTAAGCATCTTTTTGTTGTTTGTATGAATAATGGCGGATCTACGTTATTGCATCATTATTTAAGTAACTGCAAATCAGTAGTGCCGCTGCCAAAGACAAATAAGCACGCCACTTCTTCCGAGGGGCATAATCATGCCGGAAAGGCCATACCTCATCCGAGAAACTACGGCGTATTAGGGCTTTGGACGGAAAAGCCTAATTTGATTAGTAACGATAAAAATTATAATTGGAAAATAATTAAACAAAAATGGTTTAAAGCGTGGGAGCGGTCAGCCGGAAGGCCTTTAAAAAATATGATTTTATTGGAGAAATCACCTCCAAATGTAATTAGAGCAGAGTTGCTGCAAAAGTATTTTCTAAATTCATATTTTATCGTTATGGTAAGGAATCCATATGCCCTATCTGAAGGTCTCAGACGAAGGCAGGGCTATAAAATCGAGCGTTGTGCAACTCATTGGGGCGAATCAATGAAGTTTCAAATGAGAAATTTAAAAATTTTAGATAATGTTATATGGGTTAAATATTCAGATTTATGCGATAATCAAGAGATGGTAAAAACAAAGATAACAACTTTGTTGCCAGAGTTAAATGACTTTTCCTTTGAAGGCAAGCTTTCTGGTCATCACTCTTTGCATGGAAAAAAGGAAATGCCAATAAAGAATCTAAATCCAGATCAAATTAAAAATTTAGGAACAAATGATATTAGACGTATAAATAATATTTTATCTAAATATCAAAAAGAGTTAGATTATTTTGGTTACAAAAGAATGTAATATGGCTACAAAGGTTAACAACTATAAAAAGAAATGCAAAATAATCAATAATCAACTTGAAATTTGCGCAATGATGCGTTCTGGGCAGCATGGTATAATTAATTGGATTATACAACAGGTTGAAGAGCCTGTCTATTTTCATAATGATATATTATGTTTTAGCGGAAAAAAGGCTTTTGAAGATAGGGGAGAATGGCATAACGCAAAGGGTAAAAAGCCGATTGAGATTTTTCCTTGGTATATATATAATATGGAAGATATTTCTATAGAAAATATAAAAAATATAAAAGCAAAATATAAAAAAACATTGTATATTGTTCCTCCGAGAAAAGAAAACACAATTTTAATATTAAGAGATCCATTTAATTTGTTTTCAAGCAGACTTAGGTTTTTTCATAGGTCTAATACTTTGAGAAAAGAGGTTGGTAAAAAAAATCTTTCTTTTTCACATAAAACTAATGAAAATAGTGATATTTCATGGTTCGACAAAGGTGCTGTAAAAAGATGGAGTGAATATGCCAAAGAGTATCTTGGAAAAACTAATTATTTAGGCAATGATAAAGTTTTGATTAATTATAATTTATGGTTTAAAGATAAAAAATATCGTAAAAATATAATAAATAATTTAGGATTAAAGTTTTCAGACAGAGGGCTAAACAAGGTTCCTGGCAATGGGTATGGAAGCAGTTTTGATGTTATGACAAAAGATGGTAAAGCCCAAGAGATGAATGTTCTAAATAGATGGATGTGGTTTATGTGTGCAAAACAATTTAAAGATATTTTCAAGAATAAAGAAATGCTTGATTTATCATCAGAAATATATCCAGAATTAACAAAAAAAGTTATTAAAGAGTTAGGCCTGTAAACATATAATGGAATATTGTAAAAAAATAGAAAAGCCTTGGGGCCATGAGATAATTTGGGCAAAGTCTTCTTGCGAAAATGGCTATGTGGGCAAAATATTGTTTATCAAAGCAGGCCACAGGTTGTCTTTTCAATATCATGAAGAAAAAGAGGAGACTATTTTTGTTAAATCTGGAATTCTATACCTAGAAACAGGAGGACATGCCGCAGAGGGGTTTGATGGTTCTAGGCGAACGATTATATTAAAGGAAGGAATGACATTTCATATTCCACCATTTTATACTCATAGGTTTATAGCAAAAGATGAAGATGTTGAGTTGTTTGAGGTAAGCACAAAGCAGCTGGATGATGTTATAAGGATAGAGGATGACTATGGGCGCTGATCTATTATTAATTTTGTCCAATATGAGTAATTATAGTCATGATAAACAAAATAGAAAAATTACAAAAGTGGTTGTCCAACAAAGGCTTTCTGGTTGAGTCCATACTTGTTGCTGAAAATCTAAAGTTAGCCATGTCCAGACCTCTGCCGGTTAATCGGGCAGAGATTGTTGATATAGTCGAAGAGCTTTTGGGAGAAATTGGGGCAAAAATGTTGGCTCATGGAATTGCACCCTTGGATGTTCTTGGGATTATAACTGGAAGGGTTTCGGTAGGGCAGGATGTGGCAAATGCTTTGGCTGCAAAAACAGTTAGGCAAAGACAGGACGTTAGCGGAAAGGATATAACCGGAATATATATGATATTATTTTCAGACAATCCCGGGCTTCCTCCAGGCCAAACTGGTTGGGACAAAGATAAGTCTGAAAAGGTGGTGGTGCTTGGTTTTAATCCAAATATTAGTTTGCAAGAAGCGGCAATGAGAGAGATAGGCAATAATATGTCAAAGCTTCCTGAGATAATGGGAGATTTTAATAAGGAGTTTGGATTATTTACAAGGGCAGTAAAAGCTTATTTTATAGAAACCTTAAGACATGAAGAGGTTCACGTCAAAGATGTTATGAAAATGCCGGCCAGAGTTGGTGAAAGATATGAGGTGCTTAATCCAAACGGAGAATCTATTGAAGATATTGCCAGAAAGCTTCAGGTTGATTCGCGAAGTTTTCTTGCTCAAAATATGGATACAATAATTCAAGAGCCATCCGTGGGTGTTTCTCCGGAGAGATTTATGAATGCATTAAGCGGCCTTTTGTCTGGAGACACCTCTGCTATTGAATCACTTTATAGATCTATTAAAACAAAAGTTTTGCCCCAAGGTCTTGAGCTTATGATTCCAAACAGAGCAGATTCTCAATCTCTGTCTAGAGAGGGAGATACGTTAAAGTCTATAGCGAAAAGAGAAAATGTAGATGTTGAGAGACTGCTTGTGGTTAATTATAATAATTTATTTTCAGAATTAACAGGCACTGGTCCTGCACCAACTTATCAGCAGATATATGATATTCCACAGTATGCTAAAAGTTCTTTTATAAATATGGAGCTTGATCCGGAAAGTGAAGTAAAATTAATACCAAGTTATAACGAAATGTATTCGTACGATAGAGGGTTTTACTTGCTAACGAGAGAAGAGGGCAAGGCGCATTATGAGCAGATTATTTTTCAAATAGAAGAAGCTACAAAGGACATGAGTCCAGAAGATATTTCGAATATAAGTTTTGATGAAATGTTGAGTATGTCATTTTTGGCTGGCGACTATAAGGCTCAATTAGAAGTAAGGCCGGTAGATAAGATTATAAAAACACCTATTTATGGAAAAACTTTAGAAAGACTAAAACAAGAGAGATATAAGAAGTTTTTGAGCAGGATGTATTACCATTGGGATACAAACATAAAGGGGTCCAAGACGGCGGCTGAACCGGCAGAGAATATCGAAGAAGAAGCCGTATCACCGCACGAACAAGTATAATCAAAAAATATAAAATTTTAAGCAATTTTGGCAGTAAAATGTCACAAGGAAGCTTATGAAAGTTGTTATACTAGCATTCAATATAGGTATATCTAATGGCATTGTAAATGGTCCTGGTATGGACTTGCTTAATTTTGCAAAATTTGTTTCTAAATATTTGCCAAAAGTACAATTGTCTATTTATACACATTTGGAGTCTTTTTCGGACATTCCAAATGTTCAACTAAAAACAACAAGACATGCAACAGATTTATTAAATGATATAAGAGAGTGCAAGGCATTCCACTGCTGGAGTGGCTTGGTAAATACGTTTTTAACAATAATTCAGCTTGCAAATACTTATAAAAAGCCAGTTATTTTAGGTCCAAACTTGCTTGATACAGTAGAGTATAAGCAAGAGAAGGCTTTTTTGAAGAAAATAGAATATCAAAAGATATTAACTGTTAATGATAGGTTAAGATATCTTATATCCAATAAGCACGCACTGCCGATAGACAAGCTTGAGAGCTTTATGGTTGGCCCAGATGTTGATTTGTGGTCTCCGCCAGATAGGTATGGCAAGTACATTTTGTGGAAAGGAAATTCGCGGCATATGGTTAAAGATATTGAGTTTGCTAAAAAAATAAAAAATAATTTAAAACAATATGAGTTCTTATTTTTGGGAGATGGTAGACCATATAACTACAAAACTCATATTGAAGAGGCGAAGAAGGCCTATCTTTATATTTGCACTTCTTTGAGCGAGACCAAAGGAACCGCCCTTATGGAACAGTGGTCTGCCGGAGTCCCCTCTGTTACTCATCCACAAGTTTATCTGCATGGAGAGAATTATAGAACAGGGATTATTATAAGTAGAGACGTAGACTCATATTGTGAAGCAATATCGGAAATAATGGAAAATTCTGAATTAAGAAAAGATTTATCTTTAGGAGCTAGACAGTATATGCTTGAAAGTTTTAATCCTAGGTTGATTGTAGAGCAGTATTTAAGGATTTTGAAAGATGTTGGTTGACATTATCATTCCAGCCTATAATCCTGGAAAATTTCTTACGCAAGCAATTAGAAGCTGCTTTTCTCAGGAATATAAAAAGTATACAGTTACAGTTGTTGATGATAATTCAACAGAGGATGTTAAAAAGTTATTGAGGAGATTTCCTACTGTTAAATATATAAGAAATGAAAAGAACATTGGGCCTGGAGCGTCAAGAAATGTTGGCATTAGAGCAACAAGCGGAGATCTTGTCAGTCTTTTGGATGCAGATGATATAATGAATAGGCACAAGTTAAAATTATCTATAGATGCGTTTAAAGAAAGGCCAGATATAGGCATGACTTGTGGAAATTATCAAATTTTATTAAATAGAGTTCGTCTTAAAAAGCCTTTTTATAAAAGACCTATAAGGATAGACCATTCTGCTCTTATGACTCAAAATTTTGTAGCATCAGGATCTACCACAATTAAGAGAGCTGTTTTAAATGACGTTGGTCTTTTTAATGAAGATCTTTGGATTGCAGAAGACTACGACATGTGGCTGAGGATTTCTGAGCAATATCCTATAGAATATATTCATCAAATTTTGTATTATTATTCTGTAATTCCAAGAGGAGGCTCTTTGACTCAGCAGAAGGATCGAAAGAAGGAGCTCGAACAAAATATAGAAGATATAAAAAAGGCCTCAAAAGAAAGGCTTGGTGGCAAACTAGTATATGATAAATAAAATAAAGAATAAAAAGATTTTGATAAAAACATATCTTTCTGAATCTGGACTCTGGTATTTGGCAAAGTCTCTTGGGGATATTCTTAGTGAGAATAATGAAGTTTCTTATGTTTCAAAAGCAAAATATAAGAAAGAGGCCCTTGGCGGCACATTTAGGCGTCATTATCCTGAACCATATGATGAAAGTTTATTATCTGATGTTTCTTTTCATGTTCTATCAAAGGAAAAAACTGTAGAGAAGCAGCTTTTAAGGCTTGTGAGGGATAATGATATTGATATAATTATTTCTTTTGAAACTTTTATGATGAAGGGGCAGTGGGTTTCGAATATTAAGGCAAAAACTGGAATAAAGATTATTGACGTACCAATGCCTGAGTGGATAAATAAAAGGTTTGTTCAAAGTAATTCATATAGTATTTTTGATCAAGTTTGGTGTCTTACGGAAACTTCTTATAATATATTTAGAAAATATAAAAATAAAAAACAAGTATCTTGGGATTATGTAGACAGAGCTTTATTTGTCCCTAAGGCAAATAAGGGTGATCTAGAAAAATTATCATTTTATCATCCTGGGCCTGTAAATTCAGGTTTTAATCAGAAAAATACAATTCAAACGTTAGAAGCGTTTTCAGATTTTTCCAGAATGTCCAAATCAGATGCCACATTGTTGGTTAGCGGGAGATTAACTGAGGACGAGTCTAATATAGCAAAAAAGTGTAAGAATATAATACTAATAAATGATGTTTTGAAGAGAGAGGATATAGTAAAATTATATGATAAATCACACTGTGTTATCGCCCCCTCTACCAGGGAGGGGCTTGGGTTAAGCTTTTATGAGGCAAAAGCTATGAACTGTGACATAATCACAGTTGATGCAGACCCTATGAATAAACATTCCGAATACCTTTGTGAAGTAATTTCGTATAATAAAAATGAAACACATGTTCCGTTTGCGACTACAAATAGAAAAAAGATATTAGAGCAACTTAATAGATATTATGAGGATTTTATAATGAGTAAAAATGAAGTAAAAGAAATTGAGATTAAACGAAAAGAAAAATCTCAAAAAAATATTGACCAAGACAATGAGGCGCTGATGGCTGCTTTTGGAGCGGGTGAAGCGGACCAAGTTTTGGAGGATTTAACAGAACCCCTTCTTGAGGCCAAAGATGATGGACAGGAAGAAGATGTTCTTGAAAGGTTGCGTGAAAAAATGCAAAAGAAGAAGGAGGAAGATATGCCTGTGGTTGTAAACACAAGAGGTGTCAGTATAGAGCTGGCCATTATAGGCGTTGGACAAGCAGGGTCTAGGCTGGCAGAGGTATTTCACCAAAAAGGATATGATGTAGCTGTGGTTAACACTTCGGCTCAAGATCTTGAATTTATTGATGTTCCAGGCAGCCAAAAGCTTTTGTTAGAAGGAAGCCTTGGAGGCACTGGTAAGGACTTGGACTTAGGTCGTGAAATTTTTGCAGAAAGTGTTGATTTGATGCAGCCCTTGTTTGATCGAGTAATTGAAGGAAATCATATGGTATATTTGGCCGTCTCTGGTGGCGGAGGTACTGGATCAAGCTCTGTTGATACATTGATTCCAATGTTATTTGAAACGGGCACTCCGGTCGGGGTTATATATGTTTTGCCGAAAGCTACAGAGGATGCTCAATCTAAGAAGAATTCTATAGAGACTCTCTCTAGGCTGGCAAGGCTTACCGCAGATAATATTGTTTCAAATTTAATTGTTGTTGATAATGCAAGAATTGAGCAGATTTATGCAAACCTTAGTCAATCTAAGTTTTGGGAGGCTGCAAATAATGCAATTGTAGAGCCTCTTCATATTTTCAACACCCTTACGGCTAAGCCCTCCAGGTTTACAGCTTTAGACCCAAGCGACTTTGGTAAGATTATTTCTTGTGGAGATTGTTCTATATATGGGGTTATGGAGGTTGAAGATTATATGGAAGAAACGGCACTAGCAGAGGCTGTGATTGACAGCCTAAACTCCAACATGCTTGCTTCTGGTTTTGACTTAACGCAAACAAGAGCTGGCGGAGTTATAGTTGCCGGATCCAAAGAAGTGCTGGAGAAGCTGCCTGCTATAAACATAAATTATTGTTTTCATATGATTTCAGAGCAAACAAACGGAGCTCCTATTTATCAGGGCGTTTACAATGTAGATTCTGATTCGGATTCAATTAAGATATATAGTTGGTTCGCCGGCCTTGGGCTTCCTAGGGATAGGATTGATAATTTAAAGAAGGAAAGTCAGCAACAAGCGGTAATAGCTTCTCAAAAAGAAAAGAATAGAGATGTTGCTATGACTTTAGACTTGGGAGAGGATAAGGTTAATGCCGTTTCTGAAGAAGTTAATAGAAAGATCAGAAAGAAAAAGTCTGGCTTTAATAGACTTCAAAAGGGGTCAAAAAGTGGTAGGGCTTCTATAATAGATAGGAGAAGGAGGAAGTAGTGGCTGTGGACAAAGACTTCTATAATGAATCTAGCTCATTAAAGTTGGGGTGGAGCCCTAGTTGGTTTGGCGCTGAACATTTTGATGAAGATTTGGTAAACAAAGTTAAAAAGTGGCAAAGAGCCCACAAGGTAACGGCAGATGGGCTTGTCGGTCCAATGACCTATAGGAGGATATGGACCGAAAGGCAAGTCGAGATATCAAATTATAAACCAAAGAAAAGATCTACATTAAATAATGAAAGTAATTTTATTGTCCATAATGGTAAGTTTTTGCCAATTGATTGGCCCCAGGTGGTTTTATGGGACGAGCCGGATGGTTTGGCTATAACCCCTGGAAAGTATTATGATAACTCCGGAAAGCCAGATAGAGAGCCTTCTATGTTTGTTAATCATTGGGATGTATGTTTGTCTGCAGAAACATGTGCAAATATATTGAATAGAAGGGGAATATCAGTCCATTTTTGTTTAGACAATGATGGAACAATATATCAACTATTAGATACGCAACATGGGGCGTGGCATTGCAGCAAATACCATGGAAATAAAAAAAGTATTGGCATAGAGATAAGCAATGCTTATTATCCAAAGTACCAGGACTGGTACGTTGAAAATGGGTTTGGTGAAAGACCATTGCAAGAGAATGGACAGGTGCATGGAAAAACACAAAAACCTTTTATGTGGTTTTATCCTGTCCAAATTGAAGCCCTAAAAGCTTTGTGGAAAGCTGTTCATTTAGGGCTTGGAATTCCATTAGAATATCCGCAAAATTCTGATGGCACATTATGCACCACTGTGCATAGCGGCTGCGAAGATGGCAGTTTTGAAGGCTTCTCTAATCATTATAACTTTGTAAGAACAAAGATAGATTGTGCAGGGATGGACATGCCAGGGCTTCTTGGCGAAGTCAGTCAAAGTTTATTCTGTAGCGATAAGTAAAGTTAGTTATCAGTTTGTTGCCCTCTTATGGTTAAGGGCGTATAATATTTTGAGGACTCCTACGGAATCTCCTTTTGCGGGAAATTATGATTAGAATTATTATAGATAATGTAAATTGTAAAATAGATGGACCATTAGATCCTAAGGTTTTATCAAAACTTGATAAGCTTATGAGCTATGATCATCCCGGATATATGTTTATGAAGGGAGGAAAGGGCGGCTATGGTCTTCATGGAAAATACGGAGGTTGGGACGGCAAGATCAGGTTGCTATCTAAGACCATGCGTTTTCCAATTGGCTTGTTAAGTATTGCTGAAGATTTGCTTAAAGTCAACAATATTGCATATGAAGTTATAGATGCTCGGCCATCTATTGAGTATGGCAAAGAGCTTCCTCTTAAGAATAAAGAGTTTAAGTTACGACCTTATCAAAAGAGTGTCGTCAAATCTGCCAGAGAAGCTGGTAGCGGAATAATAAAGGTTGCTACAGGCGGCGGAAAAAGCCTAATAATAGCATCTATTGCTGCAAAGTATAATATTCCAACTGTAATATATGTTATTGGAATTGAATTACTTCATCAAATGAAGAAAACATTAGAAGAGGCATATGGAATAGAGTGCGGCATAGTAGGTGGGGGAGAGTGTGATATATCGAAGCCTGTAACTATTATGACGATTTGGTCTGCTGCAGCAGCTTTTAATAAAAAGGCGAAAATTGCAGATAACGATACAACCCAAGATTCTTCTTCACAAATAAAGATATTAAATAAAAGAATTGTGAGAGAAAAGGTTCAAAATGCTCAATTATTCATTTTTGATGAATGTCAGTATGCTGCATCTGAAACTCTTCAGTTTATTCACCGGGCAAGTGTATCTGCGAGACATAGGTTTTTGCTTTCTGGAACGCCATGGAGGGATACGGGTGATGATATTCTGATAGAGGCCGTTTCTGGTCCAAAATTTTGCGATGTTAATGCAACAAAGTTAATATCTTTGGATTACTTGGTGCCTCCTGATATTCATTTTATAAACGTTCCTGTGATGAGGAACGTTGGAAAAAATTATCACGAAGTTTATAAGAATTATATAGTTGAGAATGAAGATAGAAATAATTTAATTTTAAAGGCCACTAAAAAACTGGTAGATGCTGGAAAGAAGGTATTAATCTTAGTAGTAAGAGTGCAGCATGGAAAGGATTTGCAGAAAATGATAGGGGATGAATATTCTGTTAAATTTTTGGATGGAGCAAAAAGCTCAAAAAATAGGCTTGAAGGAATACAGGAAGTGCGGGATGGTAAAATTCAAGTTTTGATTGCTTCAAAGATATTTGATCAAGGAATTGATATACCAGAGCTTGATGCCTTAATTTTGGCCGGTTCTGGCAAATCAAGCGGAAGAGCGTTGCAAAGAATCGGTCGAGTTATAAGAAAGGCTCCTGGAAAAAAGAAAGCAATAGTTGTTGAGTTTTTTGATAATTGTAAATATTTAAGAGATCATTCTGAGGCTCGAATTAAGGTTTATAGGAGCGAGCCGGGGTTTAACATAAAGATGCCAAAGAATAAAGTTTTGCATTCGTATCCAAAAAGAAAGCCTATTGATTGGGCTTGATATAATATTTTTATTTGAATAGTTAAGTTTGTATAGCAGAGGTACCATTTACATGGAGGCGATTTATCATGACTCAGGATGAATTTTATCAAAAAATTTCAGATTGGATTTCCCAAGATAAAAGTCGATGGAATCACATAACCCTTATGGCATATTTCTGTCATAAGTATGAAAAAGCTAATGATGTCAAATTTCGACTTGTTAGATGGAAGAGTGATCCGGGAAAGGGAAAGGAGAGTCGTGATTTTGCAAGATTATTTAAAGTGCTTGCGCCAGAAGGGTATGACAACCTTTCGTCTGATGAAAAAAAGAAGAGTAAAGAAGAGATAATTGTAAAAATTTATAATTATATAAATTGGATGTTTGATTATAAGTTCAGAAGAGGGGAAAGATCTGTAACTGGTACTCAAATATTTTTAATGCCATCAATGATAAATGAGTTTGAAAGAATGTATAGTTCTTATCTTTCGAAGAATCTCAACAAGACAAAGATGAATACTCTTTTGAATTGGTCTAAAGATAATGTTCCCAAGATATTTGATCTTCATCAGGTTGAGGAAGTAGAGGATATTAAGATGGTCAAGAAGTATTATGAGTTTTATAATTTATCTAATAGTTCTACAGAATTTTTATTTTTAGATAAAGCTAAGGAATTGGAGTTAATATGAATAGTAAAGAAAGTTTGGTCGGAAAAACTGTTACATTATTTTTAGATGGTGGGTGGCAAATAACGGGCGAAGTAAAATCTTTTGAGGATAATAGGTTTACTGTTGAGCAGGATGGAAATCTGTTTATGGTATTTAAGGAAAAGGTCGCTTGTTTGTTGCTGTCAGAAAGCGCTAGGACTATGCCGCTTGCGGCGGCCTCTTCCTCTTCTGAAAGGGCAGGTGAAAGCAGGCGAGGCAACTCTGTTTCTGACACTTTCCCCATGAATAGCATATCTTATGATGAGTCCAGTATGTCTATACCGGGGGCGTTATTAAGCAATATACCAGAAGAGGAAGATAATGATTTGTCTGTATTTTTTGCAGGTGGAAATGCCTTACCCTCATCTGATGAATCAGGGGCTGATATTGAGCCTTTAAATAAAACAAGTATAAATTTCAAAGTAAGCGAAGATGATACCAAAGACTAAGATTGACAGAGTAAAGCAGAAGGTAAAAGAGTCTTGCAAGGCTTGTGACGGTATGGGCTGTGGCACATGCTCGTCCAAAGCATCCAGGCTTGACAGATATGCTTTGTCAAATATTCCTGTGGAATATTGGGAATTGTCCTTCAAAGACTTTGCAGGTGATCCGAACTTTAAGAAGTTTGTAAAAACAAAAATAGAAAACATAAATAATTTATATGATAGTGGAAAATCATTTATGTTCACAGGCGGCCTTGGAACGGGAAAGACCTATACGGCATGTTGTGTGTTAAAAAGAGCTGTTGCATCTGGTTACTCTGGGCTTTACACCACAATGGCCGATGTGGTTGCCAATATGCTATCTAAAGAGCTAGATACTGCTAAGTATTATAGTGAATTATTAAATAAAGATTTTTTAGTAATTGATGAATTTAGTTCACATTGGATTTTTCCATCCGATAAAGCTGAGCAGATTTTTGGCTCTTCTTTAGAATATGTTTTGCGTACAAGATTTCAAAACCAACTTCCAACCATTCTTTGTTCTAATGATGAAGATGTAGACCAAATATTTGGAGGGTTTTTTGCTAAATCATTCAAATCTTTGAGAAGTCATCATGTGGAGTTGTTCGTAATTGGCGGAAAGGATTTTAGGAGAAAGAATGCTTGATGCAAAAATAATCAATTGGATGATGCAAGGCTCTATAAATATAAATGAAATTTATAGAGAAGTGGAATATGATCTTTTAAGGTCTATATTTTTTCCAAAATATAAAGAAATACTAGATGTTTTGCACACATATTACTCTAGACACAAGACCCCACCATCTTATAAGGTTTTAAAGTCCTTGTTAGACAAAGAGGGTGGCAATTCAGATCTTGCAGACTTTATTCTTAATAAAGAATGTTTAAAAAATGAAATAGGATTTTATGTAGATGAAATAAAGGAACGATATAATAAATATTTAATAGAAAGTCTTGCTCAAAAGGCATCAGAAATTGAAGAAGAGGATGAAGATGTAAAGGAGTTTAACGATGAGCTTAAGAAGATCATCTCAAAGACGGAAAGGCTATACAGAAGAGATGTGTTTTCAGAAGGAGACATAACAGAGTCTGTTGCGGACAGGGTTAATCAGTATAAATATACAGCTGAGAATCCTGATCAAATTATGGGCTTTCTATCGGGATATCAAGAGCTTGACGACTATACCTGGGGTGTTAAAAATTCTGAAATGTTAGTTATCGGAGGAGCTAGTTCATCGGGCAAGTCTTTGTTGATGATGAATATAGCGGTCAATGCTTGGCTTGGTAGCAATATACCGTCTGATGGCGTGACCGGATATGATGATGGTAAAAATATATTGTTTATCTCTCTTGAAATGAGCAAAGAACAATTGGAACAACGGGTTGATGCAAACATTGCTAATATTAGGCACAGAGGCCTAGTGAGAGCCCAGCTGACCAGCGAAGAAGAGGATAGGTGGGGTAGGTGTTTAAAGTTCCAAGAAGGCCACGATAAGAAGTTTTACATACTTGATATGCCTCGCGGAACAACAATGGGTGAGATCGAGGCTAAGTATGAAACTATACTTGGAGTATTTAAGCCTGATGCTATATTTATTGATTATCTGCAGTTAATGAAACCAACCCTTGGAAGGTCCAATACAGATTGGCTGGATGTCGGTAAGGTTTCTGAAGAATTGCATGAATTTTGCAGAAAGAAAGATTTGCCGGTAGTTACGGCGGCCCAAAGAAAGGCTGCTCAAAAAAAGACAAGCGGAAAGCGGATGGATGATGTTAGCTTGGAGGATCTTGGTAGAAGCAAAATGATTGGTGATAATGCTGCTATTGTTTTGATAATTGGAAATAGAGAAGATGAAGACTTGAGAGAGGATATGGAGATTCATATAGTTAAGAATAGAGACGGGGCAAAAGGTAAGGTGTCTTTAAAGAAAGCTTTTGATAAATCTCGCATTGAGAAGTTTCCAGATGATTGGGCAGAAGAGTTTGGAGACGAGAATGATATTTGATGCAAAGCTTGTAGATGAAGGTATGAATTATAAAGAAAAAGTGGCCAAGATAAGATCGAAAGATATTGTTTCAATGAGTACAATCTGGGAGAACCAAGAGGCGAGATATCTTGTTATACAGGTTAGTAAATCTCAATGCTTTATAGACGTTCTTCCTCTTGAACAATTCTTTTCTGACAAAGATAAGGTTGAAGCGCCTGTTTTGTCTGTACCATTTTATATGATAGAAAATTTAACAAAAATAGATAAATCAGATTTGTTATTTTTAGCAAACAGACCCAATCCTCATATTGTAAAAGCTTTAGAGGGTATATAGAAATGTTGGAAAAAAATGTTGGAAAAATAAAAAATATAAAATATGATTCAGAGTCAAATGATATGGAGATAGTCATTTTTATTACTGATAATAAATTTAAAAAGAAGATTTTAAGAGATTTATCTCTCTCTGGTCAATTAAAGTTTGATGGTGATGAAGTTTTCTTTACTAGTAATATATCAGGTAGTATAGATGGCTAAGTATAATTTTAAATGTGGAAAGTGTGATACGGAGGAGTCTATAACTATGTCTATATCAGATTATTTATCTTTAGAGAATAAAGATGTGTTATATGATCAAAAATGTAAAAAATGTGATACTGTATCTAAATTTATTAGAATATTTAATTCTTCATCTAGTAAGATATCAAAGGGTAAAGAAGAAATATTGGCTGATGCCAAAGAAGAAGCTAGAAAGATTGTTAATAAAATAAAGTTAGGTGATACAAAAGCTATATTAGATGTATATGGAGAAACCTTATAATGCCAAAAAAGAATACTACAAAACTCTTTAAGTCCTTAGATGAACACATAGAGGAGACAACGTCTTTGAAGTGGGAGGGCACTCTTCGAGATTATATTAATCTTGTTATTAAGAAGCCAGAGATTCATATGAATGCGCACTCAAGAACCTTAAGGATGATTGAGAGTGCTGGAATTGTAAGGGGTGAGGATGGAGATATTGAAGAATATTCTTTCTTTGCAAATGATTTATTTGGAATTAATGAATCAATTGGCGAAATAATGTCATACTTACGAGCCGCTGCAGCAGGGAGCGAAGTTTCTAGAAGAATACTTCTTTTGTATGGACCTACATCATCTGGAAAATCTCAATTGGCCGTATTGCTAAAGAGAGGGCTTGAAGAGTTTACCAGAACAGACGATGGAACAGTATATTGTCTAAAAGATTCTCCAATGTTTGAAGACCCTCTTTGTGCGATTCCGCATAAATTGAGAGGTCAGTTTTTGAGTGATTATGGGATCAAAATAGATGGCCAATTAAGCCCCTATATGGAGTTGATGCTGAAAGAGAATCATGATGGAGACTTTTTAGAGCTACCTGTAAGCAGGGTGTGTTTTTCTGAACAGTCAAGAGTTGGGATAGGCACCTTCGTTCCATCGGATAAGAAAAGCCAAGACATTTCAGAGCTTGTCGGGTCAATGGACTTGAGTAAAATTGGAGAATTTGGTTCAGAGTCAGACCCGAGGGCGTATAGGTTTGATGGAGAGTTGAACATAGCCAACAGAGGGCTTATGGAATTTGTTGAGATGTTAAAGGTTGATCAAAAATTCTTATATGTCTTACTAACACTGGCTCAAGAAAAGAATATAAAAACAGGACGCTATCCCTTCATTTATGCAGATGAATTTTTACTAGCACATACAAATGAAACAGAATATAAAAGATTTTTAGCCAAAGACGAGATGGAAGCTTTGCACGATAGAATTATTGTCATAAAGATTCCATATAATTTAAGTGTAAATGAAGAAGTTAAGATATATGAAAAGTTAATAGGCCAAGCAACCTTTGAGGGTGTGCATATAGCGCCATATACTCTTTATTGCGCAGCTATGTTTGCTGTACTTTCTAGGCTTAAAGATTCAAAGCATGAAGGCTTATCCGTAATGAGCAAAATGCGCTTATACAACGAAGAAGAGGTTGAGGGTTTTTCACAATCAGACGTTCCCCTTCTTAGAAAAGAATTTGATTCAGAAGGCATGACGGGAATATCTCCAAGATATATTATAAATAGGATTTCATCAACTTTGGCCGAAGATGGCGCAAACTGCATTACTCCAGTTGATATAATAAGATCTATTAGAGACGGATTTGCAAGTAATCCAAAATTAGACCCCAAAGCCATAGAGAAGCTTGAAAATATATTAACCTCAGTTATAGAGGAGTATAGCAAAATTGCAAGAAATGAAGTTCAAAAAGCATTCTTCGTTAATTTTGAAGAAGAGGTTCAAAGTCTTCTTAATAATTATATGGACCATGTTGGCGCATCTCTTGATGGAACAACGATTGAAGATGAGTGGGGAGATTATGTTGAGCCAAACGAAAGACTGATGAGATCCATTGAGGAGAAGGTTGGAATTACGGAGTCCGGCAAGAAATCTTTTAGACAAGAGATATACAGAAAGATGTTAAGATCTGCAAAATCTGGCGATGGAGCTTATAACTATAAAAATCATCCAAAGTTACGTGAAGCGCTTGAGAGACAACTCTTCGATGAAAGACAAGACGTTATCCGTTTAACTGTAAGCGCAAGAAATCCAGACGAGGAAGAGCTTAAGAGAATAAATGTTGTAATTAATACTTTGTGCGAAAAGTATAATTATACAGCAACAAGTGCAAACAAATTATTAAGGTATGTAAGCTCGTTAATGGCAAGAGGCTGAGATGTCCAATACACCGAAAGCGCAAAAAAGCTTATCGGATATCTGGAAGCTCAAGCAAAGGGGCAAGCGAGATTCCGATAGGCATAAGAAGCTTATAAATGATGCCATAAGAAAAAATGGCAAAGACCTTATAACGGAATATAATATCATCACATCAGATGGTGATAAAAAGATTAAAATACCTATACGTTTTTTAGACAGATATAAGTTTAAATATGGAAAGCTAAAAAATAAAGACAAAACTGGTCAAGGGATTGATGTCAAGCCTGGGGATAAGTTTCGACTTAGAAAAAGAGGCGAGAAGAAGCCCGAAGGAGATAAGCCTGGAGACAAAGAGGGTGAGGCAGTTTTCGATGCAGAAGTTACTATCGATGAGATAGTTGATATTTTGCTGGAAGAGCTAAACCTCCCTTGGATGGAGCCAGATAAAAGTTCGGCTATAGAAGTGGAAACTGAAGATTTATCCTCTATAGAGAAAAAGGGTATATTTCCAAATATAGATATCAAGAAAACTCTTTTTGAAAATTTAAAAAGAAATGCAGCAAAAGGCAATGCAAAGATTGGCGGAATTAACGAAAATGATTTAAGATATAGAAATTGGGAAACAAATAAAGAATATCATTCAAATGCGGCAGTTTACTTGATGATGGATCGCAGCGGATCCATGAGTCAAGAGAAGACTTATATTGCAAAGAGTTTTTACTTTTGGATGGTTCAGTTTCTTAAGAGAAGATATAAAAATATTTCGTTAATATTTATTGCACACGACGCAAGGGCGTTTATAGTTAATGAGCAGGAGTTTTTTAAAGTATCAAATTCTGGAGGAACTCTTTGCAGTACGGCATTTGAGTTAGCTTATGAACATATTCAGGCAAATCATCCCCCATCATCTTGGAATAATTATGTTTTTGAATTTAGTGATGGTGACAATTGGGGGGAGGATAATTTGCGTGCCTTAGAGTTTGTTAAAAAGTTATTGCCAATGGTTAGAGCTATTGGGTATGGGGAAATAGCTCCAAATGGAGATTTTAGCCCGTGGATGAATGAAGAAAATAGGCTTTCGTCAATTTTAAGTAAAAACATAAAGAGAACTAGGTTTGTATCTATAGTTATAAAGTCTAGAGAAGAAGTATTTGATGCTCTTAAGGCATTTTTCAATATTGACAGCAGATCAAAAGAGCAGATAGAGGTGTAGTGTGAATCAGTTATTGAAAGACAGAGTTGTAGAAATTGAACAAATAGCAGATGATATGGAGTTGGATTATTATCCAATAAATTATGAGGTTGTTCCGCAAGAAACAATGTTAGAAGTAATCAGTTATGGCCTCCCTACTCGTGCTAGACACTGGAGTTATGGGCAATCATATGAATATCAAAAAATGCAAGGAGAAATGGGTTTTTCAAAGATTTATGAAGTTGTACTTAATAACGACCCATCTTATGCATTCTTGTTGGATACAAATTCAGACATAGCAAACACCATGGTATCAGCGCATGTCGTTGGTCATGTTCACTTTTTTAAAAATAATTTTTTATTCAAACAAACTGATAACAAGATGGTATATCATGCAGCCGAGAGGGCTCAGAGGATAGAGGAGTATATACAAAAGTATGGAATTGAAACAGTTGAAAAAGTTATGGACATCGGATTTGCTTTAGACAAACATATAGATTGGCATAAAGGGCCAAATAGAGCTAGGTATAAAAAGGGCGAAAAACATTTTAAAAAAACAAGTTTTGATGAATTTGATGATGTTTTTGGAACACATGATTTTTCATACAAAGAGGTTCCTGCAGAAAGTGGTTTTCCACCGTCTCAAGAGTTTGATATTATTTGGTTTTTGGTTAATTATTCGAGAGTCTTGGAGCCTTGGCAGAAAGATATTTTAGAGATAATAAGACAAGAGTCTTATTATTTTTATCCTCAATATATGACCAAGATAATGAATGAAGGATTTGCAAGCTTTGTTCATGCGGAGATTATGTTAAAACTAGGCTGTGTTGAAGAGCATGAATATCTTGACTTTTGTAAAATTCATGAAAAAGTAGTTCAACCAGGATCGAATCATCTTAATATAAACCCTTACTTTTTAGGTTTTTCAATATTTACAAAAATACGAGAAGAATGGGACGAAAAGCATAAAAATGGAGAATCTGAAATTAATGGTTTTCAGAAAATATATCAAATAGTTGCAGATGAAGATGATATCTCTTTTATAAGAAATTATTTAACAGAAGATTTGGCAAAAGATCTTAAGCTTTTTTCCTTTAAGCAAATAAAGGCTGCAAATGGAATTGACGCCATTGAGGTAATTGGAACAGAGTTGGATTTTATCAAAGAAACAATAATAAAAGATCTCTATAATTATAGAGCCCCTCTCATTTGTATTGTTGGCGTTGAAGATGGAATTTTACAGTTGGAGCATGCCAGTGTAGATGTTGGAACTTTGGATGTCAAACATTTAGAAATGGTTATGGGATATGTCCACGATGTTTGGGGTGGGCCAATAAACTTAAAAACGGTCGATTCAGAGACCCGCATTATTCACTACACATATGATGAATTAGGCTTTAGTTAATAATTATTTTTAATTAAATTTTTTTATTTTTTTTAATTATACATTTAAAATCCTTGGTATAATTTACCTCATATGGAAACCATGGAGTCGTACATGTCGAAAGAAGAAATTCAGGCAACTTCAGTAGAGCCGCCCAAAAGGGTTACGTCTACTGACTTTTCTTTCCAATTCAGTGCTGCGAGAGAGCATCAGAAGGTCGGAAAGAAGATATTCAATATATTGTGTGAAATATCTAAAGAAAACAAAGATAGGCAAAAGAAGTTAGGAATACTGGTTGTGTTTGGCGTATTTGATACAGCAAAAGATTATCTTGTATCGGGTATGCGACAAATTGGGATTAATCCAATTCAAAAATATATAGATATTTCAACAACCTCTTCTAAGAAGAGCGTAGAAGCTTTGTTTAGAGAAGATGCCGATGGAGCTATTGTTATCAATAGAAATGGTCAAATTATAGGAGGTAGAGTATATCTGCTTGTTGACAATCCGGCATTAGAAGTTCCAGAGGGATGTGGGACTAGACACATAAGTGCTGCATCTTTTTCGACCAGAGATGATGTTATTGCCGTCTTTACTTTGTCAGAAGAAACCTCTATAGTTAGGACTTGGAAAGACGGAGAGTTTGTGGATCAGTACAACCCTGAGGATGAATAAAGAATGAGTTATTACGATTTATCTAATCTTGATATAAAAATGACATATATCGTAAACGAAGAAAAGAATACAAAGGATTGGATGCACGATATTTTTGTGCAGACAAAATTCTTTGCAGAGTCTAGAGCGAAAAAATATAAAAATATATCTTCTCAAGAAGACCTATTTCAGGAAGCCTATATTGGATTGTGGGAAGCAATCTTAACATATGATTATCAAAAAAACTTTGATTTCTTCAGATGGGCGCAATGGAATATTTCAAAAAAACTTAGAGATTACAATTCAAATTCTAAACGATTTTCGATTGCAAAATCTGGTATTAAAAAGGAATTAGGCAGCTGTGATTTTGGTAATGTTTTAAACGAAAAAGAGGTTGAGTTAGAGATGAAAATAATATTTAAAAAGATGTTTATTGATGAAAATAATATTTTATCCGACAGAGAAAAAGACATTGTTATTGACAACTTAGTTATCGGAAAAAGACTAAATGAAATAGCAACGAAATTTAACCTTTCTACAGAACGTATAAGACAAATCAGAAACTGCAGCCTAAACAAGCTTAGAACCATATTATCTTAGGACCTCCATGTTGGGGCTCTAAGATTTTTTTTATTTAACTTTTTGATACCAGGAGAAAACAATGGAGCTATCGTCACAGATTTTATCAGATATAACTGTTCACATGAAATACGCGAGACACCTTGATGATGAATTAAGGCGAGAGAATTGGGACGAATTAGTAACAAGAAACAAAAATATGCATATCAAAAAGTTTCCGGCTCTTGAGGGCGAAATTGATGCAGTTTATGAGTTTGTTCACGATAAAAAGGTTCTGCCATCAATGCGTTCTATGCAGTTTGGCGGAAAGTCTATAGAGGTAGCTCCAAATAGAATTTTTAACTGTGCTTATATGCCAATAGATGATGTTCGCGCATTCAGTGAGGCAATGTTTTTGTTATTGGGAGGCACTGGCGTTGGGTATTCTGTTCAGTTTCATCATGTTGAGGCTTTGCCGGAGATAAGAAAGCCAAGCAATACTAGAACCAGAAGGTTTCTTGTTGCAGACTCCATAGAGGGTTGGGCAGATGCGGTAAAAGCTTTGGTTATATCTTATTTCAAGGGAACTTCAAAGTTAAGATTTGATTTTTCTGATATTAGACCAAAGGGGGCAAAGCTTATAACCTCGGGAGGAAAGGCTCCGGGCCCACAACCCCTAAGGGAGTGTCTGGTTAAGCTTGAGGGCATCTTAGACGCCAAGGAGAACGGCGACAAGCTTAGGTCTATAGAGGTTCATGATATGATCTGTTATATTGCAGATGCTGTCTTGGCCGGAGGGATAAGGCGTGCGGCTTTGATCTCTTTATTTTCTGCAGATGATGACGAAATGATTGCAGCTAAGGCCGGAGACTGGTGGGAAACAAATCCGCAAAGAGGTCGCGCAAATAACTCAGCTGTATTGATGAGGCATAGAATTACTAAGAAATATTTTGCTAATTTATGGGAAAGAATTCGTATTAGCGGCTCTGGAGAGCCTGGCTTTTACTTGACTAACGATAAGGACTGGGGAACAAACCCTTGTTGTGAAATTGGACTAAGACCATTTCAATTTTGTAATTTGGTTGAAATAAATGTTAGCAATATTGAATCTCAGGAGGACCTTGAGACAAGGGCGCGAGCCGCAGCTTTTATAGGGACGTTACAAGCTAGTTATACTGATTTTCACTATTTACGGCCCATTTGGCAGAGAAGCACAGAGAAAGATGCTTTGATTGGCGCAAGTATGACCGGCATAGCTAGTGGCAAGGTTGTGAATTTAAATATGCCAAAAGCTGTTTCTGTTATCAAGGAAGAAAACGAAAGAGTTGCTAACATAATAGGGATAAATCAAGCGACGAGAACTACTTGCGTGAAGCCTGCTGGAACAACGTCTTTAACGTTAGGTACATCAAGCGGAATTCATGCCTGGCATAACGAGTATTACATTAGAAGGCTTAGGGTTGGAAAGAATGAGGCTATTTTTCAATATTTAGAAAAAAATCATCCTGAACTTATTGAGGATGAGTATTTTCGGCCGCACGATACAGCCGTTATAAGTGTCCCGCAGAAAGCTCCAGATGGAGCTATGCTGAGAGATGAAAGTGCAATTAATCTATTAGAAAGAATTCGTTTAATAACGAATGAGTGGGTAAGGCCCGGATATGTTCGCGGGCAGAATACTCATAATGTATCTGCTACAATAAGTATAAAAGATAACGAATGGGAAGAGGTCTTCGAGTGGATGTGGGAAAACAGAGGTGTATATAATGGACTTTCTGTCTTACCCTACTCTGATCATACATATATTCAGGCCCCATTTGAAGATTGCGATAAAGAGACTTATGATAAAATGATGTCAAGCCTTAAGTCTGTAAATTTAGACTATATAACAGAATATCAAGATAATACAAACCTGACCGGAGAGCTTGCATGTGCCGGCGGATCGTGTTCCGTCTCTTACTTATAACGCATGTGGTATGTTCACAACAATCTTAACAGATCGTGTTAACTTTGCCAAAGACGTGAAAGACGTTAGACAGCAATGGTTGGGCGATCTTTTGTTTTACATAGGAGTGGATACAGACGAGTTGTCTGATATGCCCTCTGATGTTGCTGTAGAATATCTAATCTATAATGATATTGAGATAATAGAGTATGTTGGCCTAGATGCTTTAGAGGTAAAGCATGACGGCGAAGTGATTGGAGAATGGGCTGGGCCTGTTTTAACGCTAAAAGAAGATGAAGATAAAAATTTATATTTTGAAGCCAATGTTGAACATTGGTCTATAATAGAAGAAGAGATTGATGAAGCATAATAACATATATGAATAAAATGGAGGCAGAGTTTGCCAAGAAGAAATAGAAAGACGTTTGTTTTAGACACATCAGTGCTAGTTTATCATGAAGATTCAATTCATGCATTCCCAAAAAATAACATTGTAATTCCAATGGAAGTTTTGGAAGAAATAGATGGATTGAAAAAAAGACATGATTCGGTTGGAAATGCGGCCAGATATATAAATAGATTTTTGGATGATCTTAGAAAGATTGGCAACTTAGCAGAAGGGGTTACTCTTGAAAATGGTCAAAAAATCTTTGTTTCTCTTAGATCAGATTTAAATATTTTGCCAGAAGGCATGGAGGACACTAGGGATAATAGAATAATCTCTGTTGCCTTAGGCTTGTCCAGAGAGGAAAAGAATGTTGCGCTTATTTCTAGAGATATTAACGTAAGAGTAAAATGTGACTCTTTGGGTTTAAAGGCTGAAAATTATTATAGAGAAAAGGCCGTAACAAACAGAAAAGAGGCTTATGGCGGTGTTAGCGTATTGCATTTTTCTCCAAATGAAATTGAAAAATTTTATGAATGTGGAAAACTTCAATATGAAGATAAAAGGCTTTACCCAAACGAATATCTTGTATTAAAAGGTGGTAGACAAAGTGCTTTAGCAGTTTATAAGAATGGCTTTATTAAGAAGCTTAACTTTACAAGCAGAAGTGGATTTAACGTACACGGAATTTGTCCAAGAAATAAAGAGCAAACATTTGCTTTAGAAATGTTATTAGATAAAGATATACACATGGCAACCCTTACAGGTAGAGCAGGAAGCGGAAAGACGCTTATGTCAACAGCTGCGGCAATACACTTGTTGAATGAAGGACATTATGAGAAGATCATTATATCAAGACCTGTACAAAGCCTTAGTGGAGATATAGGATATTTGCCGGGAAGCAAATTTGATAAAATGGAGCCATGGATACAGCCTATTATGGACAACTTTAAATGTGTATTTAAAAATGCAGAACATTATTTTGATATTATGATGCAAAAGGGAACTATAGAGATTGAAGCTCTTTCTTATGTTCGAGGCCGAAGTCTTCCAAATACTATTTTTATTCTTGATGAAGCTCAAAACATTACTTATAGAGAGGCTAAGGCTGTAATAACTAGAATGGGCGAAAATTCAAAATTAATTTTACTTGGAGATTTAGAGCAAATAGATGCTCCGCATTTAGATTCTACATCTTCTGGCTTAGGAGCCGTTGCGGAGAAGTTCAAGGATTTTCATCTTTCTGCTCATATTACATTATTAAAAGGAGAGAGAAGTCCACTGGCTGCTTATGCTGCAAAAATTCTATAGGAGGGTTAGCATGAGAGGATTTATATTCCCAATTATAAAAAAGCAAAAAGAAGATAAAGATAAAGAGGATAAAAGAATTCCTCTTCATAAAGAATATTCTGATGTAGAATATCCTATAAAAAAGAATCCTGTAAAGTCAACTGAAAATTCTCCAGAGATAGATTTCAATATTGATAAACAATTTGAAATCAATAATGAAATAAGGCTTTGAAGATAAAATTAGATGAAAATACTGATATTTTGCTAGACATATCTGAAGATAAAGAAAAAGTTATTTTTTCAAGTAAGATTAAAGGTCAAAATGGTAAAATATTCTTAACGACTTTAGAATTTGATGTAGATCAAGTAGATTTGGTTATATCAGAGTTAATTTCTCTAATGTCTAAAATAATGATAAAGAATGTCTGATAAAAAAGCCGAAATAAAAATTGTTGATTGCACAAAAAATTGCAAGATGACAACGGCCATGAGGGAGAGCGAGTTTTGCAACGGTAAAGCAAAGGTTGTGGATGGACAGGTGTTTTATGGCTGCGAAGAAAACATAAGAAATGAAGCAAAGGATGTAAAGCAGTTTTATACTTGTGATTTGTGGAATATGGGACTAGAGGAGAGCTGCTTTACCTGCCCATTGGAATGTACCAATAATAAGAATGAAAACTTTTTTAAAGTTTTGGAAGAAAAGAAGAAGTTAGATAAAGTTATTGATGAGTTAAAGCCAAATATGCTTTTGTGTGGAGTTACCGCAAATCAGGTTGAAAAAATAAGTTCAACATATACAAAGAAAAACAGTGATGGTATACGAGACCCTCTTGGGGCCGAGGCTATTAAGTCTGCAAATTTTGCCAACGAAGCGCTTAAGATGGTTTTAGACGGAAAAAGGGTAGATCTTGCTTTTTACACCCTTTATGCGAGAAGGGCTTCTAGCCGTGTAAAGAAGATGGGTAAAAAATTCAAGAATAAGAAATAATTAGAGACTATTTTGATAATAGAATAATAACATGAATATATCTCTATGAGATATCGCTAAACCACCATATGTTTCTAATGCTGCAAAAATTACTCCAATAACCTCTCCATCTTGGTTAAAGATAGGGCTTCCGCTATGTCCTGGGAATATTTGTTCTGAAATAAGCAAAAAATCATTTCCAGAAGCATCTAAGTTTCCAACCGTTATGCTTCTTCTGTCGCTTGAGCCAGAAATATAGGTATCTATTATAATTGGAAAGTTTCCGGTCGGTCCTCCGATTACAAAAACTTTTTCAAATAATTCTGGAGTGTAATCAACATCTGCAATAATTGCCGGCTTTATAAACCCATATGCTGCTAGTAGGCAAAGATCTAATCCTTCATCTGTGTATAAGATTTTTGAACTTATATAATTTTCTGAAATATTTAATGAATTTTTATTATAGTCTTCCACTACCAAAGATGAGCTTGGCATTATTGAGTTACAGAAGTGATCATTTGTGACTACAAAAGAAACATCATTTATTGCATCATATTGAATGCTAAACCCGGTGGCTGTAGCCAGTATAATCTCAACCTCTACATCGCCAGAGTCTGCAGAGGCAGAGCTGTCATAGGTTCGTTCCATGCTAATTACCCTGACGGTTGGGTGTAGCATCTTTTCTTGTTTTATTATAGCGTCTGTTTGATACTCTTTTAAAGATATGATATTTTTTGAAAAACTTATAACTTCTTTAGTAATATAGACCAAAGAAATCAATACTGAAAGTAAAAAAATGTAGCTTATAAGTTTCCTCATTTGTAGTCCAAGGGAAAGAGGCTTTCCTATATAAGTATATAAATTAATAACATTAGATAAGTAATACTAATAATAATTATTCTAATGAAGTAGTCGGAGTGTTTCATGGGATGTGGTTGTGGCAGAAAAATAGCGAAAAGCAAGGCTAGAAAAGCTAAGAAATCTGCTATTAAAAAAACTGGTAGTGTAATTAGGAAGAGAAGGATCTCTAAGCTGATTTCTGTTCCTGGAAGGTCAACTGGGAAAGTGGTAAAAAAGACTAGTTAAAATGAGAAGGTATTAAATGTCAGATTATAGTGTTTATCCCAAAGCAATTGACGGTTATGCCCAGATTCCACTGGCTGTTGACCGATATAGTGCCGTTAACGCAGAAAGCGTTAACAGGCTTCGATCTGCTGCGGTAAACATAGAGAATACATTAGGTATTGCTCCACATATATCAGATTTTGATGAAGAATTTATAGATGTAAATGAGCGCCTTGATGATATAGAGTCATGGTTTAATTTTCATCTCGATAGAGCCTATGATGGGATTGGCATTAGAGAGCGAGACCCTAGAGTCAGAGGGTCTGGAAGGGAAATAACCGCAGATAGTGGTGCGGTAAGAATTGTAAATGATGTTTCAGCCGGCACATTCGTTGACACGAATGCTTTAGAGATATCTAGAACTAATTCGGGGGCTAGAACAAATGCAGAAACTTTTGACCCAAGTGCGGCAAAGGCATTGCAAGTATCTGGATACCTTGAGGTTGTGGGTATGACAGAATCTCGTTTATATTCCAATGTTCCCAACTTATCAGCGGACTTAAATATCTATTCCGGTTTGAACCATATGTTGATTGGAGACATTGATATTCAAGAGGGTGTTACGCTAGATATTCAGGAAGATGCTAATTTACTAATATTATAGTAATGATTGACTCAGGAGAAATTATTAGATGAGTACGTTAAAAGTTAATACAATCGAATCACACTCTGGTGGTCCAATAACCATAAACAGTTCTTTCAACTTTTCAGAAGATGTTAGTATAGACGCAGATCTTGATGTAACTGGCAATATAACCATAGGCGGAAATATTGTATTGGGGAATGAGCCCGATGGGATCATGGGCAATGATACAGTTACTTTCTCTGCGAATATTAACTCTGATCTTCTACCTGAGTCAGCAACTTTAAACTTAGGAATTGATGGCCAGCGATGGCATGATTTGTGGCTGAACGATAATGCAAATATTGCAGGTACCGCAGATGTTGGTATTTTAACAGCAGGCTCGGCAGCTATTGCCGGAGCCTTATCGGCCGGCGCCACAACCGTCCTCGACTTTGCCGCTCTCTCGGCAGTAATTTCCTCCACCTTATCGGCGGATTCTGCAGCTATTGCGGCAGGTTTAACGGCGGATTCTGCAGCTATTGCGGCAGGTTTAACGGCGGATACTGCAGCTATTACCAATGCTTTAACGGCTGGTTCCGCAACTGTTAATAGTAATTTGTTTGTTTCAACGACTGCATCTATAGGTTCTAGCTTAACAGATCATCCATTATATGTTGAAACAGCCTCACCCTCCCTGCCTGGTGGCAAGGTGCTTTTTGTAAAGAATATTGATGTTAATAATTCTTGCAACATAGGCCTAGAATCAACTGCAGCCAATAATACAAATATAAGATTTGAAGAAGGTGGCACTTTAAAGTGGGCTATCGGAAGTAAGGGCGCAGATGGTAGCGCTGATGCTGAAAGCTTTAGGCTTAGAAACTCTTCTGCAAGCCCGGTAATGACAGTCAGTCAAGCTGGGTTTGTTGGCATTGGTACGGTCGACCCAGATCAAGAGCTTGTAGTTTCTCCTTCTGTCAACGATACAGGCATTAAGATACAGGCGACAGATGGGGCGCATGTTAATGCCTTGCATTTTGCATCCGCTAGCGGCATCCCCGGTGAGGGCGCTGTAAAGTATGATCATGATACTGAAAGGCTGTATTCGAAAACTAATGGCACTAATCAGGGTTGGTCTGTAGATTCCGCTGGACGGGTTGGAATTGCGACAAGCGTTCCGGGGTCCGCTCTTCATGTCGTTGGACAAACCAGGACCGAAACACTATTGGTTAGTACCACAAGCGCTATTTCTGACAACATTACTTACGGACAACGCATTTCTAACGCCTGTTCCGCTACGCCAGTAGCTGGTTTTGGTGCAGGTGTCGAATTTGAGCTACAAACAAACGCGCCGAATACTCCTCTTTTGGCAGGTGCTATTACAACCGATTGGACTGACCCATCGGGAGAGAGTCAATTACGGTTTTGGACAAGAGACCCGGCGGATGCAACGCCTCTTTCTCCAAGGATGATAATTGATAAAGATGGTAATGTCAACATAACGGGTGATCTAACAGTAAATGATCTAACAGTAAGTGGAACAACAACCACTCTTAATACTGAAGAGATGACTGTTGATGATCCGAATATTACATTAAACGCAGTAGATTCCCCAAATGATTCTAGTGCAAATGGCGGAGGAATAACTCTTCTCGGAGATACAAATAAGACCCTCTCTTGGGGGATGGTGGAAAATCTTTGGTATATTAATCCAGGACTGTCCGTTACTGGAAACCTTAGTTCTAGCGGCACAATAACCGGCACCTCACTTACAGACGGTACGGCCACCCTTTCTGGTGGCAGCTTAACTGGCGTGGCAGACATAACAGCATCGGCCGGCACAATAACCGGCGGTACGCTTACGGACGGTACGGCCATTCTGTCTGGCGGAGCATTGTCTGGAGTTACCACAATAGATTCTGGTGGAAACCTAACGGTTGATACAGACACTTTATTTGTTGATTCCACCACCCATCGTGTTGGAGTTGGAACAACAAGCCCCGCCTATACTTTTGATGTCCATAACCCTAGTGGTTTCGGAATGTATACTATAGTTGCATCAGATACCACCTCCCAAGCTGCGGGCGTGGGTGGAGGCATTACTTTCCGAGGCATTTACGATGTCGCGGGTTCTTTAACAGAGTTTGCAACCATCCGAGCCGCCAAATCAAACGGAACAGCCACAAACTATGATGCTGACTTAGTTTTCCTTACCAGAGCAAACGGAACAGGAGAATCAACGGAGCACATGCGTATCGATTCTGCTGGAAACGTCGGCATCGGAACAGATTCTCCGGGAGATTACAATGATAGTGCCGATAACCTTGTTATCTACGAGGCTGGCAATGGCGGCATAACCATTGCGGGAACCTCATCAGATTGGGGCTCTATTTACTTCGCAGATGGTACCAGCGGAGGATCCGCACATGCTGGGGCTATCTCATATAATCACGCTACAGATAATCTACATTTCGGCACCGATGGCACTGACGACCAAGTAACTATTGATAGCGGTGGAAACGTCGGCATCGGAACAACGAGTCCAGGCGCACCATTAGACTTCTCGACTACCCAGAATGAAGATAAGATCCATTTGGGTGCATCTGATGTGGGTATGGCGCAAAAAGACGGTACCGACATGGTGCTCTTTGCCAATACTGGCGGCGAGGTCCTATTTGCACGCGGCGGTCGAACTGGCTACGTCAAAATGGCCGTTGATATGGATGCCGGTGGAGTCTCAATAGGTCACAATGTTCACAGCAACACCCCTCCTACAAGTGGTCTTTATGTAGAGGGAAACGTCGGCATCGGAACGACGAACCCGGCAACCAAGCTGCATGTAGATGGTGAGGTTACTGCAGAGGGTGCGTTAAATCTTCCTATTCGTACAGTTACTGATGCAAACACAAATCTTGATGAGAGTGATTATACAGTGTTGGGCGAAAACGACACTGGGGGTGATATAACGTTCACATTGCCAGATGCTGCACTTTGCGAAGGAAGGCTGTATAATATTAAAAAGATTGCAGGAGCTAATGATATAATAGTAGCTTCTGCCGCAGGAAACATTGATGGAGTAGCAACCAAGACGATATCGTCCTTATGGGTAGCAGTTACAGTTCAGTCTGATGGTGCAAACTGGTATATAATTTAACAAATAAGGAATAACAGATATGTCATATACAAAAACAGACCAACTAGTGCCTTGGGGTCCGGGCAAGATACATCCACCGGTAGCAAGCACACATGACGACCCAACCACCCTATCTCCATCCGATGGAGATCGCCACATCGTAGGAACAGGCTCAGACGTTTGGGCTGGTCAAGACGGAAAGGTTGCAACATACAACGATACCACACTTGCGTGGGAGTTTACAACCCTGAATACAGGCGATATGGTGTTTGATGTGAATCAAAGTTTAAACTTAACTTATGATGGATCTTCTCCAACAGCCGCAAGCGGCGGTGGTTCTGGTGCAGACGGAATCTCTATAACCGGAGCTAACATTTCTGGTGATAACTTAATTCTCACCAGAAGCGGTGGAGAGCCTGATATCAATGCAGGAGACGTAAGAGGTCCGGCTGGCCCTACTGGCGATGCCGGGGCCAATGGCTCCGATGGTGCTTCAGGACCGAGTGGAATAGATGGAAAGACAATTTGGAATGGAGATCGCGCTCCGTTTGATGAAGGCTCTGGCTCTCCCGATGGTAGTGATGGTGATTTTTGGATAAGGACAGATACGAGTGATATATATGGACCTCGCGATTCGGGAGCTTGGGGCAGTGCAACGTCACTAATAGGAGACTCAGGCTCTACTGGCCCTGCAGGTGCTGCAGGTGCAGACGGTGCGACTATTTTGAACGGAACTGATGATCCAACCTCTACAGATCCTGGCAGTGAAGGTGATTTTTATATAAAAACAGATACAAATG